AGGATGATGCACCACACTGTTGCCAGTATAGTGAACTCAACTCATAGGTTAATTCCTGTTAATAAGTACTGGTATACCACCATCGCTAGTCGCAATGATATTTTCAATAATATCTCTGATTCGTTGATCGGGCACAATCTGAGCTTGTTTAAATCTCATATAAGCATCATTATACCCAATATTATACGTTCGAACCAAGATATTGATGATTGTTTGTTGTAATAACTCTAAGAGCGTATGATAACTCAATGTGACTTGATTAACTCTTAGAGTTGGATCTGGAACAATAACAGACCGAGATGTAAAACTACATCTACCTCCTATCAGATTTCTTATAATACCTTTCTTACCAGAACAGATATTAACGACTTCTGTATACAAAGCATTGTATCGATCCTGCATATTCCATAGAATAACATTTCTATATTTAGGAATGTTATACATAGACAACTTATCATTTCTAATCATAGCAGCAATCTTAGCCATCATATTAAAGATCGCATTCGTTTCTTCAAAGGTAAATCTAGTTCCTTCTACTTTAAATGGTCGTAGCCCTGTAGAATATACTGGCACATTATGAATGAATACTTTTTCTCTATTCTTCATAATGTCTTTGTAGTAGTCTTCTTTCTTTCCTTTGAATTTGCTATGATAATATTCCATAATCTCATCAAACTTCTGTTCAAATTCAATGAGACCAATACCTTTATAGGTATCGTCTAACTTTGTTTTTCTATATTTCCTTTTAGTCTGAGATTGAACTAGCTTAGAACTATATTTTTGTATAGGATTTCCATTGGCATCCAAATCAATCTCTGGCTGAATGATAGATTCTAATAACTGTTGTCCTAAATACTTAGATAAAGACTGATATATATTCGGATGAATGATGGCATACTTTCCAGTAGGAATCCATCCTGTAATACTGAAGTCTTCTCCAACAAACTTAACTTTAGTTCTACATCTAGGGCAAATCATTCCCTCATTATTTTTACCCTGTAATTCTTTACAATCACAAGAATATCGATCTGCATATGCATCAGGATCTTGTAATGTTTTCATATACTTCTCAGAATAAATTGAGTCGGATCTGGATAACGTTTTCTTAATATCCAATGGTTCACTGATAATGAAACCTTTGCCAGATTCCATATCTTTTTCTTTTTCTTTGTCTAAATTAATTCTCTCCAATCTTGTTGTAAATTTACATCCTTCTGGATATTTTACATTTAGATTGATTTCCATCCATACTCCTCCTTTTTGATAAAAATAAAAATGAGAAGACTGTAATTAGCCTTCTCATAGCTATAATATATGGTTGAATTAAGAATTGACATTAACAAAGTCAAACCAGAGTTCATTAGAATTTCCAGTATTATCTTCCTCTTCTGCAATAATGTATACAGGATCATTATTCACACAGTATACACAATCTAAAACAGATGGCTGATCTTCTCTAGGAATATACACATTGGCATGTTTCTTAAGAGGATCATCAATGTCAATCTTAATTCCTCTCTTACCAATATTCAATACGACATTATTGTTTACATCAACCACTCTGATCAAATCATCAGAGACAATAACCTTCGTACCAAACTGCGAATTGACAACAATATCTTTATTAGATTCGGTTATTATATCTGGAGGGGTTGCACCCTCCAGATCCATCTTTTTATTTTTTATCTGTTGCATTTGGTCTATCCTTCTTATTGGAATAATGAATATCAATATCTACCAGATCAGTTCCTTTTCTTTTAGAAACTGTGACTTCTGCGCCTTTATAAATGTCTTTCAGTGCAGATACAAGGGAATCTGTTATAGACTCCTCATTTTGTTTTTTACCATTCCCAATCTCCTTAGTTACTGGCATTTCAGGAATCGTAATTACGTCTTTTTTCTTATTCATCATAATTCTCCTTTAAATAGTCTTCAAATAGTGCTTGATCTTGGAAGCATTCGTCAGGCATCTTTTTAAAGATTTCTGGCACTGGAATATCTAATACTATATCTGAAGTGATACAACTTCGAATGCTGATATGATCTTTATCGGAATATGGATCATATTCTGCATAGTAATAGCATCCTTTATAATAAAATTGAGTATAATAATTCTCAGGATTAGAATAGAAATCATAAGCAAAACTCTTAAAGTCTGTTTGAACTGAATTGGAATCTACCAAATCATGTTTCTTATTATACTCTTCTACATATTCGTTAAACTTTCTCATATCTGTTAAGATATCATGTGGAATTGTTTTAAGTTCTTTGGGAGCTTTAATAGTACAAACAACTTCATGGTGTCCATCTTCGCAAATATCCAAATAATTATCATCTTCGTTGTTCCAATGAGCGCGCCACAATTTACCATTATACCAATATGCAGTATGGAATCTTCTCCAATCACTAAACCAATTCTTTGCCAATAACTTAATTCCTTCTTCAGGAGTTTTGATCAATGCGTCATTAATATCTGAAATCATATTGATCGATATATTTCTGAGACTCATTGTATCGTCCATAGAAGTTTGAGTGTCATTATTAATGACATCCATGGTGCAATCATTCATAGATTCAATATCTATTTTATCATCATGAATAAATACAATTTCATCAAAGTTATCTGTACTAATCCGTATCTTACCATTTTTCTGGATGTTAATTATCTTTCCATCTCCAAAATCTACAGATACACCATCTAAAACAGGTTCAAACTTATTATTTGTTGTTTTAGGTACATAATCAAGTAAGATGTCTTCAGAATGTTTAGTCTTACCAGATTCAATATAGTCATATATCTTATGAATAGCTTCATCTTCTGTATCAGCAAAAACCTTATATCTCAAAGGCCTCTCTACCACATCAACTTTATAAATTTTATTTATTTTGAATTGATCTTCCATTTTTGAATCTCCTTATACTTAATATCTCCATGTCTATAAATATAATATACGAATGCACACATCATATTTTTAGTAGGAATCTTCATTTGTTTACAAATATCGATGAACTTCTTCTGATCAAGATCTGTATCTAAGGGATTCACCAATACTTTTACCAAATTAACGGGGTTATATTTAACAAACGCCTTATAAGATTTATAGATTTCATCTATTTCTTCTATTGGTGTTCGACATACTGCCCGTATAATATCTGTCAATAAAAAACCTGGCTGTCTCTGTATTTTCTCTATATAGATATCAATCACTTTATCTAATATATCCATATCTACAGAGACATATTCAGGTATCTTATAAAGATTTCGAAGCATTATTTACCATCCTCATTAGTTGATTGATTTGGTTTCTGATGACGCATAGCATTCATTTTCAGCTTAATAATCTCATTGGTAGTTTCTTTAGATTTCAAAGTATCTACCAAATGAGAAACAGCATTTGAAGCATCTGCTAATATACGTTCTGTTGCCGTTTCCGGTTCTTTCTTAGGTGATTCTTTACCACTGACGTCATACGAAGTAATACGTAAAACCCTATCCGAGATTATTTCTCGTCCATCTCCATCTGCTATCGCAATTTCGATATTATCATTTGGAATAATAGCCCATTTCCGATTATAAGGAAGTCTTATAGTCATACGATCATCAGAAACAATAGCCTCATAAATAAAGACTTGAATAGTTGGTAAATCAATATGATTCATTTGATCTGCCTTTTCTCTTTGTAAATTTGTGAATAAATCTTCCGTAACACTAGTTTTATACGGATTTGGAGTATCATTCCAATAATCAATAGCTGCTCTTTTAGCTTCTTCTATTCCAGTTGCGTTTCTTACATTTAAAACTTCTCTTGTAGGAATTTTAACTAAACAAGACATAGATATCTCCATGATTATTTCTCCTTCTTATGATTATCTTTGGAATCGGCTTCAATTATTGGGTAAATTTTCAGACTTTTTGTTGTTATAACTTTGTCTTTAACACCATCAGAAGTACGATTGCTGTGTGCTTTTATCTGAATTCCGTTATTAGTCTTAATAGACATTTTCATTCCTTCCGATATAGTAGCAGATACATATTTATTAGAAACTATTACGTCAGTAATATATATTACCTCGCTATCAATATTCTTTAATATCGGCACTATGTAACTAGGAAAATTATTCAGTCCACGCTCGGTATAGTGTATTATTTTATTTGTATCAATTGGTATATTATTAAAATACGATATTGCGATATCCTTGGCTTCTTGCTCATTATGAACATGAAACACACCTATGGCGGGTTTGCCTGCAAGCTTTACCACATAAGATATACGAATATTCATTATTCATTCTCCTTCTGTTCTAATACATATTTATCTACACTACCATCCGGTTTCTTAACTAATACTTTATCCGGCAATATAACCACCTTTGGATCCTCTGCTCCCCCAATAATAGTGGAAGACTCTCCCACTAATAAAATACCATCAATATCCCAACCCAAATCAAATACGACATGATCACCCCATTCTTGAGCATACTCTACAGAAGCTTTCTTTTTAGCTTCTTCAATATTTTTTGCTTCTACTGTGAATCTATGTAATTTAGATTCTGTTACTTCGACTTCATATATCCCATAATATTGGGATTCATAGTCTTTTACAGCCTGTTTCATTTCATCGTTAATGTTTTCCATAATATTCTCTCCTTTTGTTTTAAAATAAATATAAATATATAGATACTACCTATATAATATATAATTTCAATAGAATATATCCATAGCCAATATTGGCTATGGATCATCTTTTCATATGTGGGAATATTCTATTTCCTATAGCATGATTAAATACATAAGCATATACTTGATCATCTTCTTGTAAAGGAATATTGACTTGTATAGCTCTTGGACCTTTCATTAAAAACTCATCACTATTTAATTTTCGTCCATTTAATTCTACTTCCATAATCCGTATATATTTCTGATGTATATAGGATTGATCTATAAAGAATTCATTATTGATTCCTCTAGTTAATCTAAGTCGGTACATGATTTTACCTTTCTATTCAAATATTCCTGTTTCTCTTTATTAAATTGTATTTCTTTATATCTTTGTTTAATATAAAATCTAAATTTCTTTTCTGGCCATACACGCATTTTATGATATAATGGCATATATTCTAATTCTAACAATCTTGCCAGTTCTGCCGCATTATGTTCTTTGCCATATAATTCAATATGATAATCTTTATCAGGAAGGGGAATGGTACCATTTAACATACCTTCCATTATTTTCTGAGTATATTCTTTTCCGTGTTTATTGTATATAATTGAAAAATACTGTCTATTTCTCAAACCAAGTCTTCTGGCAATATCTGGGCCAGTAACAAGTTCTCCATCTATTATATAATTTACACAATTAGATTTATTAAATTTAGAATTATATCCAGGAGGAACTAATCTACAGTTTTCTGGACAATATCCTTTAGTATGATCTATTCTATCTATTTCCCAAGTGTCTTGATATCCATTTTCGAGCATCCAGTTTTCAAAAGCAGTATGATCGCCAAGCCATTCATCACATACATGTATACCAGCACCACCATAATCTTTATAGTTTATGCTTTTGGGGTCATGACATCGACGAATCATATTTCCATATATTTTACCAATGCGTTTTACTTTCCAAGTACGATATCCAGCTTTTTGAACTGAATGATTACATCCAACTTTGGATTTGATTCTTCGGCGTATATCAGCAACTCTAGATTTATAATATGTATATCCACATTTTAAGCATTTTATATCATATAAACGTTCATTATATTTATTCTTGCCTTGATATTTTAAAATAATATATTCGTTATCAAGTATCTCTCCAGTTCGATCGTTTAATTGTCCCCCATGTCTATTGCATGGTTCGTTTTTGCTAGCAAAATATTTAACAGAACTCCAACTACGATTGCGATATATAAATCCGCATTTGGTACATCTTATACTATACGTCGGATTTCCATTATCATCCTTTTCACCAAAGCCAATAATCTCATAATTTCCAAATCTCATTCCAATATTAATATTATTCATAATAATCTGCACGACCTTTCTTATAAAAATAGATTATTATGAAGTTACTATTAAAATTAAAATTAATTCTGAGATGCTCAAAAGCATCTCAGAATATTATAATAAGAGTATATTATTTTAAATTAAAAGCTTTAAAGATATCTATATCATGTAACTGCACGGTACTGTTATGAAATTGTTTCAAACTCAAAACCTTTAGTGTACTAGCAACCTGAGGTGCAGCTGTTCCGATGTTCTCATATCCCGCTCTATAAAACAAATTACCAGCACACGCATTGCATATTTGGTTATTGGTATGATATTCACATAAAGAAGCAAATCTAAACTTTACTTTTTTATTCAGATATTTATCTAAATTTTCTGAGGTTAGTTCTACTAGTTTATTTCCTTCTACTATATAAGAATACATCATCATATCAGCATATTGCTTGGTTAAAGTGATTTCTATTGTTCTTGAAGTCCCACAATCAGAGCCTTTTGGGGCTAGTGTTAAGTGCTGGAAGGCTCTAAGAAACAACTTCTCCCAGTATCCACCTTTAGGGGTCTTTTTAGCTCTGGAATAAGGGCCTGCTGCTAATGAACGAGCCATAGCAGAATAATCTTCTTTTGATACACCATCCATATAATTAGATTTAACTACCGTATATCCTTTGGTAGGATCAGGATCTTTAATAGCGCCCTTCATAACAAAAATATTCTTAAAGTTGTTAGAGAAAGATCCTTTAGCCTTAGAGTCATACATATCCATAGATACATCATTCTTTAATTCTTGTTTAGCATAATCCAAAAGCTCTTTCTCTATTTTATCCGCAGCATACATATTCTTCATAGGATCAGCTAATTCATCTTTATATTGTTTGAAAAGCTGATCTTTTTTCTTATTGATCTTAGCAGACATATTCAGCATATTTGTAGTAAATCCAGAGCATAAGATATTACAATATGGCTGGAACTTCTGTTGTCTCATTAAATATCTCTTCAATACTTCTACGGTAATCTTATCTTCCATTAAAGCAAAAGACAACTTCTTATTCATATCACTCAATACATCATCATCAATTGGTTTATTGATATAATGGAAAAGATCAAATAGGTCTTGTTCTATGAATGTCTTATTCCACCACCATCTTCCTACCGTAGTAGTAAAAGAATTCTTATTCTTCTTATTTCCAGGTCCATAAGAATTCGGTGGAATAGTAATGATATCATATGTATGAAATCTAGGTTCTTTTCCATCTAGTGTGCCGAATGTTTCCATCATAGCAGATAAAGATTCTAATTGTAATTGCGATAGATTAAGAAAATATTCAATATCTTCTTTTTTCTTTATGATCTTAGGAATTCTGACGTTTGTTTTAGTAGCCATTTAGACATAGTCCTCCTATAATAAATTTCTGATTTATTAATAGAATGTAAATGAACTGAGAAAATATCCCAGACTCTATATAGAGTCTGGGATATAGTAAATGATAAATTAATCATAAATCTTTTCGTATATTCTGCCTTTATAAGTGTCCTGATTGACAATACGATTAAGACGAGTTCTAATATTTGATCTATCGGATTCATCCATTCCATTTTCTCTAAGATATTTATTAAGACCAATATATTCTCCGATAAGTTTCTTAGTTTTCTCATCATATACTTTAAAATGCAAATTACGTCGAGTATTATTGGATTGTTCTTCACAAGTAGCCCATCTGGTATTTTCTGGAGTATAATCAGAATCATTGTCTATTCTGTCTATAGTAGTATGAACTAAAGAATATTCTTGTACATGAGATTTATAAGACTCCCACATATCATAAAAGAAATTTAAGAAATTATCTTTCCATCTATCGCAAATTTTTATTCCTCTACCACCATATGAATCATAATGATTATTGGTAATATCATAGCATCGATCATGCATACCTTTCCATCGGGCATAGAATCCTCGATATACGAGATCAGAACGATTAGGAATATATTGAGATATAATGTGCTCAAAATCATCATGTTTAGTACCATGCCCAATTCGTTTCATATTGTTGGAAAGCATCGTTTTAATAATTCCACATTTCATACACTGTACTTTATATCTTGGTCTTTTTCGTATACAACCATCTGGTGATTTATAATCTTCCATTACAAAATCAATAACTTTCATATCACCATAAATTTTTCCAATTTCTTCTTTATAATAGTCTTCTCCGCAATTCATTCCCCAATGCTTATACTCGCAAAGTTCTAAATGGTCATAATATACTTGTTTAATATGACCACATTTAGTACATTTAATTTCGCACATTCTTTTTTTATACTTATCAATATCCAATAATCTATGAAATACATAATCTCCTTTCATTTTAATGGAAGTTAAATAATCGTTTTGGCATCTTTGAAAAGAATGAGTAAATTTATAATTTTTAGTTAATCTACTAGTTTCTACATTAGATATAATATGACCACATATATTACATTTTAGAGATACAATGAATCGATCATATTTATTTCGACCATCAATAGATACTATTGTATAATCATCAATAACTTTACCAATTAATTTATCTATATAAAAATCTTCTTTACATACTTTTGGAGAGTGATATAATCTATAATTTTTTATATCATTAATATTAATTTCTCGAATATGGCCGCATTTAGTACATTTTACTTTACCATAATTTACTTTTCCCCATTTTGTTTGTATATTTTTTATCATTGTATTTGGAATATATCTATAATCAGCAAATAATTGTGTTTCGTGTATCAGATAATCTTCTTGGCAATGTTTGAAAGAATGTTTAAAATCATTCAATAAAAATGGGTTGTAATATGAATCAATACAGATACCATCAATAATATGACTACACTTAATGCATTGAATTTTACAATATAATATATTATTCACAGTATAAAAATCTATAATTTTATAATCTCCATATCGATCCCCTAACCTGATATTATTCATTCCGCTGTGATTAGGTAGAACCCACATTCCATCGACCATTAATATATCATCCTTTCAATCAAAACACAATACATTATCATGATGCGATATCGCATCATGATAATGTTATATGGTGAATAATAAATTAAAAATAGTACATTTATCACATATATATACTGTATCTAATAGATAGACTCAACCGACCATCGATAAGACTGATCGACGGGTAGTTCAATCTCGTTACAGGTCTGATGTTCTCATATGTATATTCTTTAATTCCTCCTGCTAATGTACGTCCTGTAGCATGAGGATAAGCAACACACAAAGACATCGAGTTTACTCTGGCATCATTCAGACCCGTACCATAGAAAAAGAAGTCTCTGCAATCATCTTTAGAAATAGACATCTGCATAGATACAATAGTTTCTACTTCTGTATCTGTAGACTCCTGTGTAGTATATACATTTGCATCTATAGGAGTTCCATCTGTAAACTGTTGTGTAAAGGTAGGAACAGAATCAAACTTCTTAAAGTAGTATGCAATACGTCCATCTGAATTGGCATTCTTCTTTCTACCAAAATATGTACCAGCTTTTGTATAATCTCTCTGTACAGCTGTCAAATCAGAATCAGCTGTAGTAAACCGGAAGGGAATAATACCGCCATATGTGTCATCATAATCTGGTTTAATCCAGGATGCATAACGAGCTGCAAAGACCTGTGAGTTTTCTCTACCGCATCCATCGGTTCCTACACAGAAAAGATATACTTTTTCAGGAGTTTTAGATACATTAGAGGGCTGTTCATCATCTAACGCTAAAGCAGAATTATAAGTAGGAGTCTTCTCAGGTTCATCAATATCGAATAAAGCTCGAGCAATAAATCCACCACCTGCTAGCGTCATGATGTTATGTTTTCTAAAGATCTCTTCTCCTGTATCAGTATAATAGGCTACTACTTCTGTTTTAAATTTAGAATGGGTAGCCAATTTGTTTTGAATGATTGTAGAAATATCATCATTTGATATGCCTACTTTATCAGAAAACCGTATAAGTTTATTCATTATAATAAACTTCTCCTTTCATAATGAAAATATATAGAGGTGCTTATGGTGGGGTAATAATTCTTTCCCAAGTATCAAACAATGCCATTGTTGGATTGGAAGTTGCTGCAAAGAATCCTGGAGTTTCTAATTGTTGGGTGGTATATGTCGTTGCCGTACCGCCACCTCCAGATTGGGTAGACCAGTATTTAAATTTGTAATTTGGTCTATTAGGAATTTTAGGACTTAGTGGTTCAGTAAGTGTACCATTCATATCCACATCAATATCAAAATGAGTATGGTTATAAGATATATTAAACGTTATAGTTCCTTTCATTTTTTTTTGACTGATACAGTGCCGTCTCCAGGTCTAGTAATAATATAATTTTCTATAGGCTCAAATTTAGAAGCATGCTCAGACCAATATTGTGTGACTTGATATATAGGAATAAGAGCAGATGGAACCAAAATTTTACATGTGGCTGGGAGAGTTTGACTGGTCGATAACTTAAATTTCATCTGATTATTATCTAGTATAATATATTTAAGATTATTACAGTCTTCAAATATATTATAGGTATTGCATGACGGGTTTGATGTGTTTATGTGACCTAAATGAATAACTTCTAAATTTTTGCACCCAGAAGCTAAACGATCAATATTTATTAAATTTGGTGTATTAAAATTAGATAAATCCAAAGACTTTAATTTTTCGCATCCAGAAAGCATAGAAGACATGTCCGTAATTGCTGTCGTCGATATTGTAGTTAAGTTAATTCTAATCATGTTTAGATTCCCAGCGACTAAACTACTAATATTTTGTATATTATGAGTACTAGATGCATTCCATTTTGAGAAATCTAATTCTGTTATCGATGAGCAATTTCCAAATGCCCAAATCGCAATAGTGCAATTTTTAGGATTAATTTTATTAATAAAATTTTGAGCGCATTCAGTTGTTAACTTAAAACATGCATAAAATAAAAAAGAAATATTATACGCATTAGCGATCGGTTTATTTGCAATTTTAACTTCTGTTAATTCAAAGCATTCGCAAAATAAATCAGAAATATTTATAACTTCACTCATATCTAAATTAGATAAATCAACAGATTCGAGTTTATGACAATATGAAAATGCAAATTGAATATCTTGAAGTTTTGCATATTTCCACTTATCTGGAAATTTAATGCTTTTCAAATTTAAGCATTTATTGCATAAAAATGTAATAGTATTAAGAGGAACATTATTTGTTCTATATTTTAGTTGAGTTAAATCTATAGATATTAGAGATTTACACCCATCAAATGAATAATCCATAGATATTACAGAAGACGCATCTATCCAGCTCAAATCGATACTAGTTAATTTATTTGCATTATACGCAAAATAGCTCATATTATCAATATATTTTGTATTAATATTTAATTTAGGAATAGAAGTTAAATTAGACATATCAGATGCATATGGATTTGTCACTTTATCAACCGCAGAAAACAGTCCAATAATACTGTTAGCTAATAATCCGGAGTTTAAATAAGTTAATTTATTTGCCGGTATAGTAGTTAAATTATTATAATTAGAAATATTTCTAATACACCAATAACTTAAATCTACACTTATATTTTTTAGCTTCTTAAATACAACTTCACTATTTACTGATGCTGTAATCTGAACGGATCGATCATTAACAGGAATCCATTGCATAGGAACACTTGGGGTAGCTTCTATCCAATCATCGCTTATAGTATCCGGTTTCTTATATCGTTCATCTTTAGGAGAAATTGCTACAAATATTTTGCCATTACTGGTTATCTTGCAATTAACTCCTTCTGTACTTCCTATAGAACTCATTGTTTCAACTGCAAGTGTTCCATCTGGTTTGGTGTATTGTATAGTTAAAATTCCTTGGAAACTATTTAATTTCTTAATTTTAATCGTTTTAGCCAATACAGCAGCACTTACTTTAATCTTTACGTTGTCTCTAACCGTATATGTTCCATCAGCATTCTTACGCGCACCGCTAACAGTAACATCTCCTGGACTATAATTTTCAGGATCGTCTGTAGATAACTTATATCTAATAATATCATCATAATAAATATCATTCGGATATAAAGTAGTAATCTCTGTATATACATCGGAAGATGTACCATTACCATTAATATTTACATAGAGTTTATTATGGGGCTGTAATTCTGCTTCTAATTTATATTTTCTCTTAGATGCAGGATCAGATTTTATTGTACACGGTCCAGTAATCTTATATGCTTTCTTGCCAGCAATTGTTACTTCAGTATAAGATCCTGTGATCTTATACTTCCCAGCTGTCCAAATTTTCTTATCTTTAGGAACTACAGAGATATAGATAACTTCTTGATATTCAATATCAAAATTATCGGTATATACGACACCATTCTTATCTGTAATCTTGATAAATTGTTTGTCAGCATCTGTATTGATCAAAGTAACTCGTTCTTTCTCTAAAGTGGCTGGAGTAACAATACATTCCATATCTCCTGCAGAGAATTTAAATCCGCCAGGTCCATCGCTATGAGGACCAGAATAAGACACTTTACCTGCTACATAATGAGCATCCGGAACTAAGTCAACTCTAACCAATGTCATACGTGGAATGTTGAAATAATGAATGCTTCCATCTGCAGGAACAACATCTGTTAGAATATGAACCAAATCTTCTCCATGTAAGAACTTGATGCCCTGATGTTTATAGATCGTATCTTTTTCTGTTGTATCAATCTTAAACCGATATTGATGAACGGTAGCTGGAGCCGCGGTTACTGTCAAATCAGAATGCACACTAAACAACGGTTGATGGCCAGGTTTCTGTACTGCTGATCCTGTAATATGATGATTTCCGGGATCATATCCTTCATCGGCTCTTATTGGAATCAAAACAATCGCGCCATCTGGTACATCTAAAGAATCTGTATAATAGTTACCTAAGTATACAACAGTAATTGTTTCATGAGGTTGCTGAACAATTGTTATATGTCTCATAATAGGAGCAGCATCGGTAACATATAATGAGCAATCACTCTTAATAGTATATGTGCCATCTACATGATCAATAACGTCTCCATCAAAATAGATATTTCCTGCGGTATATCCGGTATCTGCTGTTACCGATGCACTAATTGTATCGCCATGTGTTACAGTAACTGATTGTCCAGGATTATAAGTAATTCCTTTATAAACAACTTTAACCGTCTGGTGTTGATACTGAGGAACAGAAATAACATACTTCTTAAGTTCATTAGCGGATGCAGTCAATGTAACATCACCTGTTACATAAAACCGTCCAGATTCTATAAGATCATATGTACTCGCTATATTTACAGTATTTGTTGTATACCCAGTATCTGCACTATAAAAATAGTCAATATGATCTCTATAATAGGCATCAAACGATGTGCCAAGGATAGTGTTATTATTAACTCGGCATACTACATGACCATGTGGAGCATGTGCTAAGGCAATATGATATTTCTTTCGAGTAGCCTTAGTGGCTCTAATTGTACAATCTCCAATAAGATTATATTTATTGCCAGTTTCCAGCATCATTTCAGGAGCAGGAATAATCGAACCCGCATTAAATCCTGTATCTGCACTAATTTCCACCCATATAGGAGAATTGTATGCCGTATATGCAGAACCATTTGTAATCTGTCTAAGAACTCCATTATAGTAATACGTTACTTTAATGGTCTGATGGTCTGAAGGAACAATAGAGAATTTAAACTTCTTAATATCTGCTATTGCTGTACTCTGAATATTTACATCTCCAGTAATTACCCATCCACTATCAGTCTTTGTAAATCCTCCAGTAACAGTATAATTATTAGAATTATCTATAGTATATCCAGCTTCTGGTACTACTTTAATTGATGTAATGGTAGAATTATATGGGACCGTTTTATTTACACTATACGTATTTCCATTAACCACATACTCAATCTTCTGATGAGGTTTAGTCTGTAAAATAATTTGATAATTCTTAGGTGTAGCTGGAGTAGCAGACAATATCGTTGTATCTGTAACAATTATAGTAGGCTGAGATACATGCCCAGGATCATAATGTTCATTGGTCGATACAACTTCTACTGTAATTGTATCACCATTCTTAACTATGAAATCTGTATAGTATTTCTTACCCTTATACGTTACAACTAACTTCTGATTAGGATACTCTGGAACAACTACTTTACACTTAGCTAATTTAACTGGAGTAGCTTGTAATGTAATGGTATGATCTACAGTAATCTCTGTATTCTCAGGAACATTCAATGTACCTTTGATATACTTATCAGAATCCGTTAACGTTAATGTGGCTTTGATTTTAGATCCCTTAGGAACTACAATACTCTTAGTTGTTTTCATTCCTTTATACTCCACAGTAATTGTCTGATTTGGAGATTGTATAATATGAACCACACAATGAGTAATTTTATTTTCTTCATCCAAATGATTCAAGAAGAACCATTCAAATTCTTCTGGTTTCAAATTGAAATGTCTAAAGTTTGTTGCTTTAGCATTGGGAGTTAAAGATAATTGTGTATATAATGGTTCATCTTTATGGGGATGAACCAAATCAATCATAATCTGTGGTTGTGTTTCATCCAATTCATGATAATGAGTATACCAATCACAAAGCCGTTCTGTTTTCTTATCTCCATCTAAGAAGTCTGTTAATAAGATTCCAGAATCTATCTTAACTTCATCAGATGCATAGAACTGTATATCACCATAAGCAATTCCATTTAATTTTTCTGTAGAATCAGCTTGAGGAGTGTTATAGTTCAATACTGGTCGTAATCTCCCAGGTACATATCCTTTGTCTACTTCTAATTTAGAAGTATAAGAACTTCCATAAGGTACTTCTACAGGAGAATTAACAGATGTATATGTATTAGCCCCTACAGTAACAGATACTTTCTGATGAGCATAAGAAGGAATATAAAGCTTTACTTTCTTCTGAGATACAGGAGATACTGTTAAAGTTAACGTTAATGTAGATAAATCAAAACAAGGAGATCCAGAATGAATTGTATATGGCTTATTCACATCATGATCTTTAATTACTCCTGGAATATAGCCGGGCTTTGTTGATTTTGCTTCTACAAAGTATTCTGTATCATAAGGAATTGTATATGTTTTATCTGCTGTAGTAGAAGAAGAGTATACACCATGAGTAGATACAAAAGATATAATTTGATTAGTCGTCTTAGGAATCTTAATTGTACATGTTTTAGGAACGGCTTCTTCTTTTGCATAGATATATTTATTCTTAAAGATCTTATGTTTCTTATTGTCTATATTCTTTAATACGGACTTTGTATATCCTTCTTCTCCAACTAGATCTACAGAATATTGTGAATTTATTTTTAATGTAACTACTTCTTTTTTCTTTAGTACTTCATCCACTTCTCCAGCTCTATTATATGTGGTCACCTGGATATACTGATGATTATATTGCTTCAATACCAAATGAGCAACAGAAGAAGTAGTAGGTGATGCATATATAGTTGTATTCGAGTCTAATACTCCAGATTCTTTATTTAATCGTCCGGCAGTATATTCTTCAGAGTCTGCTTGAATAGATGCTCTATATTTTGTAGACTTAGGAAGCTTAGTAGATGTAGTTAGATCTATATACTCTGCCACTATATTCACTCTCCTTATATAAAGAATTATTGAAATTACTAAAGTGTTTCAAAGCTAAAGAATGTTTATTTCCCAAGAGCATTATAGCTCTTGGGAAATAATTGATAGCATATTAGTATTTCAGTAAATCTGCAATCTTAACATCTTCTCCCCAAGCTTCCTGGAGATCTTCTAAAGTTAACGGAATAAAATCCTCTTTCTTCAGATAACCACTCATATCCAGTCTCTGAGTACCCAAGATTTCCCAATTATTATCTACAAAAATATATTCTGTAAATAAGTTATTGAGATGAGCATCCGGTCCTTTAAGCAAATATATTGTATCTGTAGAAATATTTTCTGTAGGAAGCATATCTACTACTTTGAAAGAAAGCTTCGGAATTGTAGAAACTTTAGAATCTACATAAGACTTAATTCCTTCAGAAGTTACAGGATTCTTGCTGGATTCGGTTGGAACAGTATCAAAAATAAGTTTATCCTGTTTAGCTTCTAATTCTTCTTTCTTAACAAAATGATTCATAATTGTATCTAATGTGGATTTAATATATGCTTTAATAATCTTAATATGAGCGTTAAAAAGAACTTTATCAATTGTATAAGATTTCATTATATATAATTCTCCTTTATAAAAATTAATCAAAATTTAATTTATAATCTGTTGGTTTAATATCAGAAGCTTCTATAACTTTGTATTCTAATTTGGTAACTTCAAATTCATGGAAATAATTGATCTGTTTAAAGGCCGGAAGAAGAGTTTCCGTACCATTTTTACATACACCACACTGCGGTGCTTGAGAAGTTAAAATGGTATGAATAGAATAACTATTACCATTTGCTATCATTAGCATACATGCATGGTCGTATGTTCCGCTATTTATTAACGCCCACAATTGAGGGAATGATGTTCGCATTTGAGCACTATTCATAAAGAATTCTTTAAGCATGTCCATTTGATCTTTAGATATTTTAATTACGCCAGCATCTCTATGATTCATGAGCACCAACGGAATTTCTAATTCATTAAACGTGTGATTATCTGCTTGATATGATGATGTGCCGGTTATTCTTAATTTAATATATTTTCCATTTAATTCTTCCGTATCTAATCTAGTATATAGTATATCATCGCTTAAAGTTAATGGTTTCCATTCACTTACAATTTCATTTTTTTTTACATCTACTGTACCATCACCAGGTTTAGTAATTGTATAATTAGAAATCAAATCAATCTCAATATGATATGTAGAATATTGACTCTGATCGATCTGAGATTTAATAGAATATAATTTGGCCTGATCGCCAGGAATGAGAATCGTTAACGTATCAGTATTTCCAAATGAACTAAAAGAAGATGTAAAATTATTATTAGTAAGCAATGCAATGTTTTCCTGATTAAATATGATATACTTCAAATTTGGGCAATTATTGATAATAGAATCATAGCTTACCAATTTAGACGGATCAATAATAAATGTTCCACTAAAATCTAAAACTTCTAAGTTATTACAATAAGTTGCAATACCACCAAAATCAGTCATAGAGACAGTACTCATAAAAGATAAGTCGAATGATTTAAGAGCATTACAGCTAGAAATTATAGAATTAATTCGTTCCACTTTAGAAGTATTAATTCCAGAAATATCTACTTTTTCTAAAGCACCACATCCATCAAACATTCTCGTCAACGATACGACATCTGATGTATCTACTACTATTTTAGGAATAGATACCAATGATCCCGCTCCAACAAACATAGATTCCATAGTAGGATTTGCTGAAGCGTCGTTTATTGCTTTAATGGCTGGATTGGTAAGGATACTCTTAGTTGTTTCGGTTAATTCTGTTGTATTATATGCATTAGAGCCATACCATTTATTGATATAATAAAAAAAATCAATTCCTGTTGCTTTTGTAGCAGGAGTAACTTCTGTAATATGAATGTCTCCGGCGATTAAGTGTTCAGAGAATGTATAACTGCCATTAAAATTTTCGTCATAAAACATATCAGTGTCACAATGTATTTTTACAGACCCCACATTATATCCTTCCATAGGTTTAAGATCTATAATGAATTTGATTAATCCATTATTCTCGTATAAATGATCCGCACTGTCTGTTGATTTATGTGGGAATGTATCTATTCCGTTAGTATCTAATTTATATTCAATATACTGATTATGCATATTGGCTTGATCAACAATAATTCTATATTGTTTATTTCTCAAGCTGTTTAAATCAACTCCACTGCCGCTGCTAATACTTCTAATCTTAGCTGGCATATCTTTAGGCATAATCAGATCAGTTGTACTTGTCTTTTCTCTAATAGCGTCGCCGATGTTTGTTAAAGTCTGTTCTTTAATTAAAGCTAATTCACTCATTGACCATAATCTCCTTTGAATTAATAACCATGCTCTTCAGCATTTTTAATAGTCGCCAAAACTGCTGCAATTTTAGAATCTATTTCAGACCTACTATATGTATATGCTTTGATTCCCTTAGACTTTACAGGATTATCTGAGTTATCTGTAGGAGCTTCATCAAACGATAATGCATTCTGTTTTCCATTTAATAGTCCATTAACTTCTGTTTTGCTATACACTTCAGATAACTTATTTTTTACATATGTTTTAATTAAACGAACTCGTTCTTTCTCGAGTTCCTTACGTACCAAATAATATTTTTCGGCCATAAATAGTTCCTCCTTAAATTACAACCAATTTTGATTTACTTTGATGTTGAACATCCAATTTATATATCCATCCCTGATATCAGGGATGGATATATAACTATAAATTTATTAAATTTCTATTGCAGTACTTACTGTAATCGTCATATCTTTTAGTATATATCCAGTTTGATCCACATTCAGGATGCCTGCTTTATATCCTGGATCGGGTGTAACTATAATAGAGTATGGCGTTCCAGAGTCTGCCATAAATACAGTATCATAATTTGTAGAATTACAATGTACGACAATCGTTTGATTTGGCTGCTGTACAATTCTTACCATATATCTTCTGATTTCAACATCTGTGGCACTTAGAGTAATATCAGACGTAATATTATTCACTTCATTCATATTGATCATACCAGCAACATAATGATCATTGATCGGTTCTACACGAGCTGTTATGTTAGCATGTACAGGAACTCTGAAGTTGTCTGTATATTCTTCACCATTATAAGTGGCTACAATCTTCTGATGATCATATTTTGTAATCTTAATCAAAGGTTTATTGATGATTGCTGCTGTTGCTTCAATATCAATATCATCAGATACTACCAATGTATTAGATACATTCAAATTACCTGGTCTATAATCTACTGATGTAGAAGTTATGGATACAGTCAACTGGCTTCCATATGGCGCCATAAATGAATTGGTATAATTAATATTGTTGTAACGTACCGTAATGGTCTGACGTGGCGATTGATGAATTCTGATATTAAACTTCTTGTAGGTTGCTGGCTCTGCTGTAATATTGATAGACTGAGTGATCGGATTAACCATATCAAAGCTAATTGTACCAGATTTACTAATATTAGGTTCTCCTGGCTGATATCCATGATCTCCAATAACCTTAATATAGTATCTGCTGCCATTCAATATATTAGCCAATTCTTTAGTTTCTCCAGCCAATGCAGTACCACTTACGCTACCAGCTGTAAATGTAATCGATTCGTGTTGTGGAGCTGTAAGACGTACAATATATTTGTTTGGCTTAGCTTCCATAGCAGTAATTTCCGTATCAGAAGTAATAACAAATGTCGGTTTAACTGGTCTGCCTGCGCTATATCCTAATTCAGGAATTACTTTAACTTGTACCTTGCTATAAATAGTAGTTGTAAATTCTGTTGTATAATCATGGCCATCGTGATAAGCATGGATTGTCTGATTAGGCGTCTGAATAATCTTAACTTTATATTTTCTTATAGTTGCTGGTGTTGTAGTAACCATAAAGATTCTACCAGGCAATAAAGTTACACTGTTCATTTTACCCCTACTCGGTACATTTAAAGTTCCTGGCTTATAAGCGGTAGCGGATGTAACCGAAATAATATAAGAAGCATCCATCGGTACAGTCTCTTCTACAGTTGTTCCAGAAGTAGCAATAACTATCTTATCATCATAGATAAACCGAATTGTTTCATTCTCTGGAGCTACCAAACGTACTGTACACGTTTCTATAATAACTGGTTTAGCAGAAATCTTATAGCTCTTATCAATAGTGATATGCTCTTCTTTCTTATTAATTTCTACATCATTAACGATTAGTGTTGTATCCGTATGATATCCAGGATCTACAGTTACTTTGAAAGTAACCAAAGTTCCTGTGATAACTTCGAAAGAACTATCTACACCTAAGACTTCATCATCATGAGTAGCTGTAATATGTACATGTTTAGGACAACTTACATAGACATATTCCATCTCTGGAACAGCATCTGTAGCATAGACTTCCATGTCTTCATCTTGAGCATATCCATATCTTCTATTTAATCTTCCTGGAGTATAACCTGGAACTTTATCTAAGAAAGCGTAAAATTCTTCTCCATATTTTAAAGTAAAAGTAATATACTCTTCTGTAGCTATAGCTGGTCTATCTAAAGTATATCTATAGAGCTTATTGTCTTTTAAATCTTTAGATTTAAACCCAGTCGGATTATTCGCATCTATTGGTATAAACCGGAAAGATTCATAAGACTTATCACCCTCCATAGTGAATCCTTGCCATGTGGTAGCTCCAGCATCTGTCTTATACGTATACCAATAAGTTACCAATTTCTTATTAGTAAATTGATCTGCTTTTCTAGCATTGATTTCACCAAACGATACATTGGTCGTGTATACTTGTCCGGTAGATGTATATACGGTAATAATCTGATTCTTAGGAACTTTTACTTTAACTTTAATTGTATTAGTTGTAGGTAAGTTATGAGCTTTAGCATATGGAATATATTTAGGATTAATAGAATCTTCTATTGTTCTATGTTGTTCTATATACTCCTTAAATCCAAGATGATCGTAATAATGAGTACTTATATCCATCGTTGTGGTTTCTCTGAATCTACTGATATATTCGTGCTTATTCAATCTGACCATTGTATCCGCACAGTCTATATATTTCAGAGTATTCATATATGGATCGGTAGCATCGAAGATAATATAGTCACTCTTAGAACGTAATACAATCTTATAGGACTTGAAGAATGTAATAATGGTAAACAACATATCCAAGAAGAAATTACCAGAGATTCCAGGTAAATGATCAAAGATATTTCTGAATAAATCAGAATTGATATATTCTTCCAGAATATATACAATATCAGAAATACGTTCAACAATCTTCTCATTTCTCATTGTCTTATCAGAAATATTCTTAATCTGCATATAATCTGTATACAATTCATGATCTTTATACTTTAAGAATTCTGATAAACTATTGGCAATACGAGTTTTTCCATCTACCTTAATCTTATAGTAGTCAAAGGTTTGTCTATAAGTCATTAAAGAATCAAATAATTTCTTCCAGATCTTATAGATATCTACATTCTGAGATCTAAACATATTTGCCACAATAAACTGATAGATGTCTTTATTGGAAACTTTCTTCTTGCCTGTTCTAAACATGTCTGCAATTTCATTCATAGATTCGAAGACATTATTTTCTCCAGGCTTAATATCAAATTTCCATACTTTCTTAGTTCTATCTTTAGGCAATCCTTCTGCTTTATTAGCAGAATAGATAAAGGTCGTATCAAAGTTATCTGGGTCTCTTCTTTGTTCCCAGACCCATTCTTTTAATTTACCCATATCTGCTTTAAAGTTAAATCCTCTTACATAGAGAATCTTGCCCAAAGTATTAATGATTGTATCTTCCACTCCAGAATACAAATAAGACAATGCATTCATATATGTAAACAAATATGCTACATTGAAACTCTTATAAGGTACAATAGAAGGAACTTGTACTTTGAGTTTATCTTCTTTAAAAACATCATCAAAAAAGATATTGTAGAAGTAGCAAATATTAAAAGTCATCTCGGCAATATTAAACACGTAGTTTAATCCAAAATATTTGGTTCTTTCGTAATTAAACTTTTTAGCTAAGATTTCTCTCTTAATCTTCTGATGATAAGCCGCGGTATCGTCACTATACCCTACACCATCCCAGAAAGAATCTTCTATAGTTACGGTATCATAAGATAAGACATTTGTTTTCTTGATAATATTCTTATTAAAGTATTCATCCTCAATAGGAACACCAATAAACTTCATATCTATATCTTTGGTATAGTCTTCTTCTATCGTATCGAATACAAATCGTTCATTCTGTAGATAAACAAAATGGAAGATGATCTTTTTATCTTCATTATGTTTGCCTACGTCTCTGAATGTGAAGTATCCAGAAATGATATCATACTCATTACCAGGAATTAAAGTTCCGTCACTATACGTTACATAGGTATACCACCCATTTTCTTCAAACTTATCGAATGGATATGGAACTTTAATCTGCAAATCATTATTAACGTCATTGACTGCAATAGGATTACTGTGCTTAATATAAACAGCCGTTTCATTAACATCTTCGTATCTGTTATTATAAACCCAAACAATATTGATGGCGTCATTTTTCTTAACAACATCTCCACCAGTCAATGTTAGTTTAGTATTGGTCAATTTATAATCATTCGATAATAGATCTGAATTATGAAAAACCAATGCGGACTGTCCAGTTTCTACATAATTGATAAACGGAGCGGTAATATCAAATTCTGTCTGTCCTAATTTATTAGCCACTACATGAGTTTGCTTTAGTTCAATCATATCTTTAGAGTAATTATTCATTACATAAGTAATATTGACAGACTGATTCTTATATGGTCTCTTACTCGGATTTATGATAGTAATCAATCCAGTATTAGAGACCGTATAATCTATATCTTTTCTTAAATAATTACCCAAGATATCTACAATAATTGCATTTTTATTTTCAAAGAAATTAGATTCTGGAAGATTGGCTTGGAATTGTCTATTCTTCACTCTATCTTCATAAGCAGGAACAATCTTTTCAGAAGAAATTCTAATATTAGAATTATCTGGACCACCTACATAAGTGACAACCATCTTCTGTCCTTTATGTAATCCAATGGCTTGATCTCTAATTGTTAACGTATCATTATAGATATCATATAAATCAGAGCTCAGCATATTTGGCTGGTTTCTTAGTGTTACATAGGCTTTATATCCAATCTTAAAGAAATTCTTAAAAGGAGGATGTAATTTAAATGTAACTTGGAAACCTGTATTGGCTGTAAATGCTTCTGTAGAATCTACAATTTGAATATTATTGATGACTGAAGTATGGGAATAAATAAAGTAAGGAACAATTTTCTTGTTCTTATATTTAACCACATTAGTAAACTTAATCAACCCAGGTTTATCTGTTCGATTCAATGTATAGTCAGACTCTGGAATAATAGTAGGTCTAATATCGGTTGTCATCAGAATAACATCATTTTCTTTTTCAAAATATTTTAAGAAAGGAATTTGGTTATTAATCTGACATTCTCCAGAACCTGTAACAACAGTAGGAGAGCCCAATTTAAACTGCGATAATATTCCTTCTCCCCAGATATACGCAATAGTGGCTTCATTGCTGGCATTGAAATTACTTTTCAAAGTGATAGTTGAATTAGCTGCATCTATAGTATATTTATCTTCAGGTACTGGAGTATTGTCAATTATCAGTAGAATCTTATTTTCATCAGCAAAATAAGTCGGATTGAATCTTTTATAAGCATTTAGAGTCATCTTACCAAAAGTAGAAATAATACACTTTTCAACTTTGGTATGAATAGCATGCTTTGTATCTATATATGGCTTAACAAATTCTGTATTATAATAGAAATCAATATCAATTGTTGCATTATTTAATCCAGATTTTTTAAATGTAATTTTTCCATTATTAATGGTATAATCATCGCCCCATTTTAAAGGAGTATTCTTATACCATAAGAGCATCTGATTTGTATTCGAAGTAAAGTTAGTAATCTTAACTCCTTTAAGCATTGGATAGGGAATTGGATATTCTTTGCCAGTCATTACATTCTTAATAGACGACCGTTCATATTTAATAATAGAATTCAGATTAGAAGACTTCTTCTGCATCTGATTATATATTAAATCTCCCCATCGATCTATATTACGATCTCTAAGTATAAAGTATTTGAATACTTGTATATTTTCTGCTCCAAATAGATCGATAATATTTAGCATACCTTGTGCGCAAGATTTATACCGAATCAGACTATTAATATTCTTACACATGCGCCACTGGTATTTCAGAGGAATTGCATTATAATACGGAATACCATACATCTCGAAGATATACTGGATAAAACGTTTATCAAATATATCTCTTTTGATAATATCTTCATGCACATTAGCCAATATATCGGTAATGGTCATAATCATGATCATCATGCCCATAAAATTGGTATAATAATCCGAACCAATTTTCAAAGCTTCGCTATACAAAGTACTCATTACATACAATCTATTTTCTTCATACTTTGTTTCAAACTTTTCAGATACAACCCCATTATCATCAATCTTAGGAATATAAAGCAGCTGATATTCATAAGCTTTTCTAACTTTATATGGAGTTAATCCACAAGCAATATAATCTAAATAATCCGCATCTGGGTAATCTATTTTAATCTGGTCGAGAATACCTTTATGCTCAAGATATAAAATCTGTTGATGAGATAGCTCATGTACGTACGTAATGCCTTCATTGTTAATAAACTCCTGTATTCCATTCACATCAAAATATTCATAGTCCATAATCGGAATACCATAGTCTCCGATATTAGGAAGGCCACAGAGTTTACGATAGTAGTTATTCTGTTCATTATAATCTCTAATGAATTTCTTAGCAGCTGCTTGTGTGGCACTGTCTCGTAAGCTGTAATAAGCAATAACTTTATTATCAGCATATTCTTTTACTTTGTAATCTCTGAATGCTTCTGCTTTAGAGCCAGTAATAACTCTAAAAGTATCTCCTATTTTATGAACTTTATTTACTTCATCCGGAAGTTTATATCCTATAATATGATCATGAGCATCTTTCACAGGATCCATAAAAATAGATTCTTTAACATCCGGTATATTATTGCGGTCTTCTATACATTTATCAATTCTGGAATCTCCAACCATACCGATGCTTTTTAAGATTTCTTCATCATAATCAAACAATTCAAATATAGCATTGCCCTCAATACAGGCAATTAATGCATCCCCATTGAGCATGCTCTGTTTAGTTTCATTTTGTAATGCTTCTTCTTCATTCTTAATGACAGAGTTGAATGCCAATAACTTGGAATAATACAACAGATAATCTATAGCCGGATTAGCCGTATATGTCTTATTTATCGTTAGATTACTCACTTAGAATGCTCCTTTCCTTACCCTTTGGATTATATTATTACTATGTAGTCAACCTCAAATTCTCATATTTATATTGATTCTAAGCCGTCATCTTAGGACATTATATTAAATTATAATGAAAGGAATATATGGAAATATGAACTCGAATATAGAATCGATTCTAGTAGAAAAAGAATTTCCTAACGTATTCTCATACGGCGGATTTAATCCTACTTTAGAATCTCCATCCTCTCCATTTTCCATATCATTTGCTCAAACAAAAGAAACTCTACAAGATGTAGATGTATATAGAAACTTTTTATATTCAGCGATTACCAGAGTAAGAACTTCTAATTTTTATAGACACTATAAAGCTCATCTGATTCAGATGGGTGTTGATCGCTGTCAATTGCATCCTCATATTACCGTTTCTTCTGATGGAGAAGATGATGTGGCTACTATAGAATTACATCACCACGTTTTGACTATATTTGATATAGCCTTAGTGATTACAGAACACATCTTAAATACATATGGATCTTTATCCAGTTTTGATTTATCAGAATTGATCAAAATGGAACATATGAATCATAATGTTGGTACAGTTATGCTGTGTAAAACATGCCATCAATTATATCATAACAATGAAAACTTTAAAGTTCCCTCCACATTAGGATTTGGTAAATGGTGGGAATTATTACAGAAATATAAATATGGGATCACCAGAGATTTAGCTATTAAGATTTATTACATGTTAAAGAATGATCTTAAGAACGCTGATGATCGAGATCAAAAAATAAAAGAAATGTTAAAGATCAGAGACCAGATCATAGATTGGTCTTCTTATAATGAAACTTACTTTAATTAAATGAGAATCTCAGTACTATATAGTACTGAGATCTTGTTTGTAATATAGTCTTATACATCTCTATAATATATAAGGAGGTTTTATATATGAAACATTCTCTTGGATATAATTGGTTTTATAGACATTGGTTTGCTATGAAAGAATGGTTTAAATTACAAATTCCAAAGTGTAAACAATTCTTAGCTTCTATGAAAAACTTAATAGACAATTTCATTGAAATATACAAAGCATACTCTTACGTCATTTTATTATGGGTGTGGTGTATATCTGTACTGGTAAGTCCTGAAAACGTCTTATTCTCATCTTGCATGATCCTAATCGTGGCTTTACTAACGCTTTTAAATCATCATTTTTCGTTTAAAGAAGAAAAGTTCTATTTAACCACAGATTTTTCTAAATCCATTCAAGAATTAGATGCATTAATTGCAGAATGTATTCAGGAATATTTAGTGATGAATGGAATGGGTTCTAAAACATTCTTTACTTCTAAAGAAGAAGATATGCTTCGTGATGAAACAACCAATATGGTAAGTGCTAAAATGAGCAAGCCATTGTATGCTAAACTTTGTGCTTCTTATAATAAAGAAATTATTTATAACGTAATAGGTTCCAGAATCTATATGATCATTATGAGATTTGTTACAGAGACTAATACAAAATCATCCGATAAAAACAAACCCAATCCAAATGTTCCCAGCCCACAGCAAAATATTATCGATCAGATCAACAATGGTATCAATATAGACAACTTATAAGAGATTCCCATAGAGCATATGCTCTATGGGATATTCTATTGATTATTCTGCATTACTTAATTTCTGATAAAGTTTATCAATACAAGTATATAGAGCTTTGAATAATTGTAATCTGGCTCCAGAGGCATTCTGCAATCCTCCATAGTTTAGCATATAGAAATTATTATTCAAAGTATAGATAAAGAAGATATCATTGTAATCTGCAATAGACATAGTCATAGACAGTTTATACAGCATATAGATAAATGCTTTTCCCAGAATATCTTTATATGGAATATATTTATCTTTCTGAGATATAATCATACGTTCAATATATTCTGGTATATGATCTGCACAAGTAATATTATTCTTTTCTTTACCTGGTTCCAATCTATATCTGATAAATGTATTGATATTTTCTAAAGCTCTTTTGTATCTGACTTCATTCGTACAATTCTTAACCAATTGGTGTATATTATCAAAATGATCAATAAGATCAATTAATCTGGTTAAGAATAAAGTATCTTTATAAGTCATTCTAGTTTCTATTTTCTTATCAGAAGTTAATAGTTTTCCTTCATCTTCTGGCATAAGAATATATTCTGATACTTCTTCTGTATCTTCGTTGTACCCATACATTTTATTATTGGCATCAAAATAATGCTTAGCTATCTGATTTGGATAAGTTTTCTGTGATACTCTGGATACTTCTTCATTAAAACGTTCTTGTTCCATATCCATATACATATTGTATGCTTTATAGATCAATTCTTTCTTAGCAATTTCAATACCAGATTCTTTTTGCTGTGTATTGTCAGAATGAAGCAGATCTACAGTATCTTGTTCTAAGTATTTAGTATAGTCGTCGATGTTTATATTTACTTTAGTATTAGGATCATCTTCCTTTTCTGCAGCCAATTGCTTTCCTATATTATAGAGGGTGATTTGATCTTCTGTTAATTTTGTTTTATCTTCTTCTGTCAGATCAGGAATATTAAAATTATTCAGATCTTCTTCAGAAATACTATCCTGAATCAACTTATCTATTTCTTCATCGGTAGATAATTCTTCTTGTATTTTTTCTTTATCTTTTTCGAACTCTTCAATGAGTTCATCTAATTTTTCATTATTCTGTTGAATGACTGCTTCTTTCGATTTCTGTACATCATTCATAGTTTATTCTTCTCCTTTAACATATTGAGGATTGGTGTTATAAATAACATTGTTTTTCTGTATTTCCAATTTAATGGCTGTAGAGAGAGAAGGATAAATCAAATCATTTTTAAGCAAAGGTTGTATCAATACTTCGAATAAGTTAATATCTGGTTCAATATGCTGCATTAAATAATTCATTTCCATAATTTCTTGTGTAGAAGTATAGATATAAGACAGTGTGGTCGCTGTATTAAAATCCAATGCCGAAATAAATTTAATACATTGATCCAAATTCGCATTGATGATTGCCAACTGTTGATCTTCATAATGCTCTTTATTATACACTGTACTGATATCTTTAGACTTCTTTAACTTTGATAAATTTAATACATTGTAGATATATTCTTTCTGACTAATAATAAAGTTGTATAAGAATCGGAATACATAATTATTATAATTTGTAATAAACAAATCAAATACAACTGTTGCCAAATAGAAAATATCCGTATCTGCTTCATAAAAGAATTTAACTCCAGAATTTCTACTAATTCTGGATAAGATCTCTTTATACGTGTTGAGTCTGCATAACTTAATATTTTCTACATCTCCAGGATATCTATTTAATAAATCCCGGAAACCAATTTCCAATTCAGTAACAAAGTTATGCTTCGGTATTGTGCTAAATGAGTCAAAACGTTGTCTCATGAGATCATCTGTTACATCAAATACGAAGTCAGTATTGAAGTTAGATAAAATAGTAGTGATTTCTCCTCCTGCTTCTAAATAATAAGCTTTATCAATTCCACTTGTTTGCATATGTAATTTTCCTCCGGTAGTTTCCTACCTCCCATTATATAGTAGTACCATATTCAATCAAAAATAAAAAATAAAACAGTGCAGTAAGAGTCATTGAAACGACTCCCACATACTATCTCTTTGGAAGATCACTATGAGTCATATGACTCATAGTGTATTCTATCCAAAATATTTACTAGAAAATAATTGATACAATTTAACCAATACTTCATAATTATATCCAATATCGATGCTATAGACATCTTCTGTTTCTGACACACTCTGTAATCCATATTCTGTGTTCAAATGATGAACAGACAATAGAACTCTATATTTAGAAGAAGCATTAAATTCTCTATAATACCCGATGGGTAATTCTCGATTTCTATACTTCTTCATAAAGTCTTTCAGTTCAAATAAAACGTAGGTGATATCAGAATGCTCTGCCATATATAACAGATTAGATAAAAACTTCATCATATATTGACTATGAAGATCTTGATTGGATTTGGAGATTCCTTTGACAACTAAGAAGTCTTCTTCTTTCATAAATCCTGTAGACTTCTTACCATATAATAGAACTAAATTGTTTAGTCCTAAATTATAATAAGAGGTATACGTATTCTTTAATAAGAATTGTACTTCTCCAAATCTCGTATGAGATAAATGCTTATCCAATACAAAGATTGAATCCTTTCTTGTCATTAAAATATTACGAGAATCTATTTGATTAGACTCTATAATATTCTTTCTAGCTTGTAAGAATCCATGATCCAATACTTCCAATAACTTCGCTGCACGAGATGATCTTCCTTTTTCCAATAATCTTCCAACCATAATCTCTCTATCTTGCTTGGAAGATTTTAATAACAAATTAAAAATTTGATTGGATATTTCTTTAGCTTCATGTAAGATACTAATATTCGCATGCTCTATATCATACTCATAGATATATCTCCCAATAACCAAACCAATAGGAGATGTATAGTTGGTATATTCATAGATAGCTTTATCTCCCATTGGACATATCCTCTATTTCATCCATATTGTTCACAATCATTTGCGGATCCATCGTTTCCATAATATACCATCTCTTATCTGCATAAAAGATAGGATAATACATAGCTGGCAATTCATCATGAACTTTTGTATTCACTAAATCATCCACATCATATACAATAGTACATCTATAGCCATATCGGCTATAGATGTAAGCGATTATACATTCTACGACATTTGATGCAAATGTATTCTGAAGATCGGTTAATATAACTACATCTGGATTATAGTAATTATCCATCATGATATCCATAATTGCCATATGAGCGCCATATGTATTCATATATCCCATATAGGATTTTCTGAATTGTTCCATATCTTGCTCAATATAAAATTTTTGTATATCTGGTGGAGGTAATATATCTGAATCTATTGATGATCCTATGGAGATTGTTGATAAGAAAGATCTATAGAAATACTTATCTGTATTATCTCTCACATATCTCCACAATGATTGATCTGCAAAATATATCATTTCTTTTGTTCTCCCATTTGTACAAATGGCGATTTCAATTCTTGATTATTCTGCTGCTGTTCTCGTTTACGGAAGGCAATATCTCTTGCTTTCTTAATATAAACAACCATAGCCTGTGCTACATGTTCTGGAGCAATATTGATATAAGATGGGAAGTTTAATAATCCTCGGATAATGTCATCGTTCATATTTCCTTCCCTATAGATTTTATCAATCGTAAATTGACTAGGCATAAGGCCATCCGGATAATTCATAACAAATATATCAAATGGCGCATTACCCATATCATACATCAATTCAATCATCGCCCCCAATTGATATACGGTTGGCATAGGCAGTCCAGACTGCAGGATACTGATTTGTCCTATACGCAATCCATAATTGGATTGGATATATCCGAACAATACCCGACTAAAATCAAAACTAATTTCTTCATCTGGTGGAATAAAGAATAACAAATGTTTCCCATAGAATACAGCAGCTAAGATAGCCGATAGATTCTGAGCTACTACATAATCCGCATACAAATATTGATTATAGATATTTTCTGCATCTAATATTCTTCCATCTATATATGCACTGACAGAATCAAATGGTGGTAATAATACTGACATAAAAGATACCCTGTCAGGAAGTCTGTAATTTCCTGTACTGGGATCCATAATCTCATATCTTCTTCGATCATCGTCTATAATGATAATATTAAAATTAGGATTTGCTTGAGCCATATACAGCTCTTCATAATTAGAGGTAAAGTATGTAGCTCCCCACATAGTCATTCCTCTCCTTTCATAATAATCATATTTAACACTCATCATTATAATATATAACAAAAAAGAAATTTGAGGATGATTTAATATCCTCAAATTTCTCTTACTGTTTAGAACTCAGTGGACTTGGGTTTGCTCTTAGTAGCAATAATATCTTGAGCCATATCCGCTACAATCGGAGCTCCCAGGGTATTTGGATTATCAAAGGAGACTTTGCTAATATCTACAGTCTCTTGTTCATCGGGAGTTTTAACAGGAATGTCTTCTCCCTCATGAGCCTGCGGATTCCATTCTTCTGAATTGGCAATATCTAATAAAGCATTTGCCAGCTCATCATTTCCTTTTTCAACGTCTTCTTTCTTTTCTTTTTTCTCAAATTCCTGAGATTTCTTAAGCTCTGCAAAGTAAGATCTAACTGCTTTCTGGAAAGTTCCATACATTGCATCTTCATTCACTTGCGGGAATGCTTTGCTGATATACATATTAGTTATGTATGATCTCAGTTCATAGACGAACACTTTTCCGTTAGGAACTTCAAACTCTTCGTCAATCCTACGATCATACTGAATCTTATCAGCTGCCGGAAGTTTTCTTCTTTCGGAAGTCGGATTACAAATAACCTTGATATCAATATAATCTGTCCAATGATCCTGCATATACTCTGCAATATATTCTTCCATCATAATCGGAATACGGAATGGATCAAAACCGAGTTCAGTCCCAAGCTGCATCATAATGGGTTTCAGACGATCATCAATCAATCTGAAATGTCTGAATCCTGGATTACTTTCCAGCTTTGTATTGGGATTAGGAGATATACTCTTACGAGTCGGTGTTCTGCTATCTCCCATATACATACGAGGCGCTGGATTGTTTACGGGCTTTGGCTTTTCAGTTTTTACTCGTTCAATGATTTCTTCTTTGGCCACATAGTCTACAGATGCATTCGGACTAATGGGTCTGGTATACTTCTTGTTACCAATGCTTACTTCTACAACGATTTCATCTCTGTTTTTTCTCATGACGCTTTTACCTCTCCTCTTAAATTTAAATACTTCAATATGAGTGCCAACATCTTTTGCCGCATATCTCTGACCACATTTCTCACAATGTATGAAATTGAAACCATCTTCATAGACCAATTTACCACCACAAGGTTTGTGATCTTGTGTATACTTAATACAACGCATGCGACTCTTATTGATTCTATATAAATACGGATAATCCAATAGAACTGGGCCAAAGTTATGCCTCACTCCCCAATTCATAAAGAAATCCGTACCAATATCTTCTAATACAAAACCCTTATTGACTAAATACGTAATTGTGTCATAAATCATAGATGCATTCTTGAGAAAGTCTTCCCTATTCATAATCGGTTTGACTCTCTCAGATAATGCAATCGTTCCACATGGTGTAACATCGAATGTTTTAGGAACATATGGTCGTAAATACTTCTGATTCTTGAATTCATCCAGATTATCCTTAATACCTACGCTATCAAGTCCAATCTTTAACAGAAAACTCGGATCATCTTTATGTGTATATATGACTCTGTTAGTTCCCGCATACGATCGAATAAATCCTCTTGGATTCATAATCTGATCATAGATTGCCATACGTTCTTCGGCGGTTCCCTCGCTATATGGAGGATAAGTAGCTAACCGCCATAGAATATACTTATCTTCTTTAGTCAGATATGTATCGATGGGTGCATGTTTCATCTGCAGAAAGATCTGCAGATACGGATTGTTATATCCTATACCAGAATCTTCAGCATAGGATATAACGGACGCAGACTTTCTTGTTTCCATCATAGTATGGTCGGCCTCCTTACCCGTTTAAAGATCCTATCGATAAACTTTTGCCTTCTTTCCTGCGTTTCATCATCAGGACATAGAATACCAGGTTCATTATAAGGATCGTTGGGGTCGGATGGATTATACCATATCTCTGCTGCTGCAGGATCTAATCCATTAAACTTGACCGAATTCTTTCTACGATAATCCCAACCCGCTTTATATAAATCCCTATTAGCATATGACGTATCTGGAGCGCATTCGATATTAATCGGATCTTTTCTGATTTCATCATAATCCCTCATAGAGTTTACATAACATGCTAGATCGAGTTTCTGCTGAGAAGTCAAATCTGGTCTGGAAATAGCTCCTCCTGTGATTTGATTCATCCATGCATAATGATTGGCCATTGTTCTTTCTAGTACTTGTTGTCTGGTTAAAGTACTTGCAAAGAACTGATTGGTTTTGATCTCGGCCAATCTCGCCATACGATTAACATACGCTGTCTCATAATCTTCTTCTTCCATATGGTTATGACTTCCAAATGGAGAATTCCACCAATTAAAGAAAATTTCTTCGACTTCATTCAAATGATACTTCTGTCTAAAGAAACTCTTATAAATACAATAGTCTGCTAGACGAATCTGATTCTTCTCATCTAACCGACCAACCATCTTATTGATCAGTCCATGAAGTTCATCATCTTTTCTTGGAATGATCTCTAAGTTATACAGATCTTTCAAATAAGCAATCTGTTCTTTCCCAGTCTTATCGAAAGGTATATGAGAGTAAACCTTCTTACAGCATTCTGGCAAAGTATCTATGACTTTATCCAAGACTCCTTTGATTTCTCCAGGAGCTGCTGGCTTAGGAACAGCAACAATCGTATGATTGGTATTATTGAACACAGTTGATTTATAGATTGCTAATGGATCAGCTTCTCTATACTGGAACAATTGAATCATACATTCTTCTTGTAGTACTTCCCAAGTTTTCAGATCCAATACATCTCTAAGATATCCAACAACATCAGCTACATATGTATTATATCTGGACAATTCTGTAGACAGATTGAAAGTATCATCCTTTTCAATCTGTTTTACACAATTCATAACCATATTTACATATTCTCCATCAGGTGTATTTCCTTGTGGAGGTAGTGATGTCTTTTCCAATCGGTAATGAATCTCTTGATGATCAAGATATCTTCCCAATTTGGAATCATAAATAGAATAGTGAGTATATCCATCATCATCCGTTTTACTACGGATGAGTTCATAATCTACTCCATCTTTCAAGATGTCTCGTCTCTTTGGTCTACGTGATTTTCTAAATTCATAATCCTTCTTCTTAAGCTCTTCTGCTTTATTCCACTCTTCTTCATTATGGCAGACATAAACAACAGGAAGCTCTCGACGTCGGATTTCTCTCTTTGTTGGATTCAGATATCTGGATCCATCGTCATAATATGTAGTTGGTAGACCATATCGATCAGGAACTCCTCCCATACCACTATATCCATAACCTGGAATATATTCTGGCATAGCAGGCATACCCATTTGTCGATAATAGTCTTGATAATTACTTGCTCCATACACTCCCAGAATACTGCTGTTTCTTTGTTGTTCAGCAATCTCCTGTGGAGTGACTTCTCTATAATTTGTCTCTTTATTAAATGGACGACCCATCATAGCATCTCTTTGTACCTGATAGAGTCGTTGATTGTTCGCTAATGCGGACTGTGTCTCATCTACTTCAAATATGCTGTTTTGTAATCTATTCAGTTTTCTTGCATTGGTTCCAGGAGTGACTTCAGATTGTCTGCGTCTTTGTCTTTCTTCCATACTTCTTAGATTTCGACGTTCTTCTTTGTCTCTCTCCTGATATAGAATCTCTCTTTCTTGGTCAGATAGAAGATTTCCCTCAGAGTCTACCATACCCAAGTTCATAAGAGTTTCTAATTGTAACGGATCGAAGCGACCTTTAGCATCTTTGATCTTTTGTTCACGAACACGAGCGATTCTATCCAGTTCTTTTTCTCCTGCTTTATCTCGCTCATATTTCTGGTCATCATGTTCTTCCCCAGATATTTCATCTTTAACTCCGATATATTCGGACTTAGGACGAACATATTTCTCCCAATAAGGAGCTGCCATTGTGACCGGATCATTGATTTCTTTAGTAATCCCAGTATTCACTTTGGTAATCCATTCCCTAAATTTTGGATTCTCAAATCGAATACCCATTGGTCCTCTTTGTTGTATATACTGAAGTCCCGGAGTATAATATCTTGCATTACGATTCATATTCCATGCGACTTCATATGGATCATATGGTTTTGGTCTAATCTTGCTTCCATATCCTGTGTTTTCCCTATTTTTACGCAATATTCTTTTTTGTGCAATTGTATCATTCGGATGAATGGTTTCAAATGTCAAAGGAGATTTATCTGCTGCTAAATGAGCATACAAATCATCTTCTTCTTTTTGATAGATTTCTTGCAATTCATAATTGGCTTGCTCAAAATCATATAAGTTTGTACTTGGTGTATGAAGTTGTTTGCGTTCTTTTACAATACGCTCAGGTACTACATTCATTAACATTTCTGCAAAATCCAAGTTTATTCCCCCTCACGATTTTACAATTCTTAGTCTTTGTTGATGAGCCGTGCATATTTGCACATTACATCACTGGTTAAGAATCCCATGAATTGAAAATTTAAATGCGCATATTTTTCTTTGTCAAACTTTAGGCTATCAAAGACAACCTTTTTTAAATTATCCCTCGTCATATTATCGACAAACGTATTATAGTATGCCAGATAACATGCTATTTTCTGATCAATTGTACAATGGTTAATAATACTGAATTTATTAATCATATGAGTCAATTCTTTCGGTCTGCTCATATGAACATGAGCTTTGGTATGATATAGATTAATCGGAAGATCATTATCTACGATCATACGCACAGCCGTTACAAACAGTTCTTTGTTAAGTATACCTTGGTTGGAGAATATCTTCACTTCACTATAGAATGATTGTGTCGAATTATTACTCCACCAATTGAATATCCACTTTCTTAATCCCAATATAGAAATCTCAGAATCTGAGAACAAATTGATTTGTGGCATATCCATGTTTTTCAAATTAAGCTGTCTCTTAATTTCAATAAGTGCACCCAGTGCCATAATAATAGCATACATTTCTCCGTAGTTTGAAGTTGTGTTATAGAAAATTCTATTGACAGATTTGATAATTTTATTTTTATATACTATTGCATATCCTGGGGAACTTACTGTTCGATTATCGCTCTTTGTTGTACTGGCATCAGTAAATACATCGAGCGAACCATCTAAGTTAAGTTCCATTTGCATTACTTCTCCTTTCCTTCCTCTCTGGATAATAATATATCTTTATAGGCGGATTTATCCAGGTCTTCTTTCTTTAAAATATCTCCAAACGCATTCATCAATAGCGTTTGGTTGCTTTGTATTGCTACAAAATCTTCTTCAGACATCATAGATAAACGATTTTTTAATAATGCGCTCATAATCATCAAAAATTCATTAACGTCGTGAATAGAATGGAAGTAGCCGCCATAAGCAGCTACTTCATTTAAATCTATTTTATTATCTTTAACGTTTTCTTGATTCTTGATGAAAATAGCAGCTCGTAGTTTAGGATTACAATCTTTGCATGTTTTCATAATTTCCATAGCAATAGATCCTAATAAAGCTCTATTTTTCATATAATCTTCTCCTTTATATGGTCTCTTCTTTTTTACCATAATAATACTGCACCCATAGATACTGTTCTAAGGGCCATTTTTTAATTTTCTTTATTTTATTGTATTTTTGCATAATCTCGTTAGTAATTCTAAAATTTACAGTTTCTCCTGTTTTTGAATTAGTCAGAGTGAGCTCCTTTAAGAGTTTATCTTTCTTCATTCAATAATACATCCTTTCTTGTAATAAATTTTCATGAATTACTCATTATTATAATATCTAATTAAAATTCAATTTGCAAAAGCATTGCCCATGAGCTATATAGCTCATGGGATACTTTTTAAGGAGTTTAAAAAAAAATGACGAGGTTTTGCATGAAAATGAAAAAGTGTAAGGAGAGAATTAAGTTGATTGATATATACAATAGAATTCGATCAAAAGAATATAATAGACAACGGGAAGCAAGCTAGGGAATCGCTTGAATTTAGATTATAGTTCTTTTGTTCTATGTATATATCAATCCTGAGCATATAAAACGTGTGAGGGAGGATTATATGCATCACTATAATGTTATTTACTTTTCAAATGTTATATGCGAATTTATCAATTCATTATAATGCTTGCTGGATTCAATCATCGTATTTTCATAAGGAATGATAAATTTAATCTCTCCTTCTATTTCATCATAGATGGCTGTAACAGTAGATACATGAACAGTCGATTTACTCATATTGGCTAAAGTATTCATAATATCATATGCCTTAGCATATTCTTCATCTATAAGTTTATTATAAAAAATATAAGCATTATGAACTTTATTATGGTCAAATACTTGGAAGCATCCGATATTCTTCATCTTACCTTGTTCTATAATCAGATTACTAAGTTCTTTTGTTATATAAAACTCAGGAACATGATCTTTTACATTTTTTGATGTAAAATTGGCGACATTAAAATCAATAAGAAGATTAATAACACGATTAAATGCAGCAGATATAGTTATATTGATAATAGACAGATCATCTATACAGCTTCCATCTTTAATATTAATTGTTTTGCAGAATTTTTCATCACAGATTCCATTGATTAAATTCATTGTAGGTTCACCTTCCTGAGAGATAAAATAGATAGTATTACTATGAAGTTTAAAAAATAATAAAAAATAAAAGAGAGTCTTAATGACTCTCTGATATTTTACCACTGAATATCGTTGATGGTACACATCACGATAACCAGCAGCATAAGTGGATATGCATACACATTTTTAATCTGTGTCTTACCATTCTCATCTTCATAGAACGGTTTCCACCATTTCCAAGATTTTCTACGATAATATTTTTCGTCCATTTTAAATTCGCTCCTTTTGAAATAATAAAATTATCCGACTTTCCAATTCTTTCTTAACTTAGTTATTTCTTCTCTTAAAGAAATAGCTTTAGCTGACATAGGATGAGCATGAAGCCGATTAATCAGTTTCAAATATTCATCCTCTTTAGAATGAATATAATCTTCCATCTCAGTTTTAACCGATAATACCGGAACACCTTCTCTAATAACTAACATTGTCATTCTCCTTCCTGATACTTTCCGTATCATAGAAAATATATAGATTAATATTTACTTTCACTCATATAGTATATAAGTTAAAATAAATTAGATTACAATTTTAGATTTTGTATAACTAGTTAGTAAGAAATCATGTAGTTTAGCTGCGAATGATTTCTTGAGATATACTTATCGTGCTATGATAAGAGTATATCTTGTGCTTTGACAAGATTACTTAACAAGGTAATCTTGAAAGCGAGAATACACTCGTGATTATCTGGCATATCTTTAATCAATTTTAGATTTTCTAAAGCGTCTTTCAGATATCCAGAAAACCAAAGAGCATATTCTTTGGAATTAATGTCTTTAGTAATCATACGTATTCTCCTTTCAGACTTATAAGATTACACAGCTATAAAATCTTATAAGTTATATTTGATATGGGAGAGATAGCTGGTAACTGTCTCTTCCCTCTATCAAATATATAATATATGATTTAGAAAATCTTAGATTACAAAAAACAAAAGTGTATCCCATAGACCATATGGTCTATGGGAATTATTTGTAAGTTATTATTTCAACCAGCTGGGAGCCGGAGCAAATACTTTAACACTTTCATATGCTTTCACATATGTTCTTCCGGAACTATAAATCTTAGTTCCATCTTTCTTTACTTCAACAACCTGCGGGAATGTTCTTTCTCCAGCAGGAATTTCTTTAAGAGCCACCGATACATTAGACTTTTCTCTTCCACCAAGAGGAAGTTTACGTCCTGTATGGATATAGGTATTAATAAATTCTTTGCTAAATTCAATCAAAGCTTCTGCTTCACTCTTTTTGAATTCATGTTCTCTCATTAAGCTCTGTGCTTCTGCCATTGGGATCTTTGCCGCTGAACTCATAACAGATGCGCACATTTCTCTAATTTTAGTAGATGGGTTGTATGTAGATTCTTTACCACTTACCCCATATAGGTCTACTTTGTAGGTTGTGTCATTCATCATTGCACGCATAACTCTGATTTCATCCTTATGAGATGCTGTGCAAGTTGTTCCTTTATTGATGATTTTTAACAACTCTGCTACTTTCTCCATTTATAAAATCCTCCTAACTTTATAAACACAAATCATAGAATTATGATTTAGTTTTATCTAATTTAGTTTTTACCATATCATCAACGATGGTAATAGCATTCATTAGTTTTCTCTTTGTATGGATATATCTATATAGATAATCTTTTAATTCTTCTCTGGAGTATTTAGAAATTGTCTCTAAGAATTCTTCTTTTTTCATAGTTATCACCTATCCTATTACTATCTAAGTTCGTTGAGATATAACTTTTAAATTCTCAAAACGACAGCTTACAATGTAGTTATCGAACACTTATATAAATTTTCATATTATTTTCAAATGAAAGGATATGTGCTATATGGCAACATCTATTGAAAAACTTGTTCCTCTTCGTTTGATGAAGACCAAACTTAAATACCCTACAGATCTTAAAGATCGTTATAAGGGTAGTGTTGTCTTCTTACTGACAAAATCTATAGATGGTTCTATAGACTTCTTAAATACCAATCAATTCTTAGTGAATAATAAAACGTTCTTGTCTTATTATATAGAGAAAGACTATACGTTCTATTTAGAATCTGCCGAAGAACCAAGAGATCATATGGTTGATTCTGTATTAGAATCCTCTATGGGAGAACTCAATACTCAATATAATAATATATATGTGAAATCTGATTCAGCTACCTCTTTCTATCCAGATGCAGTACAATTGATTGCTATGAATGAAGATTTCGGAATTAATCAGAATTACCCCAATATATTTAGACGATTCTTATATAACGAACGCATCAAAAATCAAAAAGAAGCTATGACTCTTTATAAGAAGATCAAAACATCTATTGATTGGATTAAGTATACATATATCAATCTTTCTATTTATAAAAGAAAGAACTTAATTGTTGATTGGTCATATTATGCAAATCTGTTCTTTAAGAATAACGAATTATATATCAGAGATAAAGGAATTGATCTGCTGCATCATATGATGACAAGATATCTGAATGATGCTAGATTAACTAATGAAGGATATAGCAGAAAAACAGTTATTATTCCAGTCAACGAATGGTGCAATGGAATTGAAGATAAAGTATTATTTGACTTTACTAAAAATATCAATCCATTCTCTATGATATTCCGTTTAACCAAGCAAAAGAAAATATTCCCAAATGAATGGGAAGGAATTGATTTTATTGTTTGCTCTAAGAATGCATACTTTAAAATAGACTTAAATAATTTCAGTATCAAAGAACTGGTTAGGTTTGTGTACTTAACCAAGAAGTTAATTGCTAATGAAATCGCTGATGCAGATACAACAGATGATGAAGAAACCATTGTAACTTCTGGATTAACCCAGAATAAAGAATTATCCGGTAAAGATACAGAATATGTAACAGTCAAAGTTTCTGATGATAAAAAGAAAGAAGAAATCACTGACGTTGCTCCAGAGCATAAAGAACCTATCGTTAATCCCGATGAAGACTGGTTAAAATCTGTCGTTGCTGATTTAGATGAGAATTCTAAAGATACGGTCAAGATCAATGAAGCTAGACAAAAACGTATGGAAGAATTAGATAAGACATACGATAATACAGAAATTCATGGCAAGAACGTTAAAACAATCTTAGAGAACTATTATACCAAAGACAGATCCTTAAAGTCCGAACCTATTCCAATTGACTCTATCAATGAAGAATGGAAAAATATATCTTCATTAAATTTAGAGAAGTCATATGATATTGATGAAGATATTGTTGCTATTCTTAAATCATTCCGATATAAATCCAGACCATTATCTATTGTATCTATGAAGATGGAAGATACTTCGACCAATATGGACTATGTCAATACATTGACCGTGGTAATGGAAGATGCTTATGGAACTAGATCTACTATTAAATTGGATATTCCTAAGTTTATCAATCATCGGTTTATGAAACTAAGAGGAAACTTAAAAACTATTGCTGGTCAGTTAATCTTAATGCCTATTATTAAAACAGACGAAGATACAGCACAGATTGTTACCTCTTATCATAAGATCTTTATTTACAGAATCAATCCATCTAATGGTTCTAAATCAACAAAAGGTGTATCTAAGTTAACCAAAGCTCTTAGTAAGCTGAATACGATAACTTCTAAACTGGAAGTATTTGAAGGAGATAATAGTTTTATCTGTTCTAAATATGAATTACCAATCGAATATAGAGATTTGGCTGGTTTGTATTCCAGAATTAATTTAGGAGATGGAAGTTATGTAACGTTTGATTATGATAAAGCATTACAGCTTCCTACTGATAATAAATACGATCAAGCAAAGCATATTATATTTGGCTTTGATAATAAAACTAAGAAAGCAGTATATGGAGATAAAGAAAGATTATCTTTTGATATTGGAAATTTCTTAGCTTCTAAAGATAAAGCTTTTGGCGATCTCTATGTAAGTACAGTACCGTCTAATAAACTTTCTTATTCTGAAGCATCCATTATGAATACAGATATTCCTGTAATTATTTTGATGGCTTTTAGTGAAGGTTTACAGAAAGCGATGGATAAATCTAAGATTAAATATCGCTTCTCTGAAAAGAGACCAAAAGCAACAGATACAGAATCTGTTATTCGTTTTTCTGATGGATACATCATATACAATGATGAACACCCAGAAGATTCTCTCTTAATGACTGGATTGACTAAATGTGATTTGAGTTCCTATTCTATTAAAGATATTAATAGCAAATCTATGTGGTTAGATATCTTGGATGACTTTGGTGGACGTATCAAAGCAGATGGATTGGATAACTTCTATGATTGCGAATTTGATCCTATGTCTATCGATATCTGTAAGAGAAAGAAAATTCCCTATGATTATATAGAAGCTTTAGCCTATGCCAATAAACTCTTAGCTTCTACAGAATATAACAAGCATGCTGATATTTCTGGAAATAGAATTAGAACTAATGAAATCTTAGCAGGATACTTATATCAAGTATTGGCTAATGCTTATGGTGATTATGCTAGCAAATCTAAGAGAGTTGGTAAAGGGGTTAAACTCTCTATTAAACAATCAGCACTAATAGATGCTCTTATGAAAGATCCAGGATTCTCTGATCTATCTGTATCTTCTCCATTATTGGAAGCAGAAGCTGCTACATCTGCATCATTCAAGGGGCTATCTGGTATGAATGCTGATAGAGCATATACATTAGACAAGCGAGTATACGATGAATCTATGCTTGGTATTCTGGGAGCATCTACAGGGTTTGCGGGTAATGTTGGTATTACCAGACCAATGACTATCAATGCGTCTATTCAGAATAGCAGAGGATTAATGGATCCTAAAAAGCCAAAAGATCTGAACACATTAAATACGTTAACTATATATGAAGCATTAACTCCTTATGCCACTACTCATGATGATCCTATTCGTACAGCTATGGGATTTGTTCAGACAGTTAAACATCAGATGAGAGTTAAGTCTTCTTCTCCTAGTTTAATTACATACGGCATGGATGAAGCTCTTCCTTACTTTACAACCGATATCTTCTCCCATAAATTCAAAGGAGTTAAAGGTAAAGTATTAGACGTCAATGATGAATTTATTATCTATGAAACTATTGATGAAGATGGAAATAAATCAAAAGAATTTGTTGATTTGTCCGATCATACAATGAAAAACTCAGATGGTGGTTTCTATGTCACAGTCAAATTAAAACCGCAGGTTAAGAAGGGTCAAACACTAAAGAAGAATGATATCTTAGCCTATGACCCAACTTCATATTCTCCCACTGTAGCTTCTGATAAGAATTCTAAAAATATTGCTTATAATGCAGGTACATTAGCAAAGATTGCTATTATGTGTACTGATGAAGCCTATGAAGATTCTTCTATCATCAATACAAGATTAGTAGATGCATTAACTTCATTCTATGTGGTAGAAAAATTATGTTCTTTAGATGCACACTCTAATGTATTCTCTTTAGCAGAAATTGGTAAACCTATTCAAGAAGGATCTCCTTTAATTGTATTCCAGAATGCATTTGAAGAAGAAGATGCCAATAAACTTCTTAAGAATATCAATGATGAAGAATTAGATGCTATTACAGATTTTGGTCGTATTCAAGTTCGTTCTAAATTAACTGGTATATTACAAGATATCAAGATTAGAAGAACATGTGAACTTTCTGATCTGTCTCCATCATTAAAGAAGATTGTTACTCAATATGAAAATAGTATCAAAGCTAAAAAGAAAAAATTATTATCTGCTGGAGTCAATCCAATAGAAGTAGAATCTATGTTGGAATCTACTGAAAAGATGCTTCCTGAGGGTAAACTGAAAAATACACCAAATGGCGTTATGTTTGAATTCTATATCAAATGTAGAGATAAAATGGGTGTAGGAGATAAGTTAACTTATAATACAGCCATCAAAGGGGTTGTTAAGGATATTATACCAGATGGTAAAGATCCTTATACAGATTTCAGAAAGAATGAACCCATTGATGCTTTATTGACTTCTGCATCTGTTAATGCTCGTATGGTTCCCTCTGTTATGATCTCTGGAGCTTTGAATAAAGTCTTGATTGAATTATCCAGACAGTGTAAAGAAAAGTTAGGTATTCAGTGGACTAACTTAGAAAACAAAAACAATTTGGATTAATACATTTAAATAACCAACTGAAGATAGCGAGTTTCTTAGGGTATACGGAATATTCCGTATACCCATTCGCTCGTCAAAAGGCTGCATTTCATTTCTAACATATTAGTAAAGGCTTTTGTATCTCTGTTCATACTCCGTCCATAATATGAATATATACAATTGTCTAAAATTTCATAAATTTCCTCTTCTTGAAAAATTTGTTTTCTCCTTATAATTCACTGTACTTTCTCCGGTACAGTGAATTATACCGCTAATATTACAATAAAAGATCCCATAGCTCATAGGAGCTATGGGACTTATCTATTTAACAAGTACGATAATTGCTCCTACAATAAATACAGAGCATATTAATCCTGCCATATATTCAGGCATAACAACCCCTAAGATTATATTCATAAATACAGATGCCAGAATAACAACTACACATAGTAATATCTTTATGATATTTCCTATTCCCATAATTTACCACCACACTTCATGATATCATAAAATGCATACAATGAGCTAACTAAGTAAACGATAAATAAACATCCCGCAATTCCATATCTGTCATACGTTAAGCAATATGCAGAGCAACTTCCACATATTATGGACAATAGAATGCAAAGTATGCTAACTAATATTCTGCAATGCATAATTTTATAACCTCCTTAACCTATCCAGTTATAAAGTATATATAACAATAATCCGAAGATCATACAAGCACAGTATTCATTCGTATATTTATTATTCATCATAATAAAAATCTCCTTATGATTACATAGAAATATTCAGAGCAATATAGTGTTCGGATATTGTCTATAAGAAAATGGACGGGCTACGAGGGTTATAAAAAATAAAAAATAAAGAGCTATTAATAGCTCTTTATTTTTTCTTAGCGAAACAGATCAATTACAATAAATAGAGATATAATTGCTGCCTTCAAACCTAGAACAATACAAGCCGCCCAATCACCAAGTTTACACAAAGCATTAATACCTGACTTATGAGCTTGGTCATAGAAATGAACCATCCAATCCAGATCGATTAATACGATTGCAATTAAAACAAAATACTGCCACCATTTCATTTTTAAGTCCTCCTTTTGACTTGTTACTATTAGATGATATGACTTATCATCTCTTATTCATCTCTATAATATATAATTTATCAAAAGTTAGATTACAAAATGTCTATGATACCATATAAGATTATTTAAAGAGTATATCTTCTAATAAAACGCCATTAATAATATCATATGCCATAATAGCCCACATAATAGCTAAGATGGCTACAAAGATATAACTCATCTTCTTTTTCATTGTATGTACTCCTTTTATGAAATTTTATACTAAAAAGTATTTGTTTCTGTCATGATATTTTCTATATGAATCTTTAGATTATTTGTCAATTCATCATAAGTAAAGTAAAATAGATATCCATTTCTGGTAAAGAATTTAAAATTCTCTATATGCGCATGAGCGATATAAACGTCATTAAAATCCTTCACATCAGATTCTCTTAATTTAAAATGAGAAAAAAGCTCTCTAATTCTTTCGAAATCTTCCTTAGTTGTAAATCTTTCGATAATATGCATCCCAAACCCCTTATATCCGATAGGTTTGAACACCCCATCATCGTCAAATTCGATTCTATACACTTCTCCCGTGTACTTATACGTGGGCAGCACAGATTTCTCTATTAAATCGTAAAAATGGTGAATTTCGGAATGATCATCACTATGAAGAAGTTCATCTAAAAGATCGGACGTTAATATATCATATGAGTTTATTACAACCTCATTCATGATATTCTCCAATAAATCGTCAGACTTTACGAAATGAAAATCTTCATCAAAGTTTCCATTCTCTATATTTCTTTCTTTTTCTATATAAGGCGGAATGGTATAAAACTCCATTTCATTTTCGGAATCATATAAAATATCCCAAGTTCTATTACTATAAATGGCCGTTATGACTATACTAAACTCTTCTTTATATTTCTCATATCCATTCATCAATGTAAAAAAATCCGGAATGCTATAAGAAAAAAGCACAATATGATCTTCTTTATAATTTTCGGAACGAAAGATATCTTCCAATTTATTCATAAGATCAAAATATGTAACGCATATATCATATACTTTTCCAAGTCTATTAAGAACTAACTTATTATTTTCAAAAAATTTCGGTAATACAAAAAGCTCAATCTTAGTCATCATAGTTCTCCTTTTATAAAAAACGCAAGATAATCATTCTAAAAAGCTTAGAATGATTATTCAAGTGTCATCATATCTTCCAAGATTAAAAAAAACGCCATGTGATTTCTCCATAAATTATAAAGGAGTTTCATATATTTATTATTCGCAATATTCAAAAATTCGGAAAGGCGATAGTCTTCCTATAGTTTTTCGGAACGTTTTAAACTTTCGAAAATTTCGAATATCTAGCTAACGCCTTTACGAAGTATATGGGGCTATCGCCCATATACTTCTAAAACATATCTCTTATATCTTTTAATTTTATTCTTTATTACAGCGCTCCGCTCCCTCTTCGTAGTTGGATAGCGGAACGCTTATATTAAATGGAACTCTATATGCTTTCTTTATAATTTTTATAATAATTTTAAATTTCCAAGTAATTCTTTTAAAACTTGGAATAATTACTACTTCTATTTATCTTGGAAAATGTATACTAACTTCGTTATTTCTGTTGGAATAAGAATATACTCCCGATTTTTAAATAATTTCTTTAATTTTTCTTTTTTTTTTAATTTATTGGTAAATTTTAAATTTGTATTTTAATTTTAAAATTGATACAACATATTTGTAATTTTGAAAATTTTGCTAAAGACTATAATGGCCATAAGACCTCTATAGGCTCAACGGAATACCACGTACATTAAATACCGAATCACTCGCCTACGGCTAACTACAGATAAAGCTCAGCATCGCGCAATCCGCTTCCCTGCTCCTTGTCGCTCTGCCATATGGTTTCGTTCCGGACTTCCCCTGAAACATATCCTCGCTGCCTCGCTCGGATACCCGTCCTACACTCAACTACCCTCCGGGGGAGGGGGTTTTTAGGGGGAGGGGGAAAATTTTTTAAAATTAAAATATAACTAAACATATTTTAAGTCGATTTTTGATAATTTTTGAAAAATATACGCAAATTGACATCTGAGTATAGACTCAGATGTGATTTCTATTGTCAAAGGAGGAATTGATAGTATATGAAAAGCTTGTTGATAGGATTTGAGGGATTAGATGCTAGTTATAAGCATACCAATGCAGAAGCATTGTATGATCATTTAACGGATGTATACGATAAAGATATTAGAGTAGATCATTTAAAAATAGAATTGGTTTCTTTTCCAAGATATAAACATGCCTCTTCCTGGTTTGTCAGAGAATATCTAAACGGTCATTACAATCGTTTTATGATGGATTATGATCAAGTTGTGTTTCCTAGACAATCTAAGCTGAAACAAGTATCTATGTTTTTCTTAGCTGATATGATTGACTGGTATAGCGATGCATTAAGACGAGGGTTATTTATTAAGAATCATATTATTATCTTTGATCGCTATATATATTCTATGATGTATTACTTAATTCCAGAAATCTATGCTAAGAAAGAACATCATTATCAAAATTACTTCGAACGATACTTACATACTATCAGAGACAATCCAATGTATGAAGTATTGCCTAAGGTAGATATATTATTGAAAATGATTACATCTCCTGATGCTATAGAAAAAGGAATCAATAAACGGGGAAGAATCAAAGATAGATATGAAAAGAACCTACAGTATCTGAAAGACGTCAATACATTCTTCAATGGATTAGATTTAAAAGAAGATCTGAATAATAAGAATTATAAAGGATTGAAACACCAATTCGAAATCGATACGGTGGATAAAGACCCAGAAACTATATTTAACGATATATTAAAGAAGATCCATCCGATAGTCAATCGATTTGATAAACGAAAGTGGTGATAAAATATGGAAGAACAAGATAGACCTTGTATAGGATTAATATTTGATGCAAGTTTTTTAATATGGGATGTATTAATTCCTATGGGAATTATTTATACTATATTAAACAGAAATCGGAATGCTAAGTTTGTATATGGCGGATTACCAAGACTCTGTATGCATGTAGAAGATTATGCACAAAGTTTAAATATTCCAAAAGATCGATTGATTAAATTAGAAATGGATACTTGTGTTAAGAGACATCTGCTCACTCAAACAAAAGAAGCAGAATGGTTTTCTCAATTATTGGCTTATCATCCTGGAAGAATATATTGCTTTAGGGATAATACACATTCTAATGCAACAGGTGTAATGGTTATGCATGCTGTACGTCAGAATATTCCTGTTATAGAGATAGACAATCATGGTAATAAGAGACAGATAACTAAAAATGCTCCCAGCGATCTCAATATTATTTATGCTCGTAAAGCAGGAAGGATTCCATACGATGTTTAATCCAATGAAATTAAAAGAAGTTTTTCATAAGAAACCATCCGATCAAGATATAATCAATGCTGTTCATGCTGATGAATCAAATATGTTCTTTGAAGTATTGAGTATTTCTGATTCTGCTTACTTATGTTCTACTGGAGCTAAGACATGTTATAATCTAGAAACAGCTAAAGAATATACAAAGAACTTAGAACATATCGCTAGAATTATGGGATATGGTCATGACTCTATAACTGCTCATTCCAATATGATCATTAAACTGAATATAGAAGCAGATGATAGAGAACATATGAATTTATTACCAGTTCTATTTGCATTACCAGCTATGAAGTATATGAATATTGCTATTCTTCCATATAAGGAAGATTTACCAGGAACCAGACACAGTATTCAATTATTGATTTCTGGGTCTGTTAGAGCATTTAGATACTTCATACAGAAGTTTAACGATACATATATAGAAAATAATGGGTATAATACTGATCTCTATGAAGTTATGAAGCAGTGTATCTATCAGTCTTTTGAAAAAGAATTCTTTATTGATTTCATTAAGGCTGGCATATTAGATGAGAAGCAGTTTGTTTATAAAGCACAAATGAAATTGATTGTGTCTGAAGATGAACATGGAGATGAAGTGGCTGATGTAGGAACAGAAGCAGTTCATCAACCTGTATTGTCTACAAATATGGTAGATATATTATATAGAGATAATATCTATGAATTATATTCTCATCTTTTATCCAATGGAGCAGATCCAGATAGATTATTAGATTGCTTATTAGAAACCTGTATCGTTACCTTAAGATTAAAGAATTACTCCAGAGCTATATCTCAGCAGATCAATAGACATCAATCTGGTATATCTCAAGAATCTCAGAGATATGTAAACTATAGTGAATCTCAGTTTATTGATCCTTTACATTTCCATGATAATATAGAAGATCAGAATAAAGAATATTCTATTGATTTTATGGGGTCTACATTTAAAGGAACCATGAAAGAATTGGGACAGTCTCTGATTGCTATTTATCCACAGTTGAAAGAACAGGGATTGCAGAATCAGGATGCTCGAGCCATTCTGCCTATGAATTCTGAAACTAAAACAATTCATACATTTACCTATAAGAATTTACTTCATTTTATTAAATTAAGAGATTCTCAATTTGCTCAGCAGGAAGTTAGGCAAATAGCCAGAGATATGAAACTACTCTTATTTAATAAGGATGAATATACTTCTATGGAATCTACAGTAGATAGAGATTTCTTAAATTCTAAAATGCTAGAATTAACCAACCATAAATAATCAAAGTTTATATAGCTTTACACATAGTAGTAATGAAATTTACAAGATGCTTTAAACTATTTTTTAAACTATAAGGAGAACTAGTATGCACAATATCAAAAGATTTGCTGATTTTTCTAAAGCTGTTGAAGAAATTATGAGTATTGTACCTGGTCTGACCTTCTTTTTTACACACACAGATGAAGATGGCCAGCAGTCTGATTTATGTAAAGAACCAGATCAGGTTGTTCGAAATATATTTAATGATATTATGTCGGATTATCCTTCCATACAGGATTTAGAATATCCAAGAACAGTAGCCTTCTCTATCTCTGCTGATGAGGTTGGCTATAAAACAAGAGGTCCTATAGCATTTGGATGGAGAAATATCATTTCAGATCATAATACGTTGGAATATAGTTTTCGAATCAGTATATTCAGCAATAGCTTGGGAGCTAAACATTTAGAAGCAGAGCTGAATAAGTTAGGATGGGTCCAGAAACCATATACGCATTTAGTACATGCCTCCAAATCCCATAGTGAAAAGAAAAGCAAATCTCAGATTCATGCAGAAAAGTCTGCTCAATAGTTATTCATTATTTCCAACTATAAATACACCATATTTTTAAGCATCTTGTAATTCATCGCATAATAAAGTCTTGATATATGAGTGACCGAATGATTTCATTGGCATTAACAACTTAAGAATCCTATATTTCAGGATTTTATTATGAAGGAATAGAATTCAGACTGTAGCATATGCTACAGTCTGCTATTTCATCGAAACATCATATTACAAAGGAAGGTGAATAGTATGGCTCAAAACCCAGATTATAACAAGCCTACAAATAATCCTAAAGTAGAAGAGATAGATATTACATCTATTCCTGAATTTGATATAAAAGATTGGGATTTAGATAACCCCAAAGCTTATTTGCGCTTTATTACAAGAATTGAACGTATTTGTAGAAATTCGTTTGAATATAAGCAGTTCATTAATTTCTTAAGAGATAATGCTGGATTTAACAAATGCAGTATTATGGAAAACGTATCAAATGAAGAAAATAGAGCAATCAAAATTCACGTTCATCATTATCCGTTAACATTATATGATATTGTATGGACTATTGCAAATAAACATAAGATGAATCACGAATCTATGGATGAAGATATGATTGCTAAAGAAGTAATGTATAATCATTATACTCTTCATGTAGGGTTGATTCCATTATCAGAATCGGTTCATGAGATGAATCATAATAGTAGAATCTTTATTCCTACATGGGCTGTTTTAGGAAAATGGAGAACATTTGTAGAAGAATATAAACAATATATGTCATCCGATACTCTATCTAACTTAGAGAAGTTAGATGAGCTGAGCCAAAAATATAATCATGCAGACAATACCGAGATACTGGATTCTGGATATGTTCGTCTCAAGATTGACGATCCAGATTATCAAGCAACTACAAAAGAACTTTATGATCATATTAACAAAACTTTAGATGAAATTAAATCTAAACAAAAACAATGATAAATCTGAGACTACTTGCGTAGTCTCAGAAATTTATGTTCTAAACTAACATATTTAGATGTGTTTAGGATATATAAAAATAAGTATTAGACGTTTATATACTGTCTCTCGTATAGATATATGATATATAGAAAATATCCTTTTGTAATCTAATATTTTTGAAATTATATATTATAGAGATGAAATAAGGGAAGTAGGGAATATCGTTATTGGTGCCTCCGTCGCCAATACAATCAGGCCTATGAAACTTATTTCACGCTCCTTAAAGAGATTATGGAGAATTGTATTATATCGGATACCTTTCGTCGTGGGTAATAACTGGTATAAGACAGTTCTCTATAATCTCAACTAATTTATATATTTCACAAAAATTATTTTTATATATCAAAAAGGAGAAGTATTATGAGTTTCAGTACTGAATGGGTAGTTAGATATCTAGTATCTGTATGTATAGCATGTGTGTTATTTGCTATTCCATTTATGATTGAAGTATGGGTTTTACGATATTTCTTTCGATAAAATAAAAGAGTGTAATCTCTTTTATTTTTTTGTCTAAAACTCTATACTTACAAGCCAGAACATACCATTAAACGTTCATATATGAAAGGAGGAATCATTTTGCCAAAATTACCTATAGTAAAAAATTACTTAAAGAATGTAGCTAAATCTGTTAAGTATGTAGCCATTAATGAAGTACGAGATGCATTTCCAATGCCATTCAGTATGGCAGAAGCAAATGCCGATCTAACTCATGAAGCCAGAGCTATGTTCAGAAATAAAGGTAATATCAAAAGAGTACAAAACCAATTCTTACAGAGTGATGTATTTAAAGCTGGTAATGAAATTTACAGAAACAGCATGAGCTCTATTAAGACTGGTAAATTCTATGATAAAGCCAGATCTGATAAAGCGGATAATGCATTCTTTAAGAAAATGATGGGTGGAGAAGATTTTGATTTTGATTTGAGCGAAGATATCAATGATGTTGATACTGAATCTCAAGATGATACTCAGGCTTCTCTGGACAGTTTAGGTGATGATTTAGATAATCTTGGATTAGGAATTGATTCCAGCTTAAAGACAACTGCATCTGCTATTTCTGCTACTGTTATGGATAGTGCTAAGTATACTTCTGAAACAGTGAAGAATACAGCAGCTATTTCTTATATGCAGTCTTTAAGAACGATGAAAGTATTAGAAGCGGGATTTTCTTCCGTCAGTGCCGGAATGAAAAATATCATTAAATTTCAGAATGAACGCTTAAATACACATATCCAGAATGCAACCAAATTCTTTGATACCTCTACCAATCTTTTAACAGAGCAGAATGCTATGATGAAAGAAATGCTGGAGATGCAAAGAAATCTCTATAATTCAACTAGGAATGGAAATATTAATAGAAGAGAATCTCATAATGCATATAATGATATTATGGGATTTGGTGGCGCTTTTGATGTCAAAAACTATCTGAAAAATGTCAAATCTAATATGACTAATTCTGCCGAATTCTCTCCTTTCCAAATGTTATGGGATATGAAAGATCTACTGGTAGCAAATCCATTAGAATTTGTTATATCTGGTACATTGATCAATTTAATGGGTGGAGATAAGGTTAAGCGACAATTAGGCAAACTTCAAAAGACTATGAGTGGTTTATTTGGTCATTTCTTAAACCAGATGGATAAATGGTCTAATGAAGGCGGTATTAAAGGTTTCATAGGTTCTATATTAGGAGTTAATCAATCTGAGAAAGCCAGAGTTGACACAGCAAATTTTGAACGTGGAGCTATGCAATTTAATGGTATTGCTCAGAAAGCGATCACTGATGTAATTCCAGGATATTTAGCTAGAATCGAATCTGCTTTAACCGGTCAAGAAGAACGTTTCTATGATATGAAGACTGGTCGGTGGACAAATGTATCTGGAATACGTAAACAGTTTAATTCTAGATATCATTCATCTGATAATGCTGGTATGGATGAGATTACCAATGTATTTAAGAAAGTATTGAGCAATACAGATCTTAAGAATATCAATGGTAATTCTTATTCTCAGGAAGAAGTTTCTAAAATTGTTAATGTAGTCTTAAATGGTATATTGAAAAATAATGGTTCTTATAAAGACTTCGATAATGCCAAAGACTTCTTTAAACAGTTCGGATATACAACAGGAAATTCTAAGAGAGATAATAACCTGGAAGATTTTATCAGAGCGATTGCTATTAACTTAAATCATTCTACCCGAGCTGGGTTGGTTCATGATATCCGATCTGCTAAAGGTGCTAAGAATAACTTAGCCAATGATATCTCTAATGATCCATATGATTTGATGAGAAAACTTATGGATAATGGATTGGGCGGATGGAGATATGCAGATCGAGCCGTTGATGATTTATCTTATGGATATACTGATGCATATGAAGAACGTATGTATAGTGGTGGAACTGGTGGTAGAGGGCGTCGTAATAAAAGAAAAGCACAAAAATTATCTCCTGGACCTTCAGTAACCACTAAATATGTGGCTCCAACTTCTGTAAAGAAAAACGACTTCAATGTATTTGCTACATTTGATATAGATGATATTAATGCATTCCCAGAAGGCAGAGATCTAATCAAATATATAACGGATCTGGATCATGTAAGTTCTATTAGCGGTATGAATAAATCTGTAATCAATTTCATCAATAAGATTACAGAATTTGGTATATCTAGCTTTCCTAATAATTCTTTTGAAGAACTGATTTATTATGTATTAAATGGTGGAGATGAAAGCTTTAAAGCTATAAGAAAAGCAGCGACATCATTTTATGCTTTACCTATTCCGGTCAGAGTATTCTTAGAAGAATTGTACTATAAGATTCATCCTAAAGATAAGATCACCTCCAGTGAAATGGCAGCTAAAGAAGCCGCTAAGGATGATTATGAAGAAAATAGTGGTAAAACTTTAGGAGACTATAAAGGTAATGGTTTCTTAGATAAGTTAAAACGTGCAAAAGGCTTAGATAAGTTTGGTGTCATCAAAGCATATACACAAGACTTAGCTAAAACTCCAATGCATGCTATGGCTGGCATTATCGCTAAAGTAGACAGCTTAATTTATACAGCATTCTTTGGGGATAAAAGAGTCAAAGATGCTAATGGAAAAGAAATCACCGGATTCATTCAACGTATTGGTTACGAAATCGGTACTACCTTTACTAAAGCTAGAGACTGGTTGAAAGAGAAACTGTTTGGAGAAGGCTTCGGACGTAAGTTTAGAGAAGGAGCTACACAGTTTGGTCAAAGAATGTTCTCTGGAATTAAGAGTTCTTTAGGATCATTCTATAATGAAGTTGTAGGTTCTGAGAATGCTGCCGACGATGCAATCAGCAATCAGGATGCTTCCAAAATCAATCTTCCTGGGAAAGCAAAAGGTATGGGATATGTTCCCCATACTGGATTATATATGCTTTCCAGAGGCGAAGCTGTTGTACCATCTAAAGACAATCCAGATAATCCATTTAGAGGCTCTGCTTCTATAGCCAGAGATATGGCTAATGAAAAAGCGGTTGGGGCCAGCATGGGCATTAATGTTGTTCATGGATATGGTAAAGGAACTGGAAAACGTAAATTAGCTAAAGCTAAAAAGTTATCTAGTGCTGATACAGAAATCCATGCTACCAATGTAGTTGTTTCTGCAGATGGAGAAGGATCTTCTGAAGAAAATAAGAGTATATATAGTAAAGCTTGGGAATCTTTAAAGAAACAATATCCTGCTGCTCTTGGTGAAGGTACAGCAACAGCTTTAGTGGGTGGATTAATTGGTGGTCCATTTGGATTATTGATTGGCGCCGGACTAGGTGCTGCTAATAATATACTGAAAAGTAATGAAGCAGCTAGTGAATTGCTATTTGGAGATACTAAGAAACTTAGCATATATGGTAGAATAGGAGGAGGATTAACTAAACTTCTTCCTAAATCTATGCTTGCTAAAATAGAAAAAACTAAGAAAACAGCTACCGATATGAAGAACTTTGGTATTGGTGGTGGTGTACTTGGATTGGCCTCTGCTGCTCTTGGTGGACCGGTAGGTTTACTTGGTGGTATGATGATTGGTGGAGCTGTAGGTTGGCTTCGTAACAATGCAGAATACCAAAATAAAATGTTTGGCAGAACTATATTCTCTAAAGATAAATTTAATTTATCTAAATGGCTAAAAGATCATCCTAAACTTAAGAAAATGGGTATAGGTGGTGTAGTAGGCGGATTTATTGGAGGACCATTTGGTATACTTGGCGGTATGGCTGCCGGTGCGGCTATAGACTACGCTTCTAATTCTACCAAATTTCAAGACTTCTTATTTGGACCTCGAAAAAAAGACGTTAATGGTAGAGATACTAATGAACGCGATTTCGAATCTGGGTTCTTAGGTAAGTCTTTGAATAAGATGATTGCTCCTATAAAAAGTTTTGGAGATAAATTTGCAGACTATGTTAGAGAAGGTTTTGTAGAACCTATGCAAAGAGCTATAGTTCCTGTGGGCAAAGTGATGCAAGTAGGAACTAAAAATGTATATAAACTAGTAGAAAGCGCAATGAGTACCGTATTTAGTCCTAAACTAAAATTACCATTCTGGAAAAACTTTGGTAGATGGATGGAAACTAATAAGAAATCTAAATTACTAACAGGTATGCTTGGTGGTGGTGCTGCCGGATATATGACTGGTGGACCATTAGGAGCTATTCTTGGTGGTGTATTAGGAGCCGGAGCTCATTATACTGGCGTAGATAAATGGTTAGTTAAAGCGGGAGCGTGGTTAGGAAAAGCTCCTGGAAAACTATTGGATAAAGGAACCAATCGTCTAAATAAATGGCTGATTAATAGCGGCAATGCAGATCATATGACTGCTAAAGAGCGCATTAATTTTATGGATACTCATGGGTATTCATATACAGGTGCTAAAGGTCAAGCTATGCAGTCTAATGATCGTCTTATGATGGATTCCTCTTTAGCTGAAATTAAAGTCATGAAAGATTATGTAGACTTAATTCAAATGGTTAAGTCTGGTAAGAAAATGACTAAAGAAAAAGTTGCTGCTAAAGTTATTAAGATGATCAAAGATTCTCCGTTAGACGATCCGAGTCAAAGAGAAATTGTTGATTTAATCAGAGGTATTCAGGAAAATTCTACAGATAAGGCAGCAATATCTGCTTCAGTATCCAGTATTATTGGAATTATTAATGAATCTGATATTCCCGATCATAAGAAACAAGATCTGATTTCTAAAGTACAAGATGTCGTTCCTTTGGTTGCTCAAATTGGAGCAGTATCTGAAGAAGCTAAGAAAAGAATATCTAATATTAAAGGAATAAAATATACAACTAAGAAAGGTAAGACTGGATATTTTAATTTGGATGCATATGAAGGTGATCTTAGTAAAGCATCTTCTTACCTGGAAAAAGAAGCTAAAGCCAAAATAGAAGCCGGAGACACCAAAGAAAATGATCCAGAAGTTATGCTTTTAGATGAGTCTAAGATTCAGAATCAATTAACCAGAGAATCTAATGATCTTTTAAGAGTTATTGCCCAATTAACTGCTGGAGAAAAAGTCGATCTGAATGGTGTTGGTAAATATAGTAGTTTTGGTTTAGCTACAAATGCATCTACATCTGGTGTAGAAAGTGGAACTAAAGTTAGATCTGATTTAGATGCTATTGGGCGTATGCAAACTGTTATTGACTTTAATAGAAAATTCAATACAGTCTTTGATGCTACAAATGATGATGTTTATAAAAAGCATTTCTCTAATAAAAATAATTTAGAGTTTGTTATGAATTATAGTGGTCATATATCACCACGTATGGCTAACTATATTCGTATGCTTCCTTCTAAAATTACTAAAGAAGAATTTGAAAGACTTGTATACATAGACAACCATACATCTATTTCAGAACAAAGTATGGATATGGTGGCCGCTGTTCTTCGTCTTAAAGATAGTGAATGGAAGAATAGAATTAAACCATTGGCAAAACATGGATTCCCATTAACTGGAAACTTACAGCAGATCATAGATATGGATAAAGAAGATTATGATCATATGCTGAAAGAATTTACAGTTGCTCATAAAGCTATAGAATCTACAGAACTTGGTAAAACAGTCACCCAAGAAGATTGGGTTAAGAATCATAAAGATATCAATCGTTTTAATACTGAGCAGCATAGTCGAATTACGTTATTCAATGATCAAAATTCTACTACAAAAACTGGATTAAGTGGAGCTGCGGCAGGTATGTTCTTAGATCCTACTGGCGTTTCTGCTGTAGCGGCTGCTGCTATGTATGCACTACAGAAAATTATGCCAAGTATGGATTTCTTCCAGACTCATAATGCTGGAGATCATGCACAAGAATTAGCAGAAACTATTAAGGGTAAAGCCAGAGGTGGATATATTTCTAAATCTGGTTTGTATATGCTATCTAAAGGTGAAGCTGTCCGAGGCTTTGCTGGCGGAACATCTACTGGTAAAGTCATTGAAATGGTTGATGGTCATCCTAAAGAATTTAAATATACATCTGAAGGCAGCTTAGAAGAAACAAATTCTAAGATGAATAAGGATGCTAATGAAGCTATTGCTAAGAAAGAATCTAAATGGGATGATGTACTTGGCTATTTTAAGATTAAGTATAAGACTCTTAAAGAAGAAACTAAAACTAAAGGCAGAAATTTATTGGGTAAAGCCAAAGGATTCCTAAAAGGTGGGTTGATGGGAGCTCTTGGAGATCTCTTCAGAGCTTTAGATCCTACTGGCGGACTAGCAACCGATGTACTTAGTTCTGCAGGAAGTTGGATGTGGCGCGGAGCTGGTAGATTAGCCAGAGGCGCCGGTCGATTTGTAAGCAAAGCTGCTAAATTCCTGCCAGGTAAACTTAGAGTACTTGGTGGAGTACTAGGCGGATTGGTTGGAGCTGGAGCAGAAGAAGCTGCTATTGCTAAAAAAGTAGAAGCAGCTGAAAATGCTGTTCCTGAATCCGCTGAAGAGCCTATTCAATCATTCATAGCTAAGAAATTGGCTGGTATTAGTGCAGGTATCATTGGATTGGCTGGAACTGTAGCTGGTGCCGGTAGTCTTGGTGGAGGCGGTCTCGGAGGAGCAGCAAACCTCGCTGCCGATGTAGCTATGACAACGGCCGGAAGTAAAGCTCTGTCCAAAGGAGCCAATGCAATTAAAACCAGTGCCAAAAAAGTCACCAGTACAGCTACTAAAGCCGCAACAGAAACTGCCGAACATACTGGATTCCTCGGTAAAGTGGCTGGATATGTCAGAAGCGGTTTGAGCAAAATCTTTGGTCTTGTTGCTAAACTTGTACCAGACAATGTTGCTAAAGTTCTTCCTAGATTAGGAGAAATAATTGGTAAAAAGATTATGAGTAAATCCGCTCTTCCTAGATTAGGCAAATTAATTGCTAAAATTGTTGGCGGAAGTATACCATACTTTAATGTAGCTGTTGGAGCATGGATAGCCGGTAGTGCTATATTAGATTATAACAATGGTTGTGATAAAGCTGAAGAAATTGCTGGAAGACCATCTGATGGTAGTGAAATAGGAGATGGTATAAAATGTATGTGTGGTATCTCCAATGCTATTTCAGAATTCCTTTGTGGTTTTATTTCTCCTCAAACAATCTTCCGTATGATGAATAGTATAGCTGGAACCGAAGCTAAAGACTATGTAGACCCAACCAACCCTAGTCAAGCTATAAAAGATAATCAAGATAATAAAGGTTGGGGAGAAACAATATTAGATAAAGCTAAAGAAATTGGATCAAATATGTATGATTCTGCTAAGAAAATGGTTAGCGGAGCATATAATTGGTTTAAAGATGGAGTTACTAATTTCTTTGGTGGAAATAAAGATACATCTAAACCGAGTACTGGTGGATTATATCCTGGCAGATCCCCATATTCTCATAATACTAAACCCGCATCCAGATTTGGAAAAAATATTCCAAATAGAGTTCCCTATGGCGTTGGTGGTGGAGAAGGAATGGATAATAAATCTGTTATTTGGAATTATCTCAAAGGACTTGGTTTAGGATCTAATGCCATTGCTGGTATTATGGGCAATATGGAAGCCGAATCTTCATTTGATCCCACAATTGTTCAAGGTGGTGGACACGCTCAGGAAATAACTGTTGATGGTAGTACCGGTTATGGCCTTTGCCAGTGGACATCTGCCGATAGACAGCAGGGTCTTGTAGATTATGCAAAATCAAAAAGAACTTCTACAAGCGATATTAAAACGCAGTTAGATTATATGCTTATGGAAGCTGAAAGAGATAATCCTGGCTTAATTCAAAGAATGAATGCGGCTAAGAGTCCTCACGATGCTGCTATCTTATTCCATAGAGAATTTGAACGTTCTGCTGATGATTTAGGAATGGAATCTCGTAGAGGTCGTATGGCCGAAGCTGTCGCTAACGATTTAGGCGGCGGTAATTTCTTCTCTGGCGCTTGGAAAGGAATCCAAAATGCATTAGGTTTTGGCAATAGTGGATCTTCACAAGGTCAGCAACAATCTGGAGATGGTGGCATCTTTGGAATGATCAATGATTGGTTCAAGCAACAGATGGGTCAATATGACTTCCTGTTTGGATCTGATTCTTCTGCTGGTGGTAGTAGAGGAGGCGGAAGCGGTGGTAATGGTGGTGGTGGTGGATCTTTTGGATCTCCGCTTGGAAACGCTGGAAATGTTGAAGGCGGTTCTGCATTATCATACGTTCTGAACGGAATCAAAGCACAGGATCCTGGTGCACAAATCACTGCTCCATATGCTGAAGCAAACCACTTTGGTCATGTTCATGGCGGTGTAGATATTGGTGCTGATGCTGGGACTAAGATTCCTTCACCAGTTAATGGCGTCGTTGTAGATAATAATAGAGTATCTGGAAGTGGATATGGTAATTATATTCAGATCAAAGATGATAAAGGAAACTTCCATTTATTCCCGCATATGGACGTTCCATCTACATTATCTGAAGGTACTCGAGTTCATGTTGGAGATTATGTAGGTACAATAGGATCTACTGGCAACTCTACAGGTCCTCATTTACATTATCAGATTGATCCTCCATCTAATGAAGGAGCTTCTTCTGGTGGAAAACATATTGATCCTGGTTCATACCCTGGACCAACTCCAAGTGCTAATCAGATGGCTATTGATCTTGGTGCTAATAAAGACTTAGATCGAGCTATTGGTGGACCTAATCCTGGAGATGAACTGAAAACAGATTATACAGATCAGTTAAATCAGGTTATCCAGTTATTAGGCGCTATCTTAGCAGCCATTCAGGCTACTGGTGGTGCTGGTAATCCAACTCTTGTTGCGGCTGGACCTGGTATTGATCAAGCAGTAACCAATAAGATTCTTTCCTCTACTCCAACACAAAGTATTGCAAAGATTCTTTCATCTATGATTGGTTTATCTAAACACTAATATACTATAATATGCTTGGGAAGCTCAAATATTTGAGCTTCCCAACATTATATTAATTTTTTACTGAGAGAAAAGAAAGGAGTAATCATGCAGCTGATCGTAAAATCAAACTCATTAGATATACATGAAGATTGCAACTTTTCCTCAAAAGTTATACATAAACTAAGCAAAGATGATCCTATTATTAAATTGGCCAATGTAGGATTATGGATGAAAATATCATATAAAGAATATACTGGATGGGTATATCCATTTAATTCTAAAGATGGGTTTTGTATTGTAGATAAAGATCTTATTAAAGAAAATTCTATTAAAGTAGGATCTGTGTGCACAATCAAATCTAATACAGGAGACTTGGTTACATATAGAGATAAGCATAAACGAGTCCTAACAGTTGTAGAGGATAAGACCAGTTTATATTTTTCTATTGTAGGAGAAGCTTCTAATGGGTATGTATATATTAGAAGTAGGACTTCTGATAAACAATACGAAGTTAAGAAATCGGATATTACTATTATAGAACAAAAAGCAGACCATAAATTTTACAGTTCTAATGCTGCTGAACCAAATGGTGGCGGTGGTGGTAAGTTTCTAGAAGATAAATCGTTTGGTGATAAAACGGCCGATTTCTTTAATCAACGATTTTCTAATAGCGATATAGAAAAGATTCAAGATTCTGTAAACACTTACTTTTATTCAAAGAATTCTGAATCCTTAGATAATGTAGTCACTTTAACTAAGATTAATCTGAATTCACTTAGATCTGTTTTTGGTATGCCATATCAATATCTTCCAGTGGCCGATTTAAGAGTAAAAAGTACTGGAGTAGGATATGAATCATCTACTACTCCTTTAACGGATATTTCTGCTATAGGGATTAAATATAGAGAAAAAATCTTATCTCGTATGCCATTTTGTATCTTCATGCCTGGTATGGTTGATTTCATGCCTAATTATAATTTTGCCGAAAAAGAAGATATACTAAAAGATATTGTTAGAGAAAATAGCGATTGGAATGATTTAAGAAAAGTTGCCGAAGGAAAAACCAGAGGTTCTTATTATAACTTCTATCCTGCCTATTCTTTATACTATAGATATGTGAATGCTATTTGCAGAATGGCCGCTATCTTTATGGGTGTAGGAGACAGAGTTGTATATGGAAATACTCCTCTTAGTAAATTTGATTGGAGATCATTGTCTCCAGATACAATTTCTAAATCTTCTTTCTATCATGGATCTGTTTTATACTATCTGAATACAGAAAACCAGATATCAGAAAGCTTTAGTAACTCTACTACACAATCTCAATTAGCACAAAAAACAAATGCTGTATCTGAACAAGCCAGAGAATTGATGTTCTTATCTAATACGGCAGTTGATGTAACTGCAGCTGCTTCAAAAGTAGCTAGTAGTGCTGTTAGCTCTGGACTAAACAATACGCAGCAATTATTCGATAACATCAAAGCCAAAGTAGGAAGTGGTATGAGTTCTTCCCAGGGCGCTGTAGCCGCTATATTGAATGGGTTGCATAATACCATTGCTGGTTCTAAAATGCTATTTCCAGAACTTTGGCAAGATTCTCAATTTAGCAGAGACTATTCGGTCAATGTTAAATTTGGATCTCCTGATAATGATCCGTTGTCTATTTATCTGAATATTATTGTTCCACTAATTCACACGGTTTGTTTAGCAGCTCCTAAATATACTGGTCCAAATACATATACCGCCCCATTCTTGGTTAGAGCATTCTATCAAGGATTCTTTAATGTAAATATGGGTATTATTACAGATCTTTCTATTACTAAAGGTAATGAAGGTGCTTGGACATATGATAACGTTCCAACTACATTAGAACTTCGTATTAGTATTAAAGATCTTTTTGGAACTAACTTTATGAGTATGGGACAGAATGAAAATAATATGGATTTGAACGTACTGTCTAATCAACCATTTGTAGATTATATAGCTAATACATGTGGTATTAATATAGATGAACCGGATTATCCAAGAGCATGGAAGATGATGAAGATGATCCTTAGTCCTGAAGCTAAGGTTAAAGATACGGTTCGGTCTGTACGGGAAGCATTCTTTGAAACTTATACGCAAGCAACTGCTCGTACATATGGATCTATTATTGGATTGCATCCTGGAAATATTCGGTTGTTTGATCTTGTTACTATTGGTACAGGTCAAGCCACTCAGGCTATATTAAATAAGATAAATAAGTAAATTAAACAAAACATAATCTTGAAGAGCATTAATGCTCTTCAAGATTTATAGTATCAGGTGGTAGATATATGAAGAAACGCAATCAGAAAATGAAAGAATACGAATCTAAGTATTCCAAAATACCCAGAGATTATAACGAACGTTTAGCTTGGATGTATGATAAACTTCATATTAATTCAGTTAAAGCAGATACAGTCATAGCCAATTATAATACAATGAAAGATATACTGTATTATAAACGATATAAAGTCATTCTGTATGAAGTTCCAGAAGGATCTCCCAGACCAAGAATGAGATTAATTAATAGAAAAAACTTTGCTAATATGGCTATGAAGAACTCTAACTTTATACAAGTTTATTCTCCTGTGGGAGCAGAAGATAATAAGTTTATGAAGAAATTGGTATCCAGCCAAGACTTCAATCAATTACAACATTTAATTTATACTCCCTGTATTGTGCATTACGAAGCTTATTTAAAGACCCCCAGTACATATAATGCAGTCGATACATATTTAGCCGAATTAGGAATTCATAGGCCCATAAACAAGCCTGATTGGGACAATATAGGAAAGAAATATTGTGATATGACCAATGAGAACTTATGGGTGGATGATAGACTGGTCATTAAAGGAACAGTAGAAAAATATTATTCTATATTGCCTAGAATAGAAATTACAATTGATTATCTGAATATGCTTACCAATAGCAAGCAGGCAGAATCAATTAGTAAAGCTTATAAAGGCGATATTCGATATTTTGGTGATGGTAGGTGTTAAAATGAATTGTGATAGTGATAATCTTCATGATACAATATTGAATGATTCTAAGAAATACAACCAGCTTGGTTGTATAGAATATAAATTAGAAGAAATTGATTTCTTTAATAAAGAACGAGTCGATAGACTAATGGAAATTATTAAGGAAGATGAAAAATTAAAAGATATGGTGATAGATATTAAAGTTCTTCCTCATCATAAGATATGGTTTATGCTTAATAAATCTTATAATGATACCGAACTCAATCATTTCCCTCTTATATCTGCATGCATTAAAAAACTCTTAACGGAAAATAAAGAATTCTTAATGGATAAATTAGAATCACAAGATGCAGTAAGACTTGTGTTCGATAGTATTATTCTTTTATGCCAGTTTGTATGCATAAAATAAAAAGTAATAGATATCCATAGACTCATATGAGTCTATGGATAATTTATATGTTTATTTCAAAGAACTAATATAAGCGTCGATAACAGATTCATCGATCTTTACTAAACCAAGTACGTTGGCAGTTTCCATAACTGTATAGATAGATGCAGTATCATCGATGATCTTATCCATATTAACATCGCCAGATTCTAAGAGATATTTATCTTTCAGATCTGGGTTGGTCATAGCTGCATTAGTAAGAGCTGTAACCATAGCTTCAAATATAGACATCGGAGCATTTTTAATACGGGATACTTGAAGCTTAGCATTTTCCTGAGCTGTCTTAGCATCTTTTTCTGTTGTATCTTTCTTACCTACAAAGTCTTTAACGTTTGTATAAATCTTCTTAATACGATCGGTTGCATTGTTTCTAGCATCAATAAAGTCGGTTGTTGCTTTTTCTACACGGTCAGCAATATTCTGACGAATCTTATCTGGGGTCAGTTTAGCAATATCATGATCCAGATTCTTCATCAGATTATCTGTAATGGTAGATTCTACAGCTTCATTGTATCCTTTAATCTTATTCAGATTAGCATACTGAAGTCTTGCTTCTGAACTATATTTATCCATCAAATATTGATAGGTTGCTTCTACATAGGTAATCGGTTTGATCGGCTTATTATGTAATTCGTTCTTTTTCTTTTCTATTAATTCGTTGATGAATGCTGCACCAACTTTCTTGGATTCTTCCCCAAGTCTGAGTTTATCAGCAGCTGCCTCAAAGTTTTTATAAAGAGCTTCTTTGGTTAATGCTGCATCTCTATCAGATTCTGTAGGAATATATTTTGCAATGCGGTTAGCATCAGCTGATGGAGCACTTACCATCTCAGGAGAATTCGGATCCATACCAGCCATAAGCTTGCTGTCCTGGGCATTGATCTTTTTCATTGTATCAATTGTTTTTGTCAGATTCATAGTCTTATATTCTCCTTTCTTTTAGAATAATGATGGCTGTCCATCTAAATCACTCGGATTATCTACTTCATCTTTAGTAATCTTCAGTTTAGAATCTTTTTCAAGCTGTTTATATACATTCTTCTGAGCTGGTACATATTTAACAGCCAGCATATCGGCCATTTTACCCATACGATTAGCCCATTTTCTCTGATTATCAGCAACTTCTTTATAGTCAACTTCTCCAGTATTTCTCATAGAACGAAGACGAATTTCGTTGGCCTTAAGAAGTTCTTCCTGTACAGAGAACCAGTCAGATAAATGCGCTCTGAAAGAATAGAAGAGATAAGAAAGATCTCTAAGAATTGGGAGTACAACCATAGCTACAATTCCAACCAGTCCTACGATAGCCATAGAACCAATAGTAACAGTTGTATTCCATACACCAGTTCCGATATCTTTTGCTACATCTCCAATACCTTCCTGCACATTAACCATTTCATAAGATTCATGTCTTGTCTTAGCTGTAACAAGAGCTTTGAATGCTTTATCGATCTGGCCTTTATCAACAGCGGCATTGAATTTAACCAATTCAGAGTGAACCAAATAGAATTTTGTTTTATAAGTCTGTAAGTTGGTAATTTCTAATCCTACTGTAGAATTCGGATTCTTAATGAACTCTACACATACAGTTGTCATAAACCCAATATCAGCAATAATGGCTAGAAGAATAGTGTCATAGAAGTATTTAACCAGCGGTACATTGTTTCTGAATGCAGAAGTAAACAAAGGTCTAAGCTCTTCTACATTCTTCATAGCTCTGGCAATTTCATTGGTTTCTTCAATGCCATTACCACTTTCCTGAGCAATCATAACCAACGTTTCAATACATTCTTTGGTCTGTTTATAATTCTTCATTCTGGTGACATCTCCACCAGATCTTTCAATTTCCTTGAAATCCATATCTTCGAGTTTATTGGTGATCATTTTATAAAGCCGATTGGCAAGAATAACAATGGCATTCTTTTGTTCGGCTTCATTAAATGAATGAACTGTTTTGAATACTTCCAAGTCATGCATATCCAATGCTTCATTGAAAATTTCAAGAACTCCAGTCTTTAACATCGGAAATCCTCCTTATCTATTAACCATCAGGTTAATAAGTTTCTTATATTGACTCTTATCTTCTCTTTCCAAAGAAGTATAGGATAATACTTCAAAGTTTGTTGAATTGTCATCAAACAACATCTTTACTTTTTCCGTAACATCGTCTGCAATGATGAATCCCAAGCAGCTGTATTCGCTCATAACATTCAGCATGTTATAAGGTCTGCATCTGAAGTTGTAATCTTTTTCCAACAGATTTTCTGTATCGGACGAAATAAGAAGTGTAGCAATAGCTGTACCAGAGCCATTAGCAGAATCAAAGAAACGATTCTTTTTATTAACAATAGCTCTGCGTTCAAGCATCTTCCAAAGAGGAGTTGAAGAGTTTCTATTGCTGAATGTATCTAATTTTGCTCTATCTACAGCAAACATGAAATCTTTAATCATAGAGAGTTCACCAGTTGTAGCTCTTAACAGACTAAAGATAACATTGTTATCTCCATTCTTCATGATGATACGATCTGTCATATCGGCCTGAGATACATAGACCAATTTAGCCTTTACGCCAATAACCGCATCTCCAGCACTCTTTTCATCTTCTCCAGAGCGGAAATGTATAATCAGAAGAGATGGAACTGCTTCATTAGATTTTTTAAGTTCTTGATCAAAATGCTGATCTTGAATTCGAGCATTACCAGCATATTGAGCTTCTCTTCCAGATGAAGAAGAAGATCCTTTATTTTTCATTGATTTTTTTAAATCATCGATTTTTTGCTGAGAAGATCTAAATCCGGTATGCATTGAATTTGGAGCCATAACTGGTCTATGGAAATCCATAAGATCTTGAGCTGTTGCTCTGCCTTTATATACAAACTTTTCTTCTAATGCTGGTTCTAATTCGGAATCCAAATAAATTCCATTGTGCTTCATAGACTCGGTCAAAGCTTTATTGATTGCTTCAATATCGAGTTCAGCGCTCATTCCATCAGCAGATTCTTTATAAGGTCTGCTATCCATTTTATTGATAAAAGAAAGAATGTCATCGGAGGTTAAGTTCTTATGAACTTTACCGATAAAATCAAATGCATCCTTGTTATTGCTAATATTAATAGCAGAAAAAAGCATTTGCAGAAGCCCAACCATCTTTCTTTCTACAGCTTTGGCAACCATAGATGCAGTTGAAAGAGGAACAGACTCATCTACAATAATTGGAAATGTAAGTACAAGATTAGAAGTTGCTTTAGTAATGCTGGAGAAATATCTGGAGTTCTTAGCAGTCAGAAAGTTTTTGCCAGCTATATTATCTAATCCACCATCGCCAATCAAGTCAACGATATCCTTAATTACACCTTCATGGATACCATTAGTATTCTTGAGTTGTATCATTATAAAACCTCCTATGTATATTGATTTACTTAGATGTCAAAAACAAAAAATAAATACCCTCTAAAGATTACCGACAGTATTTAATCTAATGTAAATTCGATCAAATACCATAAATGCACTTAATAGATTACCTTAGTACACCGGTAATCTTTAGCTTTTATAAAATAATCTGATGAATTTCTAATAGATTATTTTATCTTATAAATCATTCGAATTCTTAACAAATGTTATGGCATCGATGAGTTTACGATTTACTTTTACGTCGCCTTCAATAGCGGCAACTTTTTGATCTAATCGGTCAATTCGCGCATTTAGATCATTCATAATTCCATAAGAATATTGAAATTCTTTGCTTGTATCATCAACAATTGCTTGAACAATACTTAGTATATCGTTTGTCAATTCAGATGGATTTTGATTTTCTTTTTCTAATAATTTTTGTTCAATTTTTCCTTCCCAGTTATACACATAAGGAACTACGACTTTCATACTTAATAAACCTCCTTATTATAACTTCAGATCTATAATATATAACTAATGATTCTTTTAATACCACAGGCAAAACATTAAAGTAACATAGAGGAGGGTCGACATATATGCCAAACGAAAGACAAGGACAGATCGCCATGAAGCGAGAAAAGAACGCCGATGGACTAACATACAAAGATTCTGATAAAGTAGTTGAACCATCTAAAAATATTATCGATCCGTTTACGGAAAAACAAACCAATATCATTAATGGTGGAGAACATACTAGCGAATCTCAACTATTATTGAGATTGTTGCATTCCAATGGAATTTATAGAAGAGAAGATTTTGATGACTTTAATACTTTCTATATATTCCCAAGAAATGATCCCTATCGTATGATGGGTACCACCAGAGAATATGTATTTATCACCAAACCAGACTTACATATTTTTGGAACCAGACAGAATTCAAACGATCCTGTTATTAATTCTAATATGAATGAACTAAATCCTGAACTACAATCCATTGTATTTTTCAGAGACTTAGTAGAACGAAACTATGGGGATACTGTACTATCTTCATTACAGCATGGAGTAGGTCAAAATGGATCAAAATATATTTCTCCATTTGTTAATTTGCTATCAAATTATAAGACTTCAAACCTAGACTTGTCAAATATTTCTGTTGGAGATGAAGAATCTGCAACCAATATTTATAACACTCGTATGTTTTATAGAAAACCATCAGATAGTGCAGATGAAGATAATGAATTCAATATTGAATTCAAAGATAATCGCTTCTTAGATTGTTATCTGTGGTTTAAAGCATATGACCTATATGAACAGATGAAATATCATGGACAAGTTACCCCAACCAATGTAGATTATACATGGTATAAAGTATTATCTGATCAAATGACAGTCTTTAAGTTTATTGTAGGAGAAGATGGAGAATCTATTGTATATTGGGCTCAGTTATGGGGTTGCTATCCTAAATCGGTTCCTAGATCATCATTCTCTGATATGCCTACAGACGGTCAAATGAAATTTACTGTAGATTGGAAAGCCACTTTTCAACAGGATATGGATCCTGTAAGCATTACCCATTTCAATTATATTGTGGATGCATCTATGCTGCCTGGTAAACAATATGCAGAAATTCCGTTGTTTGATTATATGAATGGACGAGTAACAGGAGAATCTGCTTTGTTTCCGAGAATTATAAAAACAACGGGTACTACGATGACACATACACCATATCTGTTGAAATGGTTTGGAGATCCACAAGATATTATAGAATATCATGATACGAGTAAACCGAATCTGGAAGTAGAACCGGATCGTCGTATTGGTATTTAAAGGAGGATATACATGTCAGAATCTCTGATTAATATAAATCCTGCAGATTTGCAAGATCCAAAAGATTCTATTATTATCAAAGAAGATACAGAGGGCACAGTATCTACTAATATCTATGAACTGGCTAAATTTGTAGATTCTTTGAAAGCAAAATATATAGATATTCCGGAAGATACTCTGACAATGGGTATCTTTGGATATATTTCGGAATTAGGCTCTAATATTTTAGAGAATGCGGCTATTATGTCAGCAGAATATGCAAATGAAGCAATTCCGACCAGAGCAAAGTTTGATCGAAATATCATTTGCCATGCTTTGACATTGGGTATCAATAAGATTAGAGCCACACCAGCTAAGATGGATGTTTATCTGGGTATTCCAGAAGATAGACTCTTAGAAAATATGGTGAATGATGAATTCATCATTGATAAGAATTTTGAAATCAAGATTGGTAATACAGAGAATAACGTTACATATAACTATCGTTTAGATTATGATATTAAGATCAGACGTAATAAACTGCCAAATGGTAAATTTGTATACACTGCAACTCATTTAACAGATACGGAATATTCTACTGGAATGGTTGCTACTAATGAAATTTCTGATATAACCAACCCTTATTTACCGGCTATTGGAAATATTAGTATCAGCAATACCAATATATTACTAATTACTACAACAATCAGGCAATTAGATCATACTGTTATTTCTAAGAAGATTGTTACGACCAATCCATTAGAAAGTAAATCTATGACTTTTACTTTCAATGATCAGATTTCTTATTTCTATATAGAAGTTGCGGAGCAAACGGAATCTGGAGTTGTTACTCATTATCTGAAGTGCTTGTATGATGGATTATACAATACAGAAGATCAATGGGAATATTGTAACTATCAGTATGTAGATGAATCTACCATTCGAGTTACATTCAATAGAGATTCTTATCAGCCAAGACAGAATGCTGATGTAAGTATTCACGTATACACGACTAAGGGAAGTGAATGTAACTTCGCTTATAAACAGAATACTGTATTAGACATGGTATCTGAACGATATGCATATAATAATATCTACATGGTCGTTATGCCTAACTCTAATTCAGATTATGGTGTAGATAGAAAAACAATGGATGAACTCCATGCTATGATTCCTAAGCAGATGCTGATGAGAAATAGTATTTCTACCTATACCGATCTGAACAACTTCTTTAACGTATTGAATACAGATACCATTCGACTTTATTTCTTGCAGAAAGTTCATAATCAATTACAACGATTATTCTTCTGCTATATGTTGATGAAAGACGAGAATAAGAATATTATTCCTACAAATACAGCAGATGTAAAGATTTCCAGAGATATGTTTAGCAATATTAATAGAGAAAACTTTATATTACCGGCTGGATCTATTTTCTATTTAAATGGAAGCTCTTCAGAAGCCATTGGTCAGCATGTAACCAGTGAGATGAGTGATAATAGTACGCTGGAAGCTAAAGAAAGTGCTGGATTCTTATATATGAATCCATTCTTAACAGTCATCAATAAAGATCCATTTGTTCTGAATTACTATCTGAATATTTTGGATTATTCTAAGATGGTTGGGTTTGATTATATTAATGATAAATCAGAACTACAATTTATCTGTTCCAGTACATCTACAAATCCTGTGAAAGTTAAGAAACCATTCTATCCTTCTTCAGAAAGAGATACTTATTCTATAGAAGTATTATTGACACAGAATATCTCTACTGATTTTGGATTGGTTACTACAGACGAAAACGGTCATATTATTAAGAATGATATGAAAGTCATTGGCGTAGTTTATCAGAAAGACATCAATGGTCATTACATTCCATTCAGATATATGAATGGTGTATTGGAAGATGGAGATTATGATAATATTAACTATAGTTATACTTATAGATTTAATCTTCATACCAATAATGTAATCAATAGAGATATCAAACTCTGTATAGACAAAGGTTTATATTACGCTAATACAACAACGGAAGCCACTACATATCTTCCGAATAATATTAAGTTTAAGATCTTTGTTTTGGCTAAGTTCGATCAACAGTATGGAGATCTTCAAGCTAATAATGAAGATGAAGACGATATCTCTGCAATTGTTCCAGGATTATCCTCTACTGCTTCTTCTGTTGGATATACATTGTGTAATATCTATGAGGTTAGTACGGGCTTAGACTTATTCATAGACTATACTAATATGATGGAATCTTATGTAGACTTGTCTAAAGCATCTAATGGTGATTTAGACTTCCATGTAAAGCGTATGCCTTTGGTTAGACATGGTTATTTCTGGGATTATGGCAAAAAGTCTTCTACTAATACCGCAGAAAATAGATCGCCTTCGGGTTTGCAGGAAAGAGTATCTACGTTTATTAAAGCATTAAATTATAGAAGATTGTATATTCAATCATCTCTTCTCTTATTAGAAGATTCGTTTGGTATAGACTTCAAGTTCTTTAATACTTATGGGCCATCTAAACTGTATAATGTAAGGTATTTAAATACGGCAGAACCAATAGACAGAATTAATATTAGTCTGAAATTTGAAGTTAAATATCAAACAGCAGCAGATCAGAATTGTAAGAATGATATTATTAATTATATTAAAGAATATATGGAAAATATCAACTATATCTCTGATCTTCATATGCCTAACTTAATTACAGCCATTAAGAATAAATTCTATAAACAGATTGTCTATATTAAGTTTGTAGGATTAAATAACTATGGTTATATGTATCAGAGTATATATAAGAATACAGAGAAAGATGATTACACATACTCAACCACTGTACCTGAGTTTATTTCTATCAATATTACTAAAGATACACTTGGCAATGATATTCCAGATATTCAGATTGAAGCAGCTGATTAAACAAAATAGTTCCATGGAGTCATATGACTCCATGGAATTTCTATTATTGGTTACGATGGTTCTTTAAACGAGTATAAGAATCCTGGATAGATTGCGCAGAGTCAACAATTTCTCCAAGAGATTTATTGGATAATCCTAGTGGATTTGAATTATAAGCTTTCAGAATCTTGCTGGAATGATTCATCAATAATTTAATTTCATTTTGATAAGAGAATTTCTTACCATTCTTAGATTCTTCAGATATCTTAGCCATATCTAAACGAGTAGAGATCGTAAAGACATCTCCCGAACGAATGAAATAATCAATCTTTTTTGTCAGTAAGAATGTACCATTATTTTGAGAATGTGCATCATAATTATTGACTACATATCTCTTGTTAGGAGTTAGTATGGTAGTATCCATATCGGTTTTAGTAACGGATATCATATTGGCATGATTTTCAATATCTGCCTTTAAGTTCTTAACCATATTGGCGTTATCATTGCTAAGTCTGACTATCTTGGTTCCTGTACCCGCCACTTCTCCTTTATCATCTTTGGTCAAATTTAGATCTACATTGAAATTGGATAATCCAAGCATACCAATCTTAGAAATATCCTTAACCATATTGATGTCTTTTTGGAGATCTTTAATAGAGTTAATAGAGAAGTCTAACGATTTAATATCGTTCTGGATATTCTTAGCAGATTCTACAATTTTATCCAATGATTTCTTAGCAGTCTTACCAATATTAACTAAGCTGTCCCAGGTTCCTGTAATGGTTGATTTGATATCTGTTTTGAAGGTAGACATTGCTTTGATCTGAGGTTCTATATTAGCTACCAATGAAGAGACAGCTGTGTTAGCAGATTTATAATCAGACAATGTTTTTGCTAACAATTCTGCTGATTGATCAATACTATTCTTAGATGTCCTTGTACTGGCTATCCAGCCCGGGAATGGGTTCTCTTCAACTTGTTCTCCTTGCATTCCCATAGCTGTCAGATATTTAGAATAGAATCCAGAAGCCTTTTCCATAATAACAGCGCTGGCTTCTGCATAATTGGATATTTTATAAGCATCATTGACTTTAGGAATCAGATTTTGATTCACTTCATTACTATGAGAAGCAATACCCGATTTCAAATGAAGTACATTGTCGAAGATAGAAGATAAGTTATCTGATAAATTAATTGGAGAAATAGAATTAATCATACTGGTAATAGATGTAGATCCATGCATGACTCCAATTAATTGAGAGGTTGTTTGCCCATATATTCCCGGAATCTTATCTACGATAGATTTATGAGATTGAATCTTGCCTTTATATTCTATGAGCTTAACGATCCATTCATCACATTGTTTGTCAGATATTAGCTTTTCTCCAGGACCATTCTCAGAAGGAAGTGTTAATCCCTTCATATATCTGATTTTGTCTACAGCATAATCTATATTCTGAGGTACGGTTGTTGCTGTAGGAACAAAGTATGGATTCATAACTCCTGAAGCTGCGTTATTTGTATCTACGAAATCTATACCGGCTGGATGATCGATCTGATACTTAATAGCATTTACACTATCGATCAATTTTCCTTTATAGTCCGTCAAAGCACTGCTTATAGGTTTAACCTGTTGTGTTGCTTTCTTAACTATTCCGGTTAGTTTATCTTTCGCACTATTAATTTCTTGAATAGCTTGGTTAACTGTATCTAAGAAACGTATTGTATTCTTAATTCCAGGATCAATTATAGACTGGATTTCATTGTACATTTTTTGTGTATCTGTATCCACTGTATAATAGCTATCCTTAACATGGATTCCTATATAATAACATCCTTTTTCAGAATCTTCTGTGATTCCTTCTTCTATAGATGGTCCTTCATCTACTGGAATGATATCGAATAATACTGTATCGTATAGATCTCCTTCTTTAGGAGTTCCTTCTCCAGAACTATTCATCAAATATACACATCCTGGATCGATATAGAATCTATATGGTGTGTCATAGAATACTTTGATATCATTTAAGAATTGGATTGTCTTTGATAATGATTCTTGAGGTGGTACAATAAGTTGATCAATATTATCATTATAAGTGAATGTATCGATCAGATATGGATACTGTTGTAAGTAATAAGCTACAGCATTCATTCTGGTTGTATTAACCAATGTAGTATTGGCTGTTTGTTTATTGGTCTCTATACATTCGCTAAACATTAAACCTATCGTAAATGTCTGTAAGACTTCTTTCTTGTTAGGTTCATCTGTATTCTTATAATCCAATTCTTTATTGTAGTTGATATCTTGATCGATGAAGTAAGACATCTTACCAGTATATGAGGTTAACTGTTTTAGTTTTACTCCTGTATCATTCTTCTCAGACATCTTATAGATATACATGAACATATGAGCAGTCTTAGCATGTTTGATGATTTTGTCCATATAGTTCTTATCTATAGTAATATCTGCATAGATAACAGGCATATTGGTTTCTTCATAATCATTGATGATGGTCATGTTATTAATATGAGCGTCATCTATTTCAAAGCTATCTTTTGTTCCATTGTCATCATCGCTGTCTACCCATTTCATATTAATAGAGTATTCACATCTCATATGATTATCTCACCTTCTTATACAAAAAATAAAACGTGCATATGCACGTTTTATAATTCTTCCAAGTTTAATGGAGACTTGGCAAAATATCGATTATTGATTTCTTGAACAGACTCTTTATCGTTAAGCTGCTCTAAGAATTTACGTTCTTTAGATTCTGGTAATGTTTTATAGAGTTTGTACTGATATCCTAAGTCGATTGCTTTATAACGATTCAGAATCATTTCTTTTGTGATATATTTCTTAGATTTTTTATGTGTACAAATCTCATACCATACATCAGGATCATGTTCACATCCCAAAGGGATCTGATTAGCCATCTTTAGAACAGTCTTAATTGCGTATAAGCTCGTAATAGAACGTCTCGGTATACCCCTAAGAGCCATAGTGAAAGAAATCGTCTGTTGATTGATTTTGATATCTGTTAGATTCAACTTAGTGATTTCATAACAATATGCTTCCACACAATTATGGATATTATATGAGAACGTTTTATTCAAAGTGGCTGTCGGTCCTAAATCTTTTCTCAAAATAACGGCACTTCTACTAAACTGCGGTAGTTGATACATCATCTGAGAATTGGATATAATTAAATTTGGGTGTCGTCCTACATAATGATTCTGTATAAAATCATGAATCATTACAGAAGACTCTACAGATCCTTCTTTTAAGAATACATCTGGTATATAAGGAACTAATACTCTAACCAGCTTCATATTATTTTGAATACGTTCCCACATAAAGGGATTGGCTTTCTTTCTATTCTTATAATATGCATTATACTCTGGTAAGAATTTAGTAGTGTTTTCAGAATCATTTGTTGTATAAATCAATACAATATTCGAGTACATTCCATGTACAATTTTAAAATATCTTCTGATATGGGCAGCATAATTGATAATAGATGCTGCTATAGAATATGGATCATTGATCTTTTTATATCGCAATCCAATCATAAGAAACTGATATACATCTATAAATACGTTTATGGTTTGGCTATAATTATCATTTGCATATTCATTTGAGATTATATTTCTGAGTTCATCGTATGTGATAAATTGCCCATATAGGCTATGCTCTATAGGATAATTATCAAAAGATGTATAAATCATGAGTTAATCAACCCCAATGTTTCCAACGCTTATGACCTTTCCAATATAAAGTACATTGCTTGATGGCACTGAAGCAATCATCACAAATGCCACTAAACATTAGTTTGGCCGGTGAGTTTACCGATCTTCCACAAATAACGCAATTATGAGGAAGTTCTTCTGCTCGGTTCATTCTATCTATACAGGACTGGCAGAATGGTGCTCTCATTTCTTCTGGTTTTGCTGAAGTATCTCTTTTACAAATGAGACACTTATAATACCAGAGTTCTACTCTTGGAGGTTTATGGTTATCCATGACACAGGTTTCAAAGATACAACGTCCTGCCGTATCTTTAAATTTACATTCATATTCATCGGCATGTCTGCACATTTCAAACTGTTCATAAGGCCCAGGCCCGGTATCACCTTTCATCTCATCATTGTTTGATGGATCAGACGATTTAAATCCGGTTGACTTTAATACATCATCTGATAGAGCCATGCTATTCCTCCATTCTATATATTAGGATAATATATCTTTAGGATCGATATATTTATTAGAAGATTTTGCTTTGGATGGCTTACCTAAGCTCTCCAAGCTATCTTTAAAATCATTTCTGAGACTGATTGTTTCTAAGATATCCTTAGTATGTCCATAACCTTTTTGTAATAAGACAGTAAGTAAATTATGAGGTCCTTCTTCTGTTAAGAATGTTACGCCTTTGAGTGGAGTTTCTTTGGCAATATCAATAACCCATTTTCTGAGTTCCAATTTTTCTTTACCATTTTCACCCCACGCCAATTTACGCAGTAAGATAACTGAGTTACCTTTTGAATCTACAACTTCATCAATATCTCCGACTTTGTAAGAAAAACTTTTGTCCATTTTATTTTTCATAATTTCGAATTCCTCCTTTGAATTATCATAGTGTCAAACTACGTAAAAAATAAGAGAGGAGCACTAAGCCCCTCTCTTACCTTATTTTAGTCAATTCGAATTTACTAAAAGTCTTGGATTAGTAGTTGATGTATCCGTTGTTGTTTCCAACAATAATATTTGTTTCTTCTGCAATTGCTTTAATTTCAGAAGCATTGAACTGACTAATCTGAATCAGCCAAGATGCCATCATCTGGTTACCCTGCAGAGGACGAATTGCCATAGCATCATATACAAAATGATCTCCTTCATCGTTGTCTTTTCCGAAGATCAGAGTCAGCATACGACGAAGATCGAGCGTTACATATACAACACCATTGAAGATGCCACGGAACGGATCTACTTCATAAGTAGAATCGGAAGATACCAGATTCCAAATCGGTTCATATACTTCTTTTCCATCTTTACGTACATTTCTGAATACAGAAGTATTGTTATCGAGATGGGTTGGAATCAGTCTCTGCAGAACAGATTTTGCTTCATCGGTGAGATCATAATTTCTCATAGAATCTGCACGTCCATTAATAGATTCTACAATGGACAGAGCTGCTTTTTCTTTAGACATAGATTTTACGAATGCAACTTTTCCATCCGGAATATCTCTTTCTTCTACAAAACGGAATGCTACAGAAGTAGACAGCTGTCCATTAGGCTGAATACCAATCTTTACACCATTGATACAGGGTGTAATTGCTCCGAAGACTTTAGCAATCATCCGAGATAATTTACTGGATGTTATAAGCTTGCTTGTTACATTACCAACAAAGTCACTTTTGACGATGTTAAGCTTTACAACATTTTCCTTCTTAACTTCTTCACTCATTTGTTCTCCTCCTTTGAGAAACAGCGTTAAAACAATTTTAATGATACGATTATCATTACGATATTGTTTTAACTAAAATAATATTTGAAACGCATAAAGCGTCTCATACCTATAATATATAATTTAATATAGATTTAACGGAATCTTGATAAGATTCGATTTTGCTCATCTATACTAAATGCATCACTAATGGAATCTTTATGGACTCCATTGGAATTATATATAAAGATGTATAATGCGCCATCTATCGTATTCCGAATTAACGTATACTTATTGGCTATACTGGATAAATCGATATCATACCAATATCGATACATAATAATGTCTTTTACATTATATCCAATTGTATTTCGCAATAAAGTATATAAGGCTTTATCATTCATCATATATGTCTTATCATAAGGAGATGCTTCATCTTTCTCTTCTGCTAAGACTTTGGTTTGAAATTCCATATTGATGATATTGTTAGAACAATCAACGATAAATAGAAAGTTAATAGCTTCTAAAAATGTTTTCATATTCATATATTCGGATATATCAACAATATCATTCGTTTCATGTTTAAGCAGCTCTGCTACTTTTTGTAAACAAGCATTGTACTTATTAATTTCATACTTCCCTAATAAAGGGATAATAGTGTCTATTGTATCATCAAAGTATAACATAATGAATCGATAATGCTTTAGATTGAATTCATGATAAGGAATTGTTTCCATAAATTCTTCTATCTCATATGGATCATAGTTATAATAGTCCTGAATAACTCCGGATTGCAATAAAATATCAGAAACCATTTTCTTATCTTTAGGATTCAGGAAAGCATCCTTATATTCTGTAGGACATTTTTGATATTCTTTCATAATTTCGATCGGATGAATGACAGTAGTTACCCCATCATAATTAGAGTATGCACTTTCTTCATTTGATGAATATTCTATATAGAGATCATCCATACGAAGTTTACTATTAGCTTGTAAAATTCCTATCTGCATTAGTCCGGTAGGAATTAATCTTGTATATTTTCTGTTTAATAGTTCTATGGATAAAGTATAAATTTCTTTAGTTCGTTCGTCTTGTACTGTTACTTTACGTCTATTTCTATCTATAATACGAATCATATGATCTTCTGTAAACCATCTGGTTCCGATATTATATAAAAAGTTGTATCGAGTTTTACCTGCTCTACAACGAACCTGTTCCAGCATACTTTTCTCCTTTTGAAATAATAGTGTACTCCAAGCTATATAGCTTGGAGTACTTTATAGTTCATTTCATTATAATAATATATAATTACAGATTCGTTTTGAAAGTTAGTAGCTTCTTGATCCAATCATACGCACGACCTAATGTATAATTAGAGAACTTAATCTTATCATTATTAAAGGGAGAGTCTTGATAAGTTTTAATAATATCAAAGTCTGGTTCTTCTTTCAATACGATTTCAGAATACTTATTGATATCATTTAGTATCTTAGAACGAGCTTTGTTTAGAGTTTTGATTTCTGTAGGCTTGGTTTTTCTATCATGAATTTTTTCTTCTAAGAGTATATTCATGTACCAAAGTTTACAGATACAATACTTCATTCCAGTTGTATTCTTATTCTTCTCATACATCTTAAGAGCTAAATGAGTTCTGGAATATTCTCCTTCAAAATTAATTCGTCTTCCTTTAGAGATTAAGAGATCTCCATCTTTATTAAATTCTACAGGGAATTCGTTGGTCATAACTGCTTCCAACATAGTAGATTTAAATGGAATCTTCATCATCTTTTTATCTAAATAATACCGGAAATATTTATATCTATTATTTAATGAGAAGAACTCTCTAAATCCACCTATGTAGATTTTATATAAGAATAGATGTATTGGAATATCAATCTTATACTTTCTATATAGTTCTACTATAATAGCATTCAGATATAGTTTAAGAGCTCCTATATTATTAATATCTATCTTAGCAAAGCCTGTATTGTATAGTGTATCTTGAGTTACGCCTTTAAGTATATCATATTTAGGAATCTCAAAAACAATAAATTGTGTAGACTCCGGTAAAATATCCATTCTTTTATTGAATGTATATACTTTATCATTCTGATCTATACCAATTTCTATAGCATTTTTAGTTTCGTTAATTGTTGGAACCAGATACAGCCGTATAATATATTGGTTATCTCTATCTAACTCACAGAATAAGAAGTAGGAGTCTATTAGTTTATACTCTGGATTGATATTCTCGTCACTTCCAGATAAAGAATTCATATAATCCATTACATTGATAATATGAACGTGATTGATAATCTGATTCATATATTTATAGTTAGCTATCTGTATTTTAGACAGCTGATCTAAAGTTATGGAAATTTCAGGACTCCATCCTAATTCAATCTGACCCTGCTTATCTCCTTTTGCCTTGAGATCCAGAATCATATTCATATAAGAATTTCCATATTTAGTCGCATAGGATAACATATTCTTTCCAGAAATATATTCGTTCCACTTTTGCCAGAAATCATAAGATATTACATCAGTTTTCCCATATTTCGGTTCTCCATTAGAATTTAAATATAATATTTTTGCATCTTCTGATCTAAACATAGGGCACTGACAATTATAATTGGTAAAGATATTTTCAGATCTATATTCTGATTCTAAATCTTCTTTGATAATATCGGTATGATAATCTAAATCAAAATCAGAAGCGTCTTCTTGGAGATTACATAAGAACTCTTTTCTATCTATTCTTTGGAGAAACATCTTGTCATCGATCAAATGCCTCATTAAGAATACTCTGTCTATCGGATCTATATTATAGAATCTAGGATCATACTCTACGTAGTCTTTAACTACTTCTGCACTATAGAATTGATGTCTCATATCCTCATAACGTTCTTTGTTCTTCTTACCGAAGATACGTACAGATACATCATCAGAGTCTTCTTGCTGAGAATAAGGCATCTTTAAGAAACGATTATAATCCGTCTCCAAATCATTCAATCTTTTATACGAAGAATATAAGAGAATGATATTGGAACCCAGTCTCCAATCTTTAACTTGTTTATCTTGTTCAGATAAATCAGCATTGCTATTTTTGATTCGAAAGGCTTCATTAAATGGATCATTGTTTGTTGAATTCATCTATTGATTACCTCCGATTATTCTTCTAAATCATCATAGATTTCGATATCTTCTACATTTTCAAAGAATCTAGATCTACGAAGAGATTTCTTATTCATAGCAAAGTATCCCATATCTTTATCTTCCATAATAACAATATCAGAAGAATGACCCTCTAATAATTCAGAAGATTCGTGGTTAGATACTTGAATGTATCGATTTGCCAATTCAGGATTAGCCAGATAGATAAATTTATTCAATACAGTATAAGCATCATTTTCTATCATAGCTCGCATTTCATTAAAATTAACTTCTTGGAAATCATCATCAAATTCGATCTGTCCATCTTCTAAGAGATATTTACCAGAGATGGTTTCATATATAAATTCTCTGGGTACTTCTGTATTTACTGAGTTTAAAATAGTCATTAGTCTTTTATTGGGATCTTTACCCATATACTTAAACATACGAACATTTTTATCTTTGAGATAATCAGAAGATACTTTTCGTAATACGCCATCATTATCTGTGGTTATGATATTATCTGTAATCATATCATCCTGCACACAGTACTGTGGTCTAAGCATAGTTGGAGATTGTAATTTAGAAACAAAAATAGTATTGGTTGTTCCTATAGATCCTCCTATTCCGGCTAAACCCATAGTTTCATGCCCAGTAGTGATACGTTTTTTATATGCTTTATTATGAATTCGAGAAGGCACTTTCTTTTTGATATAATTTCTTATAGAATCTGGTAAAGGCATTCTTTGATCATAATATTGCTGTGCCATAGCAGTGAGATATTCTTTTGGTGATTTTGCGCTCATTTGAGCTTGAGCCGCTTTTTCTGCACTTTTAGTGAATCCATTCACAGCACCTTTAGCAATTTTATTGGTTGTTTTATATTTTTGACTAAGAATGGCTATATTATGACCAGAACCCTTTCTGGTTTGCTTTTTGTTTTCAGCATCATGTTTTAATCGTTCTTCTGCTTTTTTTCTTTGTTCATCAGTCATATCCATTTTACGGTAACTATTTTGGTTTGTAGTATTTTTATTATAATCATCTATAGCATAATCAATAGCAGCATTCTTATCGTGCTTAGTAGTTTTAAAATTTTTGAAATCTAATTTGCTTTTAAGAGATCCATCTTTTCGCAAAGCTCTTTTAGCATCATAATGATCTTTTATAGTTCCATCAGCACCAAATTTTTTGCTATCTTTATTTTTCATTTGTTTTTCTAATTCTCTCTGATGGGTTTCCGAGTCTGCATCTTTTCTACTACTTTTACTAAACATACTTGGAAATTCGCGTTTATTTTTTTTATATTCTTTAGATGTATCATTATCTATATCTGTTTGTATTATATGTGCTGACGCAGCTTTCACACCAGTTCTACGTTCTGCGGCGATTTGTTCCTCTAATATAGCCTGTTCAAGAGCAGTTAGTGGCTCATTAATATTTTCATTACTCATTTTCTCACCTACTTTACCCATCCATCAAACTTAATTTCATTTTTCTTAAGTTTACATTTTTCATGTACAACTTTATTCAAGTTAGTAATGATAGCACTATAAGAGAACTTATCTTTAACGTTAATCATATACTTACCATCTTTAATGATAAATCTCTTAGATTTTAAGAAATAGAATTGTTCTGATTTGTACTCATTCCACCAATCTGGATCTATATGTAAAGTATCTTTTACATATAATGGAGTGGCTCCATGAGTACAAAGATATAAAGCATAATATAATGCTTTCTTCTTATCATCGAAGCATTCTATTTGTTCTATCTTTCTCATAGGAATATCAAATACTCCATTATGATAGGGATATATAAAATAGACTTCATCAACTTGGTTGTAATCGTACCATTGATCGTCGTCTATCTCTGCTTTCAGATTAGGAATAAATCCAGAAACTACTTTATCTGTACCTAAGATATTTCGAATAGATTCGTGTTGTATATCTGTGCTTTCATTAATTTTAATGATTGCTTTTCTATTATCGTCGGAATCATCTAATAATTGCATCTTATATTCATACATGAATTCTAAGAGTTGATCAAATTGATTATTGGTCAAACGAATATAGTTATATTCTCCCATATTCGTAATCATTTTTTCTTTAGCTACTTGTTTAGCTCTATATTCTGGCATATGGGTTTTATTAGGGTTATTTCCACCATCTTTAATATCACCAAGCAAGTTAAACGGAAGCAATAAGAAATCCAATATCCAGAAATGTTTTTGACCTTTATATTCATATTCTAATGTAGGTCCAGGCATCATAATATCATCTGGATCCATATGAAGTACTTTATCTAAGAACTCTAAGAATTTCTTTTCATATGACCCAGTATATTCTTTAATCTTGCCATTGTCAAATCTATATATACCAGAAATACCCCGATTGGCTAACATCTTTTTCTGATGTTCTGGGTCATCCAATATGGTTGTCTTACCGTAGACCTTCATCATATTGTGTTTATACATACTACGTAGCTTATCTTTACATTCTGATCTTCCACAGAGTCTCTTGTATTTCTGAATATTTTCATCCCATTCAGTTTTACGTTTACATACCACACAAGTACCATGATTCTTATGATGAATATGATCAAACAATACTCTAGCTGCACTATAGTTTTCCGGAATCATATCTTCATGTTTATGATCAATATGATCAATTACTTTATCTTTGGTTTCTCTATATGTACAGAAAGGGCATTTTATTTTTCTATCAGAAGCCATCGTTGTCCTCCTTTATAATCGTCTTTTCAGTTTAATTAGATGTTTTCGAGCTACTATAATAAAAAATAAACCAATAATAAACATAGAGATAAATATAGACTCCGTGGAGTGGCAGAGTCTATATTTATATGACTATGGTAAGATTTTTATCTATTCTTTAATAAAATATCTTGTGCACTTATGATATTTCGCATAAATGCGTTCTTGAGATTAAGAAGTGATATTTTATTTTCATCTGTTTCTTCAATTTGATTTAGGCGAGATAAACCAATTTTCAGATCAGACGAAAACCACTTAGCATAATCTACAGAATTTATATCTTGTGTCATATGCCACTCCTCCTTTCTTGTATATCTAAATCCATGATATACTCCAAAATAAATATACAGTATTGGAGAGAGACTAATATTAGTCTCTCTCATCTATATAATATATCATTTCAGAAGATTTAGATTACAAGAACTCATTTTTAATTATATTCAATGCCTTCAACACCATAGTAAGCATTTTTAATGTTTTTAGGGATATGAAAGCTGGTGATAAAGTGAATGTAAATTTGAATACAGTTACATCTCAAATCAATAATAGATATTCAGAATATAATCTCTCATTGGATGAATTCAACAGACCACAAGTGGATACCGGAGTTAAAGCAGTTATAGATAAGATTATTATGCTGATCATGATGAAACCCGGTACATATCCGACCAGACCCAATATGGGTGTAGGTCTTGTTGAGAACTACAGATATACATTTATGGACGATCTGGGAAGACTGAAAGATGAAGTCAATACTCAGAAGAATATATATCTGCCAGAATTTCGTTCTGTTGATGTAGAGTTTGATACAGTGGATGAATTACAAAAGAATCTGTATATCTATATTACGATAAGAAAACGGATGTATGTATTACTATTGGATACTGAAACCAAAACTTTATCATGGTTACAGAATACCTAAATTTTAAGGAGGAATATTTACGATGCAGGAAAAAACAATTTCTTTAGATGATTTGATTAAGAATCCGCAGACAACTGCTGAGGAAATCAAAGAAGAACCTGTAAAAGTAGAAGAGGTTAAACCGGAGACTGTTGTAGAAACAGACCCTGCTACTGAAGTACAGATTACTAAAGAAGAAGGGAAACCTATTATCTTAACACCTAAGATGGTAGGAACAAAATCATCTGCTGAAATGAAAACGGTTCATGCAGGAGATATCAAACCGTTTACAGAAGAAGTATCTGCTGCTAAGAAGTTTGAAGAAGAGATGTATGACAGAATTGATGAGAATATTGAACGTACCAAGAAAGAAATGATGCACGATAGAATTCAACCATACATTGACAAATGTAAAGAATTGGCAGAACAAGCAGAATTTAATGGACAAATTGAAGCCAGAAGTATGAATGATATGATTAATCCTAACACGACCACTAAACAAGCAGAATCTGAACTTGGAGAAGGAGATATCACCAATATTCGTCCAGAAGCTAAGTCGGTAGAATCTGATAAGAAGATTGAAGAGAAAGTATCTGATTCTTTAGATGCTATTAAAGAATTAGATGTAAATGAAGATGACTTTTCTTCTATAGAAGATGCAGATATTAATGCGGATGAAGATTTGGAAAAAGAAGTAAAAACAGATGAAGATAAAAAGGAAGAAGAAAAAATTACTTTCGATAAGTTTAAATCTTTCCAGAAAGTAGTTAAGAAGACAATCGATCCTACAGAATCTATTGATTTGACTGGATTTACTATGTCTGGGACTCCTTTGAATATCAATACGGCTATTGGATATGTAGCTAAGACAGATAAATCTTTTACAGAATCTCAGTCTGTTCCTCTTTTTAATACAGGACGTCTGATTCATTTCACTCCATTGACTGGTTCTGATATTGTTAAACTTTCTTCTGAAAGTTATAATTCTCAATTAGATCATCTGAAGAAAGTATTTGCTACAATGTATGCTCATGATGTAACTCCAAATAAACCAGCATCTTTTACTGCATGGATGAAATCTATCGATGCAGGAGATTTAGATCAGTTGTACTTTGGGTTATATAAGGCAACATTTAGTGGATCTAACTACATTGGCTATCAGAAACCCGAATCAAAAGAGTTTATGATGGTTAAATGTAATATGGAAGATATGTATGAGTTTGATGAGTCTGCTAAAGATGAAGATAAGAAACGTTTTGAAGATATCATTAAACACGGAGAAGTAGAAGATAACTTTGCTTCTAGAAAAGAAGATTATATTTTATCTGATAACTATGCTATTACTCTTCGTCCAAGATCTCTCTATAATTTAATTGAATTAGAATACTTGGATGATGAATTTAGACAGAAGTATGAATCTGTTTATATTATCTCCAGTTACATTGATCGAGCATTCTTTATCGATAAGAAACGTAAATTACTCCGTCCGATCGATTTCAAAGCAGATAAGAATTCTGTAGTTAAATCGATTAAGAATAAGTGTCTGGTTATCTATAAGATGATTTCTTCTATTACTCCAGATAACTATTCTATGTTTAACGGTAAACTCTCTTACTTTACTTATAGAGAAGTGGCAGCAAACAATTTGATCAAGTATCATATTCCTGCACAAGAATTTGAAGATGAATATATTGAAGGACCGCAGAAGGGGACTAAGTTTATGAATCATATTGATGCAGAAGCAATGTCTCCTTATCAGTTGCTTTTTACACGTCATCAATTGGCAATGCAGAGCACCTGGCGAATCGACTAATTCATCTGCAGTCGGCTTTTAGAAGAGGATTTGACATTATCTCTGCTAAAGACCAGCCAATGGGATTTATCCATGCTCTGTACTATTATCAAGTACAGAAATCCATAGATGATGCTAAGAAAGAAAAAGAGAAGAAACAAGAAGAAGAACGATCTAAACGTCCTATTACAAATTATAAGATAGGAAATCAGAATAGATCTGATGTAGATATGAAGTATGGACATATCTCGGATCATTCTCCCTCTTCTATAATAGAACAAAGAAGAATGAGAGAAGAATCCAGACGGAATCAGAATTCTTCGAGTACAACCTCCTCAAATGTCAGTGATGTAGATATGGAAGAAGCTTTTGAAGATGTAATGGGAGGGTAATTATGACATTACCACAATTTGCCAAGATGTTAGACATTTCTGGCAAACCAGAAAACATTGGCAATCACTTTGAATCCTGTGTTGCTGTATATAGAATACTCAATCAGTATTTCAGTCAGGATGAAATTGAGATTGCTATTGAATCTATGGAAGCTTCCAAAGAGATATTTAAAATTAAGATTATTCCAGTTAAAAATATAGAAGACTTATTGAAGCTGTATGAAAATATACAATTAGAACTATTCTCCACCCAGGTTCATATATCTTCTAAGATTACAAAAAAGAAAGAGCTTATTATTAAAACAATTAAAAAATAAAAGAGACTCATATGAGTCTCTTTTATTTTCTTTGGCTGATATGGATTATGAATTCATTGCTTTCAAATCCATCTTCAATCTCGTATTCTCGAGGTCGAGTTCGCCGAGCTTTTCGTTAAGTTCGGTATTTTCCTTATCGAGCTTTTCAACATCTCTATCAAGTCCCTCGATATCGTCTCGAAGTAAACGATTTTTCTCTCTGAGCTGGTTGATCTCATTAGCCATCTTTCTACTTTGGTCATTCCGCACTTCCTGGTCGTTAATCATTTCGCGGAATATGGTAACGATGTTCATTACATCCTTACCATTTTGAAGCATTTCTTCGACAGTCATTTCGACGTTAACTTCATCTAATTTGAAGTCAAGATTTACGCCCTCGATATTCTTGCCGTCGATTTCAAAACCTTTTAATGCAAATTTCATGATGTAGTCCTCCTTTTGTTTTGACTAAATTTTTCCAGGTATCATAGAAAATTTGATAACTGGCGATATGTATTTCATGATTACACATATCCTTTTCTCACCTATATATTATATAATTTAGAAAAACTTAGATTACAAAATTGGATTTTTGATGAATTCTACATTTAGGTAATGTAAGGTTAGTATATAAAGGAGGTCTTATCATTGGCTGAACAAAAAGAATTTTTGTCTATTAAGCCGTTAGATATAGATAAATTTATTAAAGTAAATGAGCTCAAACAGATTACCAATCCTATCTTTTTTGTTTCTAACAATTCACCTACTCCGGATGGACTGTTATCAAATGAAATCTTTGGGATTACGATGCAAGATCGGGCTAATACATTTGCTTATATCAATTTGGGTGGGCCTCATTTTATCCATCCATTGTTCTATTCTATATGGCAGAAGATAGATCGTAAATTACCTCAGTGTGTACATGGTACTACATACTTCAAATTAACAAAAGAGGGATACTTAGAACCATCTTCAGAAGAAGATGGTGGAGAGACTGGTTTAAAGTTCTTATATAAAAATAGAAACAATATTCATTTCAGACCAGGATCTAATTCTATAGATCGAAAGAATAATATTAAATTCTTAGAACGTTTTAGAAAATTTATGTTTATCCAGAATTATCCAGTTATACCAGCATACTATAGAGATGTGTCCACACAGGATAGACATGTAGGTGTTGGAGATATCAATATGCTGTATGCTTCTCTATTACGTACAGCTAATTCTTTAAAAGAGTATGATGAATATGGATTAACCCTATACGATTCTGTTATAGGACGTATTCAAGATATCTTATTAAATATTTATGAATATTTTACTAAAGGTAATATCAATGGTGTTTCTACTGGATCTGGTATGGCAGGTAAATTTGGTGTTATACGTTCTGCCGTACAATCTAAAACAGCAGACTATTCTTCTAGACTAGTTATTACTGCACCAAATTTAAAAGTAGAAAATAGAGATGATATGTTGACAGATCTAGATCATGCATCTGTTCCATTAGCATCTGTTATTGTCAATTATTATCCATATATTTTAACATATGTAAGAAATTTCTTCTCTAACGAATATACATCGCAACCGGTCAGAGACTATATTATTAGGGATAAAAATGGTAAACCAATTAAGACTGTAAAAGTTAAACTCAAAGATTTCAGAATCTCTTTTTCTGATGATATTCTAAGAGAAGAATTAGATAGATTTGTTCATGGTGTAGCAGATCGATTTAGACCTATCAGAATGCCCACGGAAGATAGAAAATATCCAGATGTTGGTATATGGTTTAGAGGCAATCTAATACCACCAGATAAAATAAGAGATGAAACAGGATTTCTAACTCCTGATGAAAAGATGCCTATATTAGAACGTCCTATGACGTGGTGTGATTTATTATATTTAGCAGCCATGGAAGTTATTCAAGATAAGATGATATTGATTACCAGATATCCAATAGATAGCTGTTATAATCAATTTCCATGCGGCATTAATGTAAGCTCAACTGTTAAAACAGAACCTATGTTAGTTAACGGTAAATTATATAAACATTACCCATATATTCGTAAAGAACTTATCGGAACGAATACAACGGACAAATTTATAGATACTCTAAATATGAGTAATCTCTATTTGTCATCCGTGGGAGGAGACTATAAAAACCGATTCTATTAAAGTATAGATTTAAATATATGTTAGTATATTTAATGTTACATCCATTGTAGTCTTCTTTAACAAAAACCTGTTGAACTGCGGGAAAACGCATAAGAATATATAAACCAAGTTATGGTAGTAATACGCATAATGGCACTCAGTAATGATGAGTGGTATGGTAAAATCTATATATTTGCACAATCCGCAACCAAGCATCCTATATACGTTAGGATGAAGGCTCACAGACTATCGAAAAGCAATATTAAATATTATTGAACCGAGTAGAGTAGGGAAACCGAAGTGGCAGGATATACTTTTAAGTATATATGATATAGTCGAAAGTTTGTAATTATTATTACAAAATATGGATGGAGACCAAGTTACCGTTAAACCCGTATATTCTATTGAAGCCAATGCTGAACTTAGGGAACAGTTGAATTCTAAAAGACATTATATTACATTAGCTGGTATGAATATCGCTCAGACAACCAATGAAGGTGTTATGGCTCTATATAGTTTAACAATGAATGGTACTGAACTAGGACAAGTTAAATTTAATGATCCTGAATTTTAATTAGATTATATATTATATATCCGAGTACTATATAGTACTCGGATATATAATATTAAGAAAGAAGGATTGTTATGTATATCAGATCAAAAACATTAATAGGAAAAACGATTGGAAAATATAAAATATTAGGTATTATTGGAAAATCAAAAAGCGGAGAGACATTATTTAGTACACAGTGTTTAAAATGTGGTTATATAGATACGATAAATGGCATGACAGCTGGAAATATACGTAAATTATCTTTAAAAGAAACATCTAAATGCCAGCATTTTCATATCCCAGACGAATATTATATTGGTAAAGTTATAGGAAGATATAAAATTATTGGAACTATTAAAAATGAAAATGGCTCTATACGCAAATTTATAACACAGTGCCTTAAATGTGGGTACATTGAGAAAAAGGGTATGAGCATAACGACTATTAATGACGCAATAAACGCTCAAAAATGTGAGCACCAATATTGGAAATCTCAACGATTACGACGTATTTTTAAAGATATAAAACGCAGATGCTATCAAAAAGGTAGACGAGATAATAAATGGTATTATGATAAAGGAATTAAAATATGTGACGAATGGTTAAAAGAGCCATGGAAATTTCAAGATTGGGCGTTCTCACATGGATATGAAGAAAACTTATCTATAGATAGAATTGATTTTGATGGAGATTATTGTCCGGAAAATTGTAGATGGATAATTATTAGTGATAACAATAGATTCAAATCAAGTGCTCATATTATTGAAATAGATGGTATTAAAAATACTATGTTGGGTTGGGGTTTATGCGTTGGATATAGTCATTCAGCTTTATATAAAAAAATGAGAAATTATATAAGAAATCATCCAGGATCTACTGTTAAAGATGGAGAAGATTATATCAAAGAAATTATTTGTTCTAGACTTAAGAAACGTCCATTAATAGAAGCCATTATATTTAAAAATAGATATCGATAATAATCACAAGTACTCAGAGCACATATGTGCTCTGAGTATTATGTAATCTATATTTTTTTGAATTATATATTATATACATGAAAGAGCTTACTATTTTAAATAGCTCTATTAGTAGTTACATTTCGTTTAATTAAGTCAAAATCAAAAGGAGGACTATTATGAACGAAACAGCACAGATCAAGGCAACACCGATTGCCAAACTTAGCAGGGATGTTAGAAATGCTGCTAAATTGTTGACCAGAGATGAAGTTAGATATCTGGTTAAATTGTATTATCAGACACAGAAGATGCGTGAAGCTTCTTTTGCACAGGCAAGAGCATTGCGCGCAGAAGTAGTGGATGCTTCAAAGAAAATTAAACCTGCTCAGCCTTGTGAATGTATTACATTTATGGGTGAGCAATACTTGGCAATGGAGAAAGAAGCTAAATCGATGCTAGAAGCTTTCTCTAAAAACAATCCTGTTTGTCAGTGGATGAACAGTATCTATGGTATCGGACCGGTTATTTCAGTGGGTCTGTATTCCATGATTGATATTTCCAAATGTCAGACAGCTGGCGCTATTTGGAGATATGCCGGACTTGATCCGACAGTAGAATGGAAAGCAAAGGAAAAGAGACCCTGGAATGGGGAATTGAAAACGCTTTGCTGGAAGCTTGGTGAAAGCTTCGTCAAATCCCGTAACAGAGATGGAGATGTTTATGGTCATCTTTATTATGAAAGAAAACAGTATGAACTGGCTAAGAATGAAGCCGGCGAATATGCAGCAGAAGCAGCTAAGGCTCTGCTGAAAAAGAACTTTCAGAAGAAGGAAGTTATTGAAACATATAAGAGTGGGAAATTGACGGCCGGTCATATCGAATCTCGTGCGAAACGATATGCGGTTAAGATGTTCTTATCTCATCTGTTCGAAGTATGGTATATCATGGAGAATCATAAAGAACCTCCGGTACCGTATGCGATCGGAATCTTAGGGCATGCTCATAAATATGACGTGCCGAATTTTGATAAGTCTTTGTATCTTTCTAAAGACTAATCGACACATAGATAATATGTGGGGTAGATGAATATAATCATTTGCCCCCATTATTATTTTTGTCAGACATATGAGTTAATCGTGTCAATGTATTCTATCGAACCCTGCGTGTTGGAATATGTATCATTATTATGGAGTGAATCAACAGATAGTAGAGTACCATAAGTTTAAAATGATTCATCTGACATGAGTGTACCATCTAATTTTAAAGATCCTATTTAATAGAATCGTATCGATGAGTTGGAGAGAATCATTATAATCGACAGTATCAGTTCACTTGAATGAGTCAGTCCAATATATCGTAACATGTATTATGAACGAATCATAATACGCTATTGTATCACACAAACAGAATGAGTCAGGGAGAATAATTTGTATCATTGCGTAACTAATGAACCTGAGGGTATGTAGTTTGTATCAAATCATAAGAGTGATTCATAAGTATGTATTGTATCAAATTCTTTTAAAGACACAATTAGAAATAGAGTACCATTATACTAGATGGAGTCATATGAATTAATTGTACCAATGTTTTATAACGAACCATAATATGGTGCTTGTATCAATATCACATAGTGAATCAATACTTTCAACTGTATCATTATGTAGTAATGAATCAGTGAGTTTAGATTCGTATCATTTTTCATGGGAATGACCCATATTATACGACACGTGTCATCTATCAATAGGGATTCACGTAATCAAAGCGTGCCATTATGACCAAAGAGAATCATTTGGTATTATTGTAACATTTTGACATAATGAGTCAGATAGAATAATCGTAACAACCGATTTTATCGAATCAATATAATATATAGTATCATATAAGATATAATGAGACAAGAAAGGAAACTTGTATCAACATTCACCGATCGAATCATCAATATATATATTGTATCATATCATAGTAATGAGCCAATGGGCATTGGATGTATCATTTGATATCGGCGAAACAATAATAGAGTTTGTAACATGATCTTTTGATTGATCCGGAAAAGCAAATAGTATCCAAATTTCAGAGAGAATCATAAAATGGTAATATGTATCGTATTTTTTGAATGAATCATGTAAACGATTGTATCAATTTATCACAATGAGCCATAGCGCGTTATTGAAACGGTATGTCTGAGTGAGTCATATTACACGATTGTAACATTGTTTTATAATGAATCATTTTCTCATAGCGTTCCATTATTCACGAATGAATCAATAATTGAAATTGTAACAGATCCTATAAATGAGACAAGAAAGGATTTTGTATCGTTAATCACAGATCGAATCATAATCAATGATTGTATCAATAATCTCAGAGTGAAACAGGTTACGCATATTGTACCATATGACTTTATTGATCCATGATATTCTTGAGCACCAAAATTTTGTAGAGAATCGTCTTCGTCGATTTGTATCATATAATTATCAATGATTCAATAGAAAAGATCTGTATCAGTCTATCTTAAAGAATCATATTACAAGATTGTAACAAATGCTACAAATGAATCAAAACACTGAGAGTGTACCACTCCTTTTAATGAATCATCAAACTTGATTGTATCATGATTATATAATGAAACAGCATAGTGTATTGTAACATATGAATTCATTGATCCACTTGGACAATATTATGTATCAGTACAAAATAGAGAATCACTAGAAATTGATTTGTATCAGTATAGAATAATGAAACAAATTGCACTATAAGTATCAAAAATCATGATTGAATCGAAAGATAGATATATATTATATAGATGATTGGGAATATTCCCAATCATCTATACTTATTATTATTATAATTTTATTAAAAGAGGAGAGAGTTAATATGAATGAACTTATTATACCACAATGGATATACTATTGCATAAATTTATATAATAATCTATATATGGCATTAATATTTATAGCATCGGCATTATTTATTTTATCAATCCTTTATAGCATAATATATTATGAAAGAATTAATTATGAGTTTGACAAAGACGTATTAGAGAGATGTGCTACCTATCGTAAAAAAGTTAAAAAATATTTTATAGCATCTATGATATTAATTTTATTGGTTGGTTTCTTACCATCAAAGAATATGGTATGTTGGATGGTAGTTGATGCTTATATATCCTCGTCAAATATTGAAATATCTACAAGCGATAAATATAAGCTGACCGATACTATAATGAAACGTATCAAAAATGATAAATAAGTATTAGGAGGAATAAATTATGCATTCTGTATTTAGCTTTAAATCAATTATGAAGGTTATTATGGCTCCTACATATTTAAAGAAGCCATTAAACCCATCCTCTGAATTTATAGACAGATGTATTATTCCAACAGTAAAATCTAAATTAAAACTTAAAGACTATCATGACTTTTTTAATCCAGATCATATAGACTATTACTCCAGAATTGCATATACAGAAGATATTGATATATACTTGGCTATTTGTAAACATGAATATTATTTAGAAAAGCCTGAAAAGATGTTTATCGGAGATATTCTTTATAATTCAGTTATTACGACAGATTTGCCACAATGGTACAATATGACGGGAAAAGATCCATATCTTCATGATAAGAAGATATTCATTATCAGTACAAAATATCTAAACTATATCACTAAATTAGATGATAGCATAGATTATATTGCGCAATTGATGAGAAAGATCGTACTAACTGTAAATCCCAAAAAGTATATTGAGTCATCTGTACTATATGATGTACCGATTGTTGATGAGAATGATTACTTCAAATTGGCTGCTTTATATGTAGCATATGGAGTCATCTCTAATCGTACAGATATTGACTATGATATATACAAAGAATCTACTTATGCACAATCTAAGTTTAAATCTTCTGATGATATGGAATATTTTATGAAGACATTGGATAGAGAATTCTTACAAGATACCCAATTACGCACCAACTATTTCTAATTTGGAAATAGTTCAAATACCCAGTCCTATATAGGACTGGGTTTATTTTTTGTCAAACTTTATCTAAATTAGATATTATAAGAATGAATCAAGTCAAATACATTTTTATATAGGAGGTACTATTGTGCGACTATATAGATTGGAATTAAATAATTATATTGGAATCTATAATGGTATGGGACTTAATCATATCTGTATAGATTTCTCTAAATGCATGAATAATATCGCGGTAATTAAAGGAGATAATGGTTCAGGTAAATCAAGTTTATTTAAAGCGATCCATCCATTTAGTGATACAAACTATTATCTCTTACCAGGAGTACAAGCATCTAAGAATATTGTGTATCAATTGAATGATGGATCTATTTTGGATATTGCCTATGTATATCCAATAGATCATAATGGAAATAGAAAGTCTACTCAATGTACGGTCATCTATAATGGAAAAGATGTTAATACTAATAAGAACGTTAATGATGGAAAGTCCATTATATGTGATCTCTTGGATATTGATATGGGTTTCTTAACATTGGCACAATTGTCTTCTGATGATAGAGGGCTAGCAGATAAGAATCCATCCGAACGTAAGAAGTTTATAAATAAAAAGATATCGGAATTAGATGCATTCAATGATATCTATAAAAAGATATCTAAGAAGTCTAATCAGTTAAAGGCCATGGTAAATTCTTTCAATACTAAGTTAGAATCTATTGGAGATACTAAGATTATTGCTACCAATATCAAATTGATGAATAAACAGCTAGAAGATTTAGATGAGCAGAAAACCGTACTATTGGTAGAAATGTCTAAGATACAAGCGAAGTTAGAAGAACTCTCTAAGTCCTCTAACTTTAATCCAGATTCTTATAGAGAATTGAAACAATCTATCTACGAATTAAAACAAAAGTTATCCAGATATCACATTGATGAATCAATTACCGAATCTATGAAATCAGAAGAAGAATTATCTTATCATACGCATAAAAATCAATTAGAAAATTTGCAAAATATGTACGATAAGCGTTTATCTGAGGTATCCTCGTATAGAGATAGGGTAGAGTCGTTAGAAATTCGTTTAAGCTCAATGGGCGATCTCAAACTTATTGATTCGTATGAGTTTAGGATAACAGAAATCAAGAAAAAACAAGAAGAGTTTAATTCAATGTGTCATAAACATGGTTTTGATAGACATGAAGAAATATCAGAAACAGAATATGATTATATATATGATACAATGTCTACCATTTCTCATTATATCTCTATGATGAGAGACAAGTATGATTATAAAACATTGAAACAGGCTATTGAGTTATTCTGTAACCAAGTTTACGGAAAACCATATGCTCGAAAGACATCTAAGAATGAATTAGATAGTATGAAAGATAGTCTGTCTAATATGAAGATGATCTTAGAGAAACAGGAATTCTTTAAAGAACAATCCAAAGATTTTTCTATGATACCTGAAGATTGTCCTCATAAACATGATTGTCCATTTATAAAGACGATCATGAATGCCCATAATAGTATATTGCCAGATTCTGATTATGATAGATTATCTAAACAAATAGAAGATTTAACCAAAGATATTATTAAATATAAAGCACAGGTTGAAGAAGAAGATATTATAGAACGGTGTCTATCAGATATGATTCATATTTTTGGATCTAATACAGAAATTATGAAACCGTCTTGTATGAAATCTATGGATAAGTTTAATATTCATCATATTATGTCTAAAGAAGATTTTAGGCCTGCATTAGAATCTTTGTTACTATCTTCTAATGCCAGTTGGTATATTTTAGACTTCCAGTATTATGATAATATCAGAAACTTCTTTATAGAATCTAAGTCTTATCAGAGTGATATAGAAAGACTTCAGAAGGAATGTAATTCATTACGCTCTAATCAAGAGTTAGCCGAATTCATTACTAAAGAATTGTCTGAATCTAAAGATAAGCTGCAATCTTTAAATGCAGAAATATCTGGAATGTATCAGAAGATCAAAGATTTACAATCTACAATTGATAATCAAAAACTTCGTATAGATCATATGGAGCATACTCTGGAAAGAAAGAAACAAAAAGAAGAAGATATGAATCGTTATACTCTTCTTGCAGAGGAATATAACAAACAACAGGAAAATATGAAAGAGTATGATATACTGGATAAAGAATTATCTGATAAAAAAGTTGTATTGGATGATTTGGTATCTCATCAAATTCCTGCACTCACGAAAATGATCAATGAGTCTAAATATAAGATTGTTCTATATAATGACTACGTTAAAGAGTATAAAGAATATAGATCATCTTATGAGAAAGTAGAAACAATTAAGAAGTATTGCTCTCCTACAACAGGTATACAGACAGTCTATATGAATATGTATATGAACAATATTTTGGGAATATCTAATGAAATACTATCCTCTTTCTTTGGTGGAGAATTCATGTTACAACCATTTGTTATCAATGAGAAAGAATTCCGCATGCCAGTATTAGGATCTGGTATTATGAATGATGATATCTCCAGCATGTCTACATCTCAGATTTGCATGATCAGTATGATTATTAGTTTTGCATTATTAAGCAAATCTTCTTCTATCTATAACATAGTTAAGTTGGACGAATTGGATGGGGGACTGGACACCAATAATAGATTGGTATTCTTTAACTCTCTAATATCTTTAATGAATAATATGAATTTCCAGCAGTGTATTATGATCTCTCATAATACAGAACTCAATATGAGTAATATGGATATTATTGTATTAAAGAATTCTGACCCAACTATGACTGTAGATGGTAATGTTATTTATGACTATGCATCAGAGGCATAAGATATATCAGAGACTCATAAGAGTCTCTGATTCTTTTTTGTAATCTAAGTCTATTTTACTTATATATTATAGAAGTGGAAGAAGATATGTGTCACCATATCTTCTCCAAATCTATAGAAAGGAGGACTTGGGTTATGGAAAATTATAATTCCATAGAGTATGCCTATAAGTATAGAGAAATACTTAAAAAGGCGTTGACCGATTTAGAGTCAATGAAAACATACCATACTAAGGAAACGTACAACGAAATGAAAAACGTTTTCCTTAGTAATCTTGTGAAAACACAAGATACCATATTAGAAGCTTGCCTCCAGTAAGCTTCTTTACTTACATGTACATATGAAAATAAAAATCTCCAGAGACTATATAGTCTCTGGAGAAATCTATATATTTATTTTTTGTATTAATGGAAAGAACTGTATCCGTTAGCAATAGCAGACTTCGGTTCATCATTCTTATCGGATGGTTTAGCCATATCAATAAGAGCATTGTAACCAAATCTGGATTCTTCGAATACGGTACGTTCATTAATCCAATCCAGGAATTCCTGAGCCTTCATGGTTACACCTTTACCGGTGATTGGATATCCATTGAACTGAACGTTCAATTCTCTCCAGTTGATATCACCTTTGGTGTATTCATACATAGAAGTTTCAGCTGCAGTCGGCTGGCAAGCTACGAGCAAGTAAGCCTTTTCAATTTCACGAGCTGTATTATCTGTGTTGAAATACAGGAACTGGAAGGTTTCATTCTCATAACCAGGTTCGATAAGAGACTTATCTTTACCAGGCTGGAGAATACCATTGTATCTCTTAACCTGTGTACGAGGATCTTTTACACCACGCAGGAACAGTTCATGTACTTTGGTAATGATAGAACCAGAACGTTCATAGTATCTCATAGAGAACTGAGAAGCAGACTGTTCATTAACCTTAGTAATAACGTTAAGAGAGTTGATACCATCCTGAAGATCATTGGTATCTACCGTAATATCTTCAATACCACTCAGACTCTTAAAATCATATTCAAGAATATGCTGATAAGAATGAATGAGAGATTTATATTTAGAGTTCTGGTCAGCCAGAATTGTCAGGAATGTCGGAATCTTAAGACAAATCAAGAAGCCGTAACCTGTTTCATAGTTATTGAACTGGTAGAGGTCAGAATAATCTGCTACACCTCTGGTCAGCATATAACCGGTGACGTCACGAGGTTCTTTCATTCCGTCAAATATGTTATTAATATATTCAGCCATAATTAGTTAGGTTCTCCTTTCATCTAGATTAGTTAATCATTGTAATCTTGAAGATTTCACTCTGGATGAAATCTCTGAACTTGACTTTGATTACAGCATAGAAAATCTTATTCAGTTCATACTGTTCGTCTTCAGCATATTCTACACCAATTTCTTTGAACTGGCTCTTATAGCGGTTGAGAACAGCTTCTACGTCAGCTTTATATCTGAGCAGATCCTGGCCATCGAGGAATGTATAACGATTCTTCGGGCACTGTTTACGGATTTCATGAATGATTTTCTGAACAAGCAGAACATTGTTAATCCAGGACAGCTGAGTATATTCAGTCTGAGATGTATATTCAGTATCCAATGTAGGAATACCAGAATAATAAGCAACGTAGTTCAGACGTTCATTATCAAACCATTCTTTCTGGTTGTATGTCTGAGCATTTTCATCAGTCTGCGGAGTACGTTTCGGCGAGAAGTTAATGGTACCAGGAATGATATCATTTTCAAAGGTAACCCCATAAGCCTGTCCACAGAACGGACGGTTAACGCCATTCAGATAATGACCAACGAAACGTGTTACCAGGTTGTACATAATAGTTACGTTAACCTGTTTTCTGTAATACGGTTCAATGACATCATAGCTATTGATGTAGTTGGCTACGAACTTATTCTTCTTATAAGTATCGTTAACGGCTTCGATTTCATTAAGTGTGGTCAGACCAAGTCCGAAATCACGGAAGAAGAAGCAGTCTTCACGGAATGTAACCAATTCATGGATAGCATCTTTAATATCTCTCTTATAGTTAGCATCAAAGATCGCATCAATTCTTGTGTTGTCGAGATCATAGATATCGTCAGCGAAAGAACCATTGAATACTCTGAGAACCTGATTATCATAGAGAGACATGCCTGTAGAATCTCCAACAGAATTAAGAATTTCCGGAAGAGCAATCGGATAATCACCAAATGCACCGTTATCACCATTCTGGAGAAGAATACCATTTTCTACAGAGAGATTATCGCCAGCCGGATCAATACCTACAGCATTAGATACTTTACCATAGCGATCGAATGCAAACAGAATATCCATATGAGCTACTTCATTCTTAGCCAATTTAGACTTTTCAGAAACATCATCTACGAATTTATTCCATTCGCTTTCATAATATTTACAACGAATATTTCTGGAGTTCTGGTTAATAACCTGATCTACAGCTTTGTTCTTAGCATTAGCTGCACTACCATCAGAGGATTCAACAATCAGATTGTCAAATGTGAAGTAATGAGTTTCAAGCTCTTTATTACCTTCCAATACTTTCATTACGTATTTAATATATCTAACCGGTCTACGAGCAGATGTATCAGCATAAATACGAATCTTCTTATTGGAAATACCACGACCTGTATCGGTCAGAGTGAAGAGAACATAGTTCTTTTCTCCTGTTTCCGGAACAACCAGTGTATCTTTAGTTTCTTCTACTGTAGCTACTACAGAGTTGAATACTTTATCAATATCATCTGTATTGTTGATCTGTTCTGTCAGAGGAACAGCTTTCAAAGAATACTTGATCATAGCTGCATCAACTTTGATCGGTGTATTCGATACATCATTGGTCTTGGAGTCTGTGGTTTCTACCTGAACAGTTACACCAGGAGTTGTATCTACGCCAACTTCTGTACCAGTAATAGCCTGAGCTGCAGCATAATATTTGCCACCATATACAACAAACTTACCTACAGCATAGGCAGTGCCAGGCGCATAAGCAGGAACATTGATATCCCATACAATCTTATAGAGAGAGGTCTTTTCTACTTTAGCTTTGTAGTAATGACCAGCTTCTTTAACTTTAGAACCTACAATATAGGTATCTACAGCAGCTTCATTGTAATTATCGATAGATTCCTGAACCTGTTTCTTAAGAGGTTTGTGAGCTACTTTAGCTTTATAGAACTTGGTTTCAAATTTAACAACTGTTCCGACTGCATAAGTGCTAACATTAGCTACAGAATATTCCGGAACATGTTCATCGGGTACATCAATCATCAAAGGTTTGTGAGCTACTTTAGCCTTATAGAATTTAGTACCAGATTTAACAACTTTGCCTACACCATAGGTCGGTACATCAGCATCGGAATATGTAGGAATAGTTGTATCCGGAACTTCTTTCATCAAAGGTTTGTGGGCTACTTTAGCCTTATAGAATTTTGTGCCAGATTTAACGACTGTATTTACAGTATAAGTAGATACGTTAGCTACAGAATATTCCGGAACATTATCGTCAGGAACTTCTTTCATCAAAGGTTTGTGAGCAACCTTAGCTTTGTAATAAGTAATTACAGCACCTTTAGTTACTTTAACCTTAGCACCTACTGCATAAGTAGAAACAGCAGAGTCTGCATATTCTGTATAAGAGGAAGCATCGGACGGAGGTGTTATATTGTCACCAGTCTTTTCCCAAGAATCAGTATCAAGAACTTTAATCTTAGGCTGCGGTACTTCCTGCCAAGAAGCCGTATCTACAACTTCTACCATAGGCTGAGAAATTTCTTCCCAAGACAGAGCATCAACTGCTTTTACAGTCGGCTGAGGAACTTCATCCCAGGAATCGGTATCAAATACTTCAATCATTTCGGGAGTGTAATCTTCCCAAGCATCTGTATTGATATCTGTGGTAATTCTCTTAGTCTTATAAGAATCAGGAATATCTGCTTCTTCTTTTACAGCCCAGTAAGTCTGATCAACTTCTGTTTTGTAATAGAGAGGTTTACCTTTAGCATTGGTTTTCTGAATTTTATCAGCTCTAACTGTAGCGATAAGAGCCAAGTTAGCCAGTTTAGAATCTGGAGCAACAACACGCTTTGCATACTGTAAACCACCAGCATTAGCAATAGCCGCTGCCTGTACGAGAGCCTGGCCATGTTTGAAATAATTGGGATTGTCTCCATATAGAGCAAAGAAATCTTCTCCTGAAAGTTCCTTCTGGAATTTTTCCGGTCCTTTATCAGAGGAGAATACTGTCATAAGCACTGGGCGGTCTACACCATCATTTCCAACAGCAGTGTTGGGGTTAATAACGGATTGATCATCCCAGATAAATCTAGTATCTGGAGCTGCCATTATTATAATTCCTCCTTTAATAATAGTTAAAAATTAAAAACTCACCTTGATTTTATAGCAAGTAAAAAACAAAGTAAACTTTAATGATATGTTCTTATACGACTCTTTCACATTATACATCTTCACCAGTTACGATTCTTTCCAGAGGACTCTGGACTTTATTATCGTTCAATGAAGCGTATATAAGAGCTTCATTTATGTTTTCAGATGTGATAGCACTATATGCACTAATCAACCTGGGAATTACTTTGATACTGATGGATTTGTAATTATTCATATCATTATCTTTAGAAAGTCTGAATGGAACGTTTATATCCGTTTTACTTCTACAGAGTTCGGATATGATAATTCCGAACAGTTGCAGAGAGATTTTATACTTAGCTCCGTTGTACGTACAATTGTCTACAATATAATTTTGAATCTGATCATATGGTATTGTATTAGGAATGAAACCGTTAATAATAAACAGAGAGATCATATCTTCTGTATTATCTACACTTTGAGGGACTTTAGTTTCTACTAAGATAGCATCATCTTTTTTATAGCATAGAACTCTATAGTCCAATGGTTCAGATTCTTTAATTAATTTAATAGACTTCATTTTTTCTACTTTGAATGGTTTAGTCAATATTCTAGTTGGATAATTGAACTGTTTCAAAGTAGACATCTTTCCGTTTTCTTTCATAGCATAGCTCATAACTCCTAATGTAGAAATATATTCTCCATTATAATATGCTATATTTCTTTCAAAGTATTTTTCTGGGATATAAAAATAGAAATTTCCGTTGCCATTATATAAAATAGAATCACCTTTTCTTCTGAGAAATGGTGGTAATTGTTCATTCATATTAGGCATATTTCCTCCTTCCTATGAGACTTACATAAATGTTTAAGCAGGCAAAACTGAATAAGAAGACTCTATATAGAGTCTTCTTATTTTGATCAGCCACCATTATATACAGTATCATAATTAGAAGTTAAGGGGTATCCCTGAACAGTTTTCCACCAAATAATTACATCAATTAAGTTTCTATGATAATCGGGATAAATCTTCGGACATTTACAAATAATTTCTCCAGGCAAAGAAACAGATTCTGGACGAATAAAGCTATCGGCATCTCCTAATTTGGTTGTACCGCAAGTTGTTACTCCAGCTTCTGCTACACCACCATATACAGTAGCTCCGACAGTTGTATTCTCAATCTTTTTACCGCCTACAACTCTACCACCAGTTACAGTAGATTTCAGAGTTGTACCGCCAGTGGTAACACCATTGATGATTGCATAGGGTTCGCCATCAATCAGACCAACGGCCACACCACCATATAAAGTACCGCCAGTAATGGCTCCGTTATAAGCAATCTCTCCAATTACAGTAGCTCCCGCGGTAACCATATCTTTACCAGACCTTTTACCACCGGTTACTGTACTATTCTCTAATACAGGAGCAATTAATTTGCCTTTATATGCTTTAGCTCCTACTACTTTACATCCAGTAGCAACAATTGTACCTTTCTTAGCAGTAAGTAAGCAATTGGTAGTTATTTTAGTTACGGGATCAGTTACTCCTCCAGAAATAGTAAACTCATCTACTTTACCAGAAGTGATTGTTCCAGAAACTGCTGTGCCCATAATGATATGAGCTTTAGCTACCACAATCTCATGACCATTACCATTCATTCCTACAGCGCAGGAATCTGTAATGATACAATTATCTTTATCTAAGACAGCATTGGTCAGTGTACCTGCCGTGATATTACCATCTTTATCGACTGTAGCAGAAGAAATAGAAAGATTGGTTACATCTCCAGCTACTGTAGCGCCTGCTGTTCTTGCATTCAATATAGTGGTATCTTCATCCGCATACTGATTGTATTTCGAAATACCTCTAATATTAGACGTTCTAATATTAACGACATTAGAAGCATAATCTACAGATGCATCTACTGTAATGATGTAATCCTCTCCAGTGCAGCAATTACATGTGCATACTCCATTGGTGTTTACTTTACCAATACCAGTAACTACGCCAACAATAGAATTGACGACTCCATTGTCTAAGTACTGAATTTTATACTTAGTTCCTTTACAAAGCTCTACTTTTTCGGATGTACCATCAGAGAAAGAAATCGTTACAGTCAAAGATGTTTGACTCTGTACGGCTACATCAGTAACCATCAAAGCCACACTATGTTTTTTAATTTCATCCTGGATGTTATACATGGGATTCCAGTTACATCCGCAAATATGCTCTAAATGATATCCATTTTTATATGTAGTAATATAATTATTAGAATATAAAGACAGAGGAAAAGCTCCTTCTGAATAATGAATGGGCATTATAGAAACCTCCTTTAAATTTAAAAATCATTTAATAGAATGTTAAGACTAAGGAAGTTTATGGGAAAATAATCTCCAGAGCTATAATAGCTCTGGAGATCTTTATGATTGAAATATAATTATTTCTGAGCTTCGAGAAGAGCAGATTCAAGAGCAGTCAGATCTTCTTCTTCATCCTCTTTTTTATCCTTTTTCTCTTCGTTGTCTTCTTTGTCTTTCTTAGATTTCTTCTTGCTCTTTTTGTCTTCAGAATCTTCGTCATCATCCTTCTTAGAATGTTTCTTGGATTCCTGAACAAGAGAGAATTCATATTCAGATTCTTCAATCATAGCTTCGAGTTCATCGCAGGCAGCATTATAGCCTTCTGCATATGATCTCTGGAGATCTTCTTCTGTATATAACATAATTTGGCTTCCTTTCTTAGGAGTATAATGATATGATGATTATCTTAATGTATTACATATCGTTTTTAAGCCGATCAATCATCCTATTTCTCATAGCATGAAGCATATGCTTATCATATTTCTTAGCTAACTTAGGATGTTTTTCTAATGTTTTATCAATTCTTTCACTAAGCTGTCCAGGACGGCTATATCCTACATTTTTACTCTTATCATTAATTCCCAATTTATTATAAGGAACAGTATAAGATCCATCCTGTTTGGTAGCAGTCATACGAGCTACTGTTTTCAAACCAGCAAATCTCTGTTCTTTATCTGCTCCAGCTTTCTTAAGAACCTTATTGGTTGTTCTCATCAGCTTCTTATCTACAGTCTCACTATAGATTTCACATTCTTCTTGTAATGAAAATTCAAATTCTCTATCTTCATCATCGTCGAATAACATAATAGATTACTCTCCTCTCATATGACCCGAATATTCTCCGGTATCAAAATTTTGGAAATTCATATTTTTAGCAATTTCTTTTTGTATACGTTCTTCTGGATCTTCTCCAAAAGATGTAAATACAGAATCAGGAACTCTGAACTTATTAGACTTAGTCATTCCTTCCAATTCAGATACAGGAATCTGTGTAGCTTTAGAATATGCTTCTCGTACTGCTTTATTTTGCAGCATATCCATAAGCATTTGCTGTTCATTGGCTCTTTGCTTTTGTACAAACTCATTGAACATCATACCCATACCCATCTTCATCATTTTAAGCTGATCATTCATCTGCCTAAGAGATTCAGATTGTTCTTCTGGAGGAAGTTTAAGTTCTTCTACGATTTCTGTATAACGTTCTTCTAGTTCTCTACCAACAGAATCATCTACAGAATCTTCTGTCTTAATAGTAGACTTATTAATACCAAAGTTTTCTTTGAGATTCTTTCCTTCATACCATACATAAAGAGCCATTAAGTAAGAGAATACCAGATCGTCGTGTGAATTGTCTGAGTGTTCTACTTTACCATTTCTCTTAACAACCATCTTTGATAATTCATCAAACATGACTGGAGAATATATTTTATCTTTATGACGTTCCATACGTTCTCTTAATATTTCTATTAAGAGGTCTCGTACATCTTTGGATGAATCTAAACCATATACTTTTGTTCTTTGTTTACGACGAATAGGTCTTCCCAAAGAATCGGAAGTTTCTTCTATAATACGGTCTTTAATTTCATAATATAAGTTTTCCTTAATGCCACCAGGCTCTTTAAGCTTGGATATTAATGATGCGCCAAAACCCAATCTATTTCATTATAGACGCAACTCTATAACGCTTGGTCAATTCCAATGCACTTCCATTACAGAACGTGTGCAGATCATTTGTCATCCCTCTGTATGTAATACAGTAGGGCCAGGATTTTTCTTTCACCATATGCTTGTGATTCTACTCTCCCGTCAGGAGATGATCGTTGAACGTCTCATCTTAACTAAGATGCTTTCGCTGCTAAACAGAGGAGATTATTTTTCCTCCTCCTTCAAAGCAATTAACCCTGTTGAAATATATAGATTACTCTATATACTGAGATTGCTGTTAAGCTACTCCATTTCTTTCGATATTAACTACCGCATTGGGCATCATTGTTTTAACCAACCATATTAATACTCTGGCTAAGTCAGGAATACTCATATAGTTACATTTGATTCCACCAATAAATTTAGTAGTGGCAGAATCTATAACAGATATAGCTGTATAGTCTCGTTTATATCCACCGGATACGTCAACTCCGATAATAGGAGGATTAATTGGAATACCGGTTACACTAACCGGAACCGTATCATAAATATTAAACGAATATTTGTTAAGAATAAGTAATGAACGAATTGGTTCGTGTAGCATACCTCTAAGAGCTTCCAAATCATCTTGACTGAATGGAGAGTTCTCGGGAGTATCAATCCACTCCAACAAAATTTCTCGACGTATGTCTACCATTTTCCAGAGCATACTCTTACACTGATTATAGAACCATTCTTCACCAAGTCCAAGCTGTCTATAGTTATACTTAATATAAACAAAGACAGAGTTCATATTGCTGGAGACAATATTCATAATCTGATCATATGTCAGATCATACCATCTCTCAGAGAATGGTGTGGCATTGTTAATCATATCAAAAGCAAATTGACCTTCATGAGAAGATAGTATACCTGCTGTTGTTGTGATTGTAATGCCATGAGGAACTCCTGCTGCTTTCGCATTTTCAAATGCTTTAGTCAATGCGGGCATAGAGTTAATCATAATGGTTTGGTTATAAGCAGTAAACGCCCATTCGTCCGCCCACCATAATGTAACAGTCTGACCACGTAATAGGTTGGCAGCTGCTGTTTCATTACGAGCACCTGGTACAGTACGAATAATATTATGGTTAATCGGATGCTGGATATTGGTAACTGTAGACGGAAGTCTTTTCTTCTTACCATTGACCATAGAAAATTCCTGGGACAATTGTAAGTATGTTGGTAACAGATCTCGTATAGCTTTAAATGATTCCAGGTTTCGTTTAGAGTCCTGGTTATTCTTATTCATGAAGATAATATTAGAGTTCGTTGAAGCAAAGTTATAAATATATAAATATCTTACATTGGCTGCCATCGTCTTACCAATCTGACGAGGCATTTCAAAGAAGAGATTTAAATTATACATTGCACAGAAGTTATATGCTAAGTTACCTCTGTTTAACTGATATGGTACACCTTTAGGATGACCGTTGGCTGTAACTCTAACTACTTCTCTTAAGAAATACCAATAATTAATTTGTACTTCTTTAAGAATCTTAATCTTCATTTGTGTACTTAGCATAGGATCATATGGATCTACTCCTGCTAAGTCAGGATCAAATAAAGCTAACATGAATCTATTATTTTTTATATCTTGAGACTTCAAAAAATAATGCATCTCTAAGAAAGACTTATTTGATGTAGACATCTGATAATAAATCTGTCTGTTTGCTGGTCGAGGTTGTTGTAATGCTGGTACTGGAGTTTCATCAGGAAATAAAGCACTTCCTTGTAATGATTCCAATCTTAATACCTCCTTTCCAAATTATTAGTATGTCAAAAATATTATCTACCACACCAAAAATGGTGTGGTAGACTTATTATATTGGCTAAATTAGGTTATTTTGCTTGCTGTTCATTATTCTGCTCAGGAGTTTCTTCTTTCTTTTCTTCTGGTTTAGTTTCTGTTGTCTGACCTTCCTCGGGTTTTTCTTCAGGAACTTCATCCAGTTTTTTACGGTCGATTAAAGGTTTAAGAATCTTGTTATAGTAATCATTATAGATTGCTTTCAATGCGTCACCTTCACAGCTAAGAATATTATTAACTACTTTGGAGTAAATATTGAAAGCGGTTTCAAGAGATTTAATCTTCTTTTCAGCTTCCGGATTAGGAGCATCTTTCTTATCTTCTGGTTTCTGCTGATCATCAACCTTCTGATCTGGCTGAGGCGTATCACCTGTAGAATTATTACCATTAGCCGGAGGAGTTCCAGCCTTAACCTTATTAGGCTGTGGTTGAGTTCCGTCAGCATTTGATGCCGGATCTTCATTATAAGATTCTACTCCATCAATATCATTAAAGTATTCTTCTAAGATCTTTTTGATATTTACAGATTCTTGTGTTCCATTCGCTGCGGCTGGAGTTGTTTTGATCTTATTCAATTCCTGATCTTTATATCTCTGAGCAGCTTCTAATTTATTCTGAAGTTTATTACCAAACTGTGCAGGAACTTTCAATTCTGCTATAGCATCAACCTGAGCAAAGAGTTTAGCAGCTGTAATTGTTTTCATGTTTGCTGCTGTCAGTTTAGACATAACATAGGTTACATTATCATCTTTGATGTCTTTTACTTTGGTCAAATCATTACCAGCAAAATAGTTTTTTAAATATCTCTGACAAGTCTTATTATCATCAAGTCCTTCCAGATTATTCATTTCCGGAATAATAGCAGCAAGTAACTTCGGAATTGCTGTCTTTTCATCCGAGGTATTTTCATTAGACATAATCTTTTCATAGAAGAACTGGAAGTCTTTCATATTCAGATTAACAGATCTGGACAATGCGGCATCCAAATTGACAGAGGGTACTTCAACTTCATATTCATTTGCAGTAGCATCCAATACTTTCTGCATATTACCAAGTAAGGATTTATCATTCTTAATATTCTGCAATTTCTTAGCAGCCATACCGAAATAATCAAGAACTGCTTCTTTAATTTTACCAAATAATCCTTTGACTCTATCCCAAATTTCTTTGCTGCTATTTTCATCCGCTTCATTAATCAGATCGTATACAACTGTATTTGTAAATTCAGATTCCAAAGCAATCAGTTGATCAGAATAAATAACTTCTTTGGTTTCGCTGAATGTATAGAGATCAGATAAATCTGTATCTTCATCAATCAGAGCATCTTCATCATCGCTAATATCATAAGATTCTGTAATTTTAAACTGATCACAAATATAACTATCAGATTCACTTGGATTTAAGTATTCTGATATAGCATCTGCTTTCATAGAATAGATAATATTAGCATATTTAAGATACTTATTAAAATAAGAGCAAATTGTATTAGACAATTCCTGTTTTCTAAAATCAATCTGTCTACCCTGTTGATCATCCATTGCTCTATAATGAATTGCTAATTCTGATCTGATCTTATTTAGTCTCTTAATAACATCATTCAGAGAAGAATTATACAGAGCTACAGAGTCTGTAATTTTATCTACATTTTCTTTAATTTCATTCAGTCTAGATCCAATTTTATCACCTGACCCCAACTGAATAATTTGAATCTTTTCTCCACCTCTGAAATGAGCATATGTTTTAGCCACCAGATCAGCATCCGTTACTTCATGACATCCAGTCAAATCTCCAATGATTGTTCTTCTATCATCATTGATATGATGAATCATTTCATTTAATGCATCATAATAACTTTTAGCTTTATCGGATACTACACCTACTCCACTATAATTATTCATCATAGTTTCGATCTGTGTTAAAACCATACTTAATTTCTTCAAGCAAGGAATAGGGTCAGATAAGTTAGTGTATTTGTAAGATTTACGATAGCTATCACCATGATCCATTGAAAGAGACATTTGAAATTTGTACAGATCAAACAATATTTTCTTAGAAATAATCTTTTCAGATTCTTTAATTCTATAGATCGCATCTTTATAAGAATCGGCTTGGTCGATCTTAACATCGTCGTCAGCAATCAATACAGACTGCTTCATAATAGAAGTTGTCAAAGATAGGTTCTTACTCTCTTTATTGAATTTTACCCCCGTGCTATCAGGAGTAAAAATCTTTTGAGCCATATTATCAAAAGAGAAAGTAGTATTCTCCATTTATAATTCTCCTTTCTAACTAAAAAAGTATTTATTTAAATGTTTGTGGGGAAGTTTATGATATTCTTATAATAAAACATTTTATTAATTAAGCCTCTTTATGAAAGGAGAGTTGATATATATGCCCGGAGTTGGTATTGTAAACAGACAAAGCCAATTACTTGATCTAATAGAACATCGTTTAGGAACAAAACAATTAAATCTTCCAGATTCATTAAACAAAGATGTCTGGTTTGATAATGTTATATCTAAAGAAACATTGAACACATTTTCTAGATTCTTTCCCTATGAGATGACTTACTATCTAACGGCAGATAGAAGAAAGGGACCGTATTATTTGATCGATGAAAATGTATGCCCTTCTGTCAATATTATTGGCATAGGTGATATTGATTGGCATATTTTAAGTAAGAATATGCCTGCCTTTGGATTTGGTTCTGGATTCTATTCTACTTTTGATTTCTTCTTGAATGGATTGGATGTTGAAGGTATTGCTATGCAACAGCAGATGGTAGATCATGCCAGTATCTTCAAAGCAGGAATCTATGTAGAATTCAAACCGCCGAATATGGTTAGACTGCAATCCAATCTCAGCAATAATATGCTGGAAATGCTAAAAGCAATCCCGATTCATTTGTTTGTTGTTCACGCTCCTAATTTGATGACTATTGAGCCTACTAAGATGGAAACATTTGAACAGTTAGCGGTATCCGATGTAGCAATATTTCTTTATAATAATTTGAAGTACTATAATAATATCAATACACCATATGCTACAGCAGAATTACAAATTGATATATTGCAAGATTATGCTAATAGAAGAGATGATATAGTACAACAACTTCGTGACGGATACGTTAATTTTGGAAATCGCAACATGCCGATGCTTCTTACAATTTGATGGTGATATATTATGCTATATACAGAAGAAGAATATAGACAAGCTTATAGACAAGGCTTTAATGATGCGGTACATGAATTCAATGAAGGATATCAGATTAAAGATAAGACAATGAATAATACAACCTCTAGAATTGTATATAGACGTCATTTGCCTAAACTAAAGCCAGAAAAGGCTAAAGCCAAGATCTTTAAAAAGTCCGCATATGAAAAATATAAAGACAAATCTTTGATAATCAAATAAAAAATAAAGATGATATTCCCATAGCCTATATAGGCTATGGGAATCTATTATGCGTTACATACTTTAAGAAAATCATCTTTAGATATAGTACAGATATATACGCCATTATGTTTGTCTTTAATAAACAATCTATAGTCTGTAGATGGTTTAAGATCTACAGATGATGTATTATCTGTAATATAAACATCCAATCCATGTTTCCGAAGATTTTGAATATCTTCAGAGGTTAATATAAATTGTCCATCTTGATATAGAAAAGACTTTACAATTTCTCGAATCAATCCTGAATTATTATCCTTAGATATATATTCAAATAAAAGTTGTAATTCTTTAATAAGTCCTTTATCAATCATAATAATCCTCCAGACTTAGCAATAGCTGTTCGAATTAGATCATATGCATCATTGAGATCCATTGTCTTTCTATCTACATATGCTTCCAAAGGAACATGCATAGTCTCTTTACAAATCATATCCAGTTCGTCAAAGGCTTTTTCTTTAGACATCGGAATGTAATATTTATTTACATTGGATTTAAGCTCTTCGTATGAGAGATGTTGATATGTCTGGTCAAATATCACAGGAGCTTTTAATGCTTTGATCAGATCGTTCTTATACTCTCGAATAAACAAGAGGGTATTGTATTTATTACCCAATTCGATATCTCTATAGTTTCTATACTGTATAGAATGTCTATTAAAAGAATAAGTATTCTTAGCTTTATATTGATTCAGATGAGACAATTCATGAATAACTACTTCAGCTATGAATCCTCTCTGTCTGGGTAAATTGTTGGCAAATACGAATTGTATATATCTGACTATAGTATCTAAATAAATTGTAATCGTATTTAGAAACATAGACGCATTATACCGTGTAACATATCCTTCAGTAGAATAAGACAATTCTGCACAAATAATGAGTGGATTGATCTTTTCATTGGTATAATCGTAAGTATCATAGACAATATTCTTAATATCCTTTATAGATAATATTGTCTCTATTCCATATTCGTTCATTAAGGACGCATCCATATTGCTTTCTCCTATGACATAAAGTATATGCATAGCCTATATAGGCTATGCATACTTCTTATTATATTAAGGAATATCAACACCTTCAGACTGTAATTGCTGTCTGATGATATTGATTTTATTAAAGTTGATTGTATTCAGTTGTCTAAAGCTTAAACCAATAGCATATTCGTTGAAATTTCTTCTGGAGAATTCATCACCAACCATCTTCAGATAGTGAATAATGGCTGATACATCTAAGTTCTCCAAAATCAATAAAATAGTGTTCTTGATTTGTGCATTATTTCCTTCTACAATAGGAGTTACCCAGGGTTCTTCTTTTTCTATACCACGATCAATCGTTGTATCAAAGACAGTACCCATCAGTAAGGCAGAGAACTCCTTAGAATAAAATACAGCATAAATATATCTTAGGTCTGCTATAGTCAGTACAGACTTAGTAGACGTACACAAAGTAAAGTTTACTCTGGATACTCTTTCTATATCATCCTTAATAGAATGGTTGGTAATCGCTAAGAATGTCAGAAGTTCATAATCAATATGCTTTAATGCTTTCAATTGATCAATCTCTTCTTTATTGATTAGCTCTCCCAACATGAAGATCAAACCTTTGATATAATTATCAGGATGTAAAGATGTGATTGCATAGTACAATAATGAATCACAGCACATCTTTAAGAAATCATCTACATTGATTGTATATATCACTTGATAAAGTATAGAGATAAATCTAGAGTTCAATAAGAGTTGTGTATATCTGTGTCTATTCTCATAAATCTCGAAGATAATATCTCCATACTTTTGTTTCATTGTATAAAAGATTTCAGAATCAGAGGATTCATCAATATGATCTAAAAAATCTATAATTGATGAATCAATATAATCATTCGTAATCATATTAACGCAGCCTCCTTTCCTAATACTTAAAATTCTGGATCTACTGTAATGGTTTTGGTAAATTTGCCTTTTTCCGTTTTTACCGTATCTCCAGTAAGTTCACTAAAGAAATCATCTTTAGCTAATCTGACATCTTCTGTAGATTTCTTACTACGAAGCGTATCAAATCCTGTAGAGTCTGTAACAAATTCTTTAGAGAAGAAATCATCTTTAGATTTATCTACAGAATCAGAATTCTTAACAAATTCTTCATAAGCATTTTCAATGTCTTCAATAGGCATTTTTAATCCGCTAATGATAAACTGAAGATAGTTGTGATCATGAAGTTTCTGAATATGAGAGAATGCTTCAAAGGGAAGTCCAAATCTTTCTTTCAGAACTTCATTATTATAATCTACATAATCCGCTTCTTTATCTGAGATATTCAGAATGGTTCCTCTACGTTTACAGGTAGGTTCTACATTTAATGATTTAGAATCATCTATAGCTTCAATCAATTTGGTATTATAAGAATCTACATTCTTTACTTTTCCCAAATCTACGTCTTCTATAACCATGAATCCAGGGGTGTTTACGAGCTTCAATAAATCAGATTCGTCGATATTTTGACTTGACTCGGTAATAGTACCACCCAACAGTATTCTGATGCTCTGGCAGAACTTTTTGTTTGCCATCTGTTCTGCTTTCGTTCTATTTCCATGAGCTTCATCTAAGAACTTAGCATTGGAAATAGACTCTACTGTATAATCGGAATCCAGTTCTTTGAATAAATCTACTGTGTTCTTGATTCCTCTGACATCAGAGTTGAATCCAGTAAATACAAAAATATGAACATGGGTCTTATATACAGAACTAATATATTTAGCTAAGATTGGAGTAGCTCCGGATCCAGTACCACCTTCTGCCGATGTGACGATAATAGTCATAGCATCGTCTTGGTCTGCCGGATAATCAAAATCTCCAGATTTTAAATTAGAAATCATAATGTCTCTGGCTACTGCTCGTTCTTTAGCGCAGCCTTTATAGTCTCCAACCAGCTCTACAGCATTTTCTCTGTATTCGGTTGGAATATCTTTGAGTGTAGTATTGATTAGAATAATGGAGCTTGTTAATTCAGGAATCTCTTTCATCAATTCGATACCTGCTTTATTGGCTCCTCCACCTAAGCAAAGTATTTTTGCTTTCAGTAACATCAATAGTCATCTCCTTCATCGTCATAATAATTTTCATCATAGGTGGCAAGACACCCTTCAGTATTTTTGAGAAAGATATTAAACATTGCTTCATATTGCAATTTATCTCTCTTAGATGCTTTGGTGAATTGGCCTTTGATTGATTTGGTTTTTACATAGGTATTTCGGTATATATTGACCCCATTATGTAAACCGTAATACTCTATTTTTAAAGTGTTCTTCCCTAAATTGATAAGTAAAGTGGGAAGATGATCTTTTGTATTACCATATACATATTTCTTAGGGCTTGTTTCCATATGTATTTGAAATTGAAAATTGTCTTGATTGGTAAAGTATAGAGGGTTTAGTTCACCAACATTAATGTTGACTATATGTAAATATGGCATTCCAAATCCTACATCGATAGGCATCGATTTACTCTTTTTATTCTTTATCTTTTTCTTATTCATTTGTATACCCTCCATAAAATATAAAATCAAAACAGGCCATAAGACCTGTTTTGATTTATTTGTCGGATACTACAATGCGTTAGTTGATCTATCCATAATATTGGATATTGCATATGGCCAATTTGGATCTGTTGCATAATTGGCATCTTTCATGGATTGCAACGTAGTATAACCATTATTATAGTAATGTTTTGCAATCCACTTGGCTCCATTAATAATTCCTTCTTCTATGGAGTCGCCCATAACAAAACCCTGACCAGGGTCTGCATCAATACAATTGATACCAAAATAATTATGTTTGGTTCTGGCAATGTATGATGTTCCCCATGCGGATTCTATAGCAGCATGGGCTAGGATATAAATTGGGTTAAGTCCAGTTTCTTGAGAGGCCTTGATAAATATGTCTCCTTTGCCCTGAAAGTTGGATTGAACGCCCATATGGAACACCCAATAGTCAATAATTTTATTCATATCCTTGGTTGTCAGTTTCATATCTACATTAGACAAATCGGAATAATTATTATATCCCATATTTTTAATGTAAGATACATTAGTTGCATGTTCTTCTAAAACTTTTTCCTGTTTTTGATCAATTTGTTTCTGGTTATCACGAATTTCGTATAACACATCTAGCACGTTTTCATTAGCTGTTTGTGCTTCGGTTAATTGTTTCTGCATGGCATTTACTTTAATGGAGACGTCCATTAGATTTCCCCATAACACAATATTTGACACACAATAAACAATATACAAAAGTACGGCAATATACATCTTCTTAGCAATTCCCGTTCTTTTGGAGTTTTTCGTATAATACATACTTAGCATCTCCTTAAGAATTCGAATACGATAGTTGAAGTATATGTCAAAAAGAAAAGAGTTATACCCTTAGGTATAACTCGTTGTCTTTGTTAGTTTCCTTCATATAGAAGGTATAGAGATAAATTAGAGTAGACTCTCTTATTTCTTTTCTTTTTCTTTAGATTCCTGGTAGGTCTTCTGATCTTTTTCAGACAGTTCCTCTACCATACCACCAAGATCACCATCTTCGGTAATAACTGAGATCTTTTCTTCTTTATCACTCATGATATAATACCTCCTTTTTTAATAATTGGATTATTCATAAGTTTTAACCTAAATTACTTTTTAGATTTCTTAGCCTTTTTGGCTACAGGTTTAGTTACTTTCTTCTTAGCAACCGGTTTCTTTACAACTTTCTTTACTGTTTTCTTGGGAATATATGGTTTATTCAGAAGCAGCTTATCTTCCATATGCTTCATTCTGTATGCTTTACCCCAAGCAATAGCATCTTTCTTTTCTGCATTCTTAAGCACTTTGATAACTCTTACTGACAAATATTTTTCAGTGATTGTTTTGTCATAAAACCGAAGAGTATTGGTATCTACGGTAAGCTGTCTAGCAACAAATGCTTCTCTGTCTAATGAAGAAGCTGCAATGATATACTTCTTCGTTTTTGTGTTCATTACTTTGTACACTCTGTAATCTTTTTTATCCATGTTCTTTTTCTCCTTTTGGAACAAACTTCGTACCTAAATTTAGTACTCTTAATAATAATATATAACTCAAATTAGCTTTCTCTATGAATCCTATTTTCTGTTCTCTTATCTACAGTATGCGGTAAATAGTATCCTGTCATAATCAAATTGCTAGCCATTCCAGCTCCAATCAAATAAGCATTGAATGTATTGCGAGCAATAGAATCTTGCTTAGAAACTTCTACATCTTTTAAGGACACCATATTCTTTTCTGAAATGGTAGCATAGAAAGCATCTTTTGCTCTCATATCATCTGCTCTATAAGTTGAAAACTCTCTCATTGTATTGGGTAATCCCATTACAGCTAAGCATTCCATCTCTCTATCAGACATATTTCCATTCTTATCCTTATTGATCAGTCTACCATTCTTCATATTCCGTTCATCAATATTGATGGACATAGAGTTCTTCTTAGCTAAGAATTGCTTCATTTTCTTTATAGGAACATAGACAACCATAGCATCATAGTTAGTTTTAACCGGTCTGCCTTTATTGTCTGTGTATAAGAATGGCATATATAGTTTTTCCATTAGCGGCACATGAATAGTATCCAAAGCTTTAGTAATCTGATCCATCTTTGGTTCGATTTCAAATGCTCTCATTTGAAACTTCAATGGAAATTCTTGTTTAAAATACTCATAGAATTGATCATTAGTCATACCTTTGAATTTATTCATATACCAGGTTTTATTCTGTTCTGTGGGGTCTAAAATATCCATTACTTTATAGATTAAGAGTTCTACTTCTTTACGTTGTTTGGATGTAATTGCCATATTAGCACCTCTCAAGCCTTACATAACTATTATGAGTATGTTTTTATTCTAGATTTAGGTATGGAAAATATTGAAAAATACAAAAAATAATACATATAATTAAAGAGAAAGCCTACAGGAGGCAAGCTTTCTCTTGGACATATATTGCTGTAAGAGCCTTATCACAAGACTCTAAAAGAATCGTTACGATTCTAAGATGTAATCTTGTGTTTTCACAAGATTATTAAGAAATGCTATTTTCATTTTGTAATAGCATTCTCTGTTCTGATCTGTTATTGGAATTGATTCCAGATCAGATAGTGCTTTTCTAAGAGCATTGATATACTCTTTAGCACTAATTGAATTATGGTTGTTCATAATCCAAGTCCTCCTTTCTATAGGGATAAGAGGATATAGCTGGTAACTATATTCTCTTTCATCTCTATAATATATAAATAAAAAGAACTTAGATTACAAAAAATAAACACTGGCTCATATGAGCCAGTGTTCTAATTTAACCATTCGCGTCTGTAGCATAATGTGCTATATAGACCCTATTCTTACTAGGAGATCCTCCGACAAATCCGCGTACAGCATCTTTGATGATCTTCTCAACTTTGGCTTTTGTATCTTTGCAATACTTGCCAACAGATTTATACGTCGTGTTGAGAATAACAGGATCATTCCATTCATCGACTGGTATCGTCATGATTTTAATAGATACTCTTGATGGTTTCTCTTCATTGTAGCAGACTGAGGCCTGATATCTACCAATGAATTCGTCGTCGATGATCAGATTGAATCTGTACATATACTGAGTCAATCCGTTTGGGAAAACCGTCTCTGTGAATGGTCTCAAAATAATCATTATAGTCCTCCTTTTGACTAAAACAATTTAAGAAGTATTTGTACATTATACTTCTTTCCATCTATATAATATATAATCAAAAAAGAAATAGATTACAAAGAGCCATATGGCTCTTTGTAATTTTAAATGAATTATTGAATATACTTAAACAGTTCATCTACACTACTCATAGAGAATCCTGCGGCATGAGGATGTCCTCCTCCACCCAGTTGTTCGCATAATTCATTTACTTCTACTCTATTTTCAGCACTATACATGCTGACTTTTATATTTCCATACATATCTGGTCTATTGATGAGCATGCAGAAATCGTACTTATTCAGATCGTCCCCAAATGCAATGGAATTGCCAAAACCGAACATATAGCACACACGATAGATATGACCATCAATATGGAAAAAGCCTTTTCTATGAAAAGCTGCAAATTTAACTTTGTATTTTTGTTGTTGTAATTCATATAGTTCTTCTCCGACTTGTAAAGCTTCCTGCAAAAAATCCCTATTATATAATAGTTTATCCATAATATTAGAATTTACAAATAAACTGCTGGATTCCCAGCAATAGGTATTCAAATAATCACAATTACGATAGTCATTGATCTTACGATCCCAACGATCGTATTGATCCACTAAGTCAATGGTCTTGGGATTAACCACATCAGAAATCTTTTTATTCTTATTCTTATAGTGGACATCCTTAAACAGATTATAAATATTCTTAGTCGCACAACCTTTAACGTCGATATAGAATGCTAAATCGCTACGTTTCATAATATCTTCATCATTATCTATGAGATCTTTAAGAATCCCAATAGAAGTCATATGATGATCGATAATCAGTATATTGCTAACTCTATGTAGAATATTCTTAATCTGAGATTCTGTTAATGAGAGATCAACAATGAATACTTCAGATCCTAACGGAATCTTATCAACCAAATCATATCCAGCTTGATAATTATATTCCACATAATGAATATCGATCTTTGGAGAATCAAATGTTTTCAGTAATTCTCTAATCATTAGAGCAGAGAATATACCATCCATATCATTATGATGAACTATGGTTACATTGACAGATGAACATTCTTCTGATTGAATATCATCTACGATAGAATGTATGATTGTTGGTGTTTTCTTGGAAGCAATTAATTCTTTTTCTTTATATTCCACTAATTCTTCATCCATATGAACCCCCTTAGATAAAAATAAAACAGGAGAATTTAGTCTCCTGTTTTACGATTACTTATACGTATCTTCATACTTTTGTTCTGGATTAATATTGTGCATAAGCTCAGCAATAAATAGTGCCAATATGCTATTAGCTCCCAACCGAGTAAAGATCGTAGATGTAACAGGATTACCAGTCTTTTTGGCATATCCATTATTGATCAATCGCTCAAGTATCTTCTTATTCTTTTTGAGATAATCTGCGAACAGTTTCTGAAACTTTTCAAATGTGGACAGTTTCTCACCTAGAGTAGCATTCAATTCGGCACTCTGTTCTTTTACATCCCACTGATTGTATATGTTTCTGATAGTAAAAACATCATTATTCAGATTAACAATATATACTGAATCATCACCAGTATGAAGAACGTTTCTGTGATGACTACAGCGATTGATACAATGGCAGTTTCCTTCAGTCTTATTGGTATGTAAAATTGTTCTTTGTCTTTTAGTATATGGTCTCATGTTCTATCACCTACTGCATCTTTCCATGGAGTATCAAAAAATCCATTAAATTCTTTATCATCCAAATCTCTAAATTCATAATACATTTTAACAGCAATATGATGAATACGTGAAGTCTCATCGTTTAATGTAGAATATACATTCTGCTGCATAATAAACTTCAGCATATAATAAATCGTATATAATGTATTCACCATAATTGTACGATCTACTGTTTCGTCACTTAAAGAATACTTATCCTGAACAATACCTTTCAATACTGATTCAAAGGACGGAGTTTCTTTAGATGTAAAGATTGTTCTCAGAGTAGCCAATGCTTTTTCCAGAATAGGATTATCATCTAGATAATGCCCATTCAAATACCATTCTGGAACAATATTAGCCAGGTATGCCTTAGAATAGGCTGTATGCCAAATATAACGAGATAACCGTTTATTTGATACGGCAACAGAGTTTGATTGTATAACGTTGACAACAAACTTTTCTTCTGTATTTAATACCGGTCTATCTTTGACATTATCTCTGATCATATATTCCAATATAGAAAATAAATAAGTAGGAGTGATAATATGCTCGATAAACTTATTCATATTTCCTTTTTGGCAATATACAACACCATCTCTATTCGTTACAATCTCTTTTAATTCTCTCATCTTCTCTTCATTGAAATCAATCATTCTTCTACTTCCTCCTTAGATTTGAACAATGTGGAATTCTTTACTTCTGCTAAAAGCAAAGAGAAATTGATCTTATTACGAAGTCCTTTGTTATATAGATTTCCAATAGACTCCACACATGTCTCAATATTAACGAAAGGCATCATAAAGCTATGCTTTTCATTCAATACTTTATAGAGACGATCCGTATCAATATTTGGTACATGCATCAGAATCCAAATGATTCCAGAGAAAAATGCAGTCTTAGTTCCTTTACCGTTTATTCCTCTATCATATTCGGACGATCTGGTCATATGCAAATAAGTATGAGTTTCTTCCAGAATATTCTTAGCATAATTGTACTGTTCTTCAGAAACCGTACATGATCCAGACTTAATACTGCCTGTGGCGCCATATCTGCTTTTATGATACAATCCCAATACTTGATAAATATTCTTAGCACCAAGATCCCAATATGTATTAAAGAGATTCTTAATACGAATATAATTTTCATCTCCAAGCTCTGCATATGATGCAATATAATCATATGGTTTCCAATTAGACGTAATGACATTCATAGCAATACAATCGTCTACATCTAATCCTGGCTGAATAATATACTCTACTGGAAGATGAAGAGCTCGTAATGCTTGCAGTCTGCCCTGACCATCAATAACTTCCATGTTTTCATTAACAATCAGAGGGTTAGTAATATACCCATGTTGTACAATAGAACGAGTAATCTTTAATACACGTTCCGACAATACAGCACGATTTCCAACCAATACTTTGAAAATATTGTAATCTCTGGTGACATAAATCTTCTTTTCAGACTCTGTCATGGTCTTAACAATTTCTTTAGCCTTTTTAATACGCTTGGACATATCGGCCATAGGCTTCTTCGGAATCTTATTTTGGGCTCTTAATCCAAGCAATACAGACTCCTTGATGTTTACATCTTCACTAAAACTTTCGCTAATTAATTCTTTTTCCATTTCGTATACTCCTTTGTTTACTTACTATACATATTTGGAAATTTGAATATATAATAAACTGGGTATAACCCAGGTAAATAGGGATAATTTTATTCATCCGCTCTCATGATGTTCCATTACGTTCATAATACTTCCTCCTTTTGAAAATATAATAACTTCTCAGATATATAATATATAACTAAAAAAGAAATAGATAGCAAAAGATTCAGAGATGGTCTATATAGACCATCTCCTTTACTTTTATTCAATATCTTTTAATAATTCAGATTTGTCCGAATCGATTCTCCTGATTTCTTCGATTTCTTTGATGATATCATTAGTTGTATATCGAATCAAAGTTCTATTGAATTCAGGATGTAGAGCAGATATTCCTAATTCAGGAGCATCCATTTCACCTACACGTTAATCCTCTATTACTAGAGGCGCTGACTATTTCTTCACTCAGACCGCTTATCAATTGTCTTCATTGTGTTGCTCTTTTCCAGTTACGTACCAATAGTAACCGTACTCTCCTTCCGGGAGATAGTCGATACAGGTTCCAGATAGTTATCTGGCTTCCCACGAGACTTTCCTATTATATATAATAGGATGGCCCTCGTTAGCTACATTTATATGTAACCCCGCTGGTGGGGCGGTAAAAGCAATAAGGGCTCGGTTTCTCTAACCCTTTAAAGCGCTGTAAACCTTTTGGTGTATATCTGTTGAATTCCTCCATCAGTTTATACAGACTTACTTTAACATCATTCAGAATATATCCATTAGGATCTGAACGCATAATGAATCGAGCAATTCGTTCATTACAATCATTCAACATATTCTGATTGAATACAGCCGTTTGTACTTTATCGTTAGCTAAGCCATCTACTACTAAGATATGGTTCTCTTCTCTGACTTGTAAATACTTATACCGCTTTTTCAATTCTTTCTTGATAGAAGCTATGGGCAATTGATTTAAAATTAGACTATATAAGAATTCTAACAAATTTGGTTCTATCGCATAATTCTGAGATAGTACGTTCATATTGAAGAGATAATCAATATTATCATTCAATAGCTGTACAACCTTAGAAGTTGGCAAAACAGATCCTGTAGAACTCTTAATTACATTATGCTTAGCAAACTTAGTATACACATAACGGATAAAGTCAGAACGATCTGTAAAGAATTCCTTAGCTTCTCCATTAGATCCTTTGATAGCAAACAATGGTGGTATTGCGGCATAAACTCTACCAGCTTCTACCAACGGTCTATAATATACCAAGAACATTTTTAGCAGTAATGTTCTGATATGAAGCCCATCGACATCAGCATCTCCGAGGAATATGATCTTATCAAATTTACATTTGGATACATCACAACGTCTGCCTTCTCCACAATCCAGAAGAGTATATATTGCTTTACATTCTTCGTTATTAAAGAATTCCTTCTTAGAACGAGTCATTGCATTCGATACTTTTCCTCGGAGTGGCATAATACCTTGCTTTGTAGGATCACATGCTTCTCGGCATGGAGACATAGCCGAATCACCTTCGACCAGAATAAGCTCTAAATTTTTCTTACCAGATGGTTTCTGATATTTAGATGGCAATCCAGTAAATACAGATACAGCCGTTTTCGTTAATTGGATCTTTTCGCTATTAGTTTTCATACGCAGATTACCAACGTCTTTGAAATATTTACATAGACGCTGTAAATCATTTGCATTCGAACGACTCCATTCATCCAACCCTCTATCTACGAGGTCTTTGATAAATGGTTTAATATCTTCATTCGATAATAATTCTTTTGCCTGGCCAGCAAAGATCGGTTCCAGATGCATAACGGATACAACCGCTTTTAATCCGGCTCTGATATCGCTGTTGATCGTAGTTATCTTAGATTTATTCCCAAGATAAATCTTGTTCATATAATTTCTAAAATAATTCGATAGTGCATCGACAAAAGCTTGTGCGTGTGTACTACCTGCACTAATGGTAGGGCACATATTGGCAAATGAATACACAGTGTCTTGTTCATCAAGACCATTGGCATCATACGTGAAACTAATATCAGCCCGCATGGTTCCATTATCATCGCTTAGATGAATTGGATTCATAACGGGCTTGAATTGACTATTCATAAGATAGGTATCAATCCCATACTCATTAACTCTACGGATATTGATTTCTTTCCCATCTTTCTTCACTCCTTTGAAGTTAATAATAGCTCCAATTTTAAGTAAAGGTAGAATAATATCGATTAGGCCCAATACTTCTTCACAAGTAACAGTAATCTTTCCCATGATTCTTTCTAATGGAGTGAAAGATACTTTGGTTCCTTGGAAGTTCTCCTTATTGGGATAAGGAGTTCCAGATTTGTTTTCCGCAATTCCTTCATGGAAACTCATGGATAATCCCATAGGTTTCCCTGTAGAACTATATTGCTTACAAATTCTGGATAATACTATAAAATCTTCAGATAAAGCATTGGTTACTTTAGCACCTACCCCATGTCTACCCGAAGAATAATTTCCTGCTGTTTTTACATAATTAGACGATGTATGTTCTTCTGCATAGATGCGATGCATATCTTTAAATGGAATTCCTCGTCCATTATCTGTTACTACGAATTGATGATTGTCCTCATAGAACTCTACCCATACTTCTGTACAGGGTGAATCAATCTTCTGAAGTTCATCGGTTGCATTCTGTAATAATTCTCGACAGCAATTGATAAACCCTTTATTACCAATACTGCCGATATACATACCAGGAGCTTGCTGAACTGCTTTAGCAAACTCTTTGATTGTTTTAATACTTTTAGAATATTCTTGAATGTTCTTCTTAAAGTCTGTCAATTCAATACTCCTTTCTCTCATTAACAATTTCTTATTAACAAGTTTCTAGTATCGTAGACTTTTAGTTGGCATGTTTTAATCGTTCCTTAATTTCTTCTTCAGACATATTTTCACCTAAATCATTATCGAACATAGAAGCAAAATTGTTTTTGTGTTCTCGAATTTCTTTAAGTTTTGCTTCCATATCTTCCATAAAATCTGCTGGTACTGGATTGCTATCGGGTGTAGCATCAATACCCGCTACAACTGTCCTAGTTGCTCTATGTATAATATCAAATCCTCCTATACGTCCGTGTAGATTTTTATGCATAATCAGAAGCATACTTGGATTTTGTATAGATGCATTGGCAATATCATCAGGTATAAATACATTGACAAATTCTGTTATCATTTTAATCAGAGTTTCTTTATCGGCGCAAGTCGCTATATCTAGATGAACAACTTCACCATTGTCATCATAGATATCATCTTTTTTTGACTTATCGTCATCCATATCGTTTACTCCTTTTTAAAAATTAATGAATCAAAGTCAAGGAAGAGCAGATTATACTGCTCTTCCCATTCTTCGATTTGTGTATTTATAGTTGTGTATATTTAGAGGAAATTAGTTAGACTTATCCGACGTAAGTCTTAGTTTCTCCATTTTCAGGAGTTGCAACCGTTACATTCTGTGTTGCGGTTGCAGGCTGAGGAACAGCTACAGCAGTATTTTCTACTACCTGGCCTCCAATGGGATTGGATGCACCAGAGAACTGCTGTGTCTGATCTGCTCTATACTGCGGCATACCAGCCGGAGCATACTGAGGAGCAGGTGCCGGCTGCTGCGGATACTGCATCGGCGGCATAGGCTGCTGCTGAGGCATCTGATTATACATCGGAGCCTGTGGCTGCATCTGCGGTGCAGGATACTGAGGCGCCATAGGAGCCGGATACTGTTGAGGCATCATTGGCTGCTGGAATCCTGCCGGATTAGCCATATACGGATTCATACCATTGCCAGAGAATACCTGGCTATACATACCGATGGTGTTGAATCCATCATAACCACCCTGCATGTTCGGCTGTGCCTGCTGCGGTGCATAAGACTTAGCATAATCAGACGCAACTTTCCACATCTGAGGAAGCTGGCTCAGAACATAGAATGCCGGATAAATTCTCTTACCGGCTTCCGGATCGATACCACCATAATAGAACTTAATAGATTCTACGATGTCTTTCAGATCACTTATAGTCTGAGTGATATCTGTTCCAGGTTCAACTGGTTTAAAACGTTCACCACAAATGGTACATTCATACACACCGTCTCCGATATGACGAATTGTACCGCGTCCATTGTCGTGATGAACACACTTTGTCTTTAAGTTGTCAATAGGAGACATTGCTGTAAAGAACTCCTGTTTCTGCGGAGCCTTTTGCCGAAGCAAGGCAATCTCTTCCGGATTTAATAACTGATTGGTAGCGGGCGGTGTTGGAGCCTGCTGCGGATAAAATCCATACCCAGTCTGACCATAAAAATTCTCCATGTTTGTTTCCTCCTTAAAATAATTTTTAATCTCTCCATGGAAATATTAAAAGAGGCATAGAGCCTCATAATAATATTATATAATTATAACAGTTTTTAAAACTTACTTGTACGGGTTATCTATTGGTTTACCAGTCAAACTCTTATCATACAGGTCCATGTCTGTAGCCGGACAAGTCTGGTTAACATATTTATCATAGATCTTTTTCTTTAATGCATCATTCAATCCTACCTGAGTAGCATCTACTCTGGCTTTAGCACCAGAACCTTGAATAGCATCAAAGGAAGATTTTAATGCATCTTTAGACAATAAGATCTTCATCTCCTGTATTTCTCCATAATCAAATGCAGACAATACAGCAGGTACAGATACATGATCTCGACCAATCATAGCCGGTGTCATGTTTCGAAGCTGGTTGTAATGATAATAGAAGCATACTTCTTTAGCATCATCCCAAAACAGTTCACATTTACTGTCATCAATCCAGGCATCATTATCGAGCTTCAATACCATAGTAGGTACATGTTCTACCCCATCAGATGTCTTGATTTTGATCTGTTCAAACACGTTACGAATAGCAATAACATACTGTTTATCCATAGAATCTCACCTCTAATCACAAATAACAAACAAATACCCAACTAGAATGCAAATTCTAATTACATATTTGTTGTATTTGTAATTAAATTGTATTCTTGTATGAGTACTTCAACGCGTTGGGTAATACTGTAATGTTATTGAGATCACCAGTTTTATTTAATGCGTAAATGCGCTCATAAATGATTCTATATGCATGATAACTTTCATTGGCTTCTGCTCTAACCCTAAGTGAATTCTCATCACCAGGATAGGTGGTGCAATAAAGATTTAAAGCAGATAAGATAGTAGACTTTCTTACATACTCCTCGTCTACAACTTCAATCAACCAGAAATTGAATTGTGGTGTAAAATATCGTCCATACTTATTGATATTTACATTCCCATAGGCAATATCTTTAATCAACCTATGCATATCTCTTTTTAATCTGGCAATAGCAGCTGGTTCTGTAATATACTGTAAGAAGTTTTCACCATACCGCTGAATATATCCTTCGAAAAACTTAGAAGCTTTCTGTTGTTTCTTAGGTCTTTTGAATGATTTGGAATTATACATTTTTATTATTCTCCCTTCTTAATCATATATGTATATATAGCTTTAATTAATGATGACGCCTGTTCATTATACTTGGGTAACAAATATGGATCATTCTGAAATTGATCGAAATTCTTTACCCAATAATTAATCAAACGTAGTTCAAATTGAACTTGGTCCACCGGCGGATCGAATAAGGCAGTCAAGTACATAAATTGCCATATTGGAGATCCTTCTGGAGTTACACGTATACATCTGGATACACTTTCTTCGAAAACTGTATCATTGTCTTTAGGTTTCCATTCTATTTTTCCATATTCTGTGTCATAGTCTGTTAACCTATACATATGATTCTTAATCTCGATAGTAATTAGATATGCATAGATTGCATATATCCTTTTACCTTTGTTTTGTTTTGTTTTAACCTTAGGAGTATTAATCATCAATTCTTCTAAGGTTCCTGTATCTTCTGTCGAAAATGAATCTATCATAGATTCGTATACAGCTCGCAGAAGAACTTGAGGTTGGTCACTCATATGTAATCTCCTTAAATGTTATGAGCCATATCTTTATCATAGAATGTATCTAAATCATCGTCCGTATATAAATGATGTTTTTCGCAATATTCATTATACGCCGGATCTTCAGATATTAGATCAATCAGATCTTCATAACTTCCCACATTAGGAAGTACAAAATCTTCTGGCTTGGTTTCAAATACATACCTCATAAAGGAATAAAAACTAATTCCATTCTGAGGTGTAACTTTTTCGCTGATAATGGTCGACTTAAACCAATCAATCGTACCATATTCTTCATAGAATACATAGATTCTATCTAATGCCGCTGCTCGTCCATCTACAATATCGAAGATCTGAACAGATTCTCCTTTGCTTTCTTCTGTATAAACAAGCAACAGATAACGTAATTCTTTTTCTTCTTGCTCCTGGTTTTCAACTGTCATTGCATTAACCAGGTTCTTTCTAAATACCATACTCATAAAAAATATCCTCCTTTTGAAATAAAAATATTCATGAGGTAACAATACCTCATGAATATAATATATCATTTCAACTAAATTTATAGAAATTACCAATACTGCTTTCTACTTCTAAGTACAAATGTACAATGTTTGGCAAAACGAGTGATACCTGTATAGTCTAAATGTTTCATAATATCGCCTCCCAGCCATTCTGAGATGTATATCCCATCATTATACTGGGAACCCTGTGATAAATGCGTTGTGATACAATAGGCAAGCTCAAACCGCTCTCCTCTCGTGTATTTAGAGTTGCGTAAAACATCTTTTTTCTCTTTAGACGCATTGAAGTATTCAAAAGAACATTTTAGATCTATAAAGGTTCTATTAAAAGCAAATGGTTTAAAATTAATTTTAAACCACGATCGATCTTTGGATATAGAAGCTACCGTAGGATAGTTAACTACTGTGCCAGTTAATCCATTGGCTAAACTGATTCCGTCCAAATCATATCTCCAATTATTTTTTCTACATATGACTTTCTCTCCATGTTCTGGAATCTTTCGCTTAGGATCTATTCCTCTTAATCGCCTCATTTTTGTATTGTATTTATCTCTGGTGACATTCTTACCACAAAGTATCATATCTGCATTCATCAGCATATCATCCGTCAGATCTTCTTGCTCTATGATATCTACGTTATCATAAGTCCCAGGATATAACTCTTCTCCATTTAAAATTTTATGAGCAATTTGTACAATACCAGAATCTTTATCTTGTCTCATAATCTGTGTCAATTTGAAGATATCTTTTTCTATTAAGAATGCTGGATTATCTCCCACTGGCGGCAACTGATTAAGATCTCCACAACAAAGAATCTTTACTCCTTTATCCAATAACTTCTGTTTTAAACTCATAGGAACAAAGCTGGCTTCATCAATACAGATTAGTTTTACATCTGGTGGTAATTGTTTATCTACAAAGATAAGTTTTGTTTTATATCTGTTTAGATAGGCATCATACTGTTCATTGTCTCTGACGAATACTGGTTTAAATATCCATGAATGAATTGTTCTCGAGTTGGTTAGTCCCTTAGAACGTAATACTAAAGCCGCCGTGCCAGTATAACACATAGGAGCGACTTCCCATTCATGTAATCCAAGTCTTCTGATAACTTCCGACATAACAACCGTTTTACCACAACCTGCTTCTCCAGTATAACTCGAGACGGGTTCTTTAGAATTCCAGAACCAGTCAATAATACGATTAACCAGTTCTTCTTGTTGATCTGTTAAGACAACATCATTCATCTTCTTTCTTCTTTCTGGGAACTTTAGGCCTCTTACTGAAATCAAATTTATCATAAGATTCCATATCCATTCGTCTTAGTTGATCATATTCAATAATGACCCCATCATCCAGCATTAGAATTAAATCCATATACTTCAGGCAATCTCTATTATAAATGTGACCATCTAATTCTGGCTTATTGAAATAAGCAATAAATGCATATCCTGGATCATTCATCTTTCTATTACTGATACCCATAGATAAGACTTCATTATTGGTATCTATTCCCAATTGATGAACCATAAACCATCCTAAACATTGTTGCATAAGAGCCATATTATTATATGGGTCAAATAACTTAGTGTCTTCAGAATGTGTTTCTGCTAAGTCACAATACGGCTTCTTAAATGGTACATATTTAAACCCATCGAATACAAAAGCCAATGGTTTCTGAGATTGATAATCTATAATATCCGGGCAATATAAATATCCTGTTTGTTCATCGATCTCTAACCCTATCCGTTGGAATACAAAGTTAGAGAATTTCATTGCATTTTCTAATTTCACTTTTTCATAATACTCTTTGTTTAGTTCGTCGCGTACTGACATACTAATCTCTCCTTAGTTTAACAATACTATAATTGAACTTACTATAGATATAATATATATTTTCTTAACGATTTGGGGGTAAATACATATGGACGACTCCAGTGGAGTATCTACAACTGCCATAGCCATATTGTTGGATACTTGTAATAAATACGAATGTGGTAAATTTCCATTTAGACTCAGTTCATTGGTTGGACTGAAAGACAATACAACAACCATTGCTCATGCCAGCTTATCTAAGAAAAATTTATTGAATAAAAATAAAGGTAGTATACCAATTGGAAATGTAAATACAGCATCAACTATTATGCTGGAAATACCTACAGATGTAGCCAGAAAATATCCGGTTAAATTTATTCCCCCTGGAACAAGATTTATCGTTACGTTTAATAGTGGTGATATTACTAAACCAGTTATTGTAGGAGGTGAATTCTAATGCCATTGGTCCCAAGTGCTTCTGGAGTAATTACAGATGGGCAATCTAATCCTATCTATTCTCATACATTGGATGAATTTATTATGGCTGGTAAGAATGCTAACAATAGAATTCCATCCTTTGATAAGCTCAGCTATCAGATGACACAAGCCAATATTAAGTATATCGTAAAGAATGTACTTGATGATTACTTAGTAGAATTGAAGCGGCTGTGTATTTATATCAAATTATCAAAAGAAGAGCTCAAAAAGTATAACTACAATCCCAAACGCCTTTGTGCAGATATATATGGGAATACAGAAATGTACTATTTGATTTTATTATTGAACGGTATATGTGATGTCAAAGAATTTCATGATATGAACCCAATTCGAATGCTTCCTATTGGGGTACTAAATGACGCATTGTCTGCCATTCAGATTAATGAATTACCCAGTATTAATAGATATAATTCTATTCATACATAAAAAACAAAAAAGAATACGTGAGTCGATATCGACTCACGTAGTACTTATTGTGACATATTTGCTTAGGTCGTCTAATTGTAAGACTACACCATAGGATGATAAGAACTTTCTTAGATTTTCTACTCGAACTTCTTCTGGAGTAGATTCTTCATCGAATAGTGTAACTGCATCTACCAATTTACCAGCACTCTTTAATCCAGTTGCATAATTACCACCACTGAATCCGATATCTGCTAAAGACTTCTCTTTGATCTTCTGTGTCGCTTCATCCTTAGAGATATATGTAACTGCCGAATTAGTAAATGTACTTGTATGAGGATTAGAAGTCAATGACCGAACTCCTAATGTAGGTTTATTATAATCTTCCTGTAATTTGATCGGGCATTCTATCGAATAGGGTTGATAGAATGTATTGAATGTCGTATTTCCGCCATATCTTCTCTTAACTGCTTTGAATCCCAAATATTTAATTTTCTTCTCTTGATCCATCCAGAATGGTACTAAGAATATTGAATAGTCTAAGTTTTCATTAATCAGTCCAGATTCACCAATATAATAACTATCAATGCTGGACATAACCTTATCATATTCTCCCGTGTCTCTCTTAGGAATAATATCCTTAGATCCTTCTCTATTCAATTGCGACGCAGTAATGAATGAGAGCTGATAATCAATAGCAATCGCTCTAAATTCATTACTGATAACCCCTAATTTTAATCTTTCATCATCTTCTCTGATAGAGGGCATAATGCGTTTCATATAATCCTGAATAACAGCAATCGTTTCGTATCCCTCATCAGCAAATTGATCAATCTTATCTCTGATATACTGAGTAGTGACCGAATATACAGATTTATAGATATATACAAACTTAATTCCATCTGGATCGTTAAAAATAGAATTGTTCCACATGTCTAAAATCTGCTCTGCTGTATATCGTTGATCTCTGATATCAATATTATACCCAGCCATATTTAATAACAGTTGCATATCTTCTTGCAATCTGTTTTCCATACTGAAATATAACAATAAAGGTTTTTTGGTTTTATCTCTACAAATATATCCTTTATTATGCTTTAAGATATTGATGGCGATTTCTTTAAGAGTTGTCGATTTACCCTCTCCAGGTAATGCAAAGAAACAATATTCCCGAGATTGTTCAAAACCCCCTCTTAATAATTCATTCAGCATAGTAATGCCTGTTTTTAATACATGAGAGGGTTCTCGGATTTCTTTGATACATTCTAATAGCTTAATATTTCGAACTTCATCATTCAATCCGATTTCATTTTCTTCTTCGACTACTTTATGCTGAATTAAAGCCTTATGTGTTTCTGAAATTTCATCTCTTAATGCATCAATATTTTGATCCATATTTTGTGTATTAGAAATCATAATATTGATAGCTAAGTCTTTCATTTTCTCAGCATGGTCGAATATATATAAATTATCCGCATACTTCGGGATAACTGTACTTTCGATATAATTAACGTCATTGCTATTCAATTCTCTAAAAGAATTGAAATCGATATCGGGATACTTATTTCCAGAAGCTCCCAATACTTCTTCTAAAACCAATTGTTTATTATTGATTCTATGATTAATCTTAGTATTAACGATATCTCTGCAAAGCAATAATCTTTCTTTGCTTGCAGGATCTGATTCATATTCTGTTTCATCTATATTCTCTACAATATTTCGTAGAGCAACTAAAGCGGATGGCCTGATGTGTTCATTTTCACTCAACGCATACGTACAAAACCCATCTAACGTTGATAAGGATAATTTTAGAACTGTTTTACCATCCTTTTTGAATAGTTTCTTTTTCTCCTTCAAAGATAATCATCCTCTCCCAAATGTTAATTTGGTGTTGTACTATAAATCATTTAGAATATCTACCAAATCTTTAGGAGTAATAAAGACTGTATTCATACATTGATTGATATACCGGCTGAGTTTAACCTCAGGAGATATATTCGGATCAAAAATATAATTATATTCTTCATACTTTTCTTTGGCTTCTTCCATAGATTTGACTACAGTTTCATCTTTCGCTTTATTTAGAATGGATACATTCTTATTATTACGATAAAATGTCTGTAGGGCATTAATAGTATCAGGATTATTTTGAGTGATTTCTAAACGAATAAATTTAATTTGTTCGGTTCGTACTCTATCCTCAATATAATCGATAATCTTCTTAGGATCTTTATGAATCATATCGTCTAAATTCATAGTGATATATTTATCAGATATAATAGGCTCAAAGTTTACTGCATATCGATGAGTCGTTATATCTTGCAATAGAATATAGAATCCTTTTTCACCCTCATCTCCAAATGTCCACCGATACGGTGAGCCACAATAATAGAAATGAGAATCAAAACAAGCTGCTTGATGCACATGACCCGATATAATAGGACCTAAACAATATTGGAAATCTTCCATACAAAATACGGGCTCTCTTTGAGAGTCTAAATCTGGAGAATTCTTTCCAAAGATAGCTCCTACATAAGTTCCATGCATATAGCAAGCATCATATAATCCAGAATTTCGTAGGAATCCATTATAGAATTCTTTCCCTTTTCCGTATAATTCTGGAATACATAGAATTTTCTTTCCTTTGACATATTCAAATTTCACATTTTCTATGATACGAATATCGGTATTAGATGATCTCTCTGCTAAAGGATAAAACAGTTTGATCTGATCTGCATCATGAGAATATGTCCCAGCAATAATCATCAGAGTAGCATGTTTTTCTTCACATACTCTGATTAAGTCAGTAATAAAATAACAAGCTACAGATACAGCATCTGAGTTTGCCATAAATTTATGATGAAATATATCTCCGTTGACAGAAACTATATCCAGAATAGGCATAGCTTCTAATTTAGATATATACTGTTCTTTTAAAATTTTGTATTGATATTTTGGATCTAATGCTCCAAAATGTAGATCGGCTATATGAGCCTCAATAAACATTCCATTTGGATTTAAACTCATAGTTTTCCTCCCTAGATTTGGTTATGTTTTTGTTTATTAATGATTGTATTTCTAATATATAATATATCCTTGTAAATCTTTTAACTTAGTAAATAATATCCACTGGAGATTACTCTCCAGTGGAATTCTTATTGGGTTTCTTAAACATCACTTGGTCAATTATTTCTGTATATACATACCACACATGATCTATGATTTCCTCTTTAAGTAATTCGATAATATCTTTTTTATACTTCATCAAAACAGATGGAGTATCTACTCGCATATACGTATTGGTACCCTCTCCAAATGAGCATACCAAATTGGTTAAACAAGGAGATGTATTGATGTTCAAATCGATGCGAATACACATATGATTGTCTCTGGAACTCAATTGACATATGATGACAGTATTGTTATCTACCAAAGCATCTTTCTTAATAGTATAAATAAACTGATTGGGTCTATTGGGATCATCATAAAACTTAGATATGCCAGTTAATTGATTGACCGGTATTCGATGAGCATTGTCCATAAACATAATGAATTCGTAGATAAGTTCTTCTATAGAATCTATATGGAATATAATATCTAATAATTTCTGTCTCATTAACCAATAGAGGATTGGTCTAAATATATAGTAAAAAGGTTTACTCCATATATGCGTGATCATATAGTTTAGAGGGTATGTACATTTAACATATAAATCCATAAATGCTGTCATACAATATCATCCCCATTACACATCGTTTTATATTCGTATTCTGAAGTAGACAATCTAAAATAAGAGTTCAATAATGAGAAGAATGTATCGGAAGCGTGCTGCATAAATTGAGCTCCATTAGGTGTATGCAGATCAATGTAATTGGATTCGTAAGACCCATCAGTTTTAGATAGTCTTAAAATCATACAACTATCAATATCATAACCATAATTCAAATTAATCAAATATCTATAAGCGGCTAATTGATAGAAATATTCTGGTTTGATTGCATTGGATGTTTTAAAATCCACCAGCATCTTTTCTCCATTGATATCTAAGAGAAGATCATAGGTTCCACCATACCATGGACATGCCATCTTCTGCTCTTCTCCAATAACTTTGACCGTATACATTTCTTTTAATGAATCCCACCAAGAATGGAAGGCAGCAATACAACTTTCCGATTCTTTGAGTTCTGTAATATCCTTAATATCATTTTGGATATAGTTCTCTATATAATTATGAGTTTCTGTTCCTATAGCAGCGGCAGCATTAAGAGCTTTATGATAGCCAATATGTTTAAATCCTAAGCTATTTGCCCATGATGCAATTCCCGGTCTACCAATTGTTTTGTCTAATATAGAAGTTACTCTCGGTACATTGACTCCATTGTATGTATATCTATCTGGTGCTTTTATTCCCTTAATATCTTTTAACGTAGGATAATCTTTAGAAATGAGATCTAATAATTGATCAGTTGTTTTGGTGTCCATAATAATCCTCCTTAAAACTCTTATGCTAATGTATTTATACAAATAGATTGCTAATTAATCTGGAAAACATACTAATAACTATTGAGTTTGTACAGAAACTAACTTAAATAAGAAAGGAAGACTGAAATTATGTCAGACGTAAAATCTACAGCATCCCCAATTACCAGTTGCTTTATATACAACAAGATGGCTGGATATACTAAGATTATGACTGATGCAATTATGCATGCAGAGAGAATCAATAAAAATACAGAAGCATTTGTAGAAGATGTAGCCTTAGAAGTTAAGAGAGCTAATGTTCCTACAAACACTCTTAAGATTTTAAATTCTAAGAATACTCATTTGATTTGGCCTAAAGATTCACTTCCCAGACCAATCAAAGTATTTGCAGCTAAAGATCTGAAGGGTAATAAAAAGATCAATGTATTTATTGATTGCACCAATGTTATTAAAACCGGTGCCAATGGAAGATATAAAGTTAATACGAATGTATTACTGGCTTATATTTATTCTGCAAAACTGAATATGATGTACTATGGTATTCCTGGCGTATTCTCTAAGAGATCTGCAGATACTACACTATATGCAAGAGCTTATGCAAAACTCTTTACGCATATTATAGACTATATCGGAAATATCTCTGTTATTCCAGATAATAGAGAAAAGATGATGTATATGGCTTCTAAGTTTTTCTTAAATTCTATATTAGCTATTTCCGATGAAGACAAGATTGAATCCATTGCAGTTAAAGCTGCTGGGATTACTCAGTCTCAAGCCAATATATTTAGCATCCGTACAGAAGGATTAGATTTTGATTCTTTGCCTGGATTTGTAGATACAGTTAAAGAAGTATTTAAACTGGATAAGCTGACTATTGGTTTAGTTCTGGAAAAATGGATGTTCTTATATGGAGCTGGATCTATTTTAGGAATTGAATTCTTGCCATCATTCCTGACAATGGTTACAGATGCATATTGCGGAGTTTATCTCAATAATCAAAAAACAATTGAGAAGATTCTGAATAAAGACTTAGTAGAAATGGGCAAGATTCTAATCTACGAAAATACTAATATTTAATTTGATCATAAATAATTGGGTGAAGGTTAATACCTTCATCCATTATTTTTAAGAAGGTGAGAATTAATGGATTATGACGTTCTGATTAATTTACGATTCAGAAAGAATGAAGGATCAACAGATTTAGCAAAAACAACATGGAATTCCATGGTCATTCATAAAAACGTGCGAACAGAATCTATCGATTATTCTGCGGCTGGAAGATTTACTGGGGAATGTGCATATTTTGATGGGGAAATTTCTCAGTTAAAGAAAATGAATGGTGGAAAGTTTACCATTAATGGAACCACAGATATGACGATATCTGTATGGTTTAATAGCGATCCGACAGAATCCAATCTGAATCAATATTTTATCAATGGGAATAGTCTGAATAAGACAGATAACAATTCCTTCTATATGAAATATGATGACGTTCATCATACGTTAAAATTAGTATTGGTAGATAGAACACATAGAAAAATAGAATCAAATGATATTTCTACTTTATATAAGAAGAATGAATGGAATCATATCGCTGCTGTTAGAAGTAATGGACAGACGGGGTTATATCTGAATGGACAGTTAGTATCTACATTAAATGGAGCTTCTGCTATCTATGAATTTACTTCTTCTGTATGTATGGTTGGTAAAGGGTATGATGAAGATCATTTGATCTTTGGAACAATGAAGGGTTATCTAGACGATTTAGTTGTTATGAGACATGCTCTGACAATTAATGCAGATAGTACAATTGATGTTCCTACTGATTATTTGATGAATATTATTGATCCTGCTTTAACCGAAGAATCTCCAGAAAATATATGGACAGAAGATGAACGAGAATATTCCAGATACGATGATATTGTAAATACTATCGAATGGAAACGATTCAATACTAAGAGAGCCATTTATTATAGACAACATGGATTGATTCCTTATCGGTTAAATGAAGTTTATGAACCAATTGATACCAATATTCCCGACTGGATTAGACCCGTTATACATGGAGCTTATTCTGTACTAGATAAGGTCTTTTATAATTCTGGAGATCTATATGTCAGCAATAAGAATAAGAATGATTCTATCCCAGGAACCAATAAAGATTGGATGCAGATTGATTGGGCTTCCAATAATCATCCGACATGGTCTCTGAGAAAAGCAATGTACAAATACATGCAGAAATGTATATATAAGAAGAGAGTTTATCAATCTCAGATTAACTATAACAAGGATGTACCTTGCTATTGGTTAAAAGTAGATGAAACTGAAGTGGATGTTCCTGAAGATACTCCAAAATGGACTGACTACGATGTCTATAAAGAAAATGATTTAGTTAGATATAATGATATTGCTTATCAATCTACTACAGCCAATAATATCAACCATACTCCTGGAGATATTTCTAAATGGAAAGAAGTTGGAGGAAGTCTGAGTTCTTTAGAAGAATGGTCTGAACCCAATCCATTTATGAAAGGCGATATTGTTAAGCAAGATAGTGTATTATACTATTCTAACGTAGATGATAATATATTTGAACCTAAGACGCATATTGTACAGTGGACTCCGTTCTTACCCTGGAAGATGTGTACATATACAAATACTTATCAAAAGGGGGATAAAGTAGATTATAATGGACAAACTTTTGTTTGTACTCAAAATGAATCTCACTTGGCTCCTGATGAATATAGAAGTAGACTGTTCTATAGATCTTTGACTAATAACAACAAAGCAATCCCTGGGGCATCTTCTTCTTGGAAGAGAATCTATGAGTCTGATTTAACTGTAGACCAGATACAGAGAGCTTCTGAACATAAGAAAGGTGTTTCTTATAATAAAAATACATTAGTTAAAGTGACGGATGGAGATTGGTATCTGACAACCAATGCAGATATTTATGCAAAAGATGGTGTATTCGTTGTTAATAGAGACTATAATGCAATTGGTATTAGACTCTATAGTGCAGTGGATAATTTCTTCTTAAGCAATAATATAAATAGACAGAAGTTTAATATGAATTATCTGACAGCATATAAAACCAAATGGATTGGTGGATATATGCTGATGATTAATGGAAAATTTGTTCCGTGGGAAGATATCAATGTTGTACGATCTGATCGATATGTAACTTTATTTGTATCTAAATTTCCTAGACAGACTCAGATAAAAAAAGTAGATTTAATTCATATTCCATTTAGAGTAGCATATTCCGATCATGGATTTATTCCTGAGAGGGGTATTAAATTATTTGGGTTTGAGAAAAATAGATCTTGTGGGAATGATTATATTATATCCACAACCAATACGAATGTAAGATGTTTGGAATACTCTGGAACCAGATTTGATAATTTGTATTTAGATACAAATCTAACTCATAAGATTACCAAATCCAATATTTATGTATTCAAAGAAGATGGAACTCTAATCGATCAGGATAAATATACCATATCTGCTGCCAATATATTCAATATGACAACAGATGGTAAAACGAAGTATAGAGTCATCGTTATTTGGTATATCAATGAAAATCAGTCTGAAGATAATTTGTCTTTGATTCCAAATATGGAAGATGTTAGAAAATATGTTATCTATCCAGATACTGATCAAGATAAAGCTCCTATCAGTTTACAATATTTAAAGACTGAATTTGATTTTGGTCATGTACATCAAAAAACTTTTGATAATAATATTGATACTTCTATGGGTTATATCTTTGGATATAATAAAAACAAATACGACGAAGTCTATGAACATGTTAGACCAGTTAATATGGAAGAGTATTCGGAAGAAACTATGAATTGTTTAAAGAGAACAATTAGAATTCTTCTGACAGAAAATGATCTGGATACATTATTGCATTCCTATGTCATGGTTAATGATTATACACTGGTAGAATTGACTGAGCAAAATAAAAATAAGTTTTTAAATAAAACAATCTTTATGAAGCTTAGAAAAGAAATTCCTATTCATATTACTTCATCTAATGTAAACAAATTCATCGGCAGTACAATTAAAGATGATACGTCTAAATATGCTATACAGCTAACCAATGCTAATAAAGATAAGTATATTGATAAGGATGTTATTCTGAAAGGAATGAGTGTATTTAAGAATAATACATTTGTTACTGATCATATTATCATGAGTAGAGATATTTATGATAAGATGGATTATAAGAATAATACACATGTTATTCTCTTTAAACGTGGTATGCTTCCTAAATGGTATAATACTATTAAATATACCAACGATCAGTTTTATTTCAAAGATTTACCCAGATCTGGTGATAAGAAAGTTACTTTTGTTCATACAGAAAATCAGACTATTTTTGCAGAGTGTAATGGTATGGTATACGATAGTAGAACGAATCCTGGTGGATTTATGACAGAAGATGGATCTGAAATTAAAGTATGGGTTGTAGCTGATCCTGGATATTTTGCTGGCGAACCAAATATGACAGATGGCATTATTTATGAGAATACAAGTCTGTCTGCTACAGATGCTATTCCAATGATTAGAACGGTCAGAATTATTCCATCTGTTCATCAGACAATTCGTGTAACAATAGTAGGAAATGATATGAAACCTGGTTCAGTTAGTCCTGGAACAGAATACATATGTAAAGATACAGAAGTATCATTTACCGTTCCATATGCTACAAAGATTAAAGCATCCATTAGTGCAGATACTGGATATGATGTAGGTAAACTGAACTTAACTGAAGTAACTGTTAAAGCAGATACTACAATTAGAGCATCGGTAGCAAATCTTCATATATACAATATCGTATTGCGTAATCTGGATCCAGTCAATCAGGATTTCAAAGCAGTATGCAATGGTAAAACATACACCACCACATTTACCGGAACTTATGGTCAGACATATACACTGTCTGCAACTTCTAAGAAAAAGGGATACTCTCCTGGCCATATTACAGATCCCGGAAATGGAGTTATTACAAAAGATACTGTATGTACAGTTGGAGCAGTTATTCTTAAAGAATATATTATAAAGATTCTGCCTACTGATAATCAGCTCTTAGAAGTTATTTATAAAGGCAAGACATATTATGAACGAGACTCTTTCCATGTAAATTATGGGGATACGTACAATATCTCTGTAACTTCAGATAATGGATATAATGCTGGTAAACCCAAAGCATCTGATAATGGCTTAGGAAATATTCATGTACAGAATGACAATGAAAAGCAACGTCAAATCTTAACAACTACTGGTACTGTAGGAGATAACGGAGAAATTGTTATTAGTGCAGAACCTGCTGTAAGAAAGATGTACACGATCAATATTCAACAGTCTGACCATCAGACCATTGAAGTTATCTATAATGGTCAACCGCATACCAGTACATTTGAAGTTCCATATGGAGCGGAAATTACTACAAGAATTGTCAATGTAGAAACTGGATATAATGCTGGTAAGGTTAATATTGATAAAACAGCTGTTACATCTAATATTACAATTATGGCTACACCAGCTGTACTTAACTGGTATACAGTTCACATTATTCAATCAGCACATCAGACTGTATTTGTAGAATCTGATGGTGCAGATCATACTTCAGATTATGGTATACGTGCTGGAACACAATGGTATGCTCGAGTTATTCCAGAACAGGGATATATTTCGCCTGGTTTAAATGGCCCATCTTCTGGAGTTATATCTTCAGATATAACGGTTTCCGCTCAAGAAGCTCAGATTGCTCCATATAATAGAACATTTAATATGCTCGAAGCTTATGAACATAATCGTGGGCGTGGATATTGTAGTTGGTATACTGACGATAGGTTAGAAATCGGCGGCCATATGATGGATCCGGTTGGATCGGTTGAGCCTAACAGAATTTTGGAAAGTAATGGATATAAAGTATGTATAGAAGCATTTTATAGCAGAATTCATGAAAGCTGGAAAGAGCCAAATGAATATAATTTAAGACCACCATTAAAGTATCGATACAATAGTCACGGACATAAGCGCGTTGACGATCCCGATGTTAAGACCGTTTATAGAACATATTTCTGTATTTCTAATGAAGATGGTGGTGTAGATGCTTATAAAATTCAAAAAGTCAAAATTCATACAATTACTCCATTAACTTCTTGGAATCATACAGATTTCAGCGATATCGTTATGGATAAATATTATGTAGATAGATTTAATAGAGAATGCGATCCATTATATGATGAAGATAGAGTATATCATATATTAGATTCTGCATACATTCGTAGCGAACACGGTGGCTATTGGGGAAAACTTTTCTATTTCGACACAATTGTTAACATGCCTGGCAAATCATGGTATCATGATGAAACACATATTCAAGATCCTTCGAAATATGGCCCTAATCAATTTAATTTATGGGGAATTGAGGGTATGGGTCGTGATACTCCAATAGCAGCACAATTTACATTTGAATTATTTGGTATTTAGGAGGTAGAAATATAAATGTCAGATAAAACTTACAATTACTCTACCACTAATATCAAGGGGTATGAGGTTTGTTATTTCAGAAATATCTGTAATGAAATTATTCCTTATCCTGTAGATGGGCTAGATTATCTGCCTATAGATAATGGATACTATTACATTGCACAAGAAGATATTATTCTTTACACTACGGTTAAGGGCGAATATAATCTTTGCCCTATACCGTATACTATAGATGCTATTAACAATAAAATTATTCCTAAGAATCCTAAATATAAGAAGCATAAATTGTATTATGGATCTCGTAATCAGTTTATCTATAAACGAATTCCGATTATGACGAAGACAATGTCTTTACCATTACCTTATGCTTTCCGTTCTGGATATAATCCAAATAATTATTTCATATTCTTAAATGGAAGATTATTAAACTCTGTATTCTATAAAATTATGATTCCTTCTTTAGATAATAATCTGATTGATCAGAAGGCTATCTATTTTACATCTGAGTTAACCCCTCAGGATACATTAGACGTTTTCTATATTTCGAATAATTCATTTAATCGTATGAATGGTTCTGGCGACCTAGTTGTCAAACCATTCAAGATTAAAGCCACAGAACCAATACAGAGAAAGTTCTTAATTCCTGCTCCATATAAAGAATATCCTGTTCATGATTATAATTCATTTATAGTTATTGCTCATGGAATTAGAATGTCTACTGATAAATACCACATCGTTAATGAAGATGATAAGTATTATATTGAATTCCCCGATGCAGATGATTATTTGATTTATGATGATAATTTGGTATTCTTGTTTCCATACTATAGAGCAGATTGGGAAACTACAGATGCTTTGTCTAAATCCAATACGTTAAACTTTATTACAACGTATAAAAAGATGCCTATTGATACAGTAGAAATGACATTTGATGCTACTTCATTAGGAGATATTGTCAGCAATAACTCAGTCTATGTATTTACAGGCACAAAGTTATTAAACTCCAATGAGTATACATTTACTGCTCCTAATAAGATTCATTTTCGTCATGTAGTTCCTGCGAATACAGAAGTTGCATTGGTTATAGAAACAGATAGAGATAAGATTGAAGATAATAATGCATTTGTCAATTATGTTAATCTCCCGGTGGTTACAGATGGGCAGTGGGCATTACAATTACCATTCTCTGATAATCCAAAATCTTATATCTTCTTTAGAAAAGGAGAATTGATTCCTCAGTCTCATTATTCTATCGTAAATAATCAATTCATCTTAGGAAGAAATTATAACAACTTACATGCTGGAGAAACTATAACTGCTATTTATACCACAGATGGTTCTGATAATTTCAATAATGTAAACTTTCATTCTTATGAATTGGTAGCTAAAGAAGATGATCAGATTCAAATCCCTAATGAAGTAAGTCTAAGATATTCCACATCTAATATTTTTGTATTTATCAATAATGGATTTGTTTCTCCTACTCATTATAGTATAGCTGGAAATACACTGAAATTTAAAGAGAAGAATATCTTAACAAAGAATGATGATATTAATATCTTCTTATTATATAAGACGATTAATTCTCTTAGAGTACCTTATAAAGTTTCTGATAAAGATCGTATACAGTTTGTAGAACGCCATCAAGTAGCAGAAGAGAACAATCAAAAGACATTTGAAATTCCTTATCCAGATAAAGAATTGACCGGATATTCTGATGCTCCATACATGGTATTCTTAAGAGGACTATTTGTTCCGGAATCTCAATATACCCAGACAGAAAATAAAGATACAGATAAAAAATATATTACTTTTATAGATGATCTGGATAGTATTAAACAAAGAGATCAGATTGATTTTGTATTCTGCTACACTCCAGGATATACAACGATTACTAAGAAGGAATATAATACAGAATTAACCTATGAAGAAACTTCTTCTATTAAACTTCCCTATGTATATATAGAACCAATCAATTTATCCGAACGAGTTATGTTATTCTATGGTGGATCTTATATAGATGCTTCCAGATATACAATAGATAGAAATACTCGTATAATAAAATTCAAGGACTTACCTTATGAAAAAGATAAGAAGAGAACTATAACAGCCGTATTCTTCTATACTGGAAATACCAATACAGGCACCGTAGGGTATATTCCTCAGTCTGGCTATATTTACTTTGATGATCATCAGATTGACCGTAACCTAAATAAAGAGATGCTTATGATATTTGTCAATGGTTTATTGGTTCCCAAGTCTAATGTATTTGATATATCCAATTCTGTTAAGAAAGTAACCAGAAATCTAAAGACAAGATATGATCTGAATATCATCAATTGTTCTCCATTAGTTACAGAATTTAAGAAGCTGTATGATCCTAAAAATAATGCGTTGCATTATACGGTAAAAGTTGTACAGACTCCTAATCAGAAAATTACTATATCCAGTACATTATCTGGTAAGAAATATCATACTTCTTTTGTAGCACAAGAAAAAGATAGTCTATATATGACTATAGAAGCAGACGCAGGATATAAACCAGGCAAAACTATGATTAATGGAACTCCAGGATATTATTATAGTAATTTAAATAAAGATTTGGTCGTTACGGCTACTCCAGCTACATCTGTACAAATGTATACGGTAACGGTACAACAAACTCCAAATCAGATTATTTCTGTTACATGTAATGGAAATGTATATGTAGATTCATTTAAAGCGCCTGCTGGATCTAAATTTACTGTTAAAGTAAGCGGATCCAGAGATGGATATATTCCTGGTAATCCAAATATGAAATCTGGAACAGTCAATGGCAATGTAACCATCAAAGCCAATCCTGCTACAGTTAAGACCTTTACAATAATGATCTTAGATCTGAATTTGGATAAACAAAGAGTATACTTATCTATTACAGATCCTGGAGGCCACACCAACGAATTTAATGCTCCGTGTACTGTAGAGGGCGTTAAATATGGATCTCAGTTTAAATTTACAGTTGATGTTACTGATTCTGGCTATCAAGTATGTAAATATATTGGTCCATTCATGATCAATAAGATTTATCATGCAGATTATAGATATCCATTAGATAACTTAGTTGCAGAACCAGCTAAGAAGATTATCAAACGGCATATTAAACTCTATCCAGCAGTTAATGAAACGCTATTTATGAATACTTGGTCTCAGTATGATGATACTAATAAGATTAGACACGAAGCCAAAGCGGATACTGATGTATTGGAGTTTGATGTATCAGATGGAGATTGTTATGAATTAGGATCTGTGGCGGATTATGGTTACGTTGCCGGTAACATAACCTGTTCTACTGGAGAATTAGCTGGTATTGTAGAGTCTGATATTACAGCTGCTATAGAAGAAGCCGTAACGTTTGTTCCTATGATGATCGTTACCAGAGATACACATACATCCAGCCAGTATATTATCCAAGTATCATTTGGAGATGGATATCAAGATGTGAATGAAGGTATCTATACTATACGTCCAGGAACAACTTATATTTGCCGAGCTATTTTACATAATGAAGTTGTATTTACTAAGAATGGTATTATGCCAGATTATAACGTAATATCAACAATTAAACCGGATGGTACAATTACAGTAGAGAAAGGAGTTGAATAAGAGTGGGTAAGAAGTATACAAAATATGACAATATCTATGATGATAATGAAAGAATCTATAATGATGGAGAAATCTATACAGTAGATAAAGAACATAATAAATCTGATGATCCCAAATATAAAAAATTTACTATCACTATTGTTCAACCTAACGATGCTGTGATAGAAGTAGTTACTAAAGGAAAGGAGACGGTAGTTCATACAACTACCTTCTCTGCTCCTTATGATACACGATATACAGTTCGGTTTAAAGATAATAAGAATCCTTCTGGTTTATATCTGAATTGTACAAATAATGGTAAGCTGGCTAGAGATATTACCATTAAAGCCTTTACTCCAGAAGATAAAGATAAACAAGTCTTAATGACTATAATGCAAACCGACAATCAGACCATTGTTGCTTATGGTATTACTAAGAATGCAGAAGGTAAATGGGTATATTCTGGAGAAAATTATACAGAATCATTCTTCGCTTATATTGGAAGCAAATGGAGATTTGCTGTTATTCCCAATAAAGATATAGGAGATTACTATCTCAATATCATTCAATCTGATCATCAGACGATTACAGTCAGAGCAATGACGGGATATCATGATTATAGAGCTGGTGTATTGGTTTCATATCCTCATGATGATAAGCTTGCTCCCTATACAGAAAACGATAATGATAAATATGAATATACAGCTACCTTCCAAAATTGTAGAATATTCTCTACATTAGCATTTGATAATGAAGACTTAGGAACTATTAACCATCGATTAGAAATTAGACATGTTCCCTATTTGAATATAACTGTAACTGATATGTATGGAAGAATCTATACTAAGAGCTGTTATATGAGGGAAGGAATGGCATATACCGCTAAGGTTACATCTGCAGATCGTCACTATCTTACTTCTAAAGTCATCATCAATGGGGTTGTGCAATCTGGCAATGAAGCAAATGATGTATTGAATGCAGATACAATTATTACGGCTTTGCCAGCAGTTCCTATATCTACATATGTAAAATTTACTCCTCAAGTGTTTGATACATCAATTCAATCTAGATTAAATTATGATACTATACTTCATATGGCAGTCGGAGATACTAAAGATTCATTAACTCCTTTAGATATCTATAACTATAAGAAAGTTAGAATCAACGCTAATCCTGCTAAATTTGGAGCAGATGATATCAAAACAGATGACCTGTATGTATCTAGGTTATCCGGTGATCATACAGGAGATACGGTTTATCCAATTAAGTTTTCTCCTACAAAAGAATATAGTACAGGAGAGACCTATGCTGTAGAACCTAGAATTTATCATTGGTATGATAAAGAATATCATGCCGGCTATATGCTAGAAATGCAGAATAAGATTTCCAATAGAGATATCAGAATCTATGGAACGGATGATACAGTTAAGTTAAGATTGATGACTTATAGCTTCGATGCAGATTCCGATATTAATGATGGTAAATTGGATATAACAGAAGATACCATTGGAAGATGGATGATTGGCTTTGATGATGTAACCAATAATGGTAATGATCCAACTGATCTTATTAATGAAATCATTATTTATTTTTATGATGATTTAGGTCATAGAATCATTGGTAAGATTGGCAACTTTAATTATTATTCAACGTTTGCGGTCTATAATGATGATAAAACAAATTGTCCGATATATACAAAGAAGACTTTACATGGACCTACGGATTCAATGTATATTAATCTACTACAACACATTAATAAATCAATGATTGTTAGAATTGGACTTTATAAATGAGGTGACATAATCGATGGCAAACGATAATTTATATTATGATAATGGTAATAAGCTGGATCAATTACTAACTGAGAGTAATCTGAATGATCATAATAATGATTCAGAAGCGCATAAATCTTTATTTGCCCAATATACAAAGAATAATCCGGTAGGCATTCATGGAGCTATGCATAAATTGGGTGTTAACTTTAAGCCTACGGATGAATCTACATTGGGCTTTGCTAAGTTGGGTAATTTCTGCTGTACATATACAACTCATAACTGTTTTACAAATCAACCATCTCAGTTTGGACAATTGCTTAGTTATCCGACAGATGTAGATCCTGCTAATAGTAATGATATCCGAGTAACCCAGATATGGTTTGATGGATATAATGGAGATGTCTTTACACGTACCGGAACTAAGAATAATCCAATTAAAGATTTGGTATTCAGTAGATTCTATCTGGTTACAGATGAATTCAATAGATCTGGTACAGAATTTCCAATGACTGGATTGATTCCTGGCATGTTGTATTATAGAACTGACGAACAGAAGCTGTATATATTACAAAAGATGCCAGCCGTATGGAAAGAAGTCATCGATACGTCTTTGACGTCTGGTGTAGCATCTTCTTTATCTCATGCTTGGTGGAAATTAGATAATACCAATGATGATAAGTCTGTTTATAGATTTAAGAAGAATGAAGATTTAAATACATATACAACTCCTGGTTGTTATGCATCCATTGGCTCTGCATATTCTGCTACTTTGAAACATTGCCCTTATACGGCTGGTAACTTTAGACTGGTCGTACAGGAAAATGTTAAAGGTTGGGGTATGCAATTCTTATATGCCGGCAACCAGAATGAATTATACACCAGAGGATTTTCCAAATCTCCAGATGGTACTACATATGTATTTACCAACTGGGATAAACAGATGAAATACTCTGATACAATTTCTCATGCTGTTATAGCAGATGCCGATAAATATGGTAAGCAGATTGATAAAACATATGTAAAACTGACTGGCGGTATAATGGAAGGTGCACTAGATGTCAAAGATCGACTGGGATTATATGATTCCGAAATGTCATTTGGAAATCCTCCGTCAGTAAGCACTTTCAATAATTTATTCTTTTATGATAACGCTATGAACCCAATGGAAGTCGTGTCTTCTCAATATGAGCCAGATGGTTCTCATTATTTACGCGTTGGTTCTTATAAGTCTAAAAATGATAATACATTAAATTTATTCTCTATTGGTTGGAATGCTTCTGGTATACCTCAGGCATCGATATCATCTGATACAGTATTTAATGGCAATATTAATTGTGATAAAGATATTACAGCACAGACATTCCATGGAATCATTGATCAAGCGAAAATGATAGCCGCTACTGTTCAACCTAATAATGCTGTCAATTTAATTGATGCAACTATGGGTGGCAGTGATGGATTTAGAATTCGAATTGGTGGAGCGCCAGATGAGGGTTGGGTAGAATTGGCAACATCTGATAATGCGACGGAATCAATCTATGTATGCCAATATGCACAAAAAGATGGGAATAGTTTTGGAGAAGTTAGACGTAGAGCCACTCTATTAGATGGAAATGGAGATACTATATTCCCTGGCGTATTGACTGCACAGAAATGTGTCAATGCTATCTATAATGACTATGCAGAATTCTTTGAAAGAGGAGAAGATACAGAAGCAGGAGATATTATTGCTTTAGATTTAACTTCTGATGAAGAAAAATATATTAAGGCAACTAAAGATTCTTCTGTTGTGGTTGGCGTACACTCCGATGAGTTTGCTTATGTTATTGGTGGTATGACTCCAGATGATACAAGAGATATTGTATCTTTTAATATGGAGAAGTATATTCCAGTTGCATTAATGGGTCGTGTTCATGTTAAAGTGGCCGGAGAAGTTCATAAGGGAGATAAGATCATTCCTTCCGATTTGGCTGGTGTCGGCAAAATCGCAAAGCCAGGCGACGATACAACTCATTATGTAGGAATTTGCTTAGAAGATAGCAAAGATACAGAAATTAGAAAAGTTAGAATGCTTGTTAGGAGATAATATAAATGGGTAAGTTTTTAAAAAGACAAACCAAAACCATTTTTATTATGCTTGGTAATGGGTGTAACTTGTCCTGTATATATTGCTTGCAGCATCCATTAGTTCATAAGCCATTGTCTAATAAGATCAATCCAGATATTTATGAGTTTATCAAAGAATGTAATGAAGAGAACGGGAAAGATCATCCCGTTCATCTTCAGTTCTTTGGTGGAGAACCATTGGTATATTATCCTAATATAGAAGAGATTGTAGAAGCTACCAAAGATATAGGATGCACCTATTCTGTTATTACTAATGGAAAATTGATGAATGATCATATGGTCGAATTCTTTAATAAGAATAACTTCTGGGCAACTATCTCTTGGGATGGACCTAATGTTATGAAAACTAGAGGGTTTGATGCATTTGATCCATCTTCTCCATTAAGACGTAGATTATTACGATTAGATCATCTGTCTATTTCTGCCGTTATGTCTTCTAAAGCATATCCAAAAGAAATCTTAGAAGGTATGCAAGAGATCTCTAACCAATATTATAAACTCAAAGGATATCAAGTGGGAATCAATATAGATCAGATCTTTGATACAGGAATAACAGACAAAGAAATTCTGGATGTAGACTATCAAAGAGTCAGAGATGAAATAGAAGAGATGGGAAAAGAGTTCTTATTAGACACAATCAACTCTAAATACTCCAGAGAATCTTATACAAAGACAATGTTTATCCAAGATCTCTATAATCATATCAACCAATTTTATGGTAAACAGAATGGAGTATGGAATAAATACTACTGCAACTGTGGTAATGGATACGCTATATTGAATATGGATTTAGAAGGAAATCTGTATACTTGTCACAATACTTCTACTAAGGTTGGGACAATATACACTCCGTATTTCCAATATCTGAATGAAGTGCTAAAAACAGATTATACAGATCATATGAGATCCACTTGTAAAGATTGTATAGCTTTGGCATTCTGTAATGGTGGATGTAAGTTAGTTTCTGAGCAAGCCAGAGAAGAAACATATTGCAAATTAAAAAAAGCTGTATTTGAGCCTATGCTGAATTTAATACAAGAATATGGGAAAATGGTAGGTGAGTCAAAAAATGCCTAAAAATGGAAATATACCTCAAACAGTATTCTCTAATGGAAATCAAGGAGATATTGTTAAGAAAGCATCTATACAAGAAATACGGAATGCATTAGATGCTTTGAACAACACGTATGCTACTAACGTAGATAATTGCGGAAATTGTACTTTTTGTCAAACCTGCCAAACTCAATCTTGTCAAGGATGCCAAGTGTGTCAATCTTGCCAAACAGTACATTGGATAGAGCAATGTCCATCTAAAGATTGCAATTGTGTAGACGACGCTGGTTCGGGTTAAGAGGTGATATTATGGGATATACAGATCCGGATTTAACCAATAAACCAATAAAACGGCAGCACTTAGAAGAACTTAAAACAGCTATAACTACATTAAGTTCATCTAAAAAAGTTTCTGTACCGATTAATATCTCTTCTTCTGATAAAGTAACCTCTGCAAATGTAAAAGCATTGCAGAATGCAATTCATAGTTTACAAACCAAGTTCTCCAATAATTGCTGTCAAGCTAACTGTTGCCAGACTTGCCAGGTTTGTCAAGGATGTCAAACTTGTCAAGGATGTCAGACATGTCAATCTTGTCAAACCAATAAAGAATGTTATAATCCAAACTGCGATTGCAACTGTGGAGATGATGGAGGAGGAGGTTAATGATGATTATTTCTGGACAAATTTTAACAATAGATGGACCGAAAGATCTAAAAGATATTACCAAGTTGGATTGGGTTCTCTCAGGTACTATTCCTACCAGAATTATAGATATACAGAAAACAACTGTTAAGACATATAAAACGTTCTCTACTGTTCCTACTCTATGGGTTGGTAAAGATACAAAAATGAAAACCATACATGGGTTGATGAATATGAAAAATAAAGATGAAGCCGATTTAACCAGACCATATACAACAGATATTCATGTAGCGGCTTCTATTAAAAAATCTGATGAAGAATTAACTGGGTATATCTTTAAATTAGCCAATGGAAGTCATACCATCGTTGTAGAGAACTGTGAGGTTGAATGTGATGCTTAAGATATTATTTAATAAAGATAGCACAGATACTCATTTGAAATATAATATGGATTTATTAGGAACCTTTCTTTCTCTACGTTGTGAAAATACGGATCCCGCTTATTTAGCTTCTGGTAGAGATGGAGTAGAAGTATTGGATTCTTATACTTCCTATGTATTTGTAAACAATCCAAATTCTATTGTAAAGAACTTTAGAGTTCCTACTAAGTCTGCTTATAAATTTTTAAATATGAATCGTCTTGGTGTAGCTATTCGAATGGATTATTCTGATATGGCACAATTATTCTCTAATGGAGATACTATGTGTCAGATAGATACTGGAATGATTTCCAGTACAGAGAAAGATATTATTATTAGATTCTTTGTAGGAACAAAAGCTAACTTTAATATCCAAACAGATATGGATGTAGAGTATGGTGAGTTCAGTTCTGCAGATTTGCCTTCCCAAAGTCATCCAAGAGCGACACTTTGGGATAGCTATTCTTTGAAAATAGACGATATTGAGTATAAGGCCGATAGGTATGGGAATGGTGTACAAGGAACGTTCCAAACGTCCATTTCTTATAAAAACGTACCAATTGAATTAACCATTCAAAAGTATAAAGGAAACTTCTCTGCTACTAAATTAACCAGAGATATAGATTGTGAAGATGTATTGATTGATTGCTCTTGTGGTGTGTTGGATACTAAGAGGGTTTCTTTAAATAAAGGAACAGCTAAAGTTCATTTATATCCATTTGACTATTCTGGTAAAGTAAAAATTAAGCTGGGTAGAAAATGGTATGAAGTATGGAATGAATATAATTTGATCTTAGAGAAGAAGCCATGAAATCTATCAGCATATATTTAGGCAGTAAGTGCAATATGAATTGTTCTTATTGTCATAGAATAGAATCTGAAGAAGAAAACCATATTTCAGATGAGCTCATTGCTCATCTGAAGTCTATGGGCAAAATTCATATTAGCTTTTTTGGTGGAGAACCTACTCTATATATGGACGATATTAAAAGAGTAGTAGAAGCTATGCCAGAAAATTCATATAGAATTACAACCAACGGAATTCTCTTTGATAAATATAGAGAATTCTTTTTAAAATATAATTTCAAAGTAGCATTTTCTTATGATGGAAATAATGCATTACGTTCTAAAGATATTTTAGATCATCCAATAGAATATCCATTTGTTAATATATCTTGTACTCTCTTTCATGGGAATACAGATTTAGAATATATTATGCATCAATTCAATGAGAAAGAGAAAGTTATATCCGTTAGACTTTCTTTATATCCTCATATTATGCATATGACTTCAGAATCTAATAAACCATATGCATTAACCAGAGAAGATTATACGTCTTTGATTGAACAAATCAAAACCTATGTATCTAAGTATGTTATAGATTTTGAGAAATATGGTATTATGAATTATAGAATCAATGGACTATTCATAATGGTTAATTCTCTATTGAATAATAATTATGAATATGGCGAGACATATTGTGTTCATCATAATATAAAGAAAATAGATACATCTGGAAAAATGTATACTTGTTTATATATGAGAGATGATCAGTTATCCCCAGATACATGGCAGCAAGATTTAGCCAATGTCATTGATAAGAACTTTACAAATTGTAGAACTTGTTCTTATTATAAATATTGCGGTTCAGCATGTGTCAAATCTAAAGAACATGAATTAGAATGTTATTTCTATAAGAGACTCATTATTTGGGGATTACAATTTAGAAATCATCATCAAGAAGTGTTCCAAGAATTATCTAAGATCATTAGGAGGAAATAATGCATTTATTTGTATTTGATGATGCTGTCAGAAAAACAGATCTGAAAGAGACTATCAAACTGAATATATATGATGATCATATTTTTCATTTCTTCCACAATGATCAGAAATTAATTATAGATACCGATTTATTAAGAGATGGATCTAGTACAATGGTTCTATATAGTCAAGCAACAGATAATACTTATGTATTATATGACTTTAGAGAACTATTAGAGATTTTAGATATGACTCCAAAAGAAATGATGTCCAATCTCAATCAAAAAGGATTTATGCAAATTGATAAATGTAATAATGATACATTTATCAAAGTTTTCTTGCTTAGAGGAGAAACAGAGTTATCTAGTGATACTCATAACTTTGCTTCCTATAAACATTATACAATAGATTATATTCATCCATTGGATTGGAAATATAGCTGGACAATTCATGATGCAAAGGCTGTGTTGTCTGAAGACTATAAAAAAGTAACCATATCTTTCAATATGAAACGTTCTGATTTCTGGATAAAAGATTTATATATCTCTCATGCTGGTCAGACAGAAAAAATAAAAGAGGGATACAATGAAGTTACTTTTACTTATATAGAAACAGAAGATATTTATTTTGGAAATCCTAACTGTCATTATAAAGGAAGATGCTTAAATCTGACCAGATTACTCTATGAAACTAACCTAAATTGAGATATTCCTATAAAGGAATATCTCTTTTATTCCAGTCAACATTTCAGTAAATTCATGAATTTATATAGAGAGGGTGAATAACGTGCCAGATGATCCTATTCATACTACCGTCATACGAAAAGCCAGATTTAGAACGGTTAAAGATGGTATCGAACAAATTATTCATTATGAAACAGATGTAGATAGTATAGTAGACTTAAAGAAAAAGTTAAATGGTATTATTACATCTCAAATAGATAAAGATGCAATTACACAGGCTATTATAGATGATATTAATAATGGTGGGCATTTAGACTTACATTTGGAGAGATATGCTTTATTAGATTCTCCCGTATTTATTAATCAACCTAAAGCTCCTACACCAGCAGTTACTGATAATAGCACCAGACTCGCCACAACAGCATTTGTTAAGACATATGTGCCAACAGCTATTGATGCTAAACTGGTTGATTATCAGACCAATATTATTAATAATACAGCATTGACTGGTACACCTACGGCTCCCACTGCTGCGGTAGGAACATCAACAACGCAGATTGCTACGACTGAATTTGTTCACAATCAGATTACAGCCAATCTGAATGATTATGCCAAATTGAATTCTCCTGTATTTACAGGAACTCCTAAAGCTCCTACAGCTGCCGCTACATCTAATGATACAACAATTGCTACAACAGCATTTGTTAAACATGCATTAGATAACGCGCACATTTCATTGACTTTTGATAATACACCTATTGGTGGATCCGTAAACCCTGTCACTTCAGATGGTATTTTTAAAGCGATTAAAGCGGCTAAAGATTCTTTTGCCACTGTAGCCACTACAGGAAATTATAATGATTTAATCAATAAACCAGGAACAGCTACCTCTTCTACAGAAGGTTTTGTTAAGATCTATAACTCTACAGGAACCAATGTAGATGGTACAATGACACAATTATCTATCTCCAATGCATTAGATCAAAAGATGGATAAAGCTACATTGTCTACAGTAGCTACTACAGGTAAATTTACTGATCTGAATGATATTCCAACAGCCACCGATACCATTAAAGGGATTACTAAATTATATAGTAATACAGGTACTCATAGTGATGGAGCCATATCTCAAGCTGCATTTACTGCTGCTATGGATAACTACTTAAAGTTGTCTGGCGGTAAAATGACTGGTATCGTAGACATGGATACCTATAATATCGAGATGCTTTCTAATAGTACCAATGGTATTAAATGGTATAAGATGGTTGGAGGAAATAAGACATATGAAGGTCAATTAACTCCAGAGAATTATACAGGTACAGCGGCTAAAGCTATAGCAGATAAAAATGGTAATGCAATTGATACATACTATGCTACAAAAGCAGAATTATCTGTTATTCCCAAATTCCAAATTTTGATTGTCAATGCTCTTCCAACAACAGATATATCCAAAACAACGATTTACTTAGTAAAAGATCCTAGTGGCCATGAAGGAGATCTGTTTAAAGAATATATCTACACATCAGAAGATAAATGGGAATTAATTAGTTCTCCTAAAATTAATTTGGATGGATATGTACTAAAAGCAGAATTAGACAGTAAATTATTATTAAAGGCAGATCTAAATTCTCCTATGTTTACCGGTACACCATCTGCTCCGACAGCTAGTATAGATACATATACTGATCAGTTGGCTACCACCAAATGGGTAACTGATAAAATTGGTTCTCATAAAGTAACTCAGATTACTGAGCCAGGAGATGATTCTTTACAAGAATCTATTAAGATGCATCAATTGTGGGTAGATATAACTGGAGATAGTGATATACCGTAATATATAGTAGTGTAAGAGAGGTCTTCTATAGACCTCTCTTATTTTTATAATTAGGAGGACTAACAATTGAAATGGATAAATTTAAAGAATATATTAAGCTCAATGATCGTAGTCTGTGGTATCTTGTCCTCGGTATCGTTATCATATGCGGAATCATTGGATACTACATCTTCCACTACAGCGACCATGGAACTGGTGAACAAATTAGAGATACAATACAACAGTCAAAGTCAGAAAATGCTAAAACTAAAGACGCAGTACGAAGAGCTACAGACTCAGTTCGATCTGCTTCAAAAACAGCTGGAAGCATCTCAGATACAAATACGGAATTACAAAGACATCAACGCAAATCAGCAGAAACAATACAATCTACTGCAGACCAATTACGAGACGCTCAAAGCACAGCTAAAGACCTCGAAAGAACTCTCTCAGAAGCAGAATCAACAACTACAGAACTTGACAGGACTTTTGAACAGCTTAAAGTATTACAATCAGACGGAACAAAATCTATCGACGCAGCAGAGTCAGCAAATCATTCAGCTTATGACACAGCTCATGGAATCCGAGAGAAACTTAATGGAAGCCAACAACAGTTTAGAGAATATGAAGAAGCTGATCGAGAAATTAGAGACACAATTCAACGATTACGAGAAGTGGGTCAAGAGAACGGAACGCAGACATAAATACCAAAAGATTCTTATTGGTATGATAGCTACCGGAGCTGGTTATTCATTGGGGAATATGTAATATGGGTACAATTATAAAGACACACAAAAAAGAAATCAAGTTTACTGTTAAAGGGAATATGATTATTAAGCCAGTTATTAAACCAATCATTCCTGGGGTATTTAAATGGCCTATTGTAGAAAAGAATGGTAAACAATATCTCTCTAAATCATTTACCTTTGTTGTTCCTAAAGGAATAGAATATCTGAAGATTATTGTTCCACAGTATAATGGAGAACCATTAGCTAAGTTTAGAATGTTAAATGCTATCAACGGAAAAACTTGGCTATATTGTACAGACAATGCTAGCTTAGTTTCTGTAGTTCATGTATCTCACTACACATCTACTACAGATGACACCAGAGTAGCATACAGCTTAGTACTAAATGATGCTCATATAGAAACAGATCCTATAAAAGGACGTATAGAATTACGATATTCTAAAGAAATCAATGCTCAATACATGAACGACAATACAACTCATATTGTAGAAGATATAGTAATAAAAAATTAAAAAAAAATAAATATATCAGAGACTCATATGAGTCTCTGATATTATATGTAACTTATCTTTTTACGTATACTTCTTTATATTGTCTTCCGAATTGCATACATTCATCATAGGTGTCCATAAAGATATCAATAATATGCGGAGCTCCGGAACGATCATTGACTATATATTCTATTCCATCAATAACCAGAATACTTCCTATGGCAAAATCGTTGGCGGCGACCCCGCCGACATATGGCCATTCTCCGGATGCTGTTGGATTACCAGTATGAGTATATGCAGTAACTTCCATAGTTACCCATTCGGCTTGTACATTCCCAGTACCTAAGAAAAACATACCCATCATTGTTGCTAATGCTACTATTAATTTCTTAATCATTACATCATCTTCCTTTCATATCATATATAATATAAAGTGTGAAATGCTGGGTTAGTGTATTGTCTAACGTGGTAATATATATTATGACCACGTGTTTTCATATGTCTGGGCTCGTATCGGATGATTTATTTTTCATATTTTCAATACGCAAAAGAGCCTCATGATGTCTTTTACAGCAGTTACATTTTGGTTCAGCAAGAATTCCATGTAATTGCACGTTGCAATTCTCTCTTGCTTCACAAAACGTTACCTTATCGTATAATTTGTTTCTCTGAAGATACAATATAATATCTTCTTTAGAAGTATTTTCTAATGGAAAATCTATATTTGTATCTTTTATTCCATATATTTTAAAAATGTTAGAATAAATATCTAGTATTTCTTTTTTATATAATATTGCATCATCTCCTTTGATATATCCCATAAATATTTGTATTTTGCTTGGTGGTACAATAACCAATGTGCTAGCTATAGCCAATACCCATAATACTGGTAAAACAAAATAACTGCCATATTTGGGTGTTCGTTCAGTAGTGTATACTTCATGTAATCTACTATCTAGATTAATATCATATATATGGAATCCTTGATTTTTGTATATACTCATAATATCAGAAATGCTATGACGTTCCCGAACAAGTATACCAGGAAATCTAAAAGAATGTATAGAATGATACGTCAAAAATATATTACACTCATCTTTAAGACCATTCTTTTCAATCTCTTTACAAAGAATATCAAGGATGGTTGTGCTATCGCAACCACCCGAGAAAGATATAATAAATGATCGTTTTCCTTGCTTCAATGTATTGGCAATTCGTTCTTGACCTAAAGATACAGTAGACATTGTTACTCCTCAACACTGTTAGTGCCATCACATTTATTACCCATAGCATCATTGTATTTGGTCTGATAAGTAAGTAATATAGATATTAAATATCTAAGCTTCTTGTCATATTCAAAAGAGTATGGACTAATAGAAATAATACGTGTTGCATCTAAATTGTAAAGATCCGTAATTAAAGTTTTGTTAAGAAATAAGCTAGTGAATTCTAGAGCCAAATAATTCATTCTATTTATAATCTCTATACTATTACGCTTAATATCATCTTTAATACGTTCTATATCGGCATCATTCTGTGCAATATTCTGTTCACATATAATATTAGTTATTACGTGATCGGGTGTTGAATATACTGCCCATGGGCAATTAATCTTGTCAAGAATTGCAATAATTATTGCCTCGATTATTTTTTTGTCTTTTTTCGATAAATCTATTTGACAGAATTCTTTAAAATATATATCTGCAATAGTAGAGCACATTTTATCATAAATACTAAGATTATTATCAATACATTCTTTATAATTTTCAAGAATAAAGCAACTGATAATATATGCTGCATTCATCAACATTGTTTCTCTTATTGTTGATTCTTCTCTATCAAAAACGGTTTCATATAAAGCAACTACATTACATTCATTGCTTTCAGTATCTGTGCCATTTTGATCATTATTAATTGGTTCATCATCTTTGGCATCTGCTGTAAAACTATTAGTCATTTCGTTCACCAAATCATCATAAATCACTTTGTCGGCTGCTTTTGGATCCATTCCTTTTGTAAGAGCGTCTGCAACCATGTGTATAAATTCACTGTTTAGTTTCTTTCTTTCTACTGGATCCATTTATTATTTGCCTCCTTTAGTACTATTGTCCTTATATTCCATGATTTTATCTAAGAACACATATAATTCCGGAATATCAAATTCTTTTAATATTTGATAATAATGTTTTTGTCTCTGATAAATATAAAGAGCCATACGATCTGGTAAAATCAGCCTCTCTCTAATATCTCCAGTAACTATACAAACATATGGCTTTGGTTTAATATTGCATGGGTATTTATTATATACAATATAACCAGGAGCAATATCCATCCATCTATAGAATGGTATTTCATGCATTTCCATTGGAGTATCATATGTGATTTCTAAATAATTCTTGTCAATAATATCAGATTTATTAATCCATTCTCTAATGGCATCTAATCGGTCTTTAACTGAAGTAAATGTATTACCATCAATTAAGAACGAATATATAAGGTCATACATTCCTCTACATGTATCATCATGCTCGACAAAATAATTATGCAATTTGATCAATTTATAAACTGGAGTAGCTTTTATAATATCAACCAGTGTTGATCTGATTGCAAATTCATATGGATACTTGCTCTTGTATTGTTCATAAGTCTCAATTTTATCTTCACTACCAAACGCTTTTAATTGCAAATAGTGCAGCTCATCTTTATTTAAAAAAGACTGTGAATTGTTGCTTATTGATTTTATCCAATATTTAGTTTTAAATAAATCTAATAGGAATTTAATATAATTTTCTTGAATATGTTTTTCATCAAATATGTTTAAATATTTTTCATTATAATTAGAAATAGTGTTCATTTTATTTATCCTCCTCCATAATATTCTTTAACTGACAATGCTACTTAATTTCAGCTTTATCATTTTCATTTACTTTAATACCAAGATCAGATATTAAATTGATTCTATTAATAATTTCACAGAAAGCGTAAATAAGATCGTCTTTGCTATCACATCTATTCATTATAGAACTAAAGTCTTCTTTAAATAATTTTGTACTATGTTCAGGATTATTTTCAATTAAAATTTCACGAAGATTCTTAGTGAATTTATTCATAAAAATATCAATTTCCTTATCAGTAGTTCCTGGTATATTTTTCATTTGTGATACCATTGAGTCGTATGTTTTGTTTGCTAATATTTTTATTTCTAGTTCAGTCATAATTTACTCCTCTTCTTTTAATAAATCAATTTTATATCTATCATTTTCTCTGATAAGACTTGATAATAATGAATATAATATATCTTTGTAATTATACTCTTCTGCATTGAGTTGACGAATATGTAAGGATCCTTCGATTATATTGCTATTATATAATACTACCGATACTGGATCGCTCATATATCCCTTGCGCAGTGATGCTACCATTAGCATCATTGTATTAAAGATATAATTTTTGTATTTCATAATATATTTATTAATTTCTTTTTTATCAATTAGAATGTAATGTTGTCTTATTGGTTTGGTATATTCGTATTCAAGTTTACTAAATTGAGGATATGTGCACCAATAATCGAGATTTGATAATATATGATGTATAATAAAGATTGTAATACACCGATCTCGTACAGATAAATCATATTCACAATATTTTTCTAAATATAATTCATTAATATCTTTAATTAAAGCTCCATATCTTTCCAATATATCTATTGACGATATTGGATTAAATGTATGAGCCAATATTAAATAAGATATATTATCTAATACTTCAGCCTGATATACTTTGGGCAATTTATCTAAGAAATATTTTTCGCTTTTACTCATGATGGATTCCTCCTATATTATTATTCTTCATCATGTTTATATGTTTTTCTATTAATTTACCTTTAGCTGGATAGCATTGCCAAATTTCTGCTTCTCCATCGTCATTTACTTGAATTTCAAGATCTGTTGTCTTATCTATTCTCTTTGCAATTTCATAGAAAGCATAGATAAGATCATTTGGATCGGTACATTTACTCATTACAGAGTCAAAAGCAATTGTAAACTCTGTTATTTTACCATCCTGATTGGGCTGATGATTATTTGATAATTTTAAAAGATATTCAGATACCTCGTTAATAAATGTATCGGCCACTTCATCGCTTATATTTGAATATTTATCTTTGCAATGAGACATTATTGTCTTATAAATTTTATTTGCTATTTTTTCTACTTCTAATTTGTCCATTCTAATCTCTCCTTTTGTAAAATATAAACGAACTTCTCTATATCTATAATATATAATCAAAAAAAAAATAAAAGTTGATTTGTATTATAATATCTATATAATAATCATAATATATTATTATTTAGGAGGATCGTATGAAGAAAATTTTTATCTCACAATCAATGAGAAATAAGTCGCAGGAGCAAATTGTCAATGCCCGTAATGAGGCTGTAGCTGTCATTAGAGAAAAGTATAATGATGATGTAACAATATTAGATTCTTATAAACCAGAGTTTAAAGATCTACCTCCTATTGCATGTTTAGGAGAAAGTCTTAAGATTATGGCAGAAGCCGATGTGGTCGTATTCATTGGTGATTGGACGTCCGCTAGAGGATGTGAAATTGAACATAAAGTGGCCGATAAATATGGTAAGACTATCGTAGAGATATGAGTAGAATAAATAAAAAAATAATATCGGTGGACTATATAGTCCACCGACAATTCTTATGTTTCTGTTAAAATATAGTACGTATACCATATATTGGCACATATGATAGAAATCATAAATGCTGTAGAAGCAATCATACTATTATAATCGCTGGCGGTATATAGACTAACCATTGTATATATCCAATATATAATAGTAAATAAAGCAGTTAATACGCCCACTCCAAATAAACATAATTTTGGTTTATTCCATTGGATCATGGGCCTAATATGCGGCTGTTTCTTGGTTCCTGCTTTTGTATCTAAGAAATAGATTCTTCCGGTTTTGAAGTTCATTTTAGCCTCAAAGTCGATTGTATCTAATACTCTAATATTCGTAATTTTACGATCTGGAAGATCTAAACATGTATCGATTAATCGATACGCATAATCTATGTCTTGAGCGTGCCGATTAGCATCAGAATCGATATAATCTGCATAAATGATCGTATCAATCAAATGCTCATTTTCTCCTTCTCCATACCAATATTGCTGATCCAATTCAAATGCGGTGAATCGGAATAATTGACCTATGTTGATATTTATATAGGCCTTTAGCGGAAATATATACAATATCGAATCACTCATATAAAATTCGCCATCAATTTTGGTTACAATTCTGTCAACAGCCTTATAGTTTTTAGCATCCATTTTTTAGTCCTCCTTTTGAACTATAAATAAAATTGATATATAAAATAAGCCTCCGGAGATTTTAACAATGTATATAACTATTGTATAAAGGTCTCTGGAGGACGGATCTTTAAAATTGCTGTAGGAGCCTTTATCAAGACTCCATATCTTAATTAAGACTGAGATATAATGATATCTTGAATCTTAACAAGATTAGTAAGGAACGATTCCTTTAAACTGTGGTAGCATTCCTTATTCGCTTCATTAATCGGAAAGTTATTTTCCAGATCAAACAAAGCTTTCTTATACATCTGCCTACTGTCTTCGGCAGATATGGAATTATGAATTACCATAATTTCTAAGTCCTCCTTTCTTATAGATTTGGAGAAGATATACTCGCTATATATCTTCTCTCATCTCTATAATATATGCTTTAAAAGAACTTAGATTACAAAAAAGTATCAGAGACTCATATGAGTCTCTGATATACAATTATATATACTTAAACATTATAATAATCATAGCATTATCCGCTATGTATAAGATATCCCATCAGGGTTGAAGTCATATAGTTTTTGCTTCTATTTGGTAACGCATCTTTCTTATACCGTACAGGACTTTATCCAAAATCGTATCTTGCTGATGGCACGATCTTATATACTTGTCTGTAGATGCATATACAGATGAGTCTTAATTAGAGAAGGATGATAACTCTATATACACTCTTCCACTTATACTATTATTGGCTCTGCTATATACAAATTTGAGAGTTATAGATTTTGCTATTATCTTTCTCTTACTTAAGCAAAAGAATTCCCATAGACTCATATGAGTCTATGGGATATATTGTCATACAAGGCGTTCTCAGAGAGTGCAACTATTATAAAACTCTCTGAGAACTATCGTTATGGGGTTCCGCGCCCTACTATAATGTTAGAACTTACTTATTCTGTTCGGCAAACATAAGATCGATCTGGGGATACATTGGATCTAAGATTTTGATCAATGCTTTATATGGATCTAGTTCTTCTGTTAATATCATTTCTACAATTGTCTTAGAAAAGCCAGATACAAGTACCAAACCATTGGAATTACGTGTCATTGGGATTGTACCAGTACGAGAATTGACGTTCCAGAAGATAAGCCGTGGTATAGTATAGCCATGTTCTTTAAAACGTTCAGAAAGCATATCAAATAACGCTTGGTCGGTAGAACCATCCATAGCCATATCAAATTCCATATCTGATATAATAATCAGATTCTTTGGAAGATCTTCTTGAGATAGTTTATTATTAATCGCTGTATTTAATACCAAATTAAATACAGATTCAATATCCGTATTGGAGCAGTCATCATAGTGAGCCAGAGCAATCAGTTTATCATATAAAGTATGATACATATTTAGATCTACAATATATGGTCTCATACTAAATGAAATAAACTTATTCTTGAATGCTTTGGATTTAATATGCTCTGCGCAATACAATGTAATAGAATCTGCTACATTTTGTGCGGTCAATGAATCATTAATAGCGCATCTCATACTACCAGATCCATCTCGAATAACCAATGTGTCTTCTAATAAAGATCCAGGAGGAGTCTGATGATTCCAAAGCTCTTCTAATGTATCATCCATTTTAGCAAATCCGCCATTCCAGTATTTACGTACAATATCATACAAGAAGAGACTATTGGCATTGATCTTGGCTTTGCCTTGTTTTAAATCTTCTAAATATTGTCTTCTTCTATTTTCGTCATGACGTAAGAAAGCACCATTGTATATCAAATTGGCTTTAGACGGTACATGTTCGTAATTGATATTGTACCATTGATTATCAGACATCTTAACTTCTAATACATCAAGATACTTTCTCAACTGAGACAAGAGTTTTCTATATTGCTTATCTGTATATTTGCAGAAGCTTGGTAAAGCTTCTTTCAATTCTCTTGCTCTTCTACGAGTATATACAGAAGATGTATTCATAGAAGGAATCCATTTAGCTAATAAACTAATTGGTTTATTTTCCTTCATATTTTTAATATCCATTTTTAGCTGAGAATTAATGGTTAATTTGCATAAAGTTTTGACTTTGCTATTCGCTGTGGTGAAATAAAGATCGATAATATCATCCCATCTACCAATATCTTGAATAAGCATAGATAAGAGTATATTCATAGTTGCATCTGGATCTATATCAGACAGATGAGCTAATAAACAACGAAAAGCATCTCTTTCTCCTAAACCATGTTTGATATCTCTTAAATACAGCAACCATTTGATAGTTCTAATTTTATCTTCATGATAAGACAAATCAAATTGCATACACATTGATTTAAGCATATCATAATCAATTTGATCATTATTGTATTTTTTAATTTGTTTTCTAAATTTAGAGAATGCACTTCTCAAAGTGGGTACAGAGAAATTTAAATCAACTAACGGATGACCAGTGCTTTCATAACCAATAGCACCATTCTCTGTTTTTGTGAGCACATTAGCTCTCATCATGTTCATAAAATCCATTTTTATTACCTCCTAAGTGTCTCTACACACCTAATAAAAAATAAAAATATATGATTATTGTATAATACGAGATCTATGTAAGAATTGGAAGAAATGTTCTACATCTAATCTGGATGTGATATTGTATATTTTAGAATTTACAAGCTGTTTGTTTTTATCTGAACTGATATAGTAAACTCCGATACATATATTATACTTATTTTTATAGATCCAATAGGATGTATTGTCTACATCAAAATGATATGTTTTTCCATCTACCAATCCATTGAGTATATCTTCTTTAGTCATCATATCACATCCATATAGAATAAAGAATCATCTAAACCAATAATGGTTTAGATCAAATTATACAATAAAAAATAAAATAAAATCATAGAACTCATTCCTAAGATCCAAATTTATTACAAGACCCTATTTAGGTCTTAGGAATTGTTGAGTTCTTGACTCAGCTGTCAGACTCCTAAAGATTGCGCTATCTTAAGGGAAATAGACGCTGAAACGCTCCAAGGCGTATGTTCGTTTTGTAAGTTTTGGTTTGCTGTGTGGGCCTTTTTTAAGAGGCCGTACCTCTACAGTACGGCGTGTGTAGAGAAACTAGACGCATCTATATCCAATTTATAGTGAATAAAATTGCTGTAAGCGCCTACGAACTTCTCTATCATCAATATACTGTTATAGAATTAATTAAATATTACAAACAATCTCATCAATTCTGTCTTTAGATACTCCAAAGTCCTTTTCACCTTTATAATTGTTTCTATGAATATAGATAGGAATATTTAAGACCAATAGTTTCTGAATATAATGAGATAATTCTTCATTGCTTACATCTTTGTCAGGATAATAATGAATTTCTATATTTTCCAATCCATAAGATTCTATTAATGTTCGAACTACGTTAAAGTATCCTTTACCATTAGAAGCAATATAAATATTATTTTGTCTATTCTGATTTCTTAAATGATAAAAGATCGATAAGATATCAAAGCATCCTTCTGCTACATGAATTTTAATTGGATCTTTAGATAATACATCAATCTGTGTAGGAATACAATAATTGCGAATATGTTTCAGATTCTTATTAAACAATTCATAATTATAATATCGAGACTTAATATATGACTTAGACTCTTCTGTATTTCTCATAATCAAATAAGAGTTGTCCAGAGATAGAAAGCCTACAAAATATGTATGAATATCTTCTATAATTCCTGGTAAAGCGGTAGAAGATAGTTGATTCATTTGTAACAATTCTTTTAAATTGAATACAATCTTATTCTTCTGCGCTTCTTCTATAGACATAGACAAACCTAAACGTTGGTTGATATAGTCTAATTTCTTTTTGGCTAACTCTATATCCGATATCTGATAATTATAGTTGACAGATCTAGATATCTTATGGTAGCCTATTCTCATCTTAGAGAAATTTACTTTTCCGGTAATAGACTCTGCAATAATCTGTAAGTCTTCTATATCTTTCTGTGCAATCTCTTGATCTGGAATAATAGTCCGAATAATATCTGGAGTAAATAATCCTTTAGTCTCACATTTAAAGCAATGATATAATGGGGCTTCTGTTTCTGAGCCTAACTTAATATAGAAATGAGCCTTATGAGAGGCACTGCTGTCTCCACAGAATGGACAACGTATAATAGCTTCTCCATTTCTAATAGTCATCTCGTCTTTAAAATGTCTTTCTAATAACGACTGTAATACATAAGTTGCTTGATCTTTCATATCTCTGTTCACCTCCTAACTATAAAAAATATATGGTAGAGCGATATCGCTCTACCATATTGTCAGATCATCATTACATATTGAAGAACTTCTTCACATAATTTTTCTGGTAATGGTTGTATCGGAATTACTTGTCCATGTTCTTCTCTGTTTCTATAGTTGATATAAGTAAACTTAGAAGATAATATCTTAGAGATTAAAGCAAATATTCCTTCATCTTGAATTTTCTTATTGCCATATTTAGCAACAACTTTTGGATAAGATTCAGATATCCCAATACGTTGGGTAATCTTTCTATTGACATTCTTTCTACTAACTAATCGTTCGACTTTTCCAGCAATAATATAAGGAAGCAACGATTGTCCATTGCTGAGCAGCATCTTCTTAACTGCCAGCATACAAATAACATAATCTCTATTAGAAATCATTCTAGCTGCTTGAATATCTTTGAATTCTTTAAAGAATGGATACATTACCAAGTTAAATTGAAACTGGTTCTTAATTGGTTTTCCTTCTTTAGATAATTCGTGCATATAGAATACAATCTCTCCTTCATCAAAAGGACCATACTTTCGTTTAATTGTTTCCATTGTATGTCTGCAATTGACGTTGGATTGTATAACCATAGATTCATCAATCTTAGCAATATGTGCTTCAAATTTATCCGCTTCACTATTGTTGTCTTCATCTCTTTCTGAAGATGATACGGATGCCATCTGGAATTCATAAGGCGCATCAACAACCTTATATTTAACTTCTCTTCCTATCGCATCATAGTTAAAACAAACAATGTTTTTATTGAATGTATATTTCGGGAAGACTTGGATGATTAGATCTTCTATGGTATTCATAGAATGGGAGGTTGGATTACGACCTCTGATATCCTGCATATCCCATAATACTTTATTGCTATTGACAGACTTCTGTACGTTTGTCATTGTAGTTTCATACAATTTAGCAATAATGTCTATATTATAAACTCTCTTGATTTCCTGCATGATATAATCATAGCAAGTCAGCAAGATATTTTTGATTTCGATATTATCATACCGTTTAGACCATACAAAATGCATAATCAATGGAATAATACAATTTTGAATAAATGAAATCTCCATTAAGATCTCTGCATGTTCATCTGTATATTCCAAGCAAGGATTCTTAGTATTGGAATAAGATAGGTGAACCATATAGTTATCTTTTACCAATTTACGAATATTGGCATGTAGTGTTGGATTAGCATGTTCATCATAAGAGATAATAAATCGAATCAGATCATTAATAAAATTCTGTTCGGTGTATGTATCTTCCATATAATCGATGAAGTACTTAATCTGTCCATAAATACCCACTAATTCATGGTTCGTATCATAGAATTTTTCAAAATAATTTAAATATTGTGTACAATGATTTCTAAACCCTACGACCACTTTACCATTCTTAATTTGTGTTTTAGAGTTGTATCCTCTTTTAGCACTCATCATAAAGAATGACATTAATGATCCGGGTTCATTTCCATAAGCAATAGCACATTCATTACATTGAATGGCATTACCGATAATTTTAAATATCTCCTCCTCTTCGGATTGAGGCATCCAATCATCAATCGGGATTATGCCTCTTTTTATGACTTCCTCAACAAATTCGTTTTCGTTCGGCATCAATTTTCCTCCTTTTGAAAATAGATACACTTAACTCTCGTCTATATAATATACATTTAAATTTATTTTTTGCGTCCAATACGTTTTATGACAGAAGCTGTTCTGACAGATTTAATAGTAGATTTGATTCTTCCAACTTTAGATGCTTTAGCTGCTGTCTTAACGATCTTTACATTATCAGAAGCATACCCTGTTAAATCTTTAACAATCGCTTTGTCTTGCCTCTCCTGCTCTTTGATCTTCTTTTGGATCTCTTTAACTCGTTTGATATCCCCCAATTTGGTTTCAGAGTCCACAATCATTTTCAAGACATTGGTTTTGTTTAATGGTTTAGCAGTCTTCCAAGTTTCTTCAGCAAAAAATAATCTTCTCAGTTTCATGAAGTAATAAGCAAAGTACAGAGACTTCACATATCCCGTTTGCATTCTAGGATTGCGTATAACTGGTTTATCTGTTAATGCTTTTCTGTTCATTTTCTTTTCCAACCAATCTATGGTTAGTCCAGAATGTTTGAATGTATATGCATATGTAAAAATAAAAGCTGGGTCGTTGGAGAAGAATCTGACATTGTACATATTCAGATTGGATAACATAACATCTGGTTTATCTGTACTGAATTCTATAACGACGTCATAATAAATTCCTTTAGTATTTTCAGAAGGAACCATCAGATGGGCATAATATCGATTAGACTCTCTCGTATCTTTATATAAATAATATGCCATCTCTCCCGCTTCTCTAACCATAACAGTATCGAAACGTCTTTTATAATCTGCTTTGATTAGCTTCATTTGCGCATTGGTAGATACGCCTTTGATAATTCCCGGGTTGTCTATATAATTAGAATATGTTGTCTTAATAATCATAAAAGAATCTCCTATAAAGAAAGAAGGAGGTCTAAGGCTTTTATTAGCCTTAGACCAACATATATGATTATTAGTAAGTTAAGTATAAAATCAAAAAATAAAAGGGAGTGGATATGTTTACTGCCTCTTATTTTTCTGAAGTCTCAAAACTGCGTCGGGGCAATTACCAAGTTGTCTCTTGAACCGTAATCTATATTCCTATAGACTCTCAATATGACCGTAGCTATACTATACGGACTCGCTTAACCGTTTGCAGAAATAACTTCAAATATTTTTAACTTCGTGAGATTTTATCTCAGTTGCCAGTCTACGATATTCTCACTTTCTCGTAGTGGTGACGGTATCTTCTAGAGTCACTATCCGGCTTTACTACCCATAGATTGTTTATGTCTATGAGGTATCCGAATTAACCGCCTAACTCGATAAGACGTCTTCTTTCGGATAAACGTATATGGATAATACGTTCAGAGCCGAATCTGTCAACGAATAAATAGTCCAACATATCCTTCAGACTATTCTCTTATCACATCTATATTATATAATTAAAAAATAGTTAGATTACAAAATGCTTAATTATCAAAATCGTATGTATTGAATGCAGGATCTGGTAAGAGATATTGATTGGTCTTAAACATCAATCCAATAATAGTAACGATAGCGTCCAGAATAACAATATCCGATTTAATAGAGGATAATACTTTCTTATCATATTCTCCTGTTCTTAAATTCAATGGGCAGTTATATTTTAAAGAATCATTGACGATTTCATTGAGTCTTGTTTCAGATGCCGTATTATCCTTGTTGTAAATCAATTGGAACAGGGACTTATAGGCATCCAGTATTAAGCGAATAGCGTCTTTTGTAAGGTCTTCCGCATAGGGGTACTGGTCATAGTTAATAGCGTGTTCTTTGCCCATAATTTCTACCATTAACTGACAACAAGCTTTCAATGCTTCAAAGTTAGCACCACAACCAACACCATATTCTGCAGCCGATCTGCAATTCAATACAGCATCTTCTACTAAATCTTTCTTAGCATCTCTATCTGTATAAGAAATACCACCAATTAAGTAATCCACCATATTACATTCTAATGTCTGAATACGTCTTTTCAGTTTATAGATCTCAGTAACATCTTTTTTAGTTTCTTCATATTTCTGTAATTCAGACTTTAATGATTTTACTAAGTTCTCATACATAGAAGACTTAGATCCATCTTTGTTATACATCATAGCCGGATTGATAATCTTTGTCATCTTGGCGTCAGAGATAACCTGTTCGGCACTACCAGCAAAAGAGTGTACATTCTTCGGAGTAGCAGCAATACCTTTTTCAATATCAATCTTCTGAATATTGGGATCGATATATTTCTTAATTGTCTTAGCTCCAGACAATTTAGCCAAATCATACAGATAATCTAACCGAGTAATATTGGTAACCATAAGCAATTTAGGTCTCTGTTCTGGTGGATAGTTTCCAATAGTCTGCAATACCTGGTCTAATTCGGAACGTACATCTTCACTATACTTAGGAGCCAATATAACAGTAGGAACTTCTCCAGGCATACTGAGAGCATCTTTCTTACCGTCTCTCATTGCTTCATTGCGTGTAGCCAATGGCATAATGATATTCTCTGTAACAATTGTTCCCAGCAGAGCCATCATTTCTGGTGTATCAATAGGATCTTCAAAGATATAAATCTTAGGATCTCTAATTACACAAGTAGAATCTTTTGCATTGTTAATAAAGTTTGCATTGAAGTATCCGACATCAAAAGTGAATCCATCATAAGATTTCAGAATATTATCTGTGGTATTAGAAATACCTACATCGATATATACAGAATTACCATATTCTTCATAGATCTTCTTAATATTCTGGGCAATCTCTTCATCACCATCTGTAGATGTATAAGCAATATTATAGATATCTTCTAAGGTAGTTTTACGTCCGTCTTTTTCTATGATTTCATATATTCTTTCTGCAACGTTTTCTACTTTCTTCAGAATCTCTTTTTCAGAAACATTGTATTCTTTACAATAGCTATTCAGTTTATGGAACAGTTTATAAGACAGAATAACAGAAGAGGTAGTACCATCTCCTACCGTCTTTACAGTATTTCTGGTTACATTTCTTAGATCATCTACAATAGACATTTCAATGGGTTTATTAAACTTAACAGCCCCTAAGATCTTATGTCCATCTTTGGTATAATCTGTACGTCCACTATCTTTCTTATCTACTACAGATCTCATTTCTGTGGTGGAACCATCCGGTCCATAAGAGTTCTGTAATACATTAGCAATTGTTGCTAATGTTTCATCTTGTACTTCTCTCAAGATGTTCTTGGAAACCACATTGTTTATTGCCTTTGCTCTAATTGTACCCATAATAAATCCTCCACTTTTGGTACTGATAAATCCACATATGGATCAATCAGCTTAATAATATTTGTTTCTGCATACAATAATACTTCAGGACAAACTTCATATGCCGTATCTGTCTTTTTCATATTATACATTGTATTCAGACTATAAATATGTTTTTTATCTACATGCTGATATGTAGGAATATCTTGTAGATACTTAATATATAAGCCATCATACATACTCATATCTGTTTCATTCAATCTGGTACGATACTTATTATGACTTAATTTATTGATTTTGCTAACTTCTTTCTCATTCTTACAGTTGATTGTAATGTTGACCAATCCGTGACTATCATATGTAGATTGAACAAAAGCAGCAATATCTGTAGGTCGTACCATATCGTAAATTTCTTGTCCATAGCTATTCATTAGATCTTGATAGATTTCATCATAAGAGTTTTTATATTGATCTTTGATAATAACAGATAATGGGTTTCTTTCTGATCTGAATAATAGCAAGTTTTTTAAACCAGATATGGTTTCTGCTGCTGCAATCTCTGGTTTAATTAATTGATCTTCTTTTAAATGAGTCAAGACAAAACCAACAATAGCTAAATCTAAATCCATCAATACTTCAAACTCCATAAGACCAGATGTATTATTTATACCTATTCCAGTGTCTATTGGTTTGAATTGTGCTGTATTTTCCATATATACCTCAAAAAAAAAAGAAGAGACATGAATCTCTTCTTTATCTTCTATTAAAAATCATTGAATGCATTTTTAATATCTTCTGACGGTTCATTATCCGTAGGATTATCTTCTTCATCAAATAAGTTCTGCATATATTGATCTTGTGATGTAGCAGGATTGGCTTTCTTATTAATCTTCTTCCAGGCTGGTTCTGCTCCTACACGAGTAATGATATTATCAATTCCATTTCTGATTCTTTGAGATTCTTTATTTGTCGCATCCATATAGGAGTATGCCATAGCATTGGTCATAGATAATACAAATTGATCCAATTGATCAATAATCATATCTAATTCAATATCCTGGAAAGCATGCGTATTCTGCTGATAATTTATAACTCCGTCTGTAATTCCTACCTGAGAAATCATAGGATAATAATCTGTATTCAACTGATAAGCAGCTTCTGCTTCTACAGAATTTTCTTTATTGAATCGAATGATTCGTAATGCAGAATGATATTCTTCTTTATTGAATGATTTACCATTGTTTATTGTAATCAATGATTTTCCACAAATAACACCAAGCCCATCATTAGATTCTGGATTTTCCTTATATCTTTTCAGAATATCAGAGAACATCTTTGCCTTATGAGGATTGAAATAGATCGCTGTACTGCTCTTAATATCCCAATCATATTTCCCAACAGAAATATTTGTTCTGGGAACAATATAGAACTTTAACATTCCATTCCACATGGCCGTCATCAATGCGGATTGCGTAATTGCATCAGGATCTGTATTATAAAATTTTAACCCACCTAGTGTGGGTCGATATTCTTGTGATTGTTTTTGATAAGATGAGTATTTTTTGGTTTCTAAGCTATTGAATGATTTAGCTTGATTTAAAGGCATTTTGGTTTCCTCCTCTTACTTTAACTGTTAGAGTACATATCATAATCAACAATAGAAGCCCCAATACCTATAATAGGTATTGGGAGCTATCTATCATCATCATATCATTAATATATTATATAACCAAAATAATTTAAATCATTTCTTACCTATATCATCCTGATCACTATAGGGCTTTGCTTGAATAATAATATTATTCCGTTTCATATAAGACTTCATAATACTATCATTTTCTGAAATCTTTTTGTTCAACATCTTTTCTCCATTAATACAGAGACCTAAGATGAATGTAACAAATGAAATGGCAGGCTCTCCAATGATTGTAGCACCAAGTTTAATAAACTTGTCTATATCAGGATGGTTATGTACTATTGCTTGAATCATTAAGAATGTAAACGCAGCAATAAACGGGAGAATTGCCATCACAATATAGATGGCCACCACCATTTTAATTGGATTCTTAAATGTAAGAATCGTCGCTCCAAGAGTATCAGTATACCTGGATAAACTTCTTAGAATAGAAGTATACTTATCCATGTTTAATCATCTCCATAATTAATAAGAAGAGTTCTTGGAGATTTTAACTTCTGAGAAGAAATATTATATCTCAGTTTATCGTACTTTTGGTAGAGATCCTGTAATTGTTTTACAGTCTGTGCACTCAATCCATCTTCTGTGGTGATATAATCATCAATCACAGACATTCTGGAATTGATCTTATGCAAAAGCATAATAGCCAAAGCACGATCATCATCCATATTGTTCACTTCAAACTGAATGGTATAATAATCATCAAAGTAAGCCTTAACGCCATTAGCCTTAAAACGTTCTAATGCATTGCTACTGGCTTTCTTATTCTTATCAAAGAATCGCATAATTGATGCGGACGCTTCAGTAATCAGTGAATGGTCATCGATTCGTTTCAGTCTACGGATAATCTTATCCATTTCTAATTGTTCGTACCGAGAACCACTGATATCAATCCCTTTCTGGAGGGTATGAATAGCCTGAATACGATACTTCAAAATATTCTTATACAATCTAAGTACCCATTTAATAATAATAGACTTAGAGTCTACCATTGTACCATAGGTGTTAGACTGTCCTTCCAGTTTCGTAATAGCTGATTTTAAGAAACTAGTTAAATCATATGCTTCATCAAGCTGGAATGGAATCATATACTCATTGTGGAAAATAGATACTGAACGTCTGGCAGCTTCTTTAATACCAAATCCCAATAATTCTATATAGCTGATATAATCAGACAGTCTTATTGTGGTATTAGAATATGTCAGATAAGAGTTGATCAAATATCTTGCATTACGAATAGGTGTTTCATTGGTAACCAATACACCTACTTCATGAATCAGCAAAGATACAATCTCATCTGTATCCAATTCATGAATGGGAGAATATAATTTAGAATCCAGTTCAACTTTATAAGATTTAATTCTATATTCATCATCAGAAGTCATAATCTCAGTGACCTGCTGTGCAGACAGCACTGGCATAACAATAATTCCGAAAAACTGTTTGTCTGTATTCAATGTATACGTTACATCACTACATACAGCGTCAGGGAACAATTTATTCAACGTCTCTTTGATAGCGTTTAATACAGTTGTATCTCCCGGTCTCATTTTCAGATTAATGATATCGCCATTCAGATCGCCAATATATCCAAAGATTTGATCTTTATTCAAGATTAAGTTGTCCTCCTTTCATCAGAAATATAAAAAGCCAGGGGTAGCCATATAGACTACCCCTAGCCAATTAAATCTGTAATATGATTCAGCTATTAGGGAATGTTGTTCAGTTTAGCCGGAATCTTGATATGACCCTTAGTCGGGCTGCCTTCTGCGGCATCAATTACGCCGTTAACTTCAGAGCTGTACTGTTCAGTATTAGCTGTATTGTCGTTCATAGCGTTGATTCCGATGTAATCATTGTCGCTTGCCATAGCTACGTTCTCCCTGAGGCCAGACGGATTCAGGATACGAATACGGCCCTGTACAGGCTGATACTGCAGGAACAACCAACGTTCGAAGCAGGTCATAGCCGGGGTCTCGTACTGTACCGTATCACGAATTTCGCTGGAAATATACATCTGATAATCAATAACCTTGTAGGTAATACGCATGCTATTTCTAGGAATGAGCAGTACAATCAGGTTATTGTTATTTCTCATCTTCTGAGAGGAGATGAAGTTGTAAACACGATGTTCGCTTGTTACAACAGTCCGTTTGAAATCAAGTTCAACCGGTCCGATGTTGGACGGTGTCTGATAGGTGTAGGACTGCGGCGAAATACGACGGATGAGGTCCGGACGTCCGAATACTGCAATTGTCATATTTTCATCATTGAGAACCTGGAGCATACGGGTTACGTACTGATCAAGGTTATCCATGAACATAACTTTACGCCATTCAACCGGGTTGTTGTTGTAGTTGAGAGGCGGAGCGAAATCGAAAGCACCAGAAACTTTAGCTACATCGGGCATTGTGAGGAAGCTATCGTTCAGGTTCTGGAGAATGGAGTCATCCTTCCAGTGGAGCAGACCAAGTCTCATCATGGACATAAGCTTTGTTACCTGGTTTACGTCGTAGAGAGCCTGGATATCTTTAACTTCTTCCGGAGATACTGTGCAGGTGATGTGCGGAGCTTCCGGAATTTCGTAGAAGTTAGTCATTGCAGACCATTTGAATTTAACTGTCGGGAACTGAGCTGTAGATACGTCAACAACTGCATGGATAATAACGCCTTCTACAAAGCCAGCATTACCTGTAGCAATAACTGCACCAGTATCAGCATTGATAGCCGGAGCACTCATGAGCATAATCTTGTTACCCTGAGAAGCATTGCCCATCAGGTTAATGGTAACTTTTACAGAAGTGGTAGCAGTAGCCGGTACGGAGAGAGCAATTCTCTTGTTGAGAACGCGATCCATAGCACCATAGCCAGGGTTGAACATACCGTCAACGTCGAATACCAGTTTCTTGCCAGCACCAACGTCAGCGGTTTCAGCTACTTTGAATTTACGATTTGCATCATCATAAATCAGGTCGCCTTCTGCAGCATAACCTGTAACAATGATTCTCTTAACCATGGTCTTCATGGAGAGAGTTGTGTTTCTGAGGATACGATCCGGAACCTGATCAGCAGTGAATACGTCATGAACGAGGTTTCCGTTCAGAGCGTCACCACGAGCGCCGTTACCACCGAGGGAAGCAGCAGAACCGATAATTTCTTTCGGAGCTACATCACCAGTCAGTGCACCTGCAGCAGTAGCAGCAACAAAGAAATCAACAGACGGAATAGAAGCATCGACTGCCGGTTTAATCTTGTTCTGTTCTGCAAAGATGTCGAATTCATTGCCATCAACATCTACCATGGTACGAGTTTCCATGGTCAGTGTGAACTTCGGAGAACGTGCAACGTCTTTCGGCATAACCTGATCGAATACAGCGTTCATCAGGATGTTTTTATGCATCGGAAGAGCCATACCGATTACAGGGTTATAAGCACCAAGTGTAGTGGATTCCTGCTGGATCTGTGCTACGTCGTTTTCGAACAATGCTTCCATGTTGTCAACATGTTCAGCTACAGCATCAGCGCTCTGGAATCTCGGATCATTCTGATCGAAGGAGTCTTCTACGAAGGACTTCTTCATTTCGTTTTTAGCAAGATCGCTTGTGAAGAATTCGCCAGGATTTCTGAAGATATCATAGCCAGCTTCCTGATGAACACCTCTTGCAACGTCAAGGAACTGTTCTGCAACAGCATGCATCGGATCGGATGCATATCCGCGGAGATCGAGTTTCTTGTTATCAATTGAGCTAAGAATAGCCATTATTAACTTTCCTCCTTTAATCTAAACCTGATTGAGATCTCTAACCAGGTTTTTATAAAGTTTTATTCGTTAGTTTCACACACATTTCTTATTATCTTTTTATTAAACAATCTGATATTTCTTTAGACTTTCGTTAAAAGAATCAGAACGAATCTTTTAACCCTCTTAAGATCGAAAAGAGAATTTGTGATTCCATTCCTCTGCTTTTAATATAGACCTGTATACTTCCTATTATTGTTTGATTGTAGAAGTATACACAGGTATGTTCCAATATATTACTAAGATATTACTCTTCTATATAGTATAGATACAATACCCATTGTTTCACCAGCAAGCTGGTTTCATCCCCGAAACAAGTGTACCACATCTGATATCCATATATCAGATTCATTTCTTAATACATAATTAGAAGGCCTTTATTAAATCATCAGATTATTGGTTACTTTTACGACCTTACATTACTGTTCTGATTATTAGATTAGGAAACGTCAAAAATGTACACATACTCCATATGGAGTATGTGTATTTATGGTAAATATCAGTCTTTTGATTTAACTTTGGAGGGAAGTTTTTCAATAATATGAACCAGCATACCATAATGAGCAATAAATCTCTGTAATAATACCTGGTTTTCAACTAATGTTCTGGTATCGAAAGAATCAGATACAGCATCAACAATCATCTCTTTTAATTCATTCAGAGAATTAGTAACAAAATTAACCGAAGCAATATTATCTGAGTTCTTATTGACGACTATCAATCTATCTCCCAGATCAACAATATCATTATGTAAATCTATAAAAGACTGTTTGATATTATTAGAACGAATACGTAATTGTTCTTCAGATAGATTGGAGAATGCACTCTGCTGTAATTCTTGTAATTCGGGATCTCCACCCGATGCAGCAGGTTGCGTGGTGTCTGTTGTAGTATCTGCAGTTTGATCTCCCTCGGCAGATTCTCCATCATCTGTCATATCAGAGAAATCACCAGAATCATCTGTTCCATCTTCTGGAGTATCCCCAGCACCAGCAGGATTGTCTGTGGGATCTTGATCAGTATCTCCCATATCGGAAAATTCTCCAGGATCATCTCCACTGGCATCTGGATCTGGAGCAGGTTGTTCTTCTGAAGTCGGCTCGGTATTAGCTGCCGGTTCTGTAGTTTGTGGATCATCTGTTGTAGTTGGTTGATTTTCAACAGGTTCTTCTGCTGGCTTATCATCTTCTGTATCAGATAAGTCTGTAAAATTCTTATCTCCGTTTTCTATAGCATCCGATTCTGCATCTTTATCTGCTTGGTCTGTAAAAGAAGTATCATTATCATCTTCTGCGTCTGTGATATCAGAGAAGTTTTCGGGTTCTTCATTATCCGTATCTTCTTTTTTCTTTTTCTTATCATCGTCGTCATCTTCCAGCATATTGGTGAAGTCATCATCGTCTGCTTCTAAGATAACTCTGGAATTATCATAATACTCTTCATTCATTGTATACATAAAGTCAGCATCTTCATGAGCTGCTTTATATACAGCAGAATCTTCTGATACTTTTACATCATATTTCTTAGCAGCTTTTAAGATTCTCTTAGCCAATGCATGTTTCTTATCTGCATCACAATATCTGAAATACGCCATAGCAGATTTTACATGAGCTGCATCAGTTAATGGATACTTTCTCTCTTCTGGTAATCCAAACTGAGAATCATCTATTGTCTTACGTTCTTTGGAGGTTAACGTATCTTCATTATAGTTCATAAGATCCTCCATTATTCATCTTTTAATGCATATTTGGAAACGGTACCTTCTGCGTCAGTCTTCATAACAACAGAACCATCCCATTTATCGATATTCTTTAAAGCAATCTGTGTATACCGAGTTGCTAATTTCTTCTTTAATAATCTCAGATTGCGTTCTTCTTTAGTACGACCATTATCAGAAGCATGATTGATTCTTTTATCAATCATTTCCAGCTCTACTTCCAATTCATCAACAATAGCCTGACGTTCTTTCTTTTCAGCATTTTTAGCTTTAACAAACTTCATAACCAAAGCTACAATACCTAAATAGATGGAAACAAAGTAAGACAATGCTCCTACAGCCAATACAGTCTTAAAACATTTTGATAAAGCTGGCAGCATCTTTCCATTGACAATTCTCATACGAGCATCATCACGTTCATCTTTGTCATCCCATGTTTCTATAGAATGAGCAATACGGTCCATTGTAGTAAAAGCAGCTTTCTGTTTATCATTCAATGTATCGAAGACTTTCTTAGCTCTATCTAATGCTAACGTTACATAAGAACTAATTTTCATTTCCTGAACGATATCTTGTGCAGATGTATTAATGCATTCTGCTTCTCTAATGGCTCTAGCCATAGACAATTGGTTTTCATCCAAGTACTTCTTAATATCATTAATATCATTGATATTGAAATCTTCTATGATATGCATATCCGTAATATTGATATCTTTATAGGGAGTGATATTGGAAGAGCCTCCAGCCAGCATAGACTTCATTTCTTCTTGGTTCTTATCAGAAATAGCTGTCTGTGCTGCTTTAATAGTGGATAACTTAGTTATATAGTCTGGATTGATATGTTCATCTTTAAATAAGTTGGTGGAGATATGTTTATAAGCTCCATCAAGAGCATTGACAAATTCAGCTTCATTGATGACGTTTGGATAATCGATAACAAACTTTGTAATTGCATCAATAATACTATTGGGACATTCTGCTAAAATTTCAGGATTTCCAAATGTCTGAGAGAAAGCTTCCTGATCGATTGTCATAGCATCAAATACAGCTACAGATTCTGTAAACTTCTTCAATACATCTTTTTCATAATCTGATAATCCATGAAATCCTAATCCATCATCCTCTTTATCGTCTGTCATAGGAGTAGCATGGGTTTTGATATGATATTCATCAATATCTTCTCTGATATCTTCAATAACTTTGGTAATATCCTTAATAGCATCCAATGCTCTTTCAGATATTTCATTATCATCAGACTGCACATCATTCTTCAGAGAGTATTGGAATTCCATTAAATAATCAATATACAAATTAGAAATAGTCAGTATATCATCGAATCTATTAGAATAGATAATACCTTTAACAAATTCTTTGATGGCGTCTTTACAAGACGTTTTATCTTTGAAGTCTTTATATTTATCTGTAAAGATATAGTACAGATAAATTAGATTCAATACATCCACAATATCATATGCCAGTTTTACTCGAGCACCTAGTTCTCTCATCATATCTTTGAAATGGGTATTGATCTTACCAGATTTCTGATATTCTGCAATAATATTGACATATTTATTTTCATTGGTATCTGGAGTAATCTGATCGCATAAGCATTTGGCATATTTGTATACTTCATTTTTTCCTAAGATACGAATATTTAAATATTCAGAGGCATCTAATTTACCAACAGCCGCAATAATGACTTTATGAATAATATCTTTCGGTATACTTTCTCCAGAATAGAAAGCAAAGATATAAGAGAATACAGTTAAGATGATTCGTTTCTTAAGAAGAATATTGTCTACAAACTTATCATCAAACCGTCCAAATAAATAAACCAATTCTTCTACCATCAAATTAATCTTTTCTGGAAGAGTAATCTTATAGGTATCCAGCTTCTGGCATACTTCATACATAGCGATAAAATTAAAGTTAGACTTAATCAGTCTAACAGTATCGTCATCCATACGCTGAATACGCATATGCTTGAAGCGTTTTTCGATAATATCATTATTTGTAGATACTCTTTGAAGATCAGCATATAACGAGGCTGTGAATCTGATATCATTAAGTAAATTATCATCTGTTATAGTATCTGTAATATCGCTCATAATATCAGAAACAGATACCTTATCATTAATTCTTACTTTAATAATATTTTTTAACAGAGATAATGGGTAGGCTCTATAATCTTTATCTATAGCAAAATACTCTGTATTGAAAATTTCTATGAGTTTTTTGAAACATTCCCTTTTGTCTCTTCCCAGAGATTTCCAATCTCTAAGAGTATCAACAAGTTTTGTTGATGTCGGTTCCATTGGCAGTACTCCTTCCAAGTAAATAAATTTGATTAGATTTACCGTTACTATAAAGTTCGCTGGCTAAATACACAAAAAATAAACAGACGGAACAAACCGTCTGTTTATTTCTAGCCTAAAAGCTTAGAACCAATAACTCGTTGATGAGATGGATGACCAATATGCTCATTCAGTTCTGTAAATAAGAGATCTCTGAAGAATCCATTATGAATATAATATTTAGAATTTTTATCTATATATTCCAATACCCACGGATATTCTCCAGAAGCAATCAGATATTGACAAAGAGCATTGATAAGTCTATCTTCTCCTCCAGAATTATATCTGGCTGTAAATTTACGACCACCAATAACTTGAGCTTTGTGTTCATCCTCTCCATAGAGATGCGTGTGACATTTTACAATGCTCCATTTTCCACAATCATTCAAGATCTTGGTCAATGTTTTATTTAGCTTGGTTCGTTTATATAAACGATCTGCATCTTCCAATGGCATCTCACCATATTCTTTAACAGCAAGATAGTTGCATTCGTCCCAATGATAAAACAATGTTTCAAGAAAATTTGACTCTTTCACTTTTTCATATAAATGTTTACATTCCATGTCATTTCTCCTCTATGAATACTTTACCAATTGGATTATCTTCCAATATAGGCAGCCGATCATCATCATCATCGGCTAATTCAATAGGGGTTAATCCCCGTTTTGTAATCTTCATAGTATGATGATGGTGACAATTGGGGCATACCACTTCCCAATCAACCGTTTGATCCACCATACTAGTAATCCATCCGGAAGACGATAATGTAAAAGCCTTATAATCAGACTTCAATAACATCATCGGTTTCTTACAGATAGGACAAGTTCCGAATTGGTTAAATGTAACAGCATCAACCAACTTTTTCGCTTTCTCTTTCATACCAATCACTTCCCTATAGTAGATTCGGTATATTTGATGGTTCTGATATCCCCCTCAATCAATACTCTAGAATCTGGATATCTGATATCTTCTCTGGATCTTAAAATATCGGTATATGTCTTTTGAGATCCTCGAACAGTAACCCTGCCAAATACAGGAGCCACATTGCCTCTTGATTTTTCTAAATCAATCAGCTTGTCCTGTTGTGTCTGAGAAAATACAAAAACTCTGTAATAGATATTATTCTTACTCATAATAAATAAGCCCACTTCCTTCCAATGAATAACCTGTTAATGAATCAACATGCTTCTTTAACACTTGATCATTTGACTCTACAATCTCTGAGAGAGATTTATTAATATTTTCAACCATCTTTTCAGACTGTTTAGCTACAACCATGTCATCTTGCGATGTTTCGTTACCTAATACATTTCGTTTGAATTCCATAGCTTCTACTAATCCTCTAGTCTTGGTGTATTCATCAGACAATTTACCCAATTCTGTATACCAAGTCAAAGGTTCATCTGCTGCAGAAAAGTATCCATTATTATTTATATGTGCAAACGGTACAAGTGAACCGCTGGCTCCTGGATCGGACGCTGAGGAAGCGTCCGGATCTAATATACCCATTGTTGAAATATTTAACAGTCTCATTTGTTCAGGGAATGACTTGGAGTTATTTCCAATACCACTGATTCCCTTATAAGTAAACTTAGTAGCTAATACAGAGTCCATATCATTAACAATATTTCTGAAATTAACCAATTGTGATTTGGATACTTCTGAAATAATATAATCTGGTTTGGTATAGATAACTTTCTTAACAGCTCGAATATCTACTCGTTTTCCAATAGAACATAGCCGATAAATACCAGTCGATAATTTATTCCCATAAATAGCAGCGATATATTCCGCACATCTAAGCTTTTTGGTATAAATATCTTTGTTATCTTTTAATCTAAGCAATCCATATTCACAGATCATCCATAAGAGAACTCGGTAGATATCTTTCTTATATTCCCAGGGCAAATGAAGCTGCTCTTGGATATTGATATCCAGAATTCCCTCCATAGATTCCAATACCGAATATCCTTTTTCCAACTTATTAGCAGAACTGAAACGTCCTCCTAGTTTGGTTGTCCAGAATGCTTTGGTATAGAGATCTTGTACAATGCAATCATTATCAATCGATGTTAATATAGTATACAGAATATGCTGCACTACAGGATTCCGATCAATAAAGATCTTAGGAATCGTGATATAGATGTCTTTCTCTCTATTGCCAGAATATTTCATCTGTGCACTATTAAAAGAATAATGATTTTCATCGGCCAGATTTTCATACCCAATATAAATATAGCTGGATAACTGTAATATATCCAACGCATTGGTTAATCCATATTTAGCAAAGAGATACATAATGGTGGGTACCGTTTTGCTAAATACATTACAGTCATATTGAGTTAAGACATGGCATTCATCATTCGTATCGTAAACCGGATAATCATGTTTATAAATCCGTATTGGATTCTTGTTGGTCTTAAAAGTTACCGAATGGGTCTTCTGATTCTTAGCAGACATGTTGTTATATGTAGACGCATCGACGATCTGATACATAGGAGAGTAATAATTTCCATTGATATAGAAATAGAACTTATTGACTATCCTGGGTATTTCGATTAATACATCACAATCTGCTTCTTCATCTTTGACTTTGATATGATAATGTACCACTAAGAGTTTCAAATCAGAATCTTTCAAATCGATATAATTATATCGATTATCATCTTCTCCTCTTTTGGTAGAACGACTGGTACGTCTGGAAGCATCATAATAGTTCCGCAATGTCTCTTGGATTTTAATATAGTCATTGATAACCGTAAATCCTTTGACTTGAATACTAAATATTCCATTGGTCTGACAAGACATAATAATCTTTTCAACCTGATCTATGATGGCTTCATCAGAACGTCGAAACAGATCGCCGTTAAATTTATCAATATGATTATCAATATACTTATGGATAAATTCATACTGGTCCATATTAGGTCTCCTCTGTCAGAACAGTTCTAAATTCTTTACCCATTGGATTAAGAGCTCCTTCTTTATCTCTAATCACCAATTCTGCTTCAATATCAAAAGATTTTAAAACTCTCTTAATCTTAAGAAACGATATAGCATGTGTTGCCGGATTCTTTAATGATCTCAGATCATTATTGAAATCTGACGTAGAAGGAAATTTATCTTTATATGCATCAGCATCAATATGCTTTGCATTAATAGCCTCTTTTACAATCTTAAGTTCTGGTAAGTCATATTCATTCGATGGTAATGTTAATGCATTATTCAGTGTACTGAGTCCAATACTCTGTTCCGATTTCAATGCATCAATCATTTTAATATGATCTGCAAAATTTTTGATATTCTTAGAACTAAAATCTATAATCTTAGATGAAGAATATTCTGCTTTCTCTTCTTCTGTTGCTGGTTCTGTATAAATAATGGCTGCTTTATTTGCAAATGCAGATGGTGCATCTGGTCTATATCGACTATAGATTGGATACACATAGTCTCCCTTTTCAAGACAAATATCATCCATCAATTGATCTTTATCATACATTCTTTGCAGTTCGTCTTCTGTGACGATCGTCATTGTCTTTCGATTAATGACAACTTTCTTTGCAATGTACATTGCATGACTCCTTTAGGTTAAAAAAGAAGAAGGAGCGTAATGCTCCTCCTTCCCATCTTATATATGCTTAGGAGGTTGGATAATTAAGCAACTTTGTCTTTCTTTTTCTTTTCTACAGACTCATCATCTTTGATATGCTGTTTCAGAATTTCAGAAGGAGTTACATTAATGGAAACTTTTCCATTTTCAACAGAACCTTCCATCTTGAAATAATCTTTCAATTCCAAAACAGGATCAATATTCACATTCTCATTATACCATTTCTTCAGAGAACGAATCGTTGTTAATGTGATATGAGTCATATAGTCAATTCCGTTTTCTACTGGACGGAACTGAATGCGGAACTTGTAAAATGCTGTACTTGCCAGATCCGGAACCACAACAGGATCATTGAACTCAGCAATTTTTGCATTTTCCGGAATATCTTTTTCATTAAATGTATATTTCAATGTATAGGAATCGCTATCATCATTCTTCTGCTTAGATACAATAGCAGCAAACACAATAGGAGCTGTTTTATTCTTTTCAGCAGCGCCAACACAATTCATGTAATCCCCGTTGCGGATTACAATAGCATGAGGCACTCCATCATCTTCAGCTTTGACTTTTCCCAAATAAGCGGCAGTGGCTTCAAATAAGAACTTATAGATATACGTTGTATACCCTGCCGGCCAATTAATACCATCATCAATCAAATCTTTTGTTAAGATTGAGTTCAGTGTGGTTTCTTCAAATTTCATGTCAATTCCTCCTATAAATAACTATATTGAACGGATGGGTACAAATTACCCATCTCGTTAATATATTATGTAATTATATTTGTGTTTGTGTAACTTTTGATTTCAATTTCCAGACAAGTTTTGTAAGTAAGCATAGGCTGTCTGAGGATTCATGATCATACATTTTGACTTACCCTGCATGATCATTTTATTTACTTTTTCTACTTTAGAAGAAGTAAACCCATCATAGGGAACAATTAAGAACATAGTATTTTTAGTTACAGATTTATCTCCATCTGCACTAAATCCATGGGAGTTAAACTCTTGTTCCAATTGCTTATCCCTAACTCCACTGAAACGAACTTCTGGCAATGCCTGTTTCTGTCCATATGTCTGAATAACATTGGGCATAGATAAGATCGTTTCCATGTCTTCTTTCATAATTGTACTCCTTTCATATACAATAGATTCTGCTATAGTTCTGCCCATTCCAGGAATGTTATAGATCATATCAAACAAATCTTTAGCATTGGCTTTTACAATTCTTTCTAAACGAATATGTTGTAAGATCTTTTCCCATCTGGACTGAGAGACTCCATTAAATCCAATAGCTCCTACGATTTGATAATCATAGATAGATTTTGTTTTGAGGTCTTGTATTCTGGACATCAACTTTCGTCCATTAACTTCTCCCAGCAATTCTATGGCTTTGTTTTCTTGTATATGTAAGAAGCTCGTTAAATTGGTGACCTGTAATTTTGTTAATTGTGCTCTCCCAAAGTCCTTAACTCCAAGCTTTTTGAGCATGCCAGAAACCCGTGCCAGCACTTTTTCTGGACAATACGGGTTAGTACACCATGCACTGTCTCCAGACTCTGAAAACGTGATTTCTTGCCCACAAGATGGGCAATATTCTGGAAATGGAATAGGAGGCTGCTCTCTATCCATTCTTGCATTATAAGAGATATCTGGTTTGGTCAGATAACAGATCACATCATTATTATACTTAATATTGACAATTGATCCTTCTCTTAATCCAAGTTCCATAAAACGTTTATAAGAATGAACAGTTGTCTTATCATGAGTCGTACCAAAGAACTCTACAGGAGCAAAATATCCAATAGGAGTGATTCGTCCATCCTGTCCTACAGAGAACTCATACTTCATGAAATAAGTATTCTTGGCTTTAGCATTAAACTTAATAGCAATCGACCATTTATCTACACTGTTCTTTCTTCCTAAGATTTGCTTCATATTAGGATCGGTATAAGAGACAACTACTCCATCATAAGCAAAGTTCATAGAGGTCCTCATATACTCTGCCTCTTCTGTAAATTGCTTAATCTGATCCACCAATTCATAATAATTTCCACGTATTAATACATATCGCATTTCTACACCAGACGAATAATATTGATTCATCCAGTCTATTTCTTGTGCAACAGATTCAAACTGTATACCAGATGTTTTAATAGGAACCAATGTAATAAAATCTCTATACATGGTCGCATTAGCATTGGCTAATAAACCGGATACAGCCACTCTGGGGTTCTTATATTTAATTCCAAACATCTGCTCTAACTTCATCAAATTAGAATATGTAATAATAGCTTCAAACTTCATCCCAAATTTTACATTAGGATCCATTCCTTTGGCTCTAATAAACTTTTTACCTCCAAAGATACCTGTATAATCAGTAGCTTGTTGGTTGGCTGTATCCCCTCGACTATTAGCAAATACAATAGTATCTCCTTGTATTTCTGCTTCTACAGATACACCATCATATTTTAATTCCAAAATCATTTCTGGTTTAGCCAATCCTGTTCTCTGATAAGCAGATTGTTCGGCATAGGGATAAGTTGGTGTTAAGAAATCTCTATCAAATGCAATGACAGATTCATCGTCTTCTTTGACTCCAGAGTTAATAGCATCATACATACTGACAAATTTACACTTGTCTAGTGTACCAATCAATTCTGGATAAGATGGTGTGGTATCTCTAACCAACTTATTAGCTACTGTATGATCAGAAGTATCTACTATAAAATCTTCTTCTCGTACAGGATATTTATTAAATAAAATATTGGCTGCATATGTCTGTTTATCTTTGGGAATAGTAATCATGGCATCAATTCCCATAGAGTTATTCTCTGCAATATTTCGTAAATCTTTTGTATTTAGTTTTAAATTGTTTGTTGGTGGTGCTCCAACAGGTGCATTTCCTCCTGTCAGTTTATTATACTTGACCACCACTAAATCATAGATTCCATCTTCTAATGGTAAAATATCCATATCTGTGTTATTGTACAGAATATTGGATATCACCAATATTTCTCGAATGGTTTCTAAATCATTGGAATACATAGTTCCATTTAGGAATTCACTACATATCTGATTAATCGCGACAATATCTGGGCTGGTAAGAATATTCTTACCAGCCTCAAGATTAACCAGGATTTCATGAATTCGCAACTCATCTTTTGAATTGCTCATAGTTATTCTCCTTAGAATTTGTGTACCGCATCGACGAGCATGGCTGTTTGTAATTTTCTAAAGTCTGTCGTATTCTTAACAAGAGTCATCAACTGTTTATCTGTTTTGGCTTCTTGCATCAAATCAAACATCTTGTCGAAAATTTTAGCTTGATCGTCAGATGACTTAGTCTTATTATACTTATAATATCTTTTTGTAAGTTCGTTTAGAGCATCTACATAGCCATTATATGTAACATAAAACGGTACTTGTCGAATCGCATCTGTTTTTACCTTATCAGCAGGAGATTCATACCTATGAATGGCATCAATCATAATCCCACTGGGTGTATGCTTTTCTTCTTTTTCAAAGACTAAACGCAATCCTAAACATTTGAGATATGCATTGGCAATCTCTACGTTTCTAGATTTTGCGTTTTCATCTAATACAATATTACGATCGAATGGGTCCCCTATTAAGAGTTGTTCCATCAGTCGTCTGGCTGTTGGAGAAGTAGACAACATCATAAATGCTTCTACAGTAAACTGGCATTCTGGAAGCTGCATTAATTCACTGGCTTCCATATTTCCTATTCGTACTGGAGTCTTCGGAATAGGAGATATATGCATTTTACTGGCTTTAGTTTTTGTATTTTCTCCTCGTATATTGGTGGATGCCAATGATACGGCAGAAAAATGCTCTTTGGCCAGCTGTTTTAATTTGTAGATATACTTCTTACCTACAATCATTGGTCTTCTATTTTTGACCATTCTGACTTGTCCATTGGATCCCACTTGAGGCACATATAAATATTCTTCTTGGATCCACGGAAAAGCGTCATATACTTCTTTTAATCGATCTATGGTCATGATATTCTTCATAGGAACAATAACCAGACTAATACTGCCCTGGTTAATCATAGATTCCATATAGAATCGTCTTTCTTCCATAGTTGATTTGTTCATTAAGTCTTTCCAATCATCGGCTTCTTCTGGATTAATGATATGGATATATGTGTATACTGTTTCTTCCATCATAGGAAGTAATGCATCTACATTTGCTGTATATCCCATTCCAGAGTTATTATCTTGCTCTTTGGCCGTATAAAATAGTTGACCAATATGCTCTAAGATCTTAGCAGCAATATAAGTCAATTCTGTCTCAAAAGACTGTCCAGGATTCAAACGGTTGATAATGGTCGAACTATTATAGATCGCATCTACCGCATGATATTCCCCGTTTCTCAGATAGTGTGGCATTTGATTGTCTGGTAAAATAGCTGAGACAACGCCTTTGCCACCATATCTATCGGTAATCTTATCACCTACATTCAAAACTTTATTGGAGCGAGTGATAATTCTCATAACGACATTGTTAAATACTTTGTCTTTGATATATGGGATATTGTTAGCTGTATCTTTGCACTTAGTATATTCTTTCTGTAAGTCATAAGACATCGTTACCTTTGGATGACTCTTCATAAAGCGATCTACCGTAGTATACAACTTAACGCAATAATCCATATTCTTATCATAATATTCCTTTAACTGCTGGTAATACATATCCTGTAGTTTTTCAGGATTATTACAATAAATATCGATATCTACAACTTCTCCTTCTGAAATATAAGGAGTGTCGGATACCATTAATGTTTTCAGTCTGTCTTTAGACTGAGAATATAAAGCTTCATCATCTTTACGTTCTCTACGAATAGCGCAGAGAATGTTGTTGTTGATATATTCTCCAATATTTGGGAATGCTTTATAGTATTCATCAGACCCATATAGATTCAATGGAATATCATTTTCATTGATAATAATTTCTACTTCATTGAATATGGGGGCTGTAAATTTCTTAGCAGCTGTTTGTGATAAGACAATAGGATCTTCTGTGGTCAGTCCAAGTGCCATATAAATGGTGGTTAGATTGACTCCATCTTTCTTGTTATTATACTTATCAAAAGATGCACTTTTAACCAATGGAGTTCCTTTAGCAATAAACTCTCCTGGTTTAGAGTTATCTAAGAATTCGCTGTTGATATTGAATCCATAGAGTTCTGTATGATACTCATAATCTGTTCGCATCATAGAGTGAAGAATATTATTATCAATATCGTGTAATAGAATACAGTACTTCTTTCCATTCTTATGAATTTTATCAATAACTGTATAATTTGCATCTGCTGTAATAAAATTAGATGACAGGGTACCGAATTGGTTCTCATACCCTGTCATAATAATCGGAACTTCCGATTCACATAATTGAATAGATTGTTCTTTCTGAATTCCCTGCATAACTTTTCTGGAACCAGAATTTGTTTCATTAAAGGGTTGTAATAATCCCTTTCCTAATGTGTATTCTCTAGACGGTAAGTTTTGTTCAATTTCATTTGCTATACCTTGTAAGTCCAGACTATTCGCCATCGTATTTAACTCTCCTTAAACTTAAATACATTTTGAACTACTCCTAAATATAATATATATCTTAATCTTACTTTGCGGCATTAAGTCTGGTCATCATATCATTATTCATCTTAGCACTGAAATCTGCAGAGCCTGTTCCAATTAATTGAGGAATCTTAAACAATTCTTCAGAATATGCATTCATAAACATATCATAGAACTCTGGTTTCTGCATCTTATCCTTGAAGTTGCCCATAGAGAACTTCATATCTTTGTGCTCATCTATATACAAACCAATTCCAGCTCCATGAACTCTACCACGTTCTTGCATGAATAAGAAAGCGGACAATACAGGATCGAATCCAGTATTCTGATTAAAAAGTAAAGTGGTCTTCTGGTTCGCTCTTGCAGAGCGAGATTTAACTAAAGTAACGTCTACTAATGATCCAGGAACTTTAAACTTTTCATCAGATTTCAGCTTAGTGACATCATCCAATCGAATGATGGTATTTGCTAAGTAAATAATTGTCTTACCTCTTGGAAGAGTTTCGCCTTGTTTCAGATATGCCAATGCTGTTTTCTTATGCATCATTGGATTAATAGATACGTCGTCCAAAATATGGTTAACGGCAATCAGAATAATATTGGCAGCTTTCAGCATCTGGATAATTCCTCTGAAAACCTGAGTAATAACTTTGGCTCCAGCTGTTGTAGACATACCGCCAGACAATTCATCTTGTTCTAATACATTTTCTGGCATCAGAAGAGCAATAGAATCTAAGATATATACAGTTGGTTCAAACATCATAATTGGATTACCAAAGGTATCCAATTTTCCTGTATCATACATAAATTCATCTTTATGATCCATCTTCAAATTATAAATCATCTTAATTCGTTTATAGAAGTTTTCTGCTGTTATTCCAGAATCTCTAATGATATATCTTTTCTTTAATTCATCTCCATGATACCCAGTTAAAAGTTCTCGTCTTTGCCAGGTCATAGAGAGTGTTTCAGAAGAATCCTCAAATACCATTGCTTTAGGAAATGGTCTGACAATATTAGCCGCTATTTGTTCACAGAATGTAGACTTACCGCATCCTGAACGTCCAATAACCATAATAAACGAACCATTGGAAACGCCTGTAGAATAATATTGCTGATGGATATTCTTCTCATCATTATCAACAGTTTGAATATATCCATTCATAAAATCAAAATTAGGAAACCCAGTAGGAAATCCTACATCGGTAGTAGCTTCTGCTGCCATCTGTAAATCTTTGTCTTTAGATACTTCTTCCCTAAACATTGTGGATAGTAATGACATATTTATTCCTCCCATGAAATAAATGAATTTAGCCTATATTAATAAGTTTCAATGGTTTTAAGAATCTATCAAATAAAAAGTAAACGCATAAAGCGTAGGGAGAGCCCTTATAGCTCTCCCTTATGTTTTTCTAGTACGTTATAATAATTAATACACTCTATAGTGTCTAATAAATCGGCGCGAAGGTTTCCTATATTTTCGTAAATCGCTTGACGATCTTTTTCAATTTGTTCACGATTTTCATCAGTTATCTTAATTGCATTTATAAACTCAAGATGGTCTTTAAGATGATTTATATCTGCCCTGATCGCTTCGAAATCTTTATATAGTTCTTGTTTTGACTTCATTCTTTTATCTCCTTCTTAGACAATATCGTCCATATAAATAGAACAACTACGAAGATATTCCATACGTTCAATAATATTGCCTTGAATAGTATGGATCTCAACTACACGTCTCATATCTTTCAAATCATCATCAATGGAATGACGTAATTTATGATGGTTACTATGCTGTACAATCATATCCAACTCTTCATGTAACGCATTAAATTGAGTACGTAGTTCATTGAGTTCTTCTTTATATTTTGAATAAGCAATATGAGGTTTTTCATTTTCCTCATATTGCTTATAATGTATGGTAGCATTCAAATTTCCTGAATTCTTAATCATAATTCTACTCCTCTATGGTTATTTCCCTTTCTTGCTATTGCAATAACAGTAATTCCTAAATAGTTCAGTCAAATATATCATCCTTTTCAAATCGTGTACTGCTTCTAATATCTTGGTGTCTTTAGAACCACAAACTCTGTCACTATATAAAATATCGTTAATCTTATCCTCTATAGTATTCAGATTATAATCGATTGTAAATATATGAATAATTTCCATTTTATAAGATGCAGTATTATACCCACAAATAAAAAGCAATGAATCAAGTGTAGTCTCTATCTGTTTACAATATGATGGAAAAAATGTAAATACTTCCGGAATATTTACCGTTACTTTATCATTACATTGCTTCATATCAGAAACATAATTTGATATCACGTCTATAAATTCGCGATTAATTCTCATAACTCTATTCATTTTATTAGTCCTCCTTTAAATCATTTTTTCAATATATGTCATTTTATCACGAATAAATTTCAATCTCTCTATAATTCGACCCTGAGTCGTATGAATCTCAAGCATACGTTTCGTGTCGTTTAAACTAAGTTTGTAAAAGTTTGTGAGTTATAATAATTACTACGACGGTCAATTTCATCAGCCTCATCTTGCAGTGTATCAAACCGATCAAGTAAATATTTTATTTCGGTTTTAAATTCGAAATACGCATTTCGCGCATTGTTTAATATTTCTACACGATCTTCGTTAGAAGTTATAAAATCGTCCAAATCTTTTAAAGTTCCAGTCATTATAATCCCTTCTTTCTAATCAAAATATTTCCACATATTTGTTTTACTCTTTTTCAATTTCTGCATTAATTTTACAGCTATTAATGAATATAGTATAACTTCTTCTAATATGATCCATATGTGCTCCGATTCCATCATCCAACTCAACGAAATACTTATTAAATAACAAAGTGCCGATATCGCCCCACATATTTTCAATTACATCTATATGTATTTGAGGATGATGTATAAATCCTGGCATATTGTTTGTTGTACCATCGAGAATCATCAAGCTTTTCATAAATTCGACTTCACGACGAATATCATAGAAGGTGGTTCTACAATAAGTATTAAATACCCCATTTTTCTGCAAATCAGTAGTTATTAAATTTATATATTTTTCAACATTATTAAAAAACCGAATAGCTTCTGCTCTGACATCATAGGAAATTTCGACTACGTTTCTTGGTTTCATTTTATTTTACCTCCTTAGAAACAACCTTATTCACATCATTACTAAATTGAATACGAAGATTTTTATCTTTATGACCACTTCTTTTCTTTTTACTCTCCTTTCTAATTTCAAAATTTGGATTATTCCACATACAGTAGTAATAATTTTCAATCTTACGTATAAATACGAAAATTTCATTAATAGCATCGATAGTAAATTTTAAAGATCTGTCATTATCGGCTAGCATATCAGCATCTGCTATAAGATACCCCATTGGTGTTTTGATTTTATCCATCGTTTCAACAAATACTCTACTATGAATATATTTACTATTACATAGTATCGATAGCTGATATAAATAAGATTTGATTTCTTTACAATTTCGATATACTCTTGGATGTTTTATTGGATTAATCATTATATAAGATAGTTTCTCATTAATACTATCCATATGCGAATTAAAATATTTTCTAAAACTTTTATTAATTTTTACAATATTCGATTTCATAATATCTACTCCTTTTAAGTATATTCTCTGGTATCATAGAAAATATATCAACAAATTTACTTCATCTTTATAATATATAATTTTAAAATATTTAGATTACAAAAGATACCCAGAAGCTCATATGAGCTTCTGGGATTTATATTACATTTACATACCACCTTCATCAGAAGATGCATGCTGAGATAAAGCAATTCGAGAATTATCCAAAATACGTTTAATCTTATCTTGTGGGAAGAGTGAACCAACCATATCCATCTTCAATTGTCTGGTAAACTCTGTTAACAAGTTAGGATCGTTCTGCTCACTTACATAAGCTGATGCTATAGCAGTGGCCATTGAATTGACTGCATCTACAATCTGCCCAGTATTAACCGCATTCAGATAAATCGGAGGAGGTAATAATACTTCCAACTCATCTACATTATCAGTATCCATATTGAATTCATAATTATAAATCTTTGTTACAATACGACTGAATATTTTCTGTGTAATACCCTGTCTATTGTTAATCTTCTGTAAGAACTTAGTATTGGTCATGGTCAGATGGGTTGCATAATCTACTTGTTGTCTGGCATTGACCACTTCAAAGGGAACATCTGTTGCATTAACAGCCATCTCTTCCAGCATATTCATCAATTCCGTTTTGATTTCAGTTTGCTGTCCGGGAATAACTTCAAAATCTACCGGAGAATCTCCAGATGCAGATCTTGGAATAACGATATCATTAAACCGTCCAATCATATTCAATACATTAGACATGGACTCTATCTGTCTAATACCAAAATTAGAACGCTGAATTTGATTGATAACATTCATCAATGTTCCAGCGATATTTGTATCTACTGTCTGTCTTACATAATATACACGCTTATCAAATCCCCTGGTAATAGACTGTAGTGTATTAGATATATATAAGGAAGAAAATAGTTTAGCTGGGAATAAAGATCTGAATAAGCCAGATATGCCGCGTTTAGTTTCTTTATCAAATTCAAAATAGCAATGTTCAATATCTTCTGGAGGAATAAAACTAACTGTAATCTTAGCTATCTTACCAGTAGCATCTACAGAAGCATTGTATTTCAGAATCGAATAAATTTCTTTAGAAAGATCTTGATTGGTATTGACAAACTTAGCATCAATTTTTTTAGAAATTGCATCGGCTATATTCTTAATAGCTGTATATTCAGAAGACGCATTTCTATGGAAATCATACGTTCCTTTATATGCACCACTTGGACGTATACCGCCTACAGTAGAAGAATATGTAGTTTGTTCTAAGGCCATCTTTTTATCGCATTCTATATAGAAGTATCCTAAACAAATATTGTCTATATACAATGGCTTAACCATCTCATGATCTAAGACCTTAACTACACAACCAGGAATCTTTATTTTACCAATCTTATTGGTATTGGGTTGGTTAATATCGTTGGTCAGCGTAACTCCATTGGCGGCCATAGAATTTCTATCATTTGTAGCTTTAGTGTATTCATTCGTGCCTTTATCTATACTACCGGAGATATCACTATCTGCTTTTTCATTAAAAAATAAAGAGCCATTTTCATTGAAGACTTTATATGTCTTCATACGATCTAAAATAGCGGATTTAATAATACGGCTAGTATTGAATTCAATCTTCAGATCACCACAAGCTTCTTTGATCAGTTGATTGTTCAGATCGGCAGCTTTTTGCTCTGCTCTATGTCTCTCAGACATATTATCTACAGGCATAGTAGCTTCTTGAATAATCTCAGAAATATCTATTTCAGAAGTTCTATCTTTTACATAATCATTAACTGCTGATTCTATAAAGGCTTCTTGAGCGACATGCCCTGCTACATCAGCATTCGTACTGCCCATTCCGTTGTATTGAGCTCTTATTAACGTCTCTATCGCTCTCTTATACGGGACTATGTATACAAACGCCTCTCCGTATTTATCAGCAGGCCTATATACATCTTCATCCAGTAGTTTAGAGAGGTCGTATTTCACTTTTAACGTTTTGATATTATTTGCAATACTGGAATCGTTCGATGTATTTTGCGTTACAGATCGAATAACAATAGATTCTTTATTGAAATGGTCAGCAGACAATACATGCTCTCTACGAGTATCTAATGCATCTTGCAATTTAGGCATGTATTTACAAACCATATCAATTTCTCTATCTATATCTCTAACCAATGTATTCTGTGTATATATAGCCAATACATTGTTCATATTGTTTCTATCAGATAATGATTGGTTAATATTATTCAGTAAGTCATAATTGTTCCCACCATTAGAAGGATTGATATTGTATGCCTTCTGATATAGAATCGATATATTGGATTCTCCAGTATTTGCTATATTATTATTAGATATTTTCTCTATGGCTGAATTGACTCTATCTTTAAGAGAACGTATCTGCTGAGAAGATACGTTATCATTATAGTACACATCAGAGTATAATGCATCCCTCGAGTCTTTCACTTTTTTCTCAAGCGAAGACATTCTTTCATCTGCCATTATATCACTCCTTCAAAAAATAAAATATAGTTCCAGTTCTTACTCAAATGTTTACAGAGTAAGAACTGGATCATTTATCATAGTCTTAAGATACGATATATATTGAAGAGATCATCTTTCTTCTTATGAATGATGATATTGATCAGATAGTTTCCATATCTGTCTTCATAGATATCCATATCTACTACTTCTGATTTCTTAGCATTAATAAACGTAGGAGCAATAAACAGCAACCTTTGATCATAATAGATATGTTGTATCCCGTCGATTGCTTTAGCAGACAATGCTCGATTAAATTCTAAGATAGATTTTATATCTTTATACTCTGCTATTTTCTTAGAATGAGAGATTTCATTCATAATAGACTTATATAATTTAATATAGTCTTTGAAATCATAACAGAGTCTATATTCATCTTTACACCACATATTTAACAGCTGATCATTTATGCCGTTATATTTTGTCTTAGTTGCATAAATCTCATAAGGTTCAAACTTGCTGGTATGAGAGAACTTCTCTAAAGCAATCAGATCTTTGTTCATAATGGCTATATTTGGAAAGTCTTCTGATAGCTCAATCTTTACAGGCTCTCTGAATGTTTTTAGAATATTGGCATCCACAAAACTTTGTGCAAATCCAATCACAGTCTTTGTAATTTGAGAATAAACCACAACATTGGCTTTCATCTCTTTGCCTACATTGATTAGTTTGAGTATATCTTCTGGAGATACTTTATATTTAATAATAGACGGAATATCATCCATAATTATACAAGTCTCCTTTTAAACTTAATATCTAACTCATTCTTTTGCTCTTCTGATAAATTATAATGATCTAAAATAACCATTCCATCAATACCATGATCTATTTCATTGATTCTCATAGCATTTACCAATGGTCTTTGATTATTGGCGGTATATTGTGGATCATAGGGTAAGATTTCATTCTTAACTGGATAGAATGGAATTTCTACAGTATTGAAATACTCTAAGATATCTCCATACATTTCTTTAAAGTTAGCTAGATGAAACCATCTGTGCATACATTCCAATGGATTATCTGAAGTCAAATCTTCTATAAACTGACCAGATCTGGTATACATTGGATTATTAATTGCGTTCTCATTTTCATAAATTGTACTGGGAATCTGAATATACCCAATCAATGTATTTGGAGCCATATTATATTCTTGCTGAATAGACGGATACAGTCTTGTAAAGTCAAAATCAACCGCATTGGATGCTCTCATAATAGGTCTACCATTGATATTGTCTTTGATAGAGTCTGCTACCTTAGTTGGTTCCGCTACAAAAGCTCCTTCATAAGATTTGACATTGCTGTGATCTTTGTACTTGTTGTTATTATTTCCCAATACAAAGTCTCCAAAACCTTTAAACATAATAGAGGCTCGATTGGTCAAATAGACTGTTTGTCTATGAACTTTTCTATACTGTGTTCCATTTAATAATGCTTTATTAAAGATATACGGGATATCTTCAGATTTGAACTCTATACAATACTGCACAATAACGTCCATCATATTATATTTAACAAACGTTCGATAATCGTTATAAGGTAAGTCTTGGATATTGGCCGCAATATCGTGATAATCCAATTTTCTGACACCAGCCACTTCATCTCCTATAGAATCCAAACTATACGATCTGAATTTGGCTCTGCCTTTACGTCTGGAAGCAAACTGAATCAATTGGTCTAAATATACGGAATAGGAAGTAATGTCTGCATAATCTCCCTTTTCAGCAAATTCCGTAGCAACCGCTCTTTGATCGATATTATAGTTGCAACGTTTATATTTTGCGGGAATATTCTGAGGACAAATGATTTCTTTTGGATCCACTCCCAGTCTTTTAATTCTATCAATAATAAATGGAATATCGAATGCCATGTTCCATGCCAATACAAAATCTGGTTGTTCATGATTGATATATCCAAATAAATCATTTAGCATAACCAATTCATCATCATACATTAAGACTCTTGTTTTCAGATTCTGTAATTGGTAATACTCAACCTTATCTTGCCCACCCAAAGTATCGGTTAAAAGCTTCATAAATTCTTGATTAAACGAATCGTTATCAAATGAATCTATAAATGGCCGAATCAATGGATTAATATCCGACTGATTCAATAAGAATGTGGTTAATTCTTTTTTATCATGATCCAAATAAGATACCGCATTGATTGGGCAATTTCCATCTGTTGGAAATGGTGTATCCGATAGCTTATTATCAACTTCGATATCTAGATAAGCTCTTGTAATAGGAGTCTCCGTGTTCTTATATTGCTCAGCAAATCTCATTCTATAGAAATCTGTAATAGGAATATCAGATTCAAACACTCTTGTGTTTTGCTGGAAATATGCATTGGTTGCTCTGCGGTCTATTTTGATCTGCTTATTATAATAATCCAATTCTCCTATCGATTGCGCAATAGATTTGGTTAAGCTATTATATTTACATATTACTTGTTTTAGATGATCTTTGGTTTCAAAGAACTTTCTATAGCTTGGGGTTTCTACTTCATTTTTTAATACATAATAAAAATATTCGGGTTCTTCGATAAAGGTAATTCCTTTTTGCTTCGTCGTATTGTCTTTATATAAAATCGTCATAAAATCTTTGGAGTAAGATCCTGTCTCTTCATCTCGTCTTCCATATCTATATACAGTATCCATAACAACCAAATCAGATCCTAATGGATACTTTGGAATTAATTTAGGAAAATTTGACATACTATTCTAAACTCCTTTCAAATGTTATTACATTGTATCATATAGATTTATTTGCTATATTCTCAACACATCAGTAATTTGAACTATATTGAAGGAGGAATTACCCGTGGATAAAAACGAAGACCTTATGGACTTCGGACAATCTTTGTTCGAAGTAGACACCCAGTCTGCCACTGTCCCCGTAGAAGTTGAAGATAAACCGAAACGAGGCAGACCTAAAAAGAAGCCAGTAGAAGAAGGACCTTCTGTACGCAATAGAAGTCCATTAAATTCTGACATGACTTATTTAGAAACATATAATGCACCTGCTCAAATGATGGCTGGTGTTATTGCACAAATAGATGATCTTGGTAATAAAATTACAGCAGATCTGAATAGTGTACGCTCTTCTCGTACACTTAAAAATAAATATCTCTATATCTCTAACTTATCTGGTGCTTTGACTGGTATTATGTCCAGCAAGATCAGTGCTATCAGAGAACTTAGAGGTATGGTAACTGATTCTAACAACTTTGAATTGAAAAAACAGAATCAGCTTAAAATTGACGAAAGAGATTCTGACGATAAGATTGTCATGGATATGTACAATGCTTATCTGAATGCTCCTGTCGGTAAATTACAGGCTGGTCCTATGAGTCCTGTATCGGCTGGTTACATCAACAGCAATACAGATGGTGTAAATATTACTCATAATGACAATGGAGCCTATGCTATGTCTTCTGAACCTGGATACGATGCTTACTTACAGAATCTAAGTCCAGAACAGAAAGCAATGGTCAATGAAAAGAATCCATATATCGAAACTGTTTTGGTCTACAATCAGTCCGACCAATCAAAATGGTTTGAAGTTATTGATACTAGAACAGGTATGCAAGTTCCTGGCATTCCTGTACCGCCCGATTTTGTCAGAGACGGATGCAATGTCAATATTAGAGCTGGCATAGCTCGTAATGCCAATTTGAACCAAACTTTTAAATTGAAAGTTGTTGGTGTAGGCCAATCTGATGAATTCTAATTCATTCATATAATATATAACAAAAAATAAATTTATGGAAATATTCTATACTCTATATAGAGTATAGAATATTATCCTATGGTATACATCATAGTAAGAGAAGTATTGACCGATTATCCTATTTGATATATAAACTATCTCTCTGGAAGGTTAATCAAACTTTTATCCTATTAAATAGGTTATGATCAATTTAAATATGAGCTGGATGAGAGCATCATATTTATGGATGAATTTTATAAATTTTCCATAAAACCCACCGCCCTTCCTGGACGCACGTATTCAATACTTCTCTTTGGTTATGAAAGACATCAGATGGTATCTCTGTTCATAGTCCATATACAGTGCTACCTATCATAAATCGCCTCGAATTTGTTTTCTCCCTTATGTATTATAGATACAATACAATCAATTTACACAAAAGCTCTATAAGAGCTTTGTACTTATCGATCGTTTTAAGGAATTTGGACAACATGATTTAATTATCCTTTCCAGGCTTGATATTTCTGATGTCTTTCACATTTCTATAATATATCTTTTAAAATATATTAGATTACAAATTGTATTAAAAATAAAATTTATATAAAACATTATAGTAGAAATGAAAAGTTAATGAATCTCCCAATGCCAACTCATTAACCGCAGATTTCTAAATTTATTTACTTCCCATGATATAAATGATCTCTACCTGTATTGGGTAGAGATCATTTATATTGACACTTTATTAAACGGAGGTATATAATAATGATTATACAAGAATCTATGGTTTATAAAAAACCAGCAACAATAGCCAAAATAGAATCTGCCATTAAGAAATTCAAAGATAAATACGATGAAACCAAAGTCAATACATTAGAAGGATTACAACGACTGGATAATGATCCAAAGTTTAAAAACCAATACCGCAAAGATATTCGAGCTTTAGGAAAAGTTATTATCAATAATATAGAAAAAGAGTTTAATTTACAGATTCGTTTTAACTTCCAATATAGTCCTACCGTTAATATGTGGACAACTTTTCAGATCATGGATACAAATAAAGTTAATATTGATAACTTTGATAGTATTGTTAAGACTTCTAAGGACGGACGCATTAAATTTACTAAGTTAGGGATTATGGAATGTGATATCATATTTACTGCTGGAATGGTAAACAATAAACTCTTTAGTGCAAAAGAGATTACAGCTGCTTTGTTACATGAAGTGGGGCATGTCTTTGCATATCCATTTATTAAGTTAGCATACTCCATTAAAGCATTAGAAACATTTGTAGATATAGAATCTATTCAAGATGCTAAAGAGAAGTACAATGCTCGTAATGGATTTATTAAATTCTTAACCAGATTCTATGGGCAATATAAGTTAAGCGATAGCATCATAGATGATTTTAATAAAGAACATGAAAAATTTGCAGATCACTTTTCTGCTCATTATGGCTATGCTGATGAATTGTCTGGTGCACTGATTAATATAGATAAAGCTGTAGGAAATATAAAAAAGAAAGACGAAAAGTCTTCTGAATTCCATAAACTCTTTAGAGATATAGGAAATCTGATTTTGTATGGATTATTCCATAATACTAGATATCCTGACTTAGAAGAACGTATTACGTATACGACCAAAGAACTAAGAAAAGAAATTATGGAAAATGATAAGTTATCGGATAAAGATAAGAAGGCATTGCAAGCTAAACTAAACCGTATAGACGATAAGATGAATAAATTATATGGTAAAAAGACTGGAGACTCTTATTATACCAGATATAGAAATGAGAAATATATGAAAAATTATCAAACAGGATTAGATTTAGACAACCCAATTCACAAAACATTCGATGATTTTGCTGGGAAGTAATTTGAACATCATATTGATACATAGGTGCGAAGCTATGTATCACGTATAAAAGATATATTATTAATGCGGGCTTTTAATATATCTGATTCTTACTCCATGCTTTTCTCATTGACTAACTTGCCGTCTGGTCTTGAGTAAAGTCCTCCTAAAATATAATATACCAAGAGTCATATGACTCTTGGTATATTATATTGACTATTTGTTGGCTGCGTATACAACCATAGCAAAGAACATAAGTAAAGCTCGGTTATAATCATTCTTAGATGCTAATCTTGTTTTCTTTTTTCTATATAAAGCAGATGTCATTAACCATTTTTCTAATTGGTTTCTCATTTCGATGATATTCTCATCTTTAGAGTTTGGTTTTGCTGTAATGGAGAATGTAATAAAGCTCATAGAGACTACATTCTTATCTGGAGTCTGAATAAAGTATGTATAAATTAAAGTAGAAATAATCTTACGAATCAAAACTAAGTTCTGTTTATCATTCAAAATGGTCTCAATAATAGACTTCAATTCTTCTGTCTTTACGGTCTTATTGGAGCACATCTTACAGATCTTATAATCTGCTCCTGAGGCTACTATATATTGCATTGTTTTTTGAATACATTTCTCAGCCTTAAAAGAATCAGAATCCGCTAAATGATAAGTTCCTCCTAATTCTTGAGGATTTTCATTATCTGAATTGAATGTGATATAATCTTTATTCTCATATGCTTTATAATACGCTCTGGCTATATTGATCATAAAAGAACGAATACGTCCATGAAGTTGTCCGATCAAATAAACAACATCATCATCTTCGAAATCTCTAAAGCGAGTAGCATACGTATTAATCATTGTTTTACATAAGTACACAATAGAGTTAAAAATATTCCCAGTAGATTTTAATACAAATTTATTATTTAGACTATTATTGATAACATACTGCATGACATAGTCTTGTGGTAATAGCTTTGGAAATGACATGTAATGAATAGATGGATAAAACTTTCCTGAGAAAGACAAATAGGCCATAGATAATTCTAAGTTCTTCGTATCTTTCTTCATAAAGAAATATCTGCATATACAAATCATCAATATAGTCAATTCATCTTTAGCTGCTCTGGGGTTAAAATTTGCTTTATTACCATAATAAGTATTTAGTATTGCAGTTTTTACAGCTGGCATAGATATATCGACAGCTTTAAACATCTTTTCTATATCATCGGCACCATAATAAATTCTATCCAGTGGCATAGTATCGAATAGAGACTTGTTTCTATCTGTAATAAACTCCGCCACACATTGTTTATATCTGATTAAATTCTTCTGTATATTCTTCTCTATTGTTGGATAGATCATTGTCTTAATGGCCGCTTTATTCTTAGTCGTATTCATAGGAATTGAACTCCTTTCTATATTATATAGAAGTTGAAAAGAACAAAAAAGAAACCTGGGAATATATAGAGTTTCTTTTATTCTTCAAATTTACTTAAGAAGTATTCCAATATTTTATCAATCAATAGTTTAAATCGTTTGATATTTTGAGATTCTACTTTCATATTGAGTATACGAAGTATAATCCATCTGTCTTCAAATGGTAATTCTTTGATCAACTTAACAATCTCTTTTATTTTATCGTATCGTTCTATCTGCTCCTTTTCTTCCATTTAACCACCTCTTCCTGTATAAATATCTCTATACTCAGAATTATAATATATAATTATAAAAAATAAAAGAGACTCATATGAGTCTCTTTTATTTATGATGCATTAAGCATTTACCCTTACACGTTCAATGGCTGGTGTACCATTTTTGTTCTGAGAAATCACATCAATACGGAAACGAGCAATTTCTGGTTCGAATTCGTTTAACATTCTTTCCGGAACTTCATAACCCATCTGAAGAGCTCTATAGATAATAGCACCAAATTCATAGCGAGTCATGACTCGATCTCCCTTGAATTCTCCATCAAGATAGCCTTTGATAATATCGTTGCCTGCCAGCGTAGCAATATATTCATAGGCCCAATGATTTTTCGGAACATCTGGGAAGATTTTGATCTTACCTGTATCGATAGCATCTCCGATAACCAACTGTTTGATAACACTTCTAAGATTTTCTACTTCAGCACGAAGATCTTTAATCTCTTTTGCCATAGCAATCTTGGAACCATTGACGTGGTTTCCTCCACCGATCTTAAGACTTACGCCAGCATTGATTGCATTTTCTCCACCACCAAAAGAAGCTCCCAAAGAAACCATGGTATCCTCATTCGGGCGATAGAATGCACCAAGTGCTGTAGCATTGGCATTTTTATAATGACCATAGCCTACAGCAATATCTAACTTGCTGTCCGGATCAAAGTCTAACGGATGAAGAGCTGCCAAAGCGGCTGCATTCGCACTAACCTTATTAATACGTCTATCCAGTTTACCCATCCGGCTATTAATGTTTGTAATGTTGTTACGAACGTCATGGATATCCTGATGGATATTGCGAATATCAGTATTGATATTGGTAATGCTGTCTTTGTTCTGTTTAATAGCAGCATCCAATTTCTGGTCTGCTTCTACCAAACTTGTAGAACCTTTGATATAAGTTGTGGAAGAATACTGACTAGATAAATTGGTAGGATCTGTAGCTCCTATCGTATTGGTAATATTCAGATCTGCTGCTTTACGAGCATCCTGTTCTTTCTTCAGATCAGAAGCTTTGGCTACATCTTTGATTACTACATCACCAAGTTTAGCTCCAGAGTAATTATCTTTAACTTCCAGAGTTACCTTGTTATCTGTAGAAATATCATATTCTCCAGGCTGTACAGAGTTGTCTTTCATCTTACCTTTAAGATTGACTTTGGAACCATCTTTCTTTTTCAAGGTAATAGTGCCATCATCATTGATGGATCCATCAACAATGTTGTTACCATGAACGACTTCTGCTAAAGACCTAAGCTGTGCTACATTGACAGCATCATCGGAACTTGTGCCAGCAGCTACATTGGTAATCTGGCGTTTGTAACGATCATTACCTATGCTGACTGCTCCGGATGTGGACTCCCATACTGACCATCCGGAATGTTTTTGATTAACACTCATGGTGGCAGGATCCCATCCAAGAACTCCTTTATCAATATTGGCTTTTGATTCTTTGCCTAAAGCGATACCACCTTTAACATTAGTGGTTGAGAACTTGCCAATTGCTATAGCATCGTCGGCATATGTTTCTCCACCGATACCAATTACATAATCTCCTCTAACAGTCCATGCATTAATACCGACAGAATATTTCCCATAAACATTGGTGGTAGTACTACCAATTCCTAATGAATCGCCACCATATACCCGAGTTTCTCCACCGATGGCAGTGCTACCACCTGCAAGCGCCATTGCCTGTGTACCGATAGCTACAGAATGATACCCATGTGCTTTTGCCATATTACCAAACGCAACAGCATCCTGACCGATAGCTTCGGCATTAACGCCCATTGCAACGGCTTCGCCATCACCATGACTCTTAGCTGTACATCCAGAACCCACAGCAACAGAAATCCAATTTCTGCTGTTGTCTTCATTGGTACCATCAACTTCATTATGGTTGCCTATAGCAATAGCATCAAAGCCTTTAACTTTGTTGTACACACCAACAGATAAACCCATTGATGCATTTTCCATTTCCGATTCTCTTCCGATCATCGTACTCCATTCGGAATTTTTCATTTTGAGCTTATTCCCAATGACGGTATATTCGGTACTACCTGTGACAGTATTATTAGCACCTTTTTCAATATTTACTGCATACGTTACTGATGTTACGCATAATGCGCACATCGTAGTTAATAAAATCTTTTTGTTTCTCATTCTAATCTCTCCTTTTAAAAATAACGAATACATATATTATATATGCTGGTACTTATATAATATATAATTTCAGAAAAAATAGATTGCAAAAAAAAAATAATATCTGGAGATGCTATATAGCATCTCCAGACTCATTATGCTCGTATAATAGAAACAGAAGCTACACCAGACGAATCCGCTATCTTTTCTCCCTGAGAAATAGAAGATCCATTGGGAATTTGGATAATCGGATATACTTTAGAATTTCTATGTGTAGTAATAGCCAAAGAATCCGTTTCATTACATACTCCAATATATTTAATAGAGTCCGTCTTACTCAATTTAATGATAACATCTCCTGCTCTGGCTCTGGTTCCTCTATTGATAGAATCTAAACCAATCTTATTGACTCTTCCAGATTCTGTAACTACAATCACATGTGTTGAATTAGGAATAATACAACACATCCCATCGATAGCATACTTGGAAGATTTCATTCCAATGACCCCTTTGGTGGTTCTGGATAATAAAGGAATATCAGAAGCCCATATCCGTAATACTTTATTATGAGCATAGATCAAAATCTCATTAGCAGATCCTGCCACTAACAAATCTGCAATCGTATCTCCTTCATTCAACTTCGCATACATTAAACCGGATAATGGAATATTAAATAGCTCAGAGATATTCATTCTCTTTGCCAATCCTTGTCTGGTAATGGTGATAATACTACCTTTCATATTCTCTGCTTTATAAGACCGATCAATGGTATCCAGCATAGACTCTGGAATAACAGCAGATATACCCTCTCCAGAATATTTCTTAACAGCAATGCGCATATCAATTCCATTAGAGTTCTTAGCTGCAAATGGAATCTTATGTACAGGAATCTTGTATACTTTGGCTAGAGAACCAAACAGTAACAAAGAATCCGTATTGTTTGCTGTCAATACAAATCTAGCTTTATCATTTCGTAAGCTCAATGATTTATCAGATACATCAATCTTCTTAATAAATCCAGATTCTGTAATAACAACTTTAAATATTCCTTCTGGAATTCCTTCTGCTTCAGATGCAGAAACAATTCTGCTTCTTCTTGGACAACCATATTTCTTATTGATAGCAATCAGTTCTTCTTTGATAATACCAGTTAACTTTTCTGGATGAATACTCCAATCTAAGTATTGTCTGGCTTTAGCATCCAAGTCATTATATTCTGTAATATAATCATTCAGATATCCTACGGATAGCTTCTTCAGATTGATATTCAGAATAAACTTGGCTTGTAATGGAGTAATATCTTTTACTGTCTTCAGCATAAAGTTAATTAATTCTTCATCATCTCTGGTTTTCTGTTTGCGTATCTTATCAATGATCTGATCAATCTTACCAGACTTTAAGATCTTAATATAGAAATCCAATTCATGCATACGAGTCTTACATTCTTTTAACTTGGCATTAAACATTCTGGCTTTACGTTCAATACGGAAGTTAATAAAGTTTTGTAAGTATTGTTTATAACTCCAGATAACCGGATTGTTATTGTACACAACCTCAAAGTTTACCGATTTGGTTGCTTCCAATCGAGTATGCTTATACAGGATATCTCTAACATAATGAGGATCTGTATCTTTCTTCAATACAATATAAACTTCGAAATTAGATTTCATTGCTTTCTTATGAAGATCTGTAGTAGTATTATTATAGATATCAATAACCTGTGGAAGAATGTTTTTCTCTTTCAGATCTTCTATCTTATTCTTGATATCTTCAAAATATACCATATGAGGCAGCGCTTTAACAATCAGAGCTGGTTTATTCTGGAATTCCCCAATATCAATTTTAGCCCTAACTTTAAATCGTCCTTTACCAGTTCTGGATATTGTTGCAAAATCAGCTTCAATAATATCACAACCCTGAGGATCATCTGGTAATAAAACGATTTCATCATTAGGATGATCGATCAGATGAATAGTTGCATCGATAACTTCTGATATATTATGAGGAGGAATGTTTGATGTCATTCCTACCGCAATACCAAAACTACCATTGATTAAGAGATTTGGAACTTTGGATGGAAAGTATAATGGTTCCATGACTGTGTTATCATAATTCCAATCCCAATCTGTAGAAGAATATGTTTCTGTCATATCCCCAATAATACATTCTACAGCATAAGGAGTTAATGCGGCTTCTGTATAACGAGAAGCCGCAGCACTATCTCCCCAAATATTACCAAAAGATCCTTTTGGTTTGATTAATGGCATGTAAGATTCAAACCAGTTGGTCATACCTTTCATTGCTCCATATATACCGGAATCAGAATGCGGATGAAATCTCTGCATAACAATTCCGACTATAGATGCTGATTTAACGGTTGTACCTGTTCTGGTTTGTTTCAAATATTCATACATAGTATATAAAATTTTTCTTACAACTGGCTTTAATCCATCTACCGCATGCGGAATTGCTCGTTCTCTACATACAGCTTCTGCATAGGTTTTCAAATCTTGATTAGCTTGTGTGACTATGTTTTCATCAATTATTCTTTCAGCCAATTTAAAATCCTCCTTTTATTTTTAGTCATGTCTATAATATATACTTGAGTATTAAATTGGCTTAATTTCCTGTAGAACCAAATCCACCTTTTCTAGTTTCTTTTGCATCATCTTCTTCTACGGTATAATAAGAAAGAATAATTCCCTGCGCTACCTTATTACCAGGTTTAATCATAACAGTAATTCCATCAATGGATGGATCTGTAGCTCTGACAGATAAAATCTTATAATCTTCATCATATTCATATTTCTTAGGAGAATGTACCTTAGGATATGTTCTAAGAGCTAAGATAATATCTCCTTCATTAGATTCATTATTATAATAATCTTTATCAATAATTCCTACAGAATTGGCTAAGAAATAACCATATTTGGTAGAGCTGGAACGCTGTACAATCTGCAAGAAATTTTCAGGATTCAAATCAATCTTAATACCAGTAGGTACCATTGTCGGTTCTACTCCATTGATATATGTATAAATAGGAGTTACAAAATCATATCCTGCTGCATACTTAGTGGATCTTTTGGGAAGCTGTATACGATCATAAGAAGCTTTAATTTCTTCTTCAGACATCGCATCATTATAAAATTTCTTAATATCTTTTCTAAATGCTTCAAAACTAACCTTTTCAAATTTCATAGTATTCTCTCCTTTATAAAAATAAAAATTACTGTAATGTCTCAGCGAATGTTAAATCATAAAAAAATAAATCTAGAGTACATATGTACTCTAGATTTATATAATACTACTTATCGTTATTTATCTTTTTTAGGACCAGATACAACAATCGTATTTTTAGATTTAGATGCTGTAATATAACAAAAGTTTCTAAATTTAATTGTATTTGCACAAATTATTCGCAAATCGTCAATAATTGATTTTATATAATCTTCTTTGGAAAGTCTAATGCTATTGGTATAAAGAATATTTCTGGCTAACTCTTCTATACGATCTAATAGTTTTTCTAAAGTTTTAATATGAATAAGTTTACCATTATTATCAGCAATAAAAGTTCCCAGCATCTCCCAATAATCGGACATCTGGGCGAAGTAAAGATCTATATATGTATAATCTGGTAAATTTGACAACTTTGCGTCTTCAAAGCGGCGAGACATATTTGTATCTATCTTTGTAAGATAAGCAACCGTTTCTCCTAAAAACGGTTCATCGACTTGTATTGTATTTTTCATAAAAATTATCTCCTCATATCTTTTATACTTCTACACCAAAATCAGTATACAATACAATCTTAATAAATGCTTTAGCCACATCGTTTAACATTCTGAATTGCTTCATATATACATATTGATCTTCTTCATTATATGATACAAGAGAATCACATACAAAACGAACTCCTCCATATCTCTCTATATCTGATTTAGACAACGTTTTTAAGTCGTCTATTTCTAATACCATATCCGGATTAGACTCTAAATCTTTCAGCATATTAGTGAATGATTCTTTTTCCATTTCATTTGTATTATCTTTGGCTAAGTCTTCATTATTTTCATCAATAACCAAATATGTTTTTCCATCTTCTTGATATGTGTAAAAATCGTTTAATTCCAGCATAATATCTTCTCCTTTTTATAAAATATCTATCAAGATAATTTATTAAAACACAAATCTCTAAAATTAACTGTACGTACATGTATTGTTTTTAGATTTTTAAGAACATCTTTCTTATCATCATCTGTTCTCAAATCCCATAAAACTTTGATATAAAGAATATTTCTTACTTGTTCTTCTATATCATCTGTTAATTTTTCTATTGTTTTAATATTAATATATGACTGATTGGTTCTAGCCAAGTTTAATATACGTAAATCATCAGAAATGCGATTACAAATCATAAATATCTCATCATATACTCTTAATTTTGAAATTCCCGATTTTAAAATTAATTCTATTTTTTCAGTTGCATCGTCAAGATATAACCGAATTTCATTACTAAATCTTTCATCGATTTTTAATGCGTTTTTCATATCTATCTCTCCTTTTTATAAAATATAAATGAACTTCTCATACTTATAATATATAATTGACTGTAAAATTAGAAATTATATTTATAGTAGTATAAAAAAATAAAGTGGGAGTTTAAACTCCCACTTTATTTTAATTCTCAGATACGATAAGACAATGATTTCTAAACGTAATAGTACTTCTATGAAGTCGGCTTGTAAAATCGTGTATAGCATGGATTCCAGCATTCTGATCAATAGTCATGATTAAACTATCAATATCGAGTAAAATATATTCAAAAGTTTTAATATGAATTTGTACGGGCCTACGATAAGTCATATCTTTTAACAAATTGATATTCTCTAAAAGTTCAATAAAAAATGCTCCCAGATTTTGGTCGCTACCACCAGCAATAATTGCGCTTGACATTTCTTTTATAGTGCTTTCACTTTCTTGAATATAATCTTTAAGCGCTTCTAAAAACTCTCCATCATCAATTTCAATTACATTTTTCATTTTGTCGTCCTCCTTTTAAAGAACAAATACAATAGGATATTATAATTAATATCCAAATTCAATTATATATTATATAATCAAAAAATATAATATCTCCAGAGTCATATGACTCTGGAGATATTACTTTGACTTCTTTTTCTTTTTAGGTTCAGGAATAGGTAATTCCATACAAACAGCATTAGATTTAGATGTAAATCGTCTATTGGCTTTGGATTGCAATGCCTCATAGTAATTCTCATTTAGGATAGTATCATCCTTATCCCATGTTCTGGTATTATAGTTAAATTTACTATTAGAGAATACTTCTTCTGTCATAGATGTCGCATACTTTTCAAAGATTTCTTTCTTTGCTTTATAACATCCTTTGACTGCATCAAAACCTACATCTACAAAATCTATATACGTCGTATCTTTATCTCTGGTTCTGCCTAAAGATTGTCTAGCTATGACTTTAGATTTAAAAACTTCTCCTAAAACCATAGTCATCTTTAATCCTTTAATATCAATAGCAGCTCCACAAGATTTTGTTGTAGATAAAATAATCATCTTATCCAACTGCTGTTCTTTTTCTATCTTGTTGGTAATTAGAGTGGTATAGATTCCTACTTGATCTTTGAGCTCTGGATAATTTTCTATAATCCAATCATATACAGTCTGTATAGCCCGATTAGTACCAATATAGATCAACGTCTTTCCTGTTCTGAAGATCATTTCCATAGCTATGGTCAAGATCTTATAGAACTGCTCATTCTTAATCAAATACGAACAGTATCTATTTCGATCAAATCCATATCGATTGGTACAATATCGCTCTTGTCCTGGAGTAGGATAAGTATTGTATAATACAGAGATATATCTGGTTCGAGGATCTCTATCTTTATCAAACAGATCTATCTTAGGCACATTTAAGAAAGTTTCTTGATAAATTCTATCTTCTTCTCTATCTGAACGAAATGGCGTAGCGGTCAGATATAGTGTCTTATAGGTATTGGTAAAGAAATCAATCTTCCAAATATTATCAAAATCCAAATGAGCCTCATCATAGATCTTAATACCTACTCTAATTTTCTCAAATAAATCTCCTACCTTATCCCATCCATAATTAGATGCATAAGAATGAAGAGTTTGATGAGAAGCCAAGAAATATTTTACTTTAGAGATATTAACCATATTATTCAATATCATAGCAATACTACCGCTTCCTACAATAGGATAGATCTCTGTAGGAGAACAATCGGTATATTCCATAATACGATCTCTCCACTGTTCAATCCATCCCAAAGAAGAAGTGATCATAATAGATCTCATTCCCATCATAGCAGAGCAGCATATGGTAACATATGTTTTGCCTGCTCCAGTATTTAGATTGACCCCTAATTGAGAATATGGTTTGGTCTCTTGATGCATTCCTTCTCCCAAGATAAATTGTATAGCTTCTCGCTGTACATCGTCTCTTGGTTTATAGCTCAATCGGAATGGGATATTAGTATCATATGGGTCTACATTTGGACTATATTCACATTCTGTTTCAAACAATCTTTCTAAAGAAGAAATATCCATTCCTCTGGGTAGAGTTAATATATGATTTTCTTCATCATACATAATCGCTTTATAGGTACCCGCTGCAGGATCCAGTTTATCGGGCACCTGAAAGAACGTTTCTAGGTCTGTTTGGGAACCCTGAATATAGCCAAACACTTTTATACACGTTCTAAAGGCTACTATACGGACCCCACTCATAATTTAGCTCCTAAGCCCAATATTTGAAAATAGATATTATTCAGATACCAAACAAACTGATCATCTTTAATAGTCTCTGGCATAAAGTTAATATAAATTAATAACTCTCTTATCAGATATACAATAGGTCCAGTAGCCGCCCACAATACAAAAATCTTTAAAGCAAGCATACATAAAAACCATAGTGTACTGGTACTCTTTATCGGGTACCATATGATAATCTTACCAACGAATACAATAGTCAGCATAACAATGATACACTGAATAATAGACATTGATAAATTTTCTATCATAGATATGCCTCCTATTCTTTAGGAACTTCAAATATAGCATCAATCGGCTCTCTCTTCTTAGGAGCTTTAACATGATTGGATAAGAAGTCTTGTGGTCTTTCCATAAAGAACAAATCCATCAAAGATGGTTGTGTCTTTTCAAAAGACAATGGATAACACAATGCGTCGTTTAATTTCTGATAAATCAGAGAATTGATAATACTAGGATTATCTTTCAAAGCTTGATCTAATGTTAAGATCTGGTATTCTTCTCCAGGATTCTCCCATTCTGGTAAGCGCAATCTGGTTCTAGTAGAACGAATCTGATTCATCAGAATAACCTCCAGATGAACCGATTGAATAGTCAGCTTACCTTTGATAATGAGCTGAACTAATCTCTGTAGAAGAGAGTCTTTATCATAGTCAATTTCTCCTATACTGCTCTTCTTATTGATCAGCTTCTCAATATCTTTCAGATTCTTACCAATATCATTATTCAATATCTGGATGAAGAAGATATTCATCATACTGTCTTCATCAACCAGATCTTTCAGATATACCAAATATTGATCATCTTCCGTTAGTTCTGCTTTTGTAGTCAGATATGTATTAAACTCTTCCGTTAAATACATTTCTGTATCTTCGGCAGATTTAATAGTATATCGATCGCCTTTTTTATCCACCAATATAAATTCCGTAATATATTTATCCAATGAAGTCTTCTGATCTTCCATACTATCTACATAAGAATCATCAGAATCTGAATAAATGGTATTGGTGTCTATAAGAATATATGCTCCATGTGTATCTTCTTTTGGAGATATAGAGTTTACATCAATTTCAAAATACTTATCAAATGGAGCAGCCCAATTGAATTTTTCTATCACCGTTTCCAACAAGTGCTTTGCCGATAATTGCTTCTGCGTTAGCTGTGCAGATAATATTTCAGAAGCTAACTTACCAGGACGAATGTTTCGATTGATATAGGCTAACTCTCCATAACATCTTCTACATATCCCATGTCCATGTGCTGCACTGGCACAAGTCATAGGAGAATATAAATAAATCGTCTTACCTATCAGATATGTATCTTTCTTAGCGTTAATTAAGTAATCCATTCCATCAGGATCTAGTTTATAATATCGTCCATCTAGCATGGATAAGAATTTCTTGTTTTCTACCAAGATTGTTTGGAAATTGGATGTATTGCAGCAATAATCCATATCCTGATTCAACATAGTATCCATATTATTGACGCCAATAATACGAGCAAATGTTCCCGACTTACCGGTATTCTTTTTTGTTTGAATCTGTGCTACTCTGGAAGATGCAGAGTCTACAAATTGAGCAGCCACTGTATCTAATCCACCCATAATATAAGACTTATCAATTACATATGGATGAACTCCACCCTGTCCATTTGGTTTAGAACCAATATTAATTGCGAATTCTTTATACTGTCGTTTATTAATACCTTCTCCAGTCATAAAAGAATTCTTCATACAGTGATCGTGTCCTAAATACTTCTCAGATTCTTCAATAATTTCTATGCTCTCTTCTGCTTTCTTTAATCCATCATCTTTAACGTCTTCTATCTTCGAATCCGATACAGACGTATGAATCAATTCGTTAAACTCTTTCACCCTAGACATTAAGTCTATGGTGTCTTTTAAATTGATTGTATTGGATATATACATGGAAAAGAGATCAATATCTTTGAACTTATATAACGTATCATCTAAGATATTATTCAATTCTGTTGGAGATACGATTCTCTTAATCTTATCAATATAATGATCTAAATAATCTTTAATGGCATTTTGTGTCATAGCCTCAGGGAAGAACAATGCCTCTCCACTGATAGGCTGGTTAGACCGTACAACAATATACCACATCATAATATTAAAATACAAATCGAAAACTGATAACTGTATTATTCCATCATTTACCAGTTCTACATCAATCATAAAATTTTGTACTTCTTCTAATTCTATCCCATCTTTCATCAGATTTAATATTCCCTCATAATAATCTGACCAATTTGATGAGTTAATTTCGGATGTTTTAATATGACAACGTCCATGAGTTGCCAAACTTGCAAACATGTAATAATTTTGTAAGTTTGATAATTGCGGATTAGACATCAGATTTTCTCTCCTATCATATTTTTACACATTTTCTATGATACCGCCGTCGTAAAATCTTGTCAGTTATTTCATTTCATCTTCTTAAACTCCTTTTCTATAATTCGTTTACTTCTTGAGAACTCTTAATAAAAAGTTCCATTCTAAATCAATCTCGATTATATAATATATATTTGAATAAAAATATAAAAAGAGAGGTAGAGACTCATATGAGTCTCTACCAAAAGTCATAGCATATCAAAAGATTGTTTAAAAGATAAGAAGAACACAGCTGTGTGAAAACCAGTGTTCAAATAAAATCAAATAGAATATAAAATAAACATATTAAGACGTAAAGTTCGTCTTGGAATAATATCTCGGATTGGTTTTAAGAATAGCCTTCTGGGCTTTGATAACATCACGTTTAACGTTGTTGCCATAACGGCGTACAATGTTAGCAATAGCCTGCTTCTTAAGCATATGAGCTTTCTTCAAACGTTTCCAGTCAGCAGAATTAGACTCTTTGGCTTTCTGCATAGCAGCCAGCGTAATACGTCTATTATAATCGTCAGTTCTGGAGAGACGGACGATTGTACGACGATTAACTGCTCCGCCTTCAACAAGAGCTTTAACTTCTGCGCTTTCCAAATACTGTACACGTTCTTCATCATCCATATGATTAACAAGATCAACAAACATTGATTCCAAGAGAGCGCCCATATCCTGGACTCCATCTCTCTCATTTTCATTATCGAGGAATGACACAGTATTTCACCTCCATTAGTGTTTTCAACATTCTTAATACATGACCACAATAAAATGTAGTTTAAATAAATGTTCTTATAATTGAATTAAAAAATGATTTATTATAACACACTCCAATACATAGAGAAGAAAGGGGATATATAATGAAACCTAGTCAAAGTATTGCTTTTCAAGATTATAAAGATACAATAAGAAGAAACATCAAATATTTATTTCCTCAATTAAGTAGTGATGAATTGGAACGAGCTATAGAATATTCTATAGATAAGAGAATTATAAACTCAGCTTGTCAGCTGAATGACACATATAAGAATGCTGTATATAATACTAATATGTTAGAATTAACAGAGTATATCATGCATGATCGACCAATACTAACATCTTTCGGATGTCTATTTCATAGACATGGAGATGTAAATAACCCATTATACATGATGATACAGGAATTTGCAGATAGACGTAACAGATTTAAAAAAGAAATGCTAAAGCATAAAAAAGGTAGTGAGCAATATAAAGCATATGATCTAAAGCAAGCCGTCGCAAAAATTGACGTCAATGGTTAACTAATTATAGATAGCCTCGTCAAGAAGTAATTCTTGATTAGAAAATCTGG